ATGGTCCACGTAGTACCGCCTGTAAGTTACCGCAGTGTAGTGGTGTTTACCTAGCACGGCATTTGAAAGCGCTAGGGACGACATCAGAGGAGCTTTGGTTGCCTCGTGAAGGTCATGTCGAAGATTCTGGAATCCTTGCAAGGACGTAAAAAACCGTTCGCGTTCACTCCGATCCGAGAGAATGGTGTGAAAATTCAAGACTGGGAACCCGATGAATGATGGCCTTTTCCTACCCATGGTAGACCTCAACAATTGCCTGAACCGCCCCTGCTAACGTTGAGTAGTGAGTTTGGTCCAACGCATAGCCTACCTTTGATGTAGTTGCAACCTCATACTCACTATTACCTACCTGCGTGATTGCGAAGCCATTCGTGTAGACACGAGGCTCACCTTCAGATGGATCTGAAAGTGAGGTGCCTCCGTGAATTCGAAGTGGCTCTAAGCTAACCAACCTTGAGACTAAGCCAGCAGCGACAAGCCGTTCTAACATGGAAGGTATCACTCAGTGCTCATTTCTACGGTTGCCAAGTCCTCTGGGATCTTACCGCTGGTGGCAAGTCCAGTGATCAGCCGATTGATCTGACTCCTCTTAGCCGCATCCAGTGGTCCAGCCCTACGAGGGCTTGGTAGCCGTAAAGTAAGGAACAATGACTCGGTAAGTGTGAGTCGCATGGGAGTTGTATCGAGCAGCTTCTTCGTTGCGGGGCCTATTCCGTAGAGGTCTGGTCCGAACTCCACAACATTGAGGTACAGCTCTAGGATCTGAAACTTGGAGAGGTGGCTCTCTAAGTCAATCGTTAGGAAGGCCTCTTGAACCTTTCGCCCAAGGGTCTTGGATCTCGCTAGCCATAGGTTTTTGGCGAGTTGCATGGTCAGGGTACTTCCTCCACGCAAGGGCTTCTCAGCCTTCAGGTTAGCCGCAATAGACGACACCAAAGCCTCTCGAATAAACCCATGGTGTAGGAAGAAGGCCCCATCCTCCGTGGTCAGTAACGCTGTAATTACGTTTGGGCTAATCTCTTGAAGAGGGACCCAGTCCTTTGTCTTGGACCCTGACACCCTACTCGTTTCACCGTTAGCTCCGACTTGGTACTGAAAGGAGTCTTTTAGGCTAGCTACCGCAGGGGATACGGTAGACTTACAACCCAGATTCCACCGTAGCTTAACCTCTGGCTTCAACTCTAGGTCAAAGTCAAAGCTCCCCGTATAGGTGGACCCAAGTAGTATAGGAGTTTTTAGTTCTGTTGGCAGTGCTGAGAACCAAGCACTGCAAGTCTCCGCCCCCCACACCCTCCTTTTTTCGAGGTTGAAGTGAAGCGTTGCCGAGTCAATTCGAACTCGCTGATCGGAACTAGTAAGTTTATCTAGGCCTACTGGTCCCACTTCGATTGACTTGAACGTCGTAGGTAAGCAGTTGCCTTGATGATCCGTGTGTAATTGCTTTGAGCACACCACGAGAGACTCCAACGTGCCGAGTATCCCCTCTGGTGTTTGCTCTACCTTCATACCTGCGGCAGCTAACCCGGCCCCAAAGGCACTCGTAGTAATCGACCCTACTTTGAGGGTCTTATTCGCCAAGTGGGCCGTGACCTTTTGAAATGAGACCTTACCTAGGGTATGCCCCATCACTTGCCCTCTAGGCGTAAACTCCCCGCTATCTAGAAGTACTTGAGAGCCTGTCCGGGTGAGAGTCACACCCTTCGCGTCAAAGTCTCCTCTGGGGTGGTAGCCACTAACCGTCTCAGCCACGACAGCTTGAGACCCAAAACGCACCCCACCTAGAGTCGCGAAAGACTCTTCGTACGTAGCGTAAACCTCCAGGTCTTCCCCAGTGACTAGGTACCCATCACTTTTCTCATCGCCTTTAGCTCCCTTTGGCTTCTGACTCAGAGCTATATTGACGCTACCACCCTGCAAGTGAACTTGCTTTGTGTCTCGCCACACATAGACCTTCGGGAAGCTACCCTTCAGCCAGCCCCGATTAACCGTCACGCCTGTTAGGAGCACTCCGCCTCTTAGGGGAGCTACTATCTCCACTTTCGTTACGGTTACCCCTGACTTTTCATTGAGGTAAGCTCGAATAGCAATGGGAGCCCCAAACCAAAATGCCACTAGGGTAATGGCGAGACCAATCAAGAAGGCGTACTTTTTATTCATTATTCCTCGGGGCACGACGGCCGTTGTGGACCCGGAATCCCATATCTTCGCCGTCTTCGATGCATGGGTGCATCGGCACTGCACCGCAGTCAGGGCATGCAACCTCAATGTTGAGTAGCTGCAAGTCCTCATTGCGGAACCCTACAACCGCAGCGAGTAAACGAGCAACAGCCGCCTGTTTTACAGCCTTACTTTGGGTACCTGTTGCCCACCCATGGTAGGATGTACCTCCAATATCCAAGACTACCTCAGTAGTGAATGTCAAATTGTCTTCGGGTCCTGTGCGAGATGACTCATACCTTGGGGTGGAGTTGGCTTTGTTTTGGCAGTATAGGGCTAGGACCTTTACTGCTACGTCGTGGCGAGACTGCAAGTACTTCGCTGTAGCTAATTGAACAGGCCTCCACCCAAGCTCATAGGCATCGAAGATTACCGTATGAAGGCATGACAAGGAGACTCTATTCTCCGCCAACCTATGTAAATAAGCCTGGTGTAGCTCGGGTGGGAGGACATTGGTAGAATTTGCCCAAGATTGAACAACCCGCTCAAAGTCCTTTGCATTGAAGCCCTCAAGTTGTCGAAGGTCTAAGCTCATAGGTACCGATCCATCTAGAGTAACCCAGAGTAGTAATCTGCCCACATATCATCCCAAAACTGATGATGGTCTATAGCACAACCTCTACATAATGGTATGGGGGCGTTAGGATCTAGGATGGGCTCCTCTAAGATCCGCTCTATTCGCGTTTGGGGTACTGACTCGTAGCAGGTCCTAGAGGGCTCTAATTTCACTTCGTCCCCCTCAGCCCCCTCAGTTTGACAGCGACAACAAAGCATGTACATCATGCCCCACCAGGTAAACAATGCCAGGTCCTAGCAGGACCGCCGAGATGAACACGAATGAAATGACTTTCTGATGCATCTAGCCCATCTACACCAAAAAGAGCGGCAACCGCAAAGAAAAAAACCGTTAAGGTTCGCGTTAAGGTGTACGTAAGAGAGAGTATGAACATCAATCCTACGACTTTGAAAGATGCTGGTTACCGAGGCCCCTACTCCCAGCCTATCCATGGGGATTTCTGCCGAGGTTTGTACCAGAAGACCGTTTACGGTCAAGCTCATGGCAAGGTGATGAAGAGCTACTTCCTCAACGTCCTCATCTGGGAGTTCCCAAACCGCCCCCTGAGCGCTAGCGTGGACGTGGTCTTCTCCCAAGAGGATGGCCTGACCTCGCGTGGAAGTGAGGGCCGTGATTGTTACACCTCGTTCAAGGTGGACCTTTACCTTGGCGGTGACACAACCATCGAGCAAATGGAGGAGTTTTACGCGAAGCTCTACCTGAAGCTTGAGTGTACTCCGGACGTCCACAACAACTGAGATTGAACATGACGCAAGTTACAAGATTCAGAGATATTCCACCCTACACTAAGAGCCCACCCTACACTGTGAATGTAGGGTTGGGTTACTTGGTGGCACACTATACCATGTGTGTAACCGAGTGGGGTCTGGACGTGTCCCCAGACTTCCAGAGGGCTTACGTCTGGACGGCTAATCAGAAAGTCAGTTTCGTGGAGTACTTCCTACGTGGAGGGTCCTCTGGAGTGGACATCTATACGAACTGTCCTACTTGGAATTCCATGGTACCCCCATTGGACCCCAAGTCATGGTTCGTTCTTGTCGATGGGAAGCAGCGACTTGACGCATTGCTCGGGTTTCTTAACAACGAGTTCCAAGTGTTCGGGGGAAGCTACTTTCGAGACTCACCAATGATGAGGCAAGTTGACCACACAACTGGTAAGATTATCTACCGTCGAGACTCGATTACTGAGAAACTAATAGCTAATCGTGTGAATCAAGCAGTTACAAATGCTTGGAAAGGGGTGGCTCCAATCAAAGAGAGCCCCCGAATCCTCCATTGAGGAGTTTGCCAATTCTGGTGGCTACTTTGATGCTTTTGGGGTATACGCTGGTCAACCCAAAACCAAGAGGCACAGATGCTAAGTGAACTTGAGATTCAGCTAGTAACCAAGTATATCTTGAGCCTCGATGAGCGATCAGACCGCTATGGGGATGAGTTGGTAGACCACGTACTCCATCGCGTATCCTATCTCAACTATGATGATGGGGTCGATTGGGACACCTATGGAGCTATCTGCTCGTTTAGGGATGCGTTTGAAGATGAAGCACGAGTGGCCTTTGTTGAGAGAGTCCTCCAAGGAGATAGCCCACAAGTAAGTGCCAAACAACCCGATGCCCCATGTCACATTCTGGCTGCGAGTCAATTTGACATCAAGACTATCGACCTCGTATTCAAAAGGGCTCAGGAAATAGAGCATTCGACAACTGAGAGACTTCTACACAAGCTACAGGGTAAGACCTTGGCTTGCGTTTTCTATGAGCCGTCTACCCGAACATCCTCCAGCTTCATTGCTGCAATGGGTAAGCTTGGTGGGAACGTGATACCCATCACACAAGGGGTCCAGTACTCAAGTGTTTCCAAGGGTGAGTCGCTAGAAGATACGATCGTCACCTTGGGTCAATATGCAGATGCAATTGTTCTTCGTCATCCTACGGTAGGGGCTTCAGCTCTTGCGGCTAGCGTTAGTCCCGTGCCAATCATCAATGCAGGGGATGGTATTAGTGAGCACCCCACGCAAGCTCTTCTAGACCTCTACACGATCCAAAGAGAATTTGGGCGTACCTCCAACCTTAAGGTAGCCTTTGTAGGGGACCTTGCGAATGGACGGACGATCCACAGCTTAGCTGCACTCTTAGCGCTCTACCCAGGAAATGAGTTCTCCCTGGTATCCCCATTCCTACTGAAGCTAAGTCATGATTCGGCTCCTTACCTGCGAATCAAAGACAAGGTAACCCATGAGATTCACGTAAAGGATAGCCTGGTAAAGGCTGAGGAGGTCTTGGCAGAGGCAGACGTGGTCTACATGACGCGAATCCAGAGAGAGCGGTTCGGGTTCCTAGAGAACTACTCTGAGGTAAAGGACTCCTGCATCCTCACGGAGGAGCTAGTAAGGAAGCTCAAGCCCTCGGCACGTATTCTACACCCCCTCCCGCGAGTCAACGAGATTCCAAGGGAGATCGACTCTGACCCTAGAGCGGCCTACTTCCGAGAGGTCAAAATGGGGCTTTACGTGAGGATGGCCCTCCTAGACCTAACAATGGGGTCTACCTCCCCTTGGCTACCCAACCTATAACATACTTATCCTGAGGTTAGGTATGTCCTTCAACGCCAGAGAAGCGGTTCGTCTACTCCTTGCTATGTCTATGGAGGAGGCCAAGCAAGCACTAGGATTTGCCCCAAATGCGAATCCTAGCTCGGGAGAGATCCAACGAGCCTACCGCGCAAAGGCTATTCAAAATCACCCTGACCGTGGAGGCGACCCAAAGAAGATGGTCGTCATCAACGTAGCTAAGGAGATATTGGAGGGGAAGCGAGTAAACGATAAGACCGAGTACACCCCGGACGTTGAGGATGCTGGAGTAAAGAAGCAGCGTCAACAAGAGGCGTTTGTTGCGGACGTGAAAGCGGAGAAGACGAAGGTAGAGAGTGCATTCGAGGCGGCAAAGGCGGCAGTACTATACCCATTCGGTAGACACACTATACCATTTCCTGAGTTCTTGGACACTGCCTTCGAGTCGATAGCCAAAATCCAGGATGAACTTCAGGATGGACTGGACAATTCCCCTCAGCAGGACCCGGATTGGTTAAAGACGCAGCAACTTTGCGACACCATCGTCGGTAAGATGCGGCGAGTAGACCAGCAACGCATGGTAGTTTTACCACACATTCTCACCTTCAAGGATATCGAGTCTCGATTCAAGAAAATGGAGACTCTCCTTAAGTCTTATGAGGCCTTAATGGCGGAATCCTCTAAGCTCGTAGGCCTACTCAATACCAGTGAAGATGTACCATTGACCTGGGATAGCATCTACTACCATACTCACGGTATGTTCTCGGCCTACCTGTCGAACCTTCGTGACACATTGAAGGGGTCAGAGCTAAAGCGACTCGAAAAGCAACTGAAAGACAGTAGAGAGGCTATCAGTAAGAGCAAGACTGCCAATAAGATCGGCGGGTTTACTCCTATCAGACAATGGGACCAGCTGGAATTCCCTACAAGCTTCGAGGACCTCCTAGACTTCGTGGGGTCTAGGTGAGTATCCTTGCTAGGGTCGTCTACCGGTTTGCAGCGACCAAACAAGAGACCGCCTTTCTTGCTCTTCTGGAGAAGGTACGCAAAGGGGCAGACTCCTCTCTCAAAATACCACAGCTACTGCAAATTCTAGACTACCTTGGTGGTTGGACTTACAAGGTGGTTGATGGCCTGAAGGCTCCTTGGGTTACGAAGCCTAAGATAGTATCCACGGATACGCTAACCGAGGCAGAGGTTACGGAACGGTATCAAGATCGTTTACGCTTAGAGACCGGGCCGAAGCAGCTTGGGAAGTTCTACCCCTTTGATCTTACAGAGCCCAAGATACTGCCTGGTGGTAGTTTCGGGTTCACCTACAAGGAGTACATCCTAACCAATGGCATCCTATTCCGATCCCCAGAGGGGAAGGAGTATGAAGCTTTCAATCGAAATGCTCAGGGTGAGCCACTACAAGGCGTGGTATGGGAGCCTAAGCTCAAAGAGTGGCTTAGGAAGGAGACCAAGTTCCTTGACCAGATCTCTCAGGTACTTGGCGTAGCTACGCCTTCTGATTCGGGAGTGACTCCAACGTCAACCGGGCTGAGTCAATCGAAAGTTAGGGACTTGAGTGGTACGGGTACCTGCCCTGCCTGCTTCCGTAACATCAAGCTCAAGAAGAATGGAGACCAGTACAAAATGGTCCTCCATGGCTACGAGCGTCCAGGTTGGGGTTACACGGAAGGTCGTTGCATAGGCGTAGACCACCCACCCTTCGAGGAGAGCCCCAAAGGAACCAAAGAGGTCGTCAAGGTGCTTACAGACCGAGTAAGAGGTCTCCAGCGCTACCTGAAGGACCTAGAAGCCGGAAAGTTTGACGCTATCTCTACGAGAGGTAATGCAATCGTTCGCAAGGGGGACCCATCTTGGACCAAAGAGTTCATTGCGAAAGTAGCTGAGGTCGAGTACGACATCAAACAGTTGGACGCAGACATTCACTCGTTTGAGCAGCTGATTCAAAAGTGGACTAAGGCCGACCTTCCTAAGGTAGGGGATAAAGTAGCCCCTCCACCACGCTTCCTTACCTTGTAGGAGTAAAATGCTCTCAATTATCTCAAATGTCGTAGCTAGGTGGAAGAAAAAGGCTAACAACGAGTCCGTCTGGGCCGTAGGATCTGAGCGTAAGGACTACGTTGAGGTTGTTTGGGACATGTACAAGTCCTCCTACCAAAAAATCGGCATGCACGTCTCAAGCCCTGCGGGTCTCTTGGACTACGACAAGTGGGAAATTATGCTTGACGAAGACAAACCCGTAGCTTTCAACCTGTACAAGAGCACCTCGATGGGGTTAAAGGTTGGGTTGGCAGGTACGGATGGATCGTCTGTAGGCAAGGGTATGATGAAAGACCACTTCAAGGCTCGACTTATGCGCCCTGGAGTGTACGCTGAAGTTAGCCATGCCGTAGAGCGTCTAAGTGCCGGAGCCCCTGTCGTTTGTGCTGTACACGTACCCAAGGTTCTCGGTAAAACTGTAGTACCCCAAGAAGATGGAGTACACTACCAAAGGTCACTGGAAGGGTTAGGTCCTGTGGTGAAAAAGTTGATTGGGAACCCCAAAGGGGTTCCGTCTGGTTCGGAAAATGCGTGTGAGATCTATGCTAACCCAGGGGAACCACTATCCCCCGAAGAGGCTGTAAGGCTCGCAGCTGAGCATAAGGTGAGTCAAGAGATTGACATGGCAGAGCATGCCTCTTGTCAACTTGACCTAGACGACTGAATGCTCTATAAGAGGGGCATGAAGAATCTACGAACTGTTCTAAGTCTCCTAGGTCTTGGGCTACTGTCCTGTCATGCCTCAGAGCGTTCTTTGGGCTTGACTCCTGTGTCGTTTACGAAGGGGTCAATCTTCACTACGAACTCTGGTACGACCAATTGGGCTTACGTCCCTCTAGCCTACGATAGCTCCCATGCTACGCCGATGCCGATGTTTGTTTGGCTCCATGGGTGTGGCGGTCGAGGACAGTACGATATCGACATGGTCTCTCCAGGAGGCTCATCTCAGACCTGGATCTCCCTAGCCGTGGGAGGGCGTGAAGGTTCGTGTTGGTCGAATCTAGGAGTGGATGGCCCCAAGGTCCTTGCAGCTATTGCGGACATGAAGTCTCACTTCAATGTGGACTCCCGACGAGTTGTGCTTGGAGGTTACTCCTCTGGTGGTGACATCGGTTATCCTCTCGTGTTCCAGAATGCAGACATGTTTGCAGGTGCGATCTTCGAGAACACCGCACCTAGTAGCGAAGCTCTTACTCTGGCACCCTCCGCAAAGTGGAAGCTCAACCTGGTTCAAATTTCCCACCTATCGGACACGACGTACCCTATCTCTGGAGTTCGGTCAAAAATGGCTACCTTGGCCAGCCTAGGGTTTCCAGTAAGCACCATCGAGAAGACTGGAACTCACTGGGATAACGACACTGGAACCTCAGGTACCAAATACGACCTGGTGATGTTCGGGCTACCCTTTCTCAAGCGTGGGTGGGCTACACCAGCTCCTGCTTGTACTTACAGCTACTCGGCATGGGCAACATGCGCCTCCAGCGGATCGCAAACTCGGACAATTCTGTCGAGTCTTCCTGCTGGATGTGAGGGGACCCCTCAGCCGCTGCAACAAGCTTGCGTTTACGTGCCTCCTACGTGCTCAGACTTCACCTACTCCGCTTGGTCGGAGTGTGCCCCAACGAGTAGCCAAACGCGTACAGTACTGACCTCTGCTCCCGCAAGCTGTGTTGGTGGAGCCCCCGTGCTGAGCCAAGCTTGCACATACACGGTACCCGACCAAGACAAGGACGGGATCGATGACAAGCTGGATGCTTGCCCTACGGTCGCAGGAGTGAGAACTTCGGACCCTACAACGAATGGCTGTCTAGCTCTCGTGGTATCGTCTAAGAAGACTGCGGATTGGGGGACAGGATACTGCCGTAAGTTCTACATGCGCAACCCAAACCCCAAGGCAATGAAGTGGGTTGACATGACAATCAAGTTGGGGGACGGTCGACTTCGCGGTCCAGGAGCCGTGTGGGGAGGAGTATTTCCGGACCCCGCAGCTACAGGCACCATCGTGGTAACTCCAGTAGCCTGGACGAGTACAGTCAACCCTGGAGTTACCATTGAGACGGTAGGCTTGTGCGCCAACTACGGCCCAAGCAAAGTCTCTGCTTCTGTAGGCAGCCTGAAACTGTAAAGCGTACCTCTCGAAAGAAAGAAGGGAGTCTCCCAATTGGAGGCTCCCTTCTTTTCTGCTCATCCGTCTTCGTTGGGAACTATGGGTTCATTCCACCCGTAGTGGTCGTGCCAACATTCTAGTACCTCACTAAACGACTCAGGAGGTACAATATCATCAAGGGCATAGTAACTCATTACGTCGCTTGAAAGGGCGTTGTAATTGAGGCCAACGGATGGCTTACCCCAAGCATAAGCCATTCCCACCTCTGCCGTAAGGTCTTTGCCGTAGTCTAGTAGAACCGCAACGAAGAAAAGAGAGGATCGGATCAACTCGACATTACGTTGAAATATGCCTTGCTCAGTTAAGGTTTGATCCGTGTGAGTTATCGCGGATACAGCCTCAAACCCCGCCTCAGTAGCCTGCTTCAGTAGCGCTCTAGTGACGGTTGCATGCTTATTTGGAGAGCAGATATACACTCGTGGGAGTGTCATGGTTTCGGCTCCTTCTTGCAGATCGAAAACCGAAGCGTGGTGATGTCATACCCGCGCTCCTCTAGTTCGGCGACGAACGACTTGTCATAGGCAATGAATCGTTCACCGTTGTCACGGTAGTCCACATGTGGGCGCTCGGCGCAAAGCACGCTGTACAAGAGGTGCCCATTCGCCTTGTGGTCGGGATGGTGAAATACAAGGTCCTTCTCCCGCTTGCTCCAGGATGCCTTGAGTGTGTTAGCGTTGGTTCGTTTCATGCTGGCCTCGCCGCCGTCAAGGTCAAACCCTCACGAAGCGCAGCATTGACTATCACGCCTATGGCGGACCAGATAGGATCGTTGTCGTCAGTGTTGATCGTTGCCACGTACATCGAATGCCACCCTTCAACATCGTCGAATGTTGGAGCACAGTCCGTGGTAAGGGCGAGAAGTTCTTCCTCAACGCCATACTCAGTCAGGTTTCCAAATAGGCGACACCCACACGTTGCGCAATATGGTGGAGAGTCGTGGTCAGTGTCAAACCCCCCATCCACCGATATGTCAGCTAGTTTTGATTCGACCGGGAACGCCGCCAAAATCTCAGCAACCTTCGCCTCACAACACCCCAAACAGAAGTTGTCCGACCCAGAGCAATTGATGTTGCGCAATTCGCTGGCTCCATGAACCCAGTATGCGTCCCTCGATTCGATCGCAAGAGATGCTCGCTCAGAGATGAAGCTGCGCACGCTATCTAAGTCTAGCTGTGTCATATCAGGTCCACTACAGTGCAAGTACCAGCCTCAGTGTCAATCACGACAGTTAGGTACTCACCGTATTGAAACCACTTTGCAAGTAACTTCGAGGTTTTCTGTCGTTTTAGCTCAAGTAGAGCTGCGACCTCTTCTGGGTCAGAAACCCCACTGGACTCTACTTCACACTTGGAAACACTCTGGATAGCCTCATAGACAGCATCCGGGTCTTTCAGGGTCACGCTGAATCTCATTACCTATAGTCCCTTCGCCTAAGTGGCTTACCTACACGAACCTTGTGCCCTACTGTCTTGTCCTCTTCCCTAGGAAGAACCGTAACGCAAACGGGTCGAGACTTACCGCCATCCCGACGCATGACGAATATTACCCCAGAGGTACTTACCCACTGCTCATCCCCAGTGAGAGTTTTCTCTCGGATAGGGGTAGCGGTCTTAGCCTCTTCCGTCAGGTAAGCTATTGCCCTCTCCAAGGGTTCGCTGCGGAGGTGACGTTCGGCATACCGCTCAAAGGCATGATTCGTTACCACGAAGGGGAGACGGTAGTGGCAAAGGAGCTTTACAATAGCTAGCCCTCTTTCCTCTTTTTGCCGCCTGACTTCCTCTCGGGTCTTCGTGTAACGTGGGGATACCCTTAAGTCTTTAGCTAACTTAAGGTTGTTGCGACCAGCAGCTGTTTGCGCGGTAAGTATGCTAAGACACGCCTCTTGGGTCCTACCCTCTTTAGCTGCCAGAGCACATAGAAGGTCGACCTCGTCTTGAGTAAGGTCCCTAAGGCAAGCCTCTTTTACCAGTTCGTCGAGAGTCATGACTTGACTGAGTTTTCATTTTGAATAAGACGTTTGTAGGTTAGTGTAGGTGTGAAAAGAGTTGACACACATCAGAGCCCTGAACCTCACGTCGAATGTCTAGACCCCGCATGTTGTGCATGTGAGTGCGCAACATGCAAACGTGAGTGGTTTGCAGCGAATCGACCTAACCCGAGGGATTGCTTTACGCACAACCCCCCAAAGTCAAGGTTTGATCGAATCTAGTACATACACTTTGGAGTCTGCCGACACAACGTTCGCATACCTCCAGGATTTTGCTCTCGCCAGGCCTCAGTTACAGCAGGGTCATATCCCCCACAGCAAGCACATGGAAGGGAGTCTGACTTTGTAGACAAAGTTCGGTATCGCAGCTTCTTGATAGCTGTAAACCATCGACTATTCAGGTTAGTCGTCTTAGGGTCAGACTTCACCTTACGTGCATAGGCGGCTCTTAGTAGAGCTAAGCCATCTTCGGAATTCTCTTCAACCGCCAACCAGAGTGCCAACTGACAGGCATCGTTCGCTTGCTGGCGCTCCCAAAACACCTCTGTGAACTCAGAGCCCGATGGCTCACAACTCCTTATCCCGTTCTCATCTGGATGGTGCTCCATCCCGCACAAGTGGCAACCAAAGTCAATCCGCGTTAGTTCCTCAGGTGTGAGCATAGACCTCAAGTAGGATAAGGGGTATAGGGGGATTATCCCTCGACAGAGAGGCCTGCCGAGGCGAGGATGCGACGGGCTGCCTCGTAGGTGTCCCCACGAATACTACCGCTCACCTCCCACGTCGCAAGCATGTCCTTTAGCACCTTCACAGCTTCGGCATCACGCCTGTCTCGATTGACAAGAGTAGTAACCGCGTCTTTTGCCTCCTCAGGTCGAACTCCAAGTAGGTCCCCTATGCGATGCAGGTCTATTTGTGACCTGTCTCTTTGACTTGCTGTTTCCTCAGCAGACTGGCGTAGAGTCTCATAGTACAACTTAAGGAGGGCTAGCTCATTCTCAGCTTTCTCCGCTCTTTTTAGAGCGTCATTACCCTTTTCACGTAGCGCCTCATGGGTAAGACCCCGAGGGTTGAACGCTCCGATGCCAATTCTCTCAAAGACTAGACGTAGCTTACGAATCTCTCCGTCAGCAGGTCCAATACCTGGAGGAAGCCCAAGCTCAGCACTGATACGTGCAAGGTCTGCTTTAAGGTTTTCCAAGTCCACCTTTTCAGGAGAGATTCGATTTGCTAGATGCTCCGCGTAGCTAGCCAGCCACCCATTGGAGTACAGCGTTTCCTTGTCTGGAGTAGCCCCTTTTACTAGTTCTTCCACTACTCCACAAGGCAGATGGTCCCGCATCAACGAGTACAGGAAGCTTACAAGCCTGCTTGTAGACCTCACTTCCCCACTCACTTCTCGAATGTCACTCATCGAATTCCCCAAGGTTGTAGTCCGGGTCGAAGTCCACAACCTCCATGGCCCAGTAAGAAGGGCACTTTCGATTGCGAATTTGGACATCCATTTGATAGATGGTCGTGTCAGGCACCTTGTGGATGTTACGCTTGATTGCTGTCTTTGGGTTGCACAGAATCGTAACAGCCTTCGCCTCATATCCGAATGCAGCTGCGGCTTGCATGTAAGGAGCCAACTCGGCCACATCAGTGTTGGTGTTGTCTACCACCACACACTCCACCCCAGCCTGGAGAGACTCAATGAAGTTTCTGAAACATGCGTTATGAGCTTGCCCGATTTGAAGAGGATCAAATCGATACTCCCCTCCCACCATGAAAAAGTCGTCAGCTGAAACCACCTTAGCGGTTGGCCACATCGTTTTCGCCACCGTGGACTTACCCGAACCTGGAATCCCGCAAAGAACAAAAACCTGCTTCATTTCAACCTTACTTACTTACTACTTGAGTGTTCGCTGCCAAGAATCGACGCCTGAGATACTTCATTGGAGCTGGGTACATACTTGGGTCCATGAGATACCACATTGGGTAGGTGCATATCTCCAATACGAGAACATCCCGCCATTGGCCCGTGTCCTCCATGGCATTCCAGATCTTACCACGCTTACTCCACTCTCGATTGGAGATTCTAGAGGGCCTGTCGGATTGGTTTTGATAGTGGAAGTCTACTAGTCGTGGGTCTCTCGACAGAAACGAGAGCACCCCCCTGGACCCCATACCTTGATAAGGTATGACGTAGATCCCACCCTCAAACTGGCGTACCCCGATACTGAGATCGAAGTCACACACATCGTTTAGCGAGGAGCTAGACGCAGCCTTGTACCCATTTCGGAGTATGGTACTAGCTTCACTGAGTCTAGCAAAGAATTCGCTGTGCTGGAGTCTATTTTGCTTGTAGGCCGCATAGTCAACGGATGTACTCTCAACGGCCCCGTCTCCAGATAGGATTCGTCGAAGGTACCAATCACGCAACCGTTTCTGTAGGTTACGAGTAGCCTTTAGCCTCGTATCGTGAATAAACGGCCACAGGTCCTTCGACGACTTAAGCTTGTAGGCTGTGTAAATCTTGGTGCTCATTTGTCTTCGAGTACCCTAGTGCCTTGAGCAAGTTGGTGGGGGGTATTATCTACCAGGTAGTCAACCAGTGCGTGCATAGCATCCGATACACCACCCGTTATGTGAGCACGGCCTAGAAATTGATCGTCGACCCGATCGTAGGTAGGTACTCTCCCACCACTTACAGTGGATACCGAGCGCTGCCATCTCTCCAGTGTTGCCCCTCTATCGGAGATGCGCAGGTGCACCCAACGTCCGCTTGTATGGTGCGCCTGCACATCTACTCGTCTAGCAACCGAGTCAACCTCTACCGAGCGCAGCTCCCATCCAAGCCTAGCGAGTTGGACAGTTGGAGGGGCAAGTTGCGCTGCTAGCTCAGTTGAGGTCATTCGTTAAGCGCTTACTCTACGCTCAGGACCGTGACAGAAAACCCAGCCTTCTTAGCCTTGTAGGCCAGATCCCGGCTTCGGGTTGCGTTGTAAGTCTTTCCCCCAAAGGTAGCCGTAAATCCACCTCCAACACGGTTCCTGATGAACACGGTACCCTTGGTCGCCTGAGTAGACGCAGCAGGGGCCTTGGGTGCCGCCTTCGGCTTAAAGGTGGCCTTAGGTTTGCTTTCAGACACATACGCAGTGTACGTGGTTTGCTTGGGAGCCGCCTTGACCTTGGCCTTGCGAGCCTTGACCTTGGAAGCCTTGGCTGGGGCTGGGGTTGCCAGAGCATACAACTCCGTCAGAGGGACCTTTCGGATCTCAGAGAGGAGAGCAGTGGCAAACGACATGGCAATGGCTTTGATGGAGGCTTCGAGATTCGTCATGATTTTCTCTTACTTGGGGGTAAATGGTAGGAGTTTCTCTTTGAGAGTCTACCGTAGGTGTTCAGTATCTTAGCTAGTTACCGCTTTTCCGTCAACAACTTTCTCAGACCAGTTAAGTTTGGGCTCGTCCTTACAGGTGAATGTGTGCATCTCGTACCCTTGGAAGTACTTGATGATGAACGTACACCCACCTACGGAGCACACGAACGGCTTCATGGCCGTCCTTTCGGGAAGTAGTGGCGAAGAGCCATGACGTCTACCCCAAAGTGTCTGGCGGCATCATCATAAGCGGCACGCTCACAAGCTAGTGAGTCCTGAGACTTGGGAGGGTTTTTCTCCTCCACACATTCCGTCTGCTTATTTTTCTCTGTCATGCTCGACCCTACGTAGAGGACTACACCGAGCTTAAGGTAATTTTGTTGGGATGGGCGCACTGACGCAAGAAATAAGCTCTCGTTGAGCCTTGACCCAATCCTCCTTACTAGTACTCTCGCAAGAAAGCCTCTGGACGAGACTCTGCAACTTGTATCGCAAGTCTCCCTTGTGCCTGTAGAAGCAGTAGTCTTCTATAGTGCCCGTAGGCATCGTGGATACGACCAGTATCTAGCTTGTACTGGCTTCGTCCTACAGTAAAGTACTGCCTGCCTACCTTGGTGACGACTTCTTTCCGATCGTCTAGACGGTTAACATCCACGATAACAACGGTGGTCCCTACGCTTACCTTCAACATGCTCACCTTTACTTCACCGGTTACGTACGCTGGGGTGAGAAATTTAACGAAAAAGACGTTAAGGGTTGGGAGCCACGCTACGTTATAGAAGGCATGGCAGTCTTCCGAAAGAATATGCAGGGCGATTGGGTGGTCCTTGGGGCATCTGACGAGGTGGTCCCTGGGACCTTCTGTCAGGTCTTCAAGAGGGATGGGAGCGCCCGTCACATCTTTATCACTGGGGTGGGAGCACCTTTCGATGTGTCTGGCACCTCCATGGTGTATGGTTACATCGGAACGGCTCCTCGCACGGAGCGAAAGACATCTCGGAGCGAGTCTCCGAGGGAAGAAAACTTCGAGATGACATGGTAGGACCCATGAAAAAAGAATGTGACTCAAATGGGCTGGGCTGACTTCTACATTGCAAAGCTACAGTCGGGGGAGGTAGTTAGCTTCCGCCCCCGAGGTAACTCTATGCAAGGCAGAATCGAGTCAGGTCAACTTGTAACTCTAGAGCCACCAACGCACCCTGTAGAAGCAGGCTGTATTGTCTTGTGTAAGGTAGCTGGAGCCCAGTACTTACACTTGGTTTTGGCGGTAGGTGCGGATGGTCGTTACAAGATCGGTAACAATAAGGGTCGTGTGAATGGGTGGTGCACGCCATCCCAAGTGTACGGAATTCTTACTAAAGTTGAGGCTTGAGTGACAGGTAACATGAAGACAGATACCGTTTTGGACCTCCAGTCGTGGGCCAATGCCAATGAGCCGGGCAAGGAGATGTTCTACGCCCAAGGTTTTTGGAATCAAGTCATGTTCTTACGGGACGATGTTGCGGGAGTACTGAGTTCTGGCTCGAACATCTACCCGAAGATCGAGGGTAGGGTAATCTCCCAACACAGGTCGAAGTCTGTAAACCTACCCGTCGTGGCTTTTGTCCGCCCCGACCTGGAGTTGCGGATTGTCCTGCGAAACAACTTCTACAACTGGAAGATGAGCGTCAGCTCGAAAGCCCCCATCGAAGCTGACTTCACTGGCTTGTTCATCGAGTCGCCCCCGTTGGAGCCTGATTACACTGGGGACAACCTTTCCAGCGTATACTTCGAGGGGTTCCCACACGAGGAAATCTTCGGGTACCGAAAGTCCAACTCTCTCAAGTGGAGTGCGGAGATTCACGGCAACTTTGACCTGATGACAACTCTGTTCCTCATCATGCGAGGGCTGGGTCAGGTGAAGCCTCTCGTGTATAACACAAGAGCTACGCACAAGATTCAGCTAGAGGAGGATGGTAAACGTCTTGACAAGTACTTGGCTGAGGCAAGAGCCAAACGAGAAGCCCAAACATGAGTCAACAGTACACCTACATTGGGCCATACCTAGAGTATACAGTCAAGGACCACGAGAGGGGACCTGGTCATGATGTCTATGCACACCGCCTTAAACGGTTAGAGTTACTGGGATCGCACATTTACATCCCCAACGTCACCAAGGTAGAGCTTCCTGGTCAAACGTTTTCTTTCCGAGGAGAGGTCTGCTCTGGGTCTAGTCCAATTGCTGTTGACATGGCTTCAGCAAGCGTAGAGATTGTAAGCTTTTACGCTTGCTTTCAACGAGAAATTTTCTGCCTAAACGACTTCTACGATATACAAGAGGGTGATGCCCATTTCATACAGTGGGGAGCTGTTGTAAGTTGGCGGTAGGTGACATCTAAAGGAGAGGTGAACGATATGGCGAAGATTACGGACGAAGACCTAGGTAAGCTGGAGAACACGAAAAGCGACGTGGAGTGGGACGCGGTATGCGACGCGATCAAGAAGAAGTATGGAGGCTACCCGGAGAACTGGTACCCCAAGGTGATCCTGAGCGGCTTCGCTGCGCGCGTAGCGGCAAAGTGGGGCGGTAGTGCAGAGATTCACGTCGTTCCGTTACTACAGGTGAAGCCGTGAGTGAAGGATATGCAGAAGAGAATGAGATCTTCGAGATCTGCAAGAAAGAGGCTCGTCTAAGGCAAGCCTTGGAGGCCAAGCAGCTTGAGCGTCAAGCAGAGCTGATTGGCCAACACCTAGAGAAATACCTTGATCGAAAGCTCGCCAGCTCTCATTGCGAACCCACACACTTAATGGAAATCAGGCGTCTTCGAGCACTCTGCATTGAGGCAGCCGATCTGCTAACCACCTTCCGGGTGAACTCTGATCAACTATGTAGACCCTGGGAGCATGGTGGTGTGGACCTTGTAACTCGGCTACGAGAGGCAGGTAAGCCACATGGCTAAGACGGATATTGAAATCGACCCTGGATATGGGGATGGTACCCATATCCAGTGGCTTGTCGTTCACTCCTCTGAGACCCCTGAGACTCAGCTAGTGCATATCTCATGTGAGCACACGGATAGTCTTGGAAGGCGTGTGCGAGATGCGGATCAAGGGGTGACGTTTGAGACCAAGCACTTGGCCAAAGTCATTGAGGCCCTTACTCTCATGCAAGCTAGCACCTAGTGAGGACCTCGAAGAGGCGCTCACGGTTGACGTTGATCGAAATCTGGACGGAACTTCCAGGGCTCAACTTTGAGCCCCATTCGCCCTTACTTCGATAGACCTCAACCTCCCTAAATTCACATACGGAGGGGTCGATAGCTACAGCTAGAGCTAAAGGGTCATGAATAAGCTTACCTTCAGGCTTATTCTTGAGATAGTGGGTCATACCCTCATAGGCTAGCCTGACCCCAGCGGTCACCTTTGGAAGGGAGGCTACTCTAGAGTGGAATGCTTCGTCCCAACATACTCCATGACACACATTTTTTGACACGAGTAGGGCTGGCATCCCAGAAGCAAGAAGCTGCTCAGCCTCCCGTGGGGACCCATTAAAGTTGAACGTGGGGCAGGTGGCCTTACCATCGAACTTTTTCAGCCTGAACTCTGGAGGTACAACAGGATCCCCAGCAAAGCCTCCTTGACCTACCCACCTACGAAATCGAAGCTCGTCCACGATGCCCTTGACATTCTTCAAAGGGCCTCCTGTAAGAAGCGTTACATTGGAGCCGATTTTGGAGTTAGCGAGCAGTAGGGCTTGTGCTGTTGTTCGCATCGAGGCAGAGTGCGCACCTAGCCACTTATCGTGGAAGCCAGATACAGATGGCTTCTCTCTCGATGGATCGCCTCCAACAAGAACCTCTGACTTCCCTAGTCGAGCAAGTACATGCTCGACTAGACCCACTTGGTCCTTTCCTCCAGGAGTGACCGTCACACCTATCAGATTGACCTCTGGGTGGGTTGCTGCGATGGCTAGAGTGAGGATGTCATCGGGGTCTTGAGTCTCACAGTCGAAGTGTAGGTCCATGGTCACAATCCAAGTACTTTGGTGAACCCTTTGATGGGTTTGGTAGTGAGAGCAGTAAAGAGACCAGGAACGGAGGTGCCTCTAGGTGAGACCTTTACTGCGAAAAGGTAGGCCTGGCTTGTACCTAAAGTGAAAGTGAATGGCCAAGCTCCATCTACTTTGGAGTAGCCAAGACTTTCGACCATTGAAGCCGCCTCACGGAGAATAAAGGCTTCAGGATTTGCAACCTCCATATCGACTAGAACCCCACACTCTCGCCAAAGTCTACCTAATTCAGATGCTATGTGGGCAAAGATTGCCTTTGGGTCTGTCTCTGTGGGGTTGGATTCCAACTTAGCGGTAGTCGGAATCATTATCACTAAGTAGTCCCCCATCATTACGTACCCATTCATCACGTACCTCCTGTCATCTCAGACCAACGTGCGGATAGCATTCGAGCGTAATCCGCTGGCTTCAGCCCATAGTGCCCAAAAGAGTACCCTTCGTTACGCTCTACGAGCAGGGTAAGGCCATCGGAGGTTACCCCCCAATCACAACAGTAGGCAATGGGTGCCCCTGCTTCTTGATGAGCTGCTGTAGCTTGCTCGATAAGAAGTCTGTCAGGGGCTTTCGACCAATCCCCACGATACAGACGAACATCTAGAATATGTCCTTGCAAGATGAATGCTCGGTATTCAGCTACAAACTGCACTGGAGTTGACGTCCAAAGCAGAGTGTCATCGGGCACGGTTACGGTCCTAGCTCTAGACTCCACATCTCCAACCCAAAGCAGGCCTGTAAAGAGCTTGTGCTCCTTCGGCTTGATGAAGATAGGCTCAATACTGGAACGAACTTCGAACATGGTTGCCGTACCAAGAGTACGCCCTAAGTAGGGTTGTAGTTCCTCTGGATAGTCCACGTTTTCCGGTGGGGTCTTACCCATGGCTTTGAGTCCTGCGTGGACGTCTCCAATGAACCCAGCGACTCCTACTGTAGGGCTTAGGTCCAACTTTTCAGCAAGATCGTCGACCCAGTAGAAGGGTTTCGTTTCTACCCCATGCGTCCACATGCCCCTACGAGCATAGTCGCACAACTCGCCATCGGGAAACTCTTCTCGATACCGAACGTAGAAGGCAGTGGCTTCAATGTTACCTAAGGTAGGATACGACATAGGCTAGCCCTCTACGAACATACAGGTGCGGGACATTGTCCCTATCTACAACAAGCTCCCAATCCCCCTTGGGGTTGGACTTCACCGTTCGCTCCTTACGCACACCTTCATCCCAATCCATCTTAGGTTGTGGCAAAGCCAACGCGGAAACTGGGAACTTACGATGCAAGTCGATTGCATCCAAGTTGTAGCTACGAACTGCCTTTAGGCAGGCTTTGAGCTTACGATCCAAGCTCATCTTTTTGTAGGCCTTTGGCGCCCAGCAGTATGCTCGGCAAAGGTCGTCGTCGATAGTATACCCCTTTACGATGATGGCTTGCTGTAACAACCTAGCTAGCTCTATGTCTAGTGGCGGGCTCAAAAGTCCCTGAAGTGAGGGGGCTAGACAAGTCAACTCACAGAACAACCTACGAAGCTCTTGAGTAAGTTGTGGCCTCCACTGGTAGTCCCCCCAGTATCGACGTTCTAGCTTGGTTGGGTCGCAAATTCCACTAGGAGTTTCAGCTAGCTTCGTCAACTCAGCTAGAGTCTCAAAGCAGGCGTTAAGCTGTAAGCTAAGGAATTGGCCAGTAGTGAGCTGCATGCTGACAAGTTGGTCTGTAAGTGAGCGGGGCATTATCTTTCTCCGTACTTCTCTTCAATGTAGTGGGACAGGTACACACCAATGACTACCCCTACAGCGACTAGTCGATCCAAGGAAACCAAACCGCTTGAGAGTAGATGGACTGACATCCCCAACACAAATATGGTCAACGTGGATAGGAACCCAGCAAGGAGTAACCCCCAGAAAGCATTAGTAGCTGGGGTTCCCCTCATAGTGCATCCAAACTAGCTGCTATATCAAGTAGACGCTTACATCGTACGCAGGTAACGTTAGCTATTTTGCCACTGTGAGCCCCCCTGGCCTCAATCCGGTCCCTATCTCGACCATTTAGACAAGCAGACCGCCCCTTCTCATGCAGACCACACCTAATGACAGATAGCTCGCCAGAGTAGTGGACGACTAGCTTTGGTGGCTTTTCTCTTCTCTGCCACTCCGCGTCCCACTCGAACTCCAAGAGCTTATTGACCGCCTCAATATGGGCTATCAATGCTCTTTTCCTATCTCCAGATAGAAGAGCTTTTGACGCTGCTAAGACCTCAACGATAGCCTTTGCGTGAGCTTGAGCCCTGCGGGAATTCTTGACCCACTCCCCGTACACCTCAGGGCGATAGACCTGAACAGGGTCGTTCATGTCAAAGTTGGTATGATTTGCTTCGTATTTGTATGGGTCGGTCATGGTTTCCCCAGCTTGAAATCCAGTCCAGCCTTTGCCAGGCGATCCCGCCACGAATTATCTCTGCCTTGACATCGGATAATGGTTTTCGTACAGCGGTCCTTGACTGGAATGCTCCTTCCGTTGTGGTACATCTTGCACTCGCACCCCTCGAAGGACTCCCAGATCGCTTTGCGAAGGGCCTTCTCTTCTCTAGTCATGGGAAGTTCTTTCCGCTAAACGCCACCAAATTTTGGGTTACGCTATCAGAAGTTGGAGGGTCCCCCAGTGTGTTACGGCATCGTTCAATGAAGTCCCGTTCTTCTTGCGCTTCCTCTTTGTCAAGGTCGCCAGATTCCTCGCTCGCCTCTACCGCCATGTCTAGGTGTGTGCATGCCTCTCGCAGCGACGCTTTCAGCTTTTCCACCTCCGCCTCAGCAGCAAGCACCATGGGTCCGAGCCTCTGAATAAGCTCCTCATCCATGAGAGTGCGAGCCTCCGCAGCCTGAAGCCGCGCGGAGATCTTTACATTCTCGGCAAGAAGGTCCCTCACATCATCTAGGACCTGGATCGTGAGACAGTCACGAGAGTCCATAATCCCGTTAGCCCACGCCATGTTTCGCAGTCGTTCCCTTGAATCTTCTGTTGTCTTCATGGTGCCGGATGTGCAATTGGAGTATTTGGCTTCTTTCGGATTCCGTAAGTGGTGCGCTTACGGTTCCCATGGTTGGCTACCCCCCAGCCATCGAGATCTCTACGGACCCAAGCTTTCAGCTCAGCCACAATGAGCTTAGCTTCACGCTTGTAAGCTGCGAGGTCTAGGACCATCCCATTTACTTCGATAGGCTCAGCTTCACAGGTTTCCACTTGGGCCTTTGTTCCCCATCCCACGGATAGCTCCTTGAGTGCTTTCTCACACATAGCTACTCTCGCAGATAGAGTCCGATTACGAAACTTCATGGCCATTGCTAGCACACCAGGGACCCCAGGAGGCCACTGCTCTCTGGTAAACCGAGAGGCGCTCATGGAGCCCATCAAACTTTCAGGGGTGACCACCTTGTTCTTCTTTCGCAAGGTAGTCGCCCGATACTTAAGTAGCTCAAGTAGAGTCATCTAGTCACTCGCCTTTCGTAAATTCGGTAATGATTCTCGTAGGCCAGTCCACACTCCAATCATACCGATTGACACAGAGTCTATGGATCTCAGTCACTAGCTCTAGTTCTTTTTCTCCCCAATTGCAGGTGCTCCCGTAAAGTACGTAATCGTGAGCCACTGGCTCGACCTTATAGCCCACAGCTGGAGAGGTAATTTGCTCTCGTACTATACCATAGGAGAAGGGTAGTGTGCCTCCTTCCCCTTTGTTAACATCTACGAATCGAATCAGGTCCCCAGGCTTGAACTTGAACTTGATACCCCCTGCCCAAATGAGCAGACCCCTCATCTCATCTTCTGTCATGCTTCACTTCACATGCTTTGCGAGGTAGCTAAGAGCTAGCTTCTTAATGTGTCCTGGGTCCACCTGAAGCCGTTCGAGCAGGTCTCCCTCCTCTGGCTTGAGGGCTCCGTCCAGTTGCTGGAGCTTCAAACCTAGAACCTCGGATACGATAGGGTCAGACCCTGTATTGGCAGTGAGGTAGTAAGCGACCACGGGGTTACCTTGACCATCTCGATAGACTCTAGCCAGACACTGATCCATTACACCAGGAGACCAATCCAACTCCGCAAATACGACAGTACTGCACTTGAATTGTAGCCCGTCCAACCCAGCCCCACTTCGTAGGGACATGAGAAGGATCTGACTATCTCCATCGCAGAATGCCTTCTTAGCTCTCTCTTTTTGACCTACCGTCTCAGACCCTGTATAGAGTAGGGGATTGAACTCCTTTAGGCGGTCTAGAAGGATGCTATACACCTCCCGATGCCAAGCGAAAACAAGGATCTTCTCCCCACTCTCAGCAAGCATCTTCACGAACTCCGCAACAAATGGCACTTTTGCCACTCCTGTTGCTTGTCGGAGCTTGTTGGATAGCTCCTCAGAGGCGAGCATCTTGGCCCCCTTCTTGACCTCTTTCTCTCCAAGGATGATTCGAGCAAGCTCCATGCAAGCATCGTTGACCTTGTTGAGGGCCTCAGGGTTTGCGTCTACCGTATGCTCAATCTTCTGTAGAGCCGGTAGCTCTCTCGCAATGTCCTTGCGCGTTCTCCGTAGCATCATCCCAGAGCCTCGAAGATACTCTCCAAACGCCTTTGGCGAGGCTAGCCTAGGCTTATCTCCATAGGTGTGAGAACACCACTCCCGAGTAAACTCCTCGAATGACCCGAGTTGGCCAGGGAACAGGATGTTCAGAACAGCGTAGAACTCACCTCCATAGTTGAAAATAGGAGTCGCACTCAAACCGCTACGATACTGAGCACTTTCCGAAAGCATTGCCGCTGCCTGGTACTTCGCTGGAGTCTTCGATCCAAACCCAGACCTTAGCTCTTGAATCTCATCGAAAATGACAGACTTCAATCCCGACTCGGATAGCGTGTGAGCCCAACGGGCCAGCTTCGCGTAATTCAGGATGGTAACGTCAGGAAACTGAGGGGCAATCTTGTACTTCTTCGCTACGGCCTTTGTCAGGTCGTAGGGGTTACCTACCTTAACCACATGAGTCTTCAACTGAGGTAGAAAGCGATTGACTTGCTCTTCCCACTGAGGAGGAAGGCTGGTCATCGTAACTACCAAGGCTGGAAGGGTCTTGGCGTCACTGAGGGTACAGAGCGCTGATACCGTCTTCCCCGTGCCAAGATCGTCAGCAAGAAGCAATGCTCCTGTAGACAGAATCAGGTCTCCTGCAATCTTCTGGTAGTCCCTGGGGGGTAGGGCCAGGTCAAAGCTACGAGTTGTTGACGGGTTCGCTAGGAACCTCTGAACGAGACTCTCTTTTTCCTTGTGGACGGAGGACCGACCCTGAAGACGCTCAAGATCTAGAGCGGACACCTCGTAGGGCTCATATCTAGAGATGAACCATTCCAGGTCTCTTGCGGTCTCAGGGGAGTCGCTGAGGTGGAGGGCCTTACTAGGACCTTGCTGGGCCTTCGAGAAGACCCGCTTTGCTCGCATCAAGATGTGAGGTGGGGCTTCTAAAACCCACTCTTTTTTCTTGACTCCATAGCTTAACCTCATAGCCAACCTCCCACCTGAAGGACGCGTACAGGCTTTCCTTGTAACACGGAAACGAGCCCCTTGTGAGAGCTTTTCGTGGTCACAAGAAGTAGACCTTCAACCTCTGGAAAGGCTAGGTACCGATGAATCTGGCGTAACATGGGGGCTAACCCGCCACCCACCTTGACCTCTATTCCCAGAGCACCCACAAGGAAGTCTATCCGCGACTTCGCATCTAGCTTGACCTCCCTCTGGTAAGAGTACCCTAAGGTCTCCAGGGCAGCTTGGAGGGCACTTTGCAGGACAACTTCGCTGTCAAAACGGTACTTGTACCTGCTCAAGCCTTCATGTAATTCGTCTAGAGTCACGAAGAGCAGGTACCATAGAATGGACTATCAGACCATCGAAAAGGTAATGGGCAAGTGCTGGTAAAATTGACCTAGGTGCTCTCGAATACACCCTTCGGTAAGACTGATCTCAACAAACGGCAGTACTTCCCGGTCAAGCTGAAATTGAAATCGGAGGATTCTAGCCAAACCCTGACCTGAGCCGTGAAGCAACTCCCCATGCTTGTACACGTAGGTAGCTAACGTACCACCTACAGCTAAGTAGGAAGCTGTAGAGGATAGGGCATTGGCTACAACGAGCCCATTACTACCACCTCCCACAAACAAGGTCGTCATATGCCGATCTACTTCAGCGGAGTCCACTGGGTCAAGTAGATCCATTGTCAACTCAAACAGGCCGTTATTGTGAGTAACGACTCGTAAGCCCACAGGTATTCCAAAGAGAGTCTTGCCGCCATCCTTAGGGAAGGGGAAGAATAACGCCTCAATCAAGTCGAGGATAATTTGGTTAGGCGTGTGAAGCCCTAGCGGACCTACATACATGTGTGCTCTTGCACGTATAGCCCATGCAGAGTTAGTGTGTGTTGTCATTTGAGATATCCTAGTAACTCTAACGAACGAGATACAACCCAATTGGCTTGGGTACGCTCAAGTACATCCGCCCACCATGAGGGGGGTTCGAGATCTGGATCTATCATCCTATCCTCATGAGTTTAAGTTGAGCCTCCGCTTTTTCGGCACGAGCAAGAAGGTCGTCACACTCCCGCCTTGCTTCGTCGCGTTCGTACCCATTTCTCTCTGCCAGCTCAATTGCCTCTGACCAGATGAAGTCATCCCCATTGGTAAGGACTTTAGGAGTAAGGGCCTTAGATGGCACCTCTCCCGTGTTCTTCAACTTACCGTCCAACCCAGATACGATCAGTCTAGATGTAGCAAGTTGTAAGCGATTTCGTGCCTTTACAAGATTCACTTCCTCCTTGGCCTTGGGATTCACTTCCCCCTTAACCTTGGCGGGCCAAAGGGTCAGCATGGCCTTGGCTTCCACCTCAAACAAGTGTTGAGCCGCTCTCAGGACATTCGACATAGCCCTAGCGTAGTGCTCAGCTTTGGGGATCGACTTAAACTGGGCAGCGGTTACGACCATAGCTCCAGGGCTTCGGTTTGTATGTAGGATGAAGTCTGCTTGGTACTTCATTGGGCTCTTGCGTATCTTACTAATCAAAGCTTTTTCTCCTGGTGTGGGTAGTGCTCCTGAATCCACCCATCAAGACGCAGGTCTAAGCCAGACCAGGTGAAGGCGGCTCCACACGGACAGTGAAGGGTAGAGTGGTCAGGATCAGGCTCTGATTGTCGAAACCCTGCATAGGTAGCGTTGGGGTCTACGTGGTCGTCCCAGGTACTCATTCATATCTCCTAGTCACTTTGCAAGAAGAGCTTTAGCAGCCTTGATCGCGGACATTACCTGCAACCCATGTGCAAGGGTATGATCTCCTCGCAAGTAGGAGTCAAGCTCACGCTCTAAAACACCCACAAGATCCTGTAGGGCGGTTTTGAGCTTTACTTTCTCAGCTTCTGAGTCCGCTAGTGCGAACTCAGCTCCGTCCGCTCGGTTACAAGCAGCGGAAAATTCACCGTCTACGTATGTACGGTAACTACTTACGGCAGACAACCTAGCAACGTCGTTTGCAAGACGAGTGTTGTGACGTTTTAACGCCTCAACCTCACCTTTTAACGCCTCAACCTCACTAGTATCCTCGAAGTGCTTGATGATTCCCATGTCCTTTAACTCACCAACTCCGCTAACGCCAAGTACTGAGGAACCATGAAGTTTACGGCCTCCCAGGTACTCATCTTTACGACCTTTTACGAACTTCCCCCAAGGGGTCCATGATGAACAAGCCATCCCCCAAACGGGTGATCTTTGGGGTAATAACGCAAGGTCCGGTCAGCTTTGACTTGACCTGAATTGCACCTTCGTTCGGGACGGATACTACGGTATCCTCGCTCTGCTTCTCAAAGCAGATGCTAGGAGGAGGCGAAAAGTCTTCTTCAGTCACCTCGAAAGATACCGAGACCACTTGGTCATGAAGCTGGTAGAACTTCCTAGGGTCCATCCAAAATTCTTCTCGACCGTCGTTAGGTGAGAGCTGAAAGTTCGGGCCAAACTCGGTTTCAATCAAGTTGAAGGTCCCGATCCCCAGGTCGACAACCTCCCCTACTTTGGGACGAGAGGGGAAGATCTTAAGGAATAGGTCCCCAATGTGACCAGATTCGTAGTCACAGAGAACCGTTACGGTTACCTTAACCCTCTTACCCTCAAGCTCCTTAAGTGCTTCAAGGTTGAAGTACGGATTAACCTTTACCGTTTGCTCGTAATTCGCTGGGTACACCCCAAACGATCCGTATCGACTGGAACGGCGCTCATGCCCGTCCCAAGAAAAGAACCCAGTTACCCCAAGCTTTACTTCGCTCATTTTTCTCTCTCCTCAAAGAACCTACGGACACCAACCGAGAAATTTAACCACAGAAGCAGCTTGACCCGTACCTGACTGGAGTGTAGCCACAGACCGTACACCGTTGGGTGGCAGGTAGCGGGTTCATCGCAATGATGGTCGCAAGAGTAAACCAGATTGTCGGGATCTCCCGATGGCACCACATGCCTGTACGCCAGTCTCTAGCGTAGCCCATATTTTGAGCGTACAGCTGCTTCGCATCAAAAGCACGATCCTGAAGACTGTTCTTTTCCAAAGGTTCGACGAGTCTAGCGTACTCCTCAAGACGCTCGCCTCGATTCCACTCCTCAGGCCAACGGTGTAGTTTCATGGATCCTGATTACTGCTGAGGTACTCAGTGTTCTTCAGAGTGTCGAACATTCTTTGGAAGAATGCTCCATACTGTTGGTTCGGGTTCTGGGAAGTGAGAGCCTGGATTGGGAGGTAGCTTGCATTATCCTTCAATCCTTGAGTGTTTACCATCGTCAAAAAGACATGAAGGTCATTCGCATCGTCATTCACCCATGGGTGGACATAGACGAGGCGAGACACGACAAGGTCTAGAGCGTAGTTATCTCTGAGTGCTTTTGCTAGAGTACTTTTTGAAAAGTCTGCATCCCCTTGAAGTCTCCTACCCCCTGGAAGAACCCAGCCCTTGTGACTGGCATCCCAAGTCACTAGAACTGTATTGTTAAGTCCTGGGATCAGAGCGGTAACGATGAGTCGGTAAGGCATGGTCTATGGCACCTAGGTGCCCCTCTAACAGGTTTACAGGTTGACCCCTTAGGTTGGGTCGTCCAAGGCTAGAAACCGATTCAGCGGGCCCCTGGGTAAGGCCAAAGAACTATCTCCACCTCGTGGAGAAGGCTCAAGTAGGTCTTTAGGTCGCTCGTATGGGGACCTAGCTCACTCTTCTTGTTCTCGATAAGCAGAGCTACCCCTTGCTTCAGCACGTCGATCTGCTTCAGGTTAAGGTCCGGGGTGAATCTCAGGCCATCTTGGATAAGGCCAAGGATGGCTCTAGCGTTTCCCTGGACCTTATCCTTCCCTCGTAGCGACCGTAGAGTGCTCTGCACTTCCGGAATGTAGCTTGCAGGGCTCCTACCCCCAGAGATCATAGCAGCTAGCGTGTCAAGGTCTTCCAGTAAATCCTTGTACTTCATTTGGGCTTCGGTGTGGGTGGCGGTTGAGGCTTTTCCTCTGACCAACCCTCCAGGAGTTTGAGGGCCTTTTCAGAGCCCTTCAAGTAATCCGAGCCAAGCTCGATGTAGTTGGCTTCTGGAATGCGAAGCGCGAACAAGGAGTGACTTGCCACAATGAATTGAGTCGTAGGGGCAAACGATCGAAGCAAGCGCCAAATAGCTGGCTGGTAGTTCAGATCTAGACTTCGCTCTGGCTCGTCAAGAAGAATCGTAGGTTGACCTACTTTTCCGGACCCTTTCAAGAAAGTGTTGGCAATCTTGAGTCGATCCTCCCAGAGACTGTTCACCTTACCAGATGTAATCTTGTACTCCACCTTAGGTGGAGTCGTTCGCCTGACAAGAGACTCTAGAACTTTATCGAACCGCTTTAGGGTTACCTGTCCAGCGGAGCCTCGAAACATGTAGTTCGCAACCCCCTCAACGCCGAAGTCCCAATCGAACGCGGCCCCCCCACCAACAACTCCAATCTGCATACTAGGGTCGAAGTACCTAACTCCTTGCCCATCGTGGCTAACCTTGATGCTTTTCGTGAAGTCTTCCTCAGACCTAGAGAATAGGTCTTGAATGGAGTTCTGAGTTACGACAGGAACTCCAGCCTGATGACAGTGGAAGAGATTCGCTAGGAGCTGAATGATCGTAGACTTTCCAGCTCCATTCCGCCCCCAGATGACGTTCAACCCAGGCTTGAACTCAAACTTCCGTGGCGTGGAAAGAGCCTCCACGTTTCCAAGCCACTTGAGAAAGGTGTTCTTAGGGTCAAGAATTTCAAGAGACCGAATCATTCGTCATCCTCTACGATAAGGTGGATCGTCACCGTATGGTGACGGGTAACTCCAGATGGGTCTTGGGTTGTACCCGAGAGGTGCACAACGGTAGGGAAGATGAAGGTCTCTTTCCCATGGACAGTCTTAAGTCCCTTAGGAAACTCAAGTTGAAGGTTTTGAGCTTCATCAAGCTTAGCTACACTAAGCAGATAGGAAACCTTCAGCTCATCCCCCCTATCCCCATAGAGACGGTAGGTCCTGGTGAAGGAAGGTTGGACGTTTGACAGGACTCGGAGGAGGTTGCGTTGGTAGATGCAGGGCAGACAGCACCCTTGAGGGGTTCCGCAGTTGCAAGGAGGCTCCTCCTTGAAGAACTCCGTAACGAGGTGCATGATATCCGAATCCAGGTTCATGTAGCTGTAGTTCATCTTACTCACCCCTACGGTAGAAGCTCAGGAAGGCTTAAGCTCAAAAACGATCCTCAAGGGAACAGAAGCGTTAACTCGGTGAAAGTCTCAATAAGCTCTTCCACCCCTACAAGAATCTCAGACTCCAAGTACATAAGCTCAGGCTCGCACGGAGTAGCGCTGTAAACAAATGTGTTCTTTCCTTGCCCCATGGCGTACCCTAGCTCCCAGGAGGCTGAGCGACCAGAGGGGAGCACAAGGATGCAAGTATCGCAAGCACGAAGGGCTGCTATGTCGTGTGAGTATCCAAATTTAGCAATCGGATGCTTAAGGGCGTCTCGATACTGTGCAGGAGTCCAAGACTCCCAGGCGGGGTCAATTTCCGCCCATGAGAACCCATGAACTCCAGGAGCAGGGCTACGGAAGTCGTAAACTTCGTGCCCCAAGCCTCGAAGCAAAGTTACAACATGAGGTTGAACGGTGTTGCGCCACGAGCTGGCAACGTAGATGTTTTTCAAGGTACCCCATCTCCCTACAAGATAAAACCGACCATGAAGGCTTCCGAGCAAGGGTGGACCAAGTCGGCCTTCACCTCAAATTCAGAAGCCCAACCAGTCTGCCCCGCCTCAGCTTCGGCACAAAAAGCGTTACAGATGACCTCTACGGCTTCGTCTCTACAGTCCACAGTGTTCACGGTTTGCCCTGCGACCGTACGCAACTCTGCGATCTGAGGGTGGTCTGACGGTACAAGGAAAAATCGCACATTTTCGGGAAACTCTGCGTACACAACCAGGGTCTTATTTGAGGTAGTCATAGGTGTTCTTACGGTGGAAGCTCAGGAAGGCTTAACTTCTCTACACCAAAAAGATGGGTTAAATCTCGTCCTTGGTGTACGTAGTAGGGGCATGAGCAAAATAACTGTAGTTGCGTGTAAGCCTGGAAAGAATCCTGAGGTGATCGAGATCGAGAACACCTTGGAGGCGATGCAGCACATTGTGGGAGGTCTCATCCAGCTGGTAGCTGTGGGAGAGTTCGACCTTTTCGTCAATGAGGAGGGGCTCATCCTGGACCTTGCCTACAATAGGGATGTCATGGGGCTGCCTATCGTAGGCCCGCTTTTCCTCTCTAAGGCAGATGACGAGGGTGAGACCATCGGCCTTAACCCCGATGAAGTCCAGGAAGCCCTGAAGCTTCTAGAATGAGCGACACCGTGAAAGTCTATGTCCGCCCTGAGGTGTCGGCTCAGCGTGAGTACGGCGAAGGGACAAATCGAGAGATCTGCTCCGTCTGTTACTACCCCGCCATAGTATCCGCGAAATGTCGTCAAACCGTTGCGCTTTGCCAGCGGTGTCTCAATGCAATCAATCAGATGGTTCGGGTGATTACACCCGAAAGAAGAGGCAGCAGGATGAAACCAGAACTCAAGGGTCTTGTGGATGGCCTCTCAGAACCTGAACGAGAGGAGCTACTGACCTACCTAGAAGGGCTAGAGACCTCAAGCGGATCATTCCAGTGCTCTTTCCCCCCTGTACCAGACATGGAGACGCGGCACAATGGGGACCTCACGAGGCGCGGGCACTTGCCGGCGGCGACCCGGGCTGCCGGGTGCCAGTGTGGGCCGCATCGCCGAGATGTGACCGCGCACCAGGACGACTCTGTATTCTGGCCGCGCCACGGGTGCGCCAACTGCAATCTGTGGGATGGCCCGCCGAGGACACGATGACCATCGGTAGCTCAAGACATACTCGATACCCGCGCTAGCGGATATGATGACGAGTGATTCTCGTTAAACCCTAAACCCTCACCTACGTTAGGTCTCTATGAACAAGCCCAAATGCAAACTGAACAAGCCCAAATGCAAACTGGTTGGTACGGATGGTAACGCTTTCGCGATCATCTTTAAAGTCGCTAGAGCCCTTCGCTTAGCAGAGCTTCCCAAGGAAGCGAAGGAGTTTACGGATAAGGCAATGGCTTCGGCTTCATACGAAGCTCTTCTGTGTCTCTGCATGGAATACGTCGAGGTAACATGAGCGGCCATACAAGAAAATTTCAATCTGCCCTTGATGAGGTCAAAGACACTTTGGCTAGGCTTTGGCTAGGCTTCTATGAAGCTCGTGCTATCGAAGCTGAGATCCAAGTGAGCATGCAATCATGAAGCGAATTGGACCTAAGATGGCAAGAGCCGTTCGCTACGTCAAGCTGCATCCCAACTGCGTCATGCTTTGGGTCGCAAAGCATGTAGGACCTAAAGGGTCTCTCCAGTATGGATACCGTACGGTCCATCGTTGCCTCAAGGCAAAGTTGCTTGTGCGCACCCCTGGTAAGGGGAACAGCTTTACGTTATCACTGGGGCCCAATGGGTAGCATAGACTGGCGACGAGACTACCGCGAGGCTCCTATATCGAGCGCACCAACTTCGGGTGGGGTGTATGGTGGGATGGTGCACGAGTGCCTGGTACATTCAAGACTCGTGAGGCAGCTCGTCGTGACATTCGTGCGCGAAAGAAAACAGGGTGAAGTTAATGGCTTTGAAGTTAGGCGCACACGTACTTACAGGTCCATCCAAGGATAGCCACCTTCCTCTGGACTGGGCTCCAGACGCTCGTAGGTATGTTACATGGGGGGTAGTCGGGACCGTAATTAAGGTGAGCAATGGTCATGGATTATGCTACGAGGTGTACCATGATGATGGCTCAGCAACTACAGCTTGGTATAACCCTGACGAGCTGATAAGGCTTACCCCATGTGATGTGGTAGAGGAGGAAGAGCAGCAGGTTCTCTCCCGATTCGATAGGTTCTAACATGCCCTACGGTAGCAGATGGACAAGGCTTCCAAGGGATTCCAAAGTGGCGGAGAATCACCCCGTGGAGAAAATTGTCTCTCGGTTCGAGAGATTTTGAAGGTACATATGACAACACCGCAAGTTTACACCCCAGCGTTGTGGATCTACAATCGAGCCATTGTCCAAGAGAAGGTCAGCAGGGTTGAATTTATGATTCGAGGTCTCCGGTTTGGGGAGTCCAGGGAAACGACTACGGCTGAGTTGGTGCTCGTCTCTGACTTGAATCCTGACCTACCCTACCAAGGGCTGAAGCTCAAACTTTCAATTGCGGAGTTGGAGGAGCAGTACGAGCCAACTGGTAAAAGGGTCAATAGGCTCCTCTAGTGGAACGGCCCATTTGTGTGGCGCATTGAATTTGTGGTTAAGTAGTTGACACGCAACACGTAGGAGTAGACATGAAGATCAAGTTCTGTTTTTTCGCCACCCTTTTTACTCTGGCTCTCTCAGCATGCCTTACCGACGAGGGCGCTACTCGACGTACCTTGACGAGTTCTGGGTACACTGAGATCGTCGTAACGGGATATGAGATGTTCGGCTGTGGGAAGGATGACATCTACGCCACGGGCTTTCGGGCGAAGAACCCCAATGGGGTTCAGGTCACCGGAGTGGTTTGCTGTGGTGCCATGAAAAGCTGCACCGTTCGATTCTAGGAGTGAACGTGACAATCGATACCCTGGTGGCCACCACAGTAACGGGTTTCTTCTCATGGGAGGCCGACGAGCGAATCTCCTCTAGATACGGGGCATTTGGGATGTACCCATCTACTCACAATGAGAAGGATATGATTAGCCCAAGCTTCAACTCCAAAGCACTTCAGGCGTTGAAGTATCAGAGGGTACGAATGACTGCAACAGTTATCCGTACCTTCCCATCTGGACACATTGGAGACTTCGGTCTTGGAATTTTCCCATCTACGCCAAAGGTAGGAGAGGTGGTTGACCTTGGGGTAGGTACCTTTGAAGGGTTTGAGGAGCGGTCCTTTCGATGTGGGATGGGGCTTAGTTCCATCATCTTACGGCCAAACGATGGTCGAAGTGTACTGTGGATCGACCCTAGGAATTTCTACCGGCTTCACGATCAAGTTGTGACAGTTCTGATTGAGCCTACGGATGCAGAGTTCTCTCTCGCTCCAAATCTTCTAGTTCGTGGAGTACTAGGGACCTAGACTCGAATGAAGCCCGAATGAAGCCAACCTTTGACATACCCGTTTCCCCCATCAGAGAGTATGGAGACAGAGAATCCACCGGAGGGTGGTGGTTACCTTCAACGCTGGATGTTGTTCTATACTTCGGAAGCCTGAGCGAGCGAGTTCAACGAGACGTCGTACTCTTGGGTGGGGGTCTATGTGATGTCTACAGTAGCGACGGATCCCGCAAAGAACGAGTAAAAACTATACCCCTCCGCCGAGTTCCTATAGAGAGCAAGATTCTAGTTCCACCTATGGGACCTACCTCCCTACAGTGGTGTGCCCAAATAGTGGGGCGAATTTCATTCAAGAGCGTCAGGCTGCGTGCAAACATGCTGCCTCACCGTGTGGACAGTACACTTCACGCAGAGTTCAGTAGTTTCCCTAAGTACTCGTATGACGAAAATGACGTTTATACCACTACGCATAGGTACCTAACAACACTGTGCGGTATCTCCTGTGAAGCGGTACCTACCGAGTCTATCCAACTTGGTATTCCAACCTGCCCCAAGTGCCTAGAGTCCAAAACCTGGACGTCCGCGATCGTTTTGCCTTACACGCCACCTGAGGTACTCCGTAAGAGAGATCGAAAGACCCAGCAAGAGCGTCGCGCTAGAGCAAGGATACCCTCAAGGTACGACCGTGCCCTAGAAGGCCCACAACCAAAAACCTCAATTCTCCCCATCTACCAAGAGCTTGACCCAGAGGACCTCTACGTGGGACGAGAGTTGAAGCTTCAGGCTCGGGAGCGTAACTAGATGGACTCCAGAGTATCGATCTACAGCAGAGAGTTTACAGCAGCTGTTGAACGCGCAGACACTGCCGAGTTTACACTAGCTGAGGTTAGGCGCTTAGCTCAGGTCGTTCCGCCATCTACAGCTATGCAAACAACGGAAGAGGAGCGCAAGTACTGGAGCTACGACCCAGAGGTCCGCCCTCTTACCAAAGACCTTCAAGCTCTTCTGGAAGAGAACAAGAAGCTATGTACAAAGCTTTCAACGAGCTACGTATTGCCTGTGGCAGTCAAGTAGCGTACCTACCCATACGAGATGGAGTACTCGTCTTTCGAGATCTAGGCAACGCCATCGCAGATCGACTCAAGGGCTACACGGACCTACGCTCTACCACGATTCTGAAGAAGTGGGAGAAGGTGAAAAAGGTGTCTACATGGCTTTGACCCGTGCTTGGGCACTGAATATAATTGGGTTCCAGGATGGTCCGCCACATAACCCCTCCGTGCGTGTCCAATGCCGAATGTCGGTTTTTCGCGACAAGGGGCTGGCAAAGCTGCACACTCAAATTTTGGGGTCTGATACTTGTATTCAACGAGTGCAGGCGAAAGTCACTAGGCTTACCAAGAACGATGGAGCATGGCGAATACCCGATGACCCAGAGGACCCGCTTCCTCTGCCTGGCATATACCCTACCCGGCTCGCTAAGATTCTCGCACGTCGAGTTCGCTACGGTGGTCCCAAAGGACGTCGAGCTGAAAAACGCATTCAGTGGTTAAAGCGTAACCGCAGGATCCGTAGTACTTGATGAAGCCAAGAACCCTCAGGTACAGAGACTGAGGCACCTGAGGGTTCTCGCTTCACCTTTCACTGGAGACCGCCATGATCCTCAAATACTACAGCCTCAAGTGCAACAACCTGGTGGTGGATTCAAACTACCAGACTTTGGATGGAGCCCAAAAAGCCCTGGTAGAGAAGGCCACCTACCTTGAGTGGCATCGGGGAGTCTGTATCGCAAATAAGACTCCAATGTCCTTCGAGGCATCTTGGTACGGTGGGTCTGCTTACTGGGAAGTCGTAGAAGTCTCTTTGGAGTTGCTGTAATGCTACTAGACCAAATCGACTGGGAAGACCTGGAGTACCACCTGGAAACTCGTGAAGAAGATGACCCTGAGGCCATCCTTCACGAGTTAGCCCATGTTGTTGATGCTCTTGGCGCCAAAAGAGCCTTCCTAGGTGGCTTCGGAAACCAAAATAAGGTCCATCAAATCATCACGTCTACCTTCTCTACGCCAAAGGAGCTGGAAGCTACAGAGATGAGAGCAACGGCTATTACAGTCCAGGTGCTTGACATCCTTGCCCCAGAGATGAGTCACTTCGAGTCTGGTTACAATGCCATGCTTTCGAATCTTCCTAAGGGCGCTACAGCAACAAAAAGACATCAAGCCTTGACCCAGTGCTTGACCTCACCCGCTGTTCAGTCCTCTGTGAAGGCCATACTGCTCTTCCTAGAGGACTTCCTTCACGAGGATGAGGATGAGTAATAAAGACGAATTCCCCACAACGAGTACGATCCTACTTGTCACCCAGACTACAGCTCTACCGAAACGCCCACCAGGTAAGAAGACATGAATCACTGCTACTCTGACATCCTTTCTCGAATCAAAGACCCACCTCTATGGTTCGATGAGAATGCCGTCCCCCGTTGGTGCAAGTTTGAACCAGGGTTTGCGAACATCTATGCAAGAGAGGCTGTTCTTGGAGTCGTCCGATGCCAGGCTTGCCATCGTGAGTTCCACGTAGCCATGTCGTGTACGAGGTATGAGGAGCACCAACTGAGTTCCCTTGCAGCCGATCGTCAGCTACATTACGGAGATCCACCAAATGTCGAATGTTGCGATGTTGGGTTGAGCATGAACTCGGAATTCCTAAGAGTCCTAGAGTTCTGGTCTAAGACCCGGTCTGGATGGGACTTCAATTGGACCAGGGTCCCTGAGCTTGAGGGGGTGGAGTATGACCCATAAAGACCAGTGCAGCTGTAACCTGTGCAATACTTACAAATTGCTACGTCTAGATAAAAACCCGTACCGAACATCTGACACAACAGACCACATCCGACGTTTGGAGGATCTCTTGCTAGAAGCTAAAGCTAAGTCACCAAGTAAATCTGAGACTAAGTGGCTAGTATTCACCATAGTCTCCGTGATTCTAGCTGGAGTGGCCTTCGACCAAAAGCATTTACCTATTGGAGGTGCTTTTGTGTGCGTAGCTGGGCTATGTGCAATCATAGCCATTGCAACACTCCAGGAGAGACTGGACAAGGAAAGGCCGTGAGAGAGCTAGGACTCGTAGTCATCACGATGTATGGAAGTGGCGTTTTCCTAAACTTCGTTGACCTAGAACGATGGACCCAGATCCTAAACGTGAGAGATACCGCACGTATTGGAGAGATTAGTAACTTTATCGCATGGTTGACCTGCGACAATGACCCTGACACTACGCCTCCAAAAGGTGCCCCTGAGAGACAGGGACACCTTATCTCCTCTATCTGTGCCTCGGATTTCCGCATGAAGTCAACGGAGATAGAAGGGCACATTATTGGAGTGCTGACCGTCCCCCTCTAGTTCTCTTGTAAGCTCTCCTAGTAGATGAGCTACGACTACGATCGACGGGTGGCAAAAAAGGGCTTCGACCCAGCCCAGTATGACCTTGACGGGCTCCTGAAAGGAGAGTCTGTCACGTTGTACCATGGAACAACGAGGTCCTTTAAGGTGTTCGACCTGAACAAGAGCCGAACCGACCTGGTCGATCGATACTACGGAAGTGGTGTCTTCTTGACGCCTTGGAAGTGGGTTGCGGAGAAGTACGCGAACGCAAATCGTAACATAGGGTTCGACCCTGAGATCATTGATGACCTCAAGAGAGCCAACCCAAAGGCCGGAGCCTTCATGCAGAAGCTCTACGACCTAGGGGATGACGCCTGGGAGGAGTTTACTTCCGAAGCCCTTGGAGTGCCCCCAGAGGGCCTCTGGGGGGCTGTTCAGAGTCTTGCTGGGGGCGTAGACCCAAATACGATTGCAGACGCCACTCGGTTCATCCTAGGCTCAAAGCTGAAGTCTTCCCTGGGGGACGCTGACTCGCTTAGCCTCTTTAGTCAGAGCACTGGGCTGCCAGGGCACATCTACGACAGTTTGGATGAGCTAGGAATTGACTCGTCAAACTACAGGCCGAAAGTCTACAAGGTGGGAGTGAAGGTCGACAAGACCCTGGTTACTCCAAGCAAGTCTCTAGCCAAGTCGGCCAAGTCGAAGGGGTATGACGCTGTTATCTACCACGGGACAGACCTTGTTGGAGGTGTTCCAGAGGTGGCGGTCTTCAACCCAAAAAATGTTCGAGTCCTAGGGGTGGAGCTTGTCTAAGCCGGTGTATTATATGACATGATAATTGGAGCCATCCACCGTGTCCTGTATACGGTTGAAGTAGAGCAAGAGCATGAGCCGAGTGTTGGGAACCAGTACCAAGACCAAATGGGATGTATCTGGCGCATTCGAGAGGTTCACCCAACCTCCAGAGCACGTACGATGTTCCGGAACCCCCAACCGACCTTTCCTGTTTGGGATGTCCAGTTTGAGGGGGAGCCCGATAGGGCCTCACGCCTACAGTACTTAGATGAGCTTGATGCGCTCTACGAGAAACGGCCAATCGGCACTCTCCCCTCGTGTCCCACTTCAACGATTTCAAGGGTCCCGTAGCCTTCGAGAGAGAAGGTCAAGAGTTCCCTCGTGACCCAAAACAGAACCCTAAGGACCAAAGAGACTTTCTGCCCTACCTACCCTGGCTCCATGTGTGGTGTGGGAGATCTGTCCTTTCAATGGTAAGTTCTGTGCGTGGGGTGAGATTGTCGATGGGGAGCCCAATGAAGGAGAGTCTAAGTGAATACCTTCCCTTGCATTGACTGCAATAACACTACGGAGTTCTACATGCTGGAGGACGAGGTGTGGCTAGCCGCTGTACCCGACTACCATGCTCGTAGGTATCAGCAACATGTGTACTGCTGCCTATCGTGCGTGGAAACACGACTCGGGCGCAAGCTAACCACCAAGGACTTCACCAACGCTAAGATCAACTCAGCACTGTTCTGGGGGTATTCGCTGGCAAAACGTGAGCGCTTCGAGGAGGGTGGAAGCTATGGAATCTCTATCCTCGCACCTCATGCCCTAAGCGTCTTTGAGATTCTGCCCCCTATGAAAGCATGTGAGAAGACATGAGCACAAGACTTCACCTCGGAGCCCTATGGGTTGTCTCTTGGCGTGTCCTCGATAAGTATGCAGGGATTCAAGATGGACATTGGTCCTATGCTGTGTTCACATCGAAAAAAGCAGCTGCTAAGCACCGGAACTACGTGCTTGACAATCGCTTTGCAGACTCAACCGTGGGACCTAGAAGGTTCATTCCTCGTGATGCCAAGAATGCGGAGGCTGCCAGGTCAAATGACCACACCTAGGTGCAAGCGTTGCTACCACTGCAAGCACATCGATCCTCCTATATGGCCTCACTTGCTGGGGTTAGTAGGGTTGATCTGCGGAATGCTTATCTCCGCTGGTATATTTCTTAGGTGCTCTCCATGAAAGCTCTCCATAGTGGATGAGGTGAAGGCCATCACGACTGTTGAATATCCTTGATAGCCTCGACAAGAGCATCCATGTCATGCTTATCGTAATGAGTCCCTTCCAAAGGAGTCCTCTCCAAAGCGACTGCTATACGGTCTAGCTGCCTCTTGTGGTGCAGGATCATCTCATCAAGATCTGCGAGGTGCTTCTCTTGAAGCTCGGCCGTAAGCATCTCACGTTGCCTAGCAAGGAGCGCCTTGAGTTGAAATACCGGAATAGTCATTTGCCGCCCTTTATCGTAGGAAGCAGCCCGTAACTACGAGCCACCTCTTCCGCTGTCTTAACGTCAGCTCTCACCTCTCGAAGAGCTTTCTTGCCCTCCAGACGAAACGCCCCCCTGGTGAGACCGTCAAGAGTCCCATAGGTGCATCGGAGGATACCCTCCACAAGTGGAGCCTCCTCCTCCGTGCAACCCGTAAGCTCCACAATGACCTTCGTGTAGTAGCTCACGGGAGATCAAACTCGTGGATAATCACGTTCTCACCCTTGATCTTCAGGAAGATCGTCCCAGCATTGCTGAATTGCCAGCAATAGACCCGTCGAAAACGACGCTCACCGGCAAGTCGCACCATTCTACTCGTAGGGGCGCCACTGCGGATGGTGTATCCTTCTCGTGTGAGACCGTACCGTGGGGTGGGCGTGAGCTTCATCTCTACAATGTCCATATCCACCCCTACGTAGATACGTGGGGGAGATTTAACAAAGAAAGAAAGACCATGACTAAGGATCCCTACGCGCCCATCACCGAGGGTGACATCGTTAATGTCACCGGCTTCCCTGAGGTTCCCATGTTGGTTTGCACGAAAGGACCACACTTTGCAGACCTTATATGGTTCACAGCCGACCGAACCCTGCAAAAAGCCAGCCTACCCATTTACATACTCGTCAAGGTTAGGTCGGAGCAAAAGGTCGACACGGCTAAGCCCCATGTAAACCCCAACCTCAGTCGTCCACGACTGGCCACCCTAGAAGAACTGTCACTGGAAGAGCCAGAATTGTCACGGGAAGAACTAATACGCTGTGCCAAGGAGATTGACCGCCAAGATGACTGATCAGAGATACGTTCGGTCTTTCGACACTCAAGATGCGTAAGTCCCTCTTTCAAGCTCTCGCGATGACTGACTCCAACCTGATTGTTGCTAAGTGGGCCTCCTGGTGCGTGTGTGGACGGCTCATCCTAGGAGGAGATAAGTGCCACCAGGTAGCCAAGGGCTCCCAGGCACGACATCCCGAGTGCATAAGCCTCCCACCAAGGCCAAGCCGTAGAAAGCCACTGGCGGTTGATGTAGCCCAAGAGGAGGCTCTTAGAGCCAAGTCAGAGCGAAAGGCCCCCTAGAATGTCAATGAGCCAGGTTGTGTATATGGGCCCCTACCTTCAATTCACGCTGCTTCATGAGGCGTCGGACTTGAGCGAGGAGATAACACGCTTGAGTCGAGGTAAGTTGGACATTGTCCTAGGAGGCGACCACCATGGGAAGAGAGAAGACCTAATCACCTTGATAGTTGCCAACCTCAAAGACTACAAGAAGTTTGGAGTCCAGGTCCTTCGCCAGGATGACATGGGAGGTCCCGCCTACCCCCAAGGCAGTGGGTGGTTGACCCCGACACTGAGAGGTGAGTATGGGGATGAGGTGAGTGCAATAGAGGAGAGATACGGAGTCTCTCTGATAGAGGAAAGAGGAGTGGTACTTCAATGGGTGTAGGTAAGTTCGCAGAGCTACTTTTGATGGGCAGTGACTCCATGCTAGATGCTTCTATGCACCCCTTGATTCGGAAGTGGGATGAGGAGCCTACCGCTATCCAGATTCTAGAGGTGCTCGACCACTGCATCCATGGAGCCCTAGCATCCGGATTTGTAGTCAAAGCCCTTCAGGTCGCTTACGACCTGGCCTGTATACGAGAATCTACAACGCATGAGGAGGTCGTTAAGCTCGCAACATGGAGAGAGGAGCTATGACCTTCCCCTTCCCAATTCTACGTAGGAGTCACCCCCCGGACCTCTACGACAACGAACCTAGTGTGATTGAACCAGGTGTGTGCATGAGACCACGATGTGGAGACGCACGATGGAACCATCCAGAGAAGGGTGAGTTGGTCCTCTGCCAGAGTCATGCAGAAGAAGTGTTCCGTGGTGAGACGAGAGCGCCTCCCCTACGAACCGTTCAAGACTACCAGGGAAGGGCCAACCGCAGTCACATCGTTCCACTGCCCCGAGTGTAGTAAGCACTGGGATGTCAGTAGAGTCGGAACCTACCTAACTCAAAACGAGTCAATCAAAAACCCCCTACAGGAGAGATCCTGTAGGGGGTTTTCAGCTTGGAGAGGGTAGGAGCTTACTTCCCTTGAAGGAAGTGCGCTTTCTCCTCGGAACTCAGGGTAAGCCGCTCTGTGACAACGGCAATAAGTTCCGCAAGTTCCCGCTTACCATTATCCGATCTGAGGTCACTCGGTCGGATGTTCTCAGGCCCTAGCTCGCCACCAACTCGGATCCCATGTTCAATCAACAGAGCCGCCTTCTTTCGAGTGTAGCCCAGGTAATCCTCAGGGGATGCTGTCAAGCGAAACCCGTGAGTGGAATGCAAATCGTTATCCTTTTTTCTCTGGGTTCTCACCCCAAGGCCAGGGATTCCCAAAGCCTTGACGTACTTCCGGAAAGGTGTGGCGTTGTAACGCCAAAACTGGATATGACTCTTGTCGTCATCGTCCTTGGCCTCCTGGACAGGGATTCTTTGGGCCCAGAGAGATGCAAACCGAAATGGAATCATATCTCCTGGGTGATACAGAACCGCGTATACCCCTAGACGTGTGAGGCGCTCAAGTACGGTTTCAAGGATTTCCTTCCCGTTTTCGTCAAACAAAAACATGGGGATCTCCCCTGTCCTCATCGCCTCCTGCACTGAGTTGCAGGTACCACCACGGGGAGTTGGATGGTAACGTAGGACGTATGCGAGTTTGAGATGACCACTGACTCGGAGCTTGCAGTTTGCAAGGGCCGTCTCCTGCGAGATACCAGGGAGTGGAGCAGGGAGATTGGTAGCGGGAGGGTTACGTCTGCTGTTTCTTCGTCTACTTGCCATTAGCTTTCTCTTTCGTTCAATTCGATTGATCGTAGTTTTGCGAGATCAACTGCATTGCAGCACCATACTTCAGGTACTCGGGAGTGTGGACCCCACCAATCTTATCCGGGTGTTTCATTTTGACAATCTTCTTGAATGCCGACTTCGCCCGTTGCAGATCTTCCGTACTGATATACCGCCCCTCAGGCGGATCCACACCCAACGTGGCAAACGCACTACTAACTTCAGGAAGTATGAAGGTTGGAGCGAGGTTAGGGGCCCTAGTTGAAGTGGTGAGCTTCTTGATCCGCTTCAGGGTGCCTATGAAAATGTGGTCTAGTTCAATCCCCATCAAAGTAACTTGATGGTCGACTCCATCTGCGTACCTAGGATCATACTCTCCTTCTGACCGGACATGAGCACGGATAATGTCCTTAACCTGCTCAGTAAAAGCGTTAATGGTCGCGGAAGGGGTTATGAGGGTCTCCTCTACCTGAGAGTAATGGGCAGTGATAACCTTTATGTAGGCCTCTGAAAATGCTTCTGAAAGTTTGGCATCTAGGCTTTCAGCGGGAAGGGTACTAGGAGGAGGCTTAACCTCCTTCTTAACTCTAGCCTTGGTCTTGCGTTGCACCTTTGCCACCAGAGAGGCTAGGGTGGCCTCCGCCTTCTTAGCCTTAGGCTCCCTCTTGGGCTTTACCTGAGTTACCTGAGGTTCAACCTCAGCTTGAACCTCAGGCTTAACCTTCTTTGACCTCTTCCGGGGCCTACTACGAATCTCCTCCTGGACCTGATTGTAGGTCTTGTCCCCACTGTCTAGAGCCGCCCATTGGTCCTTAGAGCAATGGCGAGACACGAAGAGCGACTGACGTTTCTCCCAGTCGGAATCTAGGTTGGGAATCTGTCGAAGCAGAAACCCCTCTTCAGTGAACTTAGAGTCCGGACCCCGCTGCTTGAGGAGTTGGGACTCGTACTTGGCCTTGCCGTGTACAGTTAGGTTTTCGTAATCGTCAAGTAGCATGTTCGGTTCTTGGTTTTCTTGAGTGTACATTTGAACTAGGGTGTCCGGTTTAGGTGGTGGGCTTAGGGCGTGGTTGTGTGTACCAAACGAGGATACGACAGTGTCGATTGAGTTTTGAGGTTACAAGCTCCTTTAGAGACGCTCGGTCGACTACCGTGAACTTCGCCCTCAAGATTGTCTTACAGCTGCCAGAGATAAGCCCGTCTGTAACAAGGTTCTTGAAGAGCGTCCTACAGTACAGGGGCACATGGTATAGCTCGTTGACGTCTATCCCCCCGCATAGAGCCTCTAGAGTCACCGGCTGCGGCTCTAGTAGGAGACGTTTGATAGCAGTCTTCGCCCCCAACATTACTCGCCTAGACCTCTTGGGTACAGGCTCAACGTCGTCATTATCCATCCCAAGAAAGTTCGTCGGTAGTGGCATTCAGAAACTCCGGTAAGGTTGTATGTGAGGTATACACCAGTCGCGAGGTCGAAAGATCACTAAAGTGCGCCAGACGTAGACGATTTCTAACATCACCGTCACTTCTGAAAAGGGTGTAGTACCGACAAGTTAGCGAGGGGGTGAAGCGACTCATGTTACATCCACCCCTCCTGGCCCCCCTTTGAAGGTGTAGAGGAGAGTGAAGGTGAGGACCTAGGGAGAGACCTATGGGGGATGGTCAGACATGGAGAGAGGAGTCAGACAGAGACCCTCCCCTGGTCGTCCTAGAAGAGACAGAGAGAGGAGCCACCACCCTCACACGGACCTTAGCCCCCTATGAGAGACCCCAAGACCCATCATGGGGGAGTGAGGACCTTGGAGAGTCTACCCTAGTCTTCGGTCCTGTTGCCCTGCCCCTTGTGAGTCTAGTCTTTGTGAGTCTTTCTGCTCTGAGTCTAGTCTTCGGTTTGAGTCCCCCAGACCCCATCTAGTCTTTCTGTTCTGAGTCCCCCAGACCCCCGTATACCAAACCCAGAACAGCTCTCTCGCCATTAAAGTCCAGAGACCTTAATTACAACCTTGTTGGTACGGGTTTTGCCGACGACTACAAGATCCAGGTACCTGTAAGAGTATACGGGAAACTAGCTAGTTACAGCCGACCCACATAGAGGCCGTTTTACCGTGCAATCAAGGCCCTAACAACTTCGGAGTATACGCTACAGTAAAGCGTAACGTAGGTCTCGTAGTCGCCTGGAATCGTGTCCTTAGGGAAGGCCACTTGAAAGTCCTTCCAAAGTGACATAGCGACAGACTCCACTTTGAAGTCTTGAGTTCCATGGCGTCTTACATTCTCAGTTGCAGCTTCCGTAGCCCAACGGACGACGTTCATCATGCAACTTACATCGATAGGCTGGGTCACTTCTTGAACCCAGCCCGCCCTTGTTCCCGTTGCCGTCGAAGCTCTTCCCGCTTCTTCTCTCGGATACGGGGAGTGAGGAAGATGGTGTTCTTGTCGACTAGGACGGGTGTTTGGGAGTTGTAAGTCTTCGGCTCTTTCACTCGGCAGCCCCCTCACGGAGGGCGTTGAGGCGGTCCTTTCGGATGCAGTTGCGGTTGTGCTTGCGGTCAGCACGACGGCGGGTCTTGCAGCCATCGCTGCTGTGGTTGGCCTTGGCGATCTTCTTCCAGGTGTTCATGTTGATACCTACGTAGGGGATGAGGGAGGGCTTAACCGGAAACCAACTCTTTGAAAGAAGGTTGCAGGTGGAAGCACCCTAGGACGGTCCCGCTCTCAGAGACATAGCCATGCTTCTCTAGGAAGTGGGCATCCTTCATCTGGGGCCAGCCTACGTAGTGGGCTTCACCTGGACGTCGGAACTCCTGCTCAGCCAGGGAGCGGATAAGACCTGAGTCCTTGATGGCTTGCAGCCGGTCTTGCAGGGAGCCGCCCGTCTTAGGGGTAGCTCCTGCCTTACCTGGTCTATTTTTTCTTGCGGGCATTTGGCTTCTTGGTGGTTTGAAGAGGGATGACTGGGATGGGTACGTACTTCTTCCCGTTCCAGTAGTGCTGAGCCGCCCTGGTCTCCTCTTCGGAGGGGATACGGTAGATGACCTCTTCATGGGTGTGGCCGAGGTTGCAGACCTGAGAGTGGGTTTGAACCACGAAGGTCTCCAGGACCTCAGAAGGAATGACCCCTACCGCATCGCAGTTGGTCTCATCCACTCGGTTGATCCATGAGAAACTTGCCTGACACTTGGGGCAGGCAGGATACTTTCCGTAGGGCTCAGGAAAGCAGCTGTAGTGCCCATACGAGCAGATTGCCTGTACTTCACCTTCGTAGCTCATTTGCTTTTTCTTTCAGGAGCGCTGGGGAGGGAGTAGGGGTTGTAGCCCTTGGCTCGAAGCTCAAGAATGCGAGCAGGAAGCTCAGCTAGCTCGTAGGTAGTGGGCTGGGGATCAGAGACAATAAACTCGTGTGGGTAGAGCCAGGACTCGGAGGCAGCACACCAGTAGGTGAAGCGACCCTCTGGATCGTCTTGCACCAAGTGGAAGGTGCGGTAGGGGTTGGTCTTCTTCATTGAGCCACCACCTCGCAGATCTGCCACCAAGCGTCGCGGTCGCATGTCTCACCGCGTGGTCTCCGGTCTCCGGTCCTCCTCATGACGCCGTCATCTGCGACGGGCATAATGGTTCGGTGCTTTGTACATGTCTTTTGCATGGGATTGCCTCGACCCTAGTTGGGAATGTAGACCTTAACAGCCTTGCCGTTAACAACACGAGCGAAGGCGAGGCTAGCGGGGCCTCCGTGGTTTGCGTCGTTGTTGTACAGGAGGGCCCCCTCGGGGGCTTGCTGCACGGCCTGCCTACGCGAGCCAAAGCAGCGGAGCCAGGTGGGGGCGCTAACCCAGGTGAGCTTCTTCATGTAGAGTCCTACGAAAGGAGCTGGTAGCTCCTTAACTACTTTTTAGAAGGTCTCCATCTCGACCACTTGATCTGCGCGGACAACCAGGTCTGCCTGAGCCATCCCACGCTCTACCTGGTAGGCTTGGAAGGGGGACTTGCAGAGGTAGAGTGTACCGAGACCATCGTCTCCGCCCACGATCCAAGTCTCGTTGTACTTGTTGTTGCAGCCGAGACTCGCCTCATAGGTCCAGGTCTTCGCGCCATCCTTGAGAAGCTTGACCAGGGTTCCGGTTTTCATACAGAGTCCTACGAAAGGGGCGGGTAGCTCCTTAACTAGAATTCTCAGCTAGCTTGATCAGATGAAGGCATCGAAGACAAGTGACCTTTCGAAAGTCCTCGCTCAGCTTCCGGTTGTCGTCTGCTTTTCTGACTAGGGTACAGGCTGGGGACCCTGCGAGTAGGCGTGTGAGTTTTGTGCCTGTAACCCAGCGTAGGCCTCCACTGTAGTGGATCTTTTCGGGGGCCTTCGGGACTACCTTAGGTGCTTCGAGTTTCAGAAGGGCCTCTACGGCATTGTAGTGGGCCTCCCTAGCCAGGATCAGGCGTTGATCGGCTTGTAGCCACGCACTTGAATCTGGGTGACAGCTAGCAAGCTCTTCCAGCTTGCTAGCCATGTGGAATTCCTTTGCGGCCTTTACGACCGCTAGGGTGGCAGACTTGAGTCGGTTCATTTAGCCTTCAGTCCACAATGTTCGACCACTCTTCTTGGGAGGGGAAAGCTTCATCGTTGTCCCCGAACATAAGGGCTCGATTGTACTCGCCAATTTCCGAGGAGTCCAACCCCTGGTAGGTGGGGCGGTCGTTCTTACGGTTCTCAGCAATCACGGCCTTGATGTGTTCGAGTTCCATATCTCTAACTACGGAGGGGATGGGTCAGGGCTTAACGAGTTTCTAGCCCTTTACAAAATCGACAAGAAGTACGCAGCTCTCCCCGACACCCTTGCGAGCTTAATCCCCTTATGGTATACACCAAGTGGTACGAGAGATCAGATAAGAGTAACCATTCGCAGTTCGGTTCTCGGGTCAGCTTCCCTTACCCTTCGGGGTTAAACAAGCAAAGAGACCAATAGTAACTTTCCGACTGGACGCTCCCACTCAAGTCTCAAACACCCTCTCCTCTGACAACTTCATACGCTCTTCAAGGTAGCATCGGGTAGCACTTCCGATGTTTTGTCGTGTCTGAGGTTTTCATCTCGGATGGAACGGCACTCGGAGCAGCACTTACAACCGTATTGGAGGCATTGCCCACACTCATCACAGCGATGGGGCTGGTCTCCAGCGAGGTATGTTTTCTCTTCTTGGGTGGGCATCGCGTTCTCCTACAGGTGGAACTCTTCGTACGCCTGGTCAATGAGGGTGCACCATTCCTCGGGGCACTCTGGGCTCATTGACGCGGACGTGTGGTGGGTGGTAAGAACTCGCACCTCAGCTTCGGGGCACAGCTCTCGGATCCTGGCTACGAGAGCATCCACGTCCTCGGGGCCTGCATCCTCCCCAAGGTAGCTGGGGTCACTGGAGATCGTGATGGTCTTCATGTTGAACCCTACGAAGGGGTACACTCACGATTTAACTTAAATCCCTCACCCTTCCTGACGTAAGGTAGGGCATGACCCTCAGTCTTACCACCAGTATCCATGCCGATCAGCCCTTGTACCAGCAAATCATAAAGGCCGTTGAGGTCTTCACCAACGCCAAGTTTGAGGGGCCCCACACCGTGGAGTCCCCGTCCAAGGGGTCAATCCTGACCCTGACCTGGGACCCTAATGCAAGATGCTTTCTGGTCGAGGGACAGGTGAGCAAGTACACCTCTGTGACGAGGGGAAATGTACTGAAGCTTTTATCTGGGGGAGCTGATCATTTTGGTATAATCCTTGCGGTAGCCAACATGATCCCCCACCTTTACGGTGTCTGCAAGGAAGAGGAGCAGCGTCAAAAAGAGTACGCTGTTCAGGTTCAACAGGGGATGGCAAACTTCCTCAAGTCGTTCGAGTGATCCTCAGATCCTCCAAGTACATCCTGAGCAAGACCAAGGTTGCTATGAGCATTGACAAGACTGATATCTTCTTTGTCTGGACTGGAAAGGTCCCTACCCCTGAGCAGGTTGCAGCGGCTCAGGTTTACATCCAGAAGGAGTTCGGGATCAATTTCCAATTCCCCGAGCCATCAGATGCGGATGTGGAGTACTTCAAGCGGGTCTCTAATCTGACTGAATTGGAGGGGTTCCCACGCTGCTTTAACGGTGGGGTACACAAGGTCAAGAAGGTCATGGAATTCTTGGATGGGCTTGGCATTGGGTCCCGTGTCAACGTGTCAGAGTACACCTACGATGACTACCTCAAGCCTCCGTACAACATCTACTCCCGTCTAGGTGAGGAGCACACTGGGATTGCTGACGCCAAGGCCCAAATCCAAAAGGTGCTCGACCTCCTCCCCGCTAGAGATCGTAAGTACATCCTCTCGACCCTTGGGAAGTAACGATGCACTTCTACGTCTACAGCTTCAAGGATGGTCACTACACTTACGCTAGGACCGAGGGCAGTTGTCGGTCACACCATCCGAAAAGCTTTCTACTGAAATCCGGTTAAACCTCGGGGCTTCCTACACGTAGTAGGGATCACAATGGCAAAGTTTCGAGTTAGTGCGACCATCTACAAGACAGATAAGAGCCCCAGGACGTCGGTCTTTGACGGCCCTTGGAAAGCTTCTCCAGAAGAGGCCCTTGACGCATTCAAGGCGAAGCTTGTAAAGCAAGGGCTGGACCGTAAAGGTCTTTTCAAACCCTTCGTTGCTGAGCAGCTGCCCCGAGGAATGGCACCCGAGGCGGATAGCCGATACGGCTATCAGCGACTCTCTGAGGATGCTGCCACCCAACTCAACCTTCGTGGGTTGAGGGCATTCAAGTAAGTTCTAGGTTAAACCCTCAACCCTCCCACACGTAAACAAGAAAGAAGGACTACCATGACGACCAAGAAGATCATCGTTTCGCAGGAAGACTACAAGGAAGCCGCTCAGGAGATGGTGACCTTTCTCCAGCGCCAGCAGGAGAAGCTAGGGGAGATCATCAAGAACTTGAGCATCTCGACCGACTTCTCCCCTATCACCATCGAAGCCATGCGTGAGGCCACTCAGGAGATGAAGGCCACTCCGGTTCAGTTGGCAAAAATGGTCAGCGTTTCGGTGCAACGGGGTCTCAGCTCCTTCGAGGAAGATAAGCTTCGCTTCCAGGAAGGCCTGAACGAGCGTAAGCAGAAGCTCCTAAACGGCACCCTCCGGATCAACCGACGAGATGAGGCGGCTGAGTGAAGCTGCCGATCCTCATCGATGCTGACGAGGTTGCAGGTGTCTACGCTGCCCTCTGCTCCATGGTCTTGGACATTCACTGTCCTCAGGATCAACTTACAGCTGAGGAGTGGGAGAAGGCCAAAAGCACTTGGGCTCGGCTTGAACACGAGATGAATCGTCGAGCCTTGGAGGAAAAGAATGAGCACACGACCACTGCACACGATCGCTAGAACCAACTCCTCGGTCCACATCACAACCCCACGTAACTCCGAGGTTCTTGGTCTTATTGGGGGTGGTCTCGTACACGAGGGGTTAGCCCTGACCAATGACGAGGTTCGGGCCCTTCGGAAGCTCTACGGGTACGACGAACCTCGGAAGCGTCCGCGCTTGTCTGAGGAAGAGGAGCCTTCTTACGAGGTTCGCGAACAGATTCGAAAGGCGGACAAGAGCCAAAAGGTGGAGGACTTTCATCAGGCGGGGGCAGACCGTAACCTCATCCGACACGCCCAACTTGATGGGTTGCGGCTAGTTGCCTGGCTGGCCAAGTTCGTAGACAAGGATGAGGACCCTCTCGCCTTCCTTGTCAGTGTAATGGCAGACAGCGGGATGGACGTGGACATCGAAGACATCGAGTGGGTTCACGGTACAGCTGACGACCCCCCTGACTTTGACCCACGATAAAGGTGGAACTATGGGTAATCAATCAACATTAGTAAGCGTTCCAGTCCAGCGTAAGGAGCTTGTAGCTTTGCTTGACCTCGAAGCTAGGGTAGTTTGCCTGCATTACGCAATGGATCACAGCCCTGGGAACGACCTGGGAGCAACGGCCATTGCCCTTGCTCACGCTGACCTCCGAGCGGCCATCAAACGCCTTGCGAACCTACGAGGGCATGAGCTGAGCGGCTCCCTCTTTCTGTCTGAGATGCTCGTGCGGCATGCCACGAAACTTCCATGATCTAGTTAACTCCTTCAACCTCCCTCTCGTAGGTACAGGTATGAAGTTCAAGAAGGTAGCTCCTGCGATTCACCTCTCTTCTACCTCGGTCACCTACCGTGACATCTACGGGGGAGTTCATACCTCCCAGGTGACTCTGCGCATTGATGCGCGGACCAAGGGTCGGATTCGGGTGGACCGGGCATCCTTCGGGATGTGGGAAGCCATTGACAACAACTGGCTTGGGTGTAAGACCCTCGTAGCTGCGCGTAAGATCGCAGAAGACTGGGCTACCCGAGCCAACGCCCAAGCTACCCTCAGCCCGCTTGAGTCCTAGATTCAGGTTAAACCTTCTAACCTCCAAGACGTAGTACTCTCCATGACCACCTCCAAGTCCGCTAGCTACCCCTCAAAGACCACTGAACTCACGGTTCTGCGAAAGTTTCCGTCCGCATTTACCTGGGGACGGATCGTGGCCTTCCATGATCTGGGTCCCTACACGATCGCAGGGTTCCACCCTATCTCCTACACTGGGGAAAGCAAAACCAAGCATCTGGACGTCACGGAGTATCATGTGTGGGTGGACGGTAAGGATACCTGTACGGGAGCTAAGAGCTTGGAGGAAGCCATCCTGCTTGGGATTGGCATCCGCAACCTGGGTGCAAACAGTGGCCCCCACATGGCACGAGCTGCCTTCAAGATCCTTCAGTGACCCCCTACCAAAGGGTTTGCGAGCTGCACTTCAAGTTTCTTGAAGACGTTCACACCCTTCTCGTAACTGAGGCGGGAGCAGACCCAGACTCCAAGCAAACCTTTATGAGGTACATGCTGGACCCTACAGGGAACCAGGTAAAGGAGTACCGCTTCAAAGGGGCGTTTAGAGGCGGTGGTAAGCTCTGGATGGACAACAGTAAGTTCTGGATGGGCAACTCCCCCTACTGGGTCTCCTGCTACCCCGAGCACTACGCAGAGCTTGGTGCTCGTGTGGTCTACCTCAACGAAAAGATTGAGGCCCTCTACCTAGCGTATGCAACCAAGAGCCGAGAGCTAGTCCCATGAACAAAGCACGTCGTAGACTCGCCCGAGCACGTAGGTACCGAGACCGGGCTTACATTCCACAAGGCTGGACCATGGGTGGAATGAGCCCAGAGTTCCCAACGAAGACGGAAGAGCAGGTAGCTCGATTCGTGGCGGAAGTCACGAGGCGAGCACGGAAGAACAAGGTCCTTGTTATCACTTGGAACGACCGCATGGTGCAAGACCTTCGGCGTCTCCTCCCCACAGACCTGACCACGGCATGGGATGTGGCGCTCCATGTGAAAGTAGTTTCCCTGTGGGATGCCTTTCACCAGAGCAATCTGGCCCTCAACTTTCGCGGGCACATCACTGCCTTTCCTGCCTCTAACTTCAAGCTGAGAGCTTAAGCAGCTCTCGTCTCTTTCCGTAGGGTTCAACATGTACGAAGATTCCAGGCGACCTCAAGAGGTCAAAGCCTACACGAAGGAGATTCTTGCTCCTCTGATGTATGAAGCCTACATTAGCACCGCCTACAGTAGCACCGAGGGCAATTGGCCCGACTGGTCGGGCCTTCCTGAGGGTGTAAGGAAGTTTTGGCTGCTCAAAGCAAACAAGTCGATAATGTTCCTTGCGCTGAGTGGCACGAGTATCACGGACTCGGAGAAGCACGTAGCACTTCTAGCCTACCTCCTGTGGGATGGTAGCCTGTGGGAGGGCAGTGGCATTGATGCTTGGATGGCAGTGGCCAGACTTGTTCTAGCTAAGTTGAAAGGAGCCTAATCATGGACCCCAAGAACAGAGAGCACCTGAGAGCCCGTCTACTTCAAAAGAATCTCCCTAGCCTGACGGGCACCTGGGTCATTCGTGGGGAGGACGACAACGCAGACCTGGCTGGTCCTCACTATACGCCGAAACTTGGCAAGGTGAGGGGGACCTATGCGCAAGCAGTGGACTACGCCCTGTCCATTCCTAGCTTCGTTTCATGGGGTAGAGGGGGTTCGATCGACCTTGACCAAGAGGAGGAAGTCATTGACCTCGACAACCTTCAGGAAGCCCTTCGAGAGAAGCTCTTTCTTGAGCGTGACGCCCTGAACAGGCGCATCGACGAGATTGAGAATACCCTTCGGGCTATGCCACGAAAGGGGTAACAAGTGATTGAACCACAAGAGAACGAAGAGGAAGCACTCGCTCTTGCCCTTCGACTTGGGCTTGAAGAGTGTGAGCGTCTGAGGGCCAAGTGTCAGGTGCTTGAAGACCGACTAGATTATCAAGACCAGCTTCGGTGGTTGGGAAGGGAACCTGTATGAGCGGTGTAGTTTACTTCAAGGACCGTACGGGGTACATCCGTAAGCTTCCTGCGGACGCCCCTGCTCGCTACAAGGGTAGTGGGGATATGTTCCTGGTAGGCGCTGCTAGCACGACGGATGTTCTAATACAGGTCTATGACAATGGGTGGATCGAGGGGTCTGTTATTGGACCCCCAACCCGCTATGTCTTCGAGCTAGTGTGGGAGTCCTGGGAAGGCGAGCAAGACCTCCGCTCTGCTCTCCTTGCATCGATAAAGTCCTCGGAGGTAGCCACCAAGCCGATCTTGACCCGAGTCTACCCGGTCTGCGACTCGACGAAGGCTGTAGTGACCCGATCTTGTAAGCTTTGACCTAGGCTCCTGGAAGAGTAAAGCCATGAATACACTTCAAGAACAACTTGCCCACCTACGCTCATTGAAGGACGGGTGGGATGAGGACCCCAGGGAGCGAGAACCCGCTCCAGCACCTACCCCAAAGGTCATCGAGGATGCTGAGCGGGTAGCTCTAGCCCTTGAGGCCTCAGGCTTCACGGATGTCACGCTCAGTGCTGACGTCATGGGTGGCGTTTGGCTGGGTGTGAGCCGAGGGTGGATTATCTTCCGCAACAAAGGCACGAGAATTGCCTTGGGTAAGGGATTTTGAACCTCAAGATCCTACAAATTCAAGTCTTGGTTAGGCCCCACCATCCCGACCTCGTAAGCTTTGACCTAGACGACGAGGTATCTAGCCCATTTCCTGTCTTTGGGGACCGAGCTTCTGTCTCGACTCTCGTTCAGGCAGGTTATGGGTTGGGTTCAGGAAAACTTCCCTGGGGTTCCTGTCCTTGTTGAAGAACACTCCCAGCTTGGCTCGAAAGAATCTGGTTAAAGGTTGACCCCGAGGTTACGTAGGATAGAATGAGGGTGAGACGAAGAGAACCTCTTCAATCTGCCCAACCTCCTCAGCTGGACCTAATCAACCTAGCTGAAAGCACTCGACGAGATGAGGGAGAAGTGATTAACTCTCTTGGCAAGCTTGGCGTAACCTTCTGGCGTAACCCGGAAAAGCTAGGCAAAAAAGCCCCTACGTGTCGCCTAATATAGGCTCTCTAGGTTCTCTCGGGTGTGAGTTTGGGCAGACTTAAGAGGCTCTCGGAAGAGACCCAAAGAAAAAACGTAGAAGACGCAAAATAAGTTAAGAGTGATGAAGCTCTTGGCGTAATGAGAATCAAGGAGACTGAAAATGACGATGACAAAGGAAGAGTTGCTCGCGTGTATTGAGAAGAAGGTCACTGACCTTGCCACTATCGCTGCCGGGAAGGCACGGTTGGAGGGGCAGGAGAGGGCCTTCATTGCTGAGCTGCTTGCGGCTCATGGGAAGGGACCCCACATGGTGCTGGGTAAGCCCAAGTTCATCTTCACCAGCAAGACAGGTAACGTCTACATCTCTGACCCTCGCGGTACCATGAAGGGTGTCAAGCGAGGCCCCCGTAAGCCCAAGGTGGCTCCTCCGGTGGAGACGGTGGCTGAGGTTCCGATGGCTGCGGCTGTTACCGCCTCGGCTGAGGAGGAGGCTCCTGAGGCTCCTGAGGATGAGGCTCCTGAGTCGGGTGGCTTCACGGCTGAGCAGCTGGCGGACAAGCCAGAGGATGCCTTTGAGGGCTCGGAGGATGAGGATGATGAGGATCCTCTCGCTGGACTGGACCTCGACTGAGATGACTGGGGTGTAGGAGAGCTGGAACTCTCTCCTACACCCCCTTAGAGGGCAGAAGACTGAGCACACTGCATGGTGACCTAGGAGAGCTAGGTACGGCTTGTTGTGTGGCCTGTGAAACACAGTGCGCTCATTCTCCTGCCCTCTAAGAAAGACCCGATTATGCCGAATCGCGAGGCCGCAAGGCCGTAAGGGCGACCCTCAGATGGCCAAGAGGGGATCAGGTTCAAGCCCTGGATTCGGCGCCTATTACACTCAGGAGTAAAAGATTGAGCCTATTGAATGGTGTCCTGGGAGACCCAGGGACGGCGCATGTATGTCCGCTCATGAAACACAATAGGCTCGTTCTTTTGCCCCTCAGGAGGCCCCAATGCTCTGCGGTTACTGCCTAGGTCATTCAGTACGCTGAGGACACGGCCTACGCCCACGTCGCTCTAGCGGCCTCATGAAGTGTACACCGTACTCTTCCAAGAAGTATTCGCTAGGATCGTCAACGCCACCCAACTGTACTACTGAGTAACCCATGTTCAAGCTAATTCTACGCCCACGATACGACTCCGACAACACCTACCCGAGCGATATCACCATCCTCCAGACAGAGGACGGTCACTTGTCGATTGACTTGGGCGATCGAAGGATTGAGGTAGACAAGAACGACATTAGCAAGCTCAGTAAGTTGCTTGACTTGAGTCAATAGCCCTTAAGGGTTAGCCCTGAGCGTACGTAGTAGAGTGTGGGTCACCTGAGACGTGACCCCTCTAAAACCGCGTGATTATCTTTTCGATTACCGGTAAGAGCCCAAAACCGCGTATTCAGTTAGCGTATGGTCATGGTGCGGCGGTAAACCCCAAACTAAAGACTATCCAAGACAGACTATCCAAGACAGACTAGACTACCCAAGACTACCCCTCTTCAACGACCCAAAATCCCTTTCCTACAGCAACGACCAGGGTCAGAAAATTTCTAGGGGAAATTTTTTGAGGGCCCAGAAAACTCAAAGAGCATGGCAACGAGTTTCCGATTCACTGCAACTGCAAATCGAAATGGCATGGGGGCCAAGAACCCTGGGGTATACAACACCTGCACCTGCCACCCGATACAGTGGGGGGCTAAGAAGGCAGCCCGTCGAGCCCGGAGACGGATCTCCAAGCAAGTCATCCTAGAGGGGTGTGGAGAGTTGACATGAGGGGGCTGACTGCGATGGAGAGTGAAGTGCTTTCTGAAGACTCGCGAATCGAGGATGACGTCTACCTCAATCTTCTCGCAGAGCCGCTAGACCCGTCCGGTGGCGGCAACATGTCGAGCGAGATCGCAGCAACGCGTGAGAGGCTTACCGTGCGCGGTTGCCTGGAGCTATTTGTGTTTACCTACTCAGACGGATCTGACGACTCGACTTGGCGCATCACCTCTCGTGGCCGTCTCGCTCTCCTTTGCCACCAGGCCCTGAAATGAACTACCTCGAAAAGTTGAACGTACGGCTGGATGAGGCTCACTACGTGAGTTGCCCACAAGACTTCAAGGGTGACTTGCTACGAGCTTACGAAGTAGCTGACAACCCCAAGGCTGAGGCAGCGTTTTTCATCGCGTGCCATCATATGGCTTTGTTGGGAGGGCACAAGGACGTAGCCGTGCTCTTTGCGGATCTTGTGACCCTGATTAAGTAGATGAGGAAGCCCAAGCCACGTAAGAACAGAGCATACAGACGCAGAGGCAAGCGTGCGTGGTACGCCGCGATGAAAGCCACCGGGGAGTACCTGCACAGGAAGATGAGGGAGCCGAGCATCACACGCAGTATGTTCTCGATAACCCAGGTGACAGAAGTGGAGGCTACTCGATGACTACTTGGAAGACGACATGGTTGGCCAGGCTACACGTTCGGTTCCGTAAGTGGTTGCTGCCGAGGCTGCACCATCCCATCTGCCCCTTGTACCGGTACGAGTTCATCCGGATGCTAGAGCTATTCCACCATCGTAAGCCGCACACGCGATCCGCCCTGTGGGGTATGGAGGCTCAGTGTTTTTGTCCCAGAGCACTGAAGTAGTAGTTAAGTCTCCAGGCTCAAGCTACGTAGGACTCTACATGGGAAACTACGACGACTGGAAGTGCACGGACCCCCGCGACTCCGAGTACGATGGGGAGGATGAGGACCCCTCCTCCTTCGAGGTCGAGAAAGACTACTCCAATGAGGATTGAATGAAGCCCGTCTATATTTGTAAGAACCTGAATGGTGATCGGCACTTTTGGTGCATTGCCGTTCAAGACTGGGTTCGAGAGGGTCAGGGGCATACCCCTACTCCGTACACTCAAAAAGAGGCAGAAACCGTTATTGGTTACTGGGCTGATCACTGGACTGATCAACGAGGTGCTTACATCCTCGTTGATGACTCTGCCCCTGTTGAGCAGACCGAGCAAGCTATCCTCGTTCATGCCATCAAAAAGAACATCGAAGACATGCGAGTACAGGTAGCCCGACTGGAGGCTATTGCGGACCTTGCCCGAGAGCTTGCTCACGGAAGACCTGTACACACAGAGGATTGCAAAACGGTAACCCTCTCTGAGATGGGGCGAGTTGAGCACGCAGCCCGAGACTATCAGGGTACGGACACCTCGGGTTGGAAAGAATCCAACTGCGACTGTAAGGCTGGGGAAACTTACCGGACCTTGAAGACCCTATGCGGCTAAACTTCAAGGTAGGTTTGAGGCCCATGCAGAAGTACTCCGTGTGTCAAGGGTCCACTCTTAAGGTAGGGGAAGTCATTACTATTCATAGTAATGGTACGTCTTTCAAGGTCATTGTAACAGGCATCCAAACACATACCGGAGGGGGCCAAGTCTACTTTGTAGGCCTTCTCACGGATGTAGGTTAAGCCTCACCCCACCCACTCCGTAGGTCTCAGTATGAACCACTCTCTTGATAAGGTCGGCACCCCCTGTCCCGTTTGCAAGCGGACCATCTGCTTGTTTGAGTTCTCCGGAATGGCACCCTACACTTACTGCTCAGAGTTCTGCGACATAGCCTCAGAGGCTCAGGTCAAGGAGTTCCAGAACGCCTCCCCAGGGGATTTTTGCCTGTACCCCTGCTGTTCCTGTGGGGCAGCTCTTGAGGATGAGTGGGCCCCCACCTCCTGCTGTAGCTCCTGTGACAGGACCGCACGAGCTGAGAATGCAATGAACCTGCTCAAGCAAGCCAAGAGCTTGATTAAGAACAGGCTCACGAGCAAGAAGGCTTATGACCTTGTGAAGAAAATCGAACTGGCTCTGGAGAAGGGGATATGAGCGGCCTTAAAACAACTGCGGAAGAGCGCGCCAGGTTTCGAGGCGCTTACGAGACCTGCGGATTCAGTGATATACGAGAGATGAAGATCCTTCGGGACCTGGAAACGTGTATTGCAGTACTACAGGAAATTCAGAACGCTTCTCACGATCGTAATGGCTACGACATGACACGAGCGATCGAAAAGGCTCAAGCTCTTCTAGCCTCCCGATGAAAGCCTCCCGATGAATCTTACCAAGCACCTAGTTAGAGACGAGTCTGAGTTTCTAGCTCTCTTCAAGGATTGGGAGCTAGACGACATTGAAACCCTCCTTGGGGTAGAGTTCGCGTTCACGGATGGCACGTTCTACAGTGACCATTGCGAGGATGAGGACTACGAAGACTCCCGCACCATCGACTACTCCAAGTACCGGAAGGATGAAGCGGCAAGATTCCCAGTGTCCTACCCTGCTATCGCTACCCTCCTGCAAGGTACGCAAGGCACGTCACTCAAGGCCATGATGCTCGTCTACCCATCGGATTTTGGGGTTGTCCCAGCTGTCCGGAGTCTGACTCTTGCTGAATTGTGGGACGTGGTACCTTCAGCTCCTAGTACGGACATGACCAAGTGACTTGGCTAAAGGCCTGGGACGAGATCATCCGCCGAAGGCAAAACGAAAATCGCATCCTAAAGTATGGTCTCAGCTTTGTATTGGAAAGCCCTAGAATGAGAGTCTTCAAACAACCTGTATTCCTCGGTTCCTCGAAAGAGGAAAGCCTTCGCATCAAGGCTAAGCTCCACTCGCGGCTCGATGACGCCATTACGGCTCTAGGGAGCCTCCAGCTCTCACGTAAAGGTCCTGACGAAACCAAGCTCGACGCTGAGGCTCAGGACGACCTGGACGACGCCCTACTTGACATCCAGACAGCTCTTGAGTACTCCAATTTAAGCAAGCATGCAATGCTACCTGAACGACCGCCTCTCACCCACGTAGCCTGCATTGATATGGAGGGACGTGTCTGGAGCCTCCCACGCCCCTTTAGGCATCACCATGTTCTAAAGAACATGCATGACTACGGAGCTAAGGCTGAAGAATCTCCAAGTAGTCAAGGCTTCCTTGACGATAACGGGCGCTACCTTAGAAGGTCTCAGGCCCTTGTAAACGCTGATCTTAATGGTCAGATCAAGGGTGGGAAGATCATCGGGGGCATGCTCACCTCAGAGGACCTCTGGTAGCAACATGCTCTTCAAAGTAACCTGCATTCGCGCGGCTAACGTCGAAGTGAAGCCCCAATACCGAAGCTCACTCAAGTGTTCAGCAGCCTCCCCTGAGGAAGCCGCTAAGGCCTCCTTCGCGTTGGAGATGGACTCCTCCGTGCGAGTGTATGAGGTTGTAGACATGGATATCCTTAGGGCGCACTACATTGAATGTGGGAAGCAAGTCTACGTAAAGGAGGTAGCTCCTAGAATCTGGTTAAGTCTCCACTGGCCCCCTACGTAGGGTTCAGTATGAAGAAGGTTAAAGACATGAAGCAGGCTCTCTCCAAGGATGAGGCCATGCTCGTCAAGTACCGAGACTATCAGATCACTTTGGCCTCTGGTGGTTCCGTGGAGAACCTTAAGGCCTCCGAGGTAGGTGGGATTATCCACCAACTTGAGCAGTGCATCGAGAACAAGAAGAAGCTCCTGGCTGCTTCCCTGTAAGCCCAAACTAAAGGGAGGTTAAGCCATGGCGGAGAATGAAACACAGGAGGAGCTGGGAGTTCGACTGGCCAACGAGGTCATTGACGAGCTTATCCAGGAAGAGCTAGCGGAGGCGCTAGCTGCCCTCAACGAGTTGCCCAGCCTGTGGCAGGCCATCGGCACAACGGCCGCCCATCTGCGGAGGTGTAAGCACGGCACTCCCGGCTTCAAGAAGTGGGACGCCGTTCTGACCAAGTTCCAGAACGATGCGCACGAAAAGACCTCGCTGGTTCGCATGGCCCTCAGGACTGCCAAACGCGGAAAGAGAAACAAGTAATGACTACACGAGTTGAAACGGTCATGTACTTTGGGAACCAACACAATATGATTCCCGTGTCTACCTACACTAGCCCCAATGGAGCTACACACACCTTTCGTGGTGGTAACTCAGAGAAGGTCTTGAAGGGCGTCCAGGCGATTGAGGACCTTCGTCTGTCCAAGTTCGAGCTTCAGATTCTTCGTACCCTCCTTGACAACCTCTAACATGTGTCAAGCTAAGCGAGACCTTGAGGTAATCACCCTCAAGGGGATGGTTCAATACCATATCGTTATGGGGAACACCCGAATTGCATCCACAAGTGTATGGCTCTCCCAGTGGGGCCCCTTGTTGCCCACTGGGAAGCTTGCGTGGGGTTGCACTCCTGAGTGCTCATCCTTGACAACCTTTAGCTGACAGATAAACCCATGGAACTTTACGGCTGGTACTCAGTAAAACAGAATGCGGTTAGTGGGTATTGCGTGTACCTCCTCGATGGGACAGACACTCAAGTCCATGTAACCGTAGTTTGCCGCAACGAGGGGCACCCTAACACTCAAGGGTGCAACTGGGATGACTACCGGTTTGTAGGTAGGGTGGGTGAGATTGTCACTTCATTTGTAAAGCAAGGATATGGAAGCTACACCTACAACGCCTTCAACTTCTATGCGAAACGATAGACCGCCTCTCACCCACGTAGCCTGCATTGATATGGAGGGGCGTGTCTGGAGTCTCCCAGCTCCCTGTAGACATCGGGATGTTCTCCGAGTCATGCGAGGGTTTGGAGCCGAGCCTAAGGAGGACGAGGAGGTTGAGGGTCGGTTTGAGGGGTTCCTTGACCAGAACGGTCAATACCTCACCCGAGTTCAAGCCCTTGTGAGTGCTGAGCTGAATAGTCAAATCAAGAGAGGTAAGATCTCCGGGCGAGTTCTCACCTCAGAAGACCTCTGGTAACCCCATGCTAATTGATCTAGACGTAGACTACAGTGGGCTTCTGAGCCGTGTGGATACCGGACGATACCTCCTACTCGACTACATGGCGAAACACTACCTGTTGGATACCAATGGGTGGGAGGATGTGGACCTGTTGTGGCCGGAGTACAACCTCCCTACGGGGGAGGAGCGGCTAAAGGCCATGATGGCTAGCATGCAAAACAACACTTGGTTCGAGACCTACGGCTCCTGCGACTCACCCGACCAGTTTCTAACCACGGAGACTGCTCGGAGGATTCAGGACTCACCCTGGCCACTTCTGGTTGTGTTTCAACACATGACTCGGGAATCCTGTGGTGGTTACCGCTGGCACAAGAACGGACCTTATATCGGAGTGAAGAAGCCTCATTACGAGCACCTTGCGGACGAGCCTGAGATCACGGAGATCTACCAATTTCACATTTACCGGAAGCTGGAGCAAAAAGCTAGTTAAAGCTCCAGGACTGCTTCTCGTAAGATAGAATGAGAGGCCCGACCTACGTAGGTCAACATCTAGTGAGGGTGGCCACCTCACTGAATCTCAAGTATGGACTCGGTCCTACTTGAGATTAAACCCTCAACGAACGGAAAGAAGAAGTATGTGTATAATCGTGCGGAGGGAGTCCGCTGTAGAGAGTAAGTAGCCCCCCCCACCACAGGGGTACAATCTCGGGGTAGAGTTCCAAAAGGGACTCTACCTTTTTGGTTCATTTTGTGGTTAAGCTGACCCCTGCATTCTCGTAAGTATAGGTATGAGCATCCACAAAGAATCCAAGCTAGTTGATGGGTGTATCCCGAGTGGGCAGCCTTGCCCATTCTCGGATGAGTGTAAGTTCAAGGTCGAGCGATGCCCAACCCCAGAAAACCTTAAGCCCAATGATTACTCATGTGCGGCTGCAAGGCTGTTTGACCTCATAAGGAAAAAGACCTGATGCGTATTGTTGACTCAGATCCGTTGGACCGAGAATTGATGGGCGTTATCATTCTGAACAAGAGTGAGGCGATTCAGATGGTTCACGACCTGGTGAACATGCTAGCTGACGCTCCAGGTGCTGGGAGCACAAGTTACGCCATATATCGAGCAAAATCGATGCCGATGGCCATGAGTCGTGTCGCATTTGCAATCAAAGATTCTAGTTAAGTCTCTCCCCACACAACCCGTAGGAGTTAGCATGCAAATGAACATGAACATGAAGGGCACCTTGGTCTTCATGCGAGACCTGGAGGAGGACGGGTACTTCCTCTGCTTCTGGGAGGGCAATAAGGTCTTCCGAGAGTTTCGCGTCACCCGAGCAGACGAGAGTCGATTCTTCTTTGAGGAGTGGGACACCTGGGAGACAGTTGAGGCTGCCCCCACCACCATTCAGGAGGCTGAGCGGGTGGCGAAAGAGGTCTACGCGACAGGTGAGAGATAAGACCAGAGGTCTTGATACTAAGCCTTGCATTGGTAAGGGTTGAACCAGTGATCTTCGAGCCAGGCTACTACTGGATCAAAGGTCATGGTGTCTGTAAGTACTCCCATGCCACTGGAGGGCTAGCTTACAACACTGGGGAGCCTACTCACGTTGTGAACCCCTACCAGTTCGATTCAAACAAATTTGAAGGGAACCTCTACATCGAAACTTCGGACATCACCAGACCAGCGTCTGAAAAAGAAGCCAAGTCGTACAAGGCAGCAGTTCGGAGAAAGCTCACGTCTTCAGGCGTGAAAAGAAAAAACTAGTTAAGGCCGTTACCCCAAAGGACGTAGGTCTCTACATGAACTACGATGACTGGAAAGCGACGGACCCCCGAGACACTGACCGCGACTATGACCTCGAAGGAGAGGAAGACCACTTCGAGATCGAAAAAGACTACTCTGGTGAAGACTGATTCCGTGTGACCGTGTACTCCTGGGATACCCAACAGGTGACGGCTCTGCCTTAGGGAGCGTTAACAACGTCTATTCAACCAACCCGGCACGGGTGTAGAGTATTGGGTAAGTGCTGACACCTCGGAAAGACGGGGAAATTTCTTAACTCCTACTGGCGAGACACGTTAAGTGTCGGGACACATGTGAACTAGAGTCACAGAACCAACGTAGGAGCTGTAGTCAACCTAGCAAGTCAAAACGTAGACTCCGGAAGGTAGCCAACCCTCTTCGGACGAGTCAGACCCAAGTAGGATGGCGAAGGGTAAAGCCGAGAGGCGAGCAAAACCCATGCCCCGAATTTGCTGCGGGGCGCTTTTCTTACTTTGAGAGTTGAAATGCACATCCGTGACTGGGTTGCCGTAACCTGAGGGTCTCATCCTTCCTCTAGCCTCGGCAATTCGGAGCACACCCACAGGCCTGATGAACCTGGACGGTTCGGTTCAAACCCGTGTGTAATGGGACACTAGCTCCCACGTCATGTGCTAGGGTTACGGGTGTGCTTTTCAACTTTCCAAGTAACTACAAGCACTTTTCTTCTTCATAGGTCTGGAAGCCAAGCGGTCTAGTTTGAGGAGACTGATCCTCTCTGTGAACTAGGACGTGGGGTCAACGCACGGGAAAACCTAGCCCTGCTTCCAGACCTATGGGGTAGGGGACTTCTTAACTACCGAGGATAAAAATGAGAGATATAGTTGATTGGACCGAAATGACACCAGAAGAGGAGGCGGAGTTGGCGGACAGAAGAATGAGGACGTGCCAGGCATGCATGGGCTTTGGTGGCCACGGAATCTCCGGCACAGCTCAGTGGTCCGAATGCTCCGCATGTGGCGGTACTGGGGCACGACGCTCATCTAAGCACGGGAAAACCTAGCCCTGCTTTCAGACTTGGTTCTTTTGTCTATTGTAGTTAAAGACACCTCCAAGCCGTACGTAGGTCTCTATATGAACGACTCAAGCTACCTCGCTCTCTGGCAAGCTGGAAACAACGAGGGGGACGGCTACATCCCCGACTTCGGAGGCGATGACGTGCATGCAGCTGCCGCAGCCTATGAGGGTGAGGGGGCCACCGTGATCCACTGGTCTACCACGGACGATGACGTGACGGTTCTGGACTACTACGGTGTAATGATCGCCATTGGGGACGCTCACGGTCCTTGGGCTGTCACGATCGACCGGGGTATCTAACCATGCGCTACATTGGAAAACGACGAAAGCTTCGTCAGTGGGTGGTTTGAGTTAAACTTCCTAGACAACTCTTCGTAGGTACAGACATGAACACCTCCTCTAAGATTACGGTTGGCTCCTCGGTGAAGATCCTGAAGGGCTGTAAGGCTAGGAACGTTTCCGTGGGGTCTGCTACGATCAAGGACGTGACCGAGCTGGGGAAGGATTACGGTTACTCCGTACGGGTCCTCCTCGCCTACAATGGACGGCTTATCGCTTTCTACGCGAGGCACCCTAACCGGCTGGCTGACCCTCAGGTTAGCCTCAACGATGGGAACCCCCTCCACAACATCAAGATTTGCCTTTCTTAACGTAATTGGTAGAGTGAGGTTAACTCGAACCTCACTCATTACGTAGGTCTCTACGGACAACTCAAGTTACGATGAAATTCATTACAAAGGACGAACTACGATGAACCCCCCTACGGTTGCAGAGCTTCGCAAAGTGTACTTCGCAGGTTTCTTGGAATCTGCGAGAGATGTAAACTCTAAGGAGGACCCGAGGGATGCAGGATACCGGGCCTTGTTTGAGTTCGGGCGAGCTTACGGGCGAGATTACAAGGACTCAAGGGACCCAACCACTCAGGCCCCAGAATGAAAGTCCCCTGCTTCCAAATTTACCACACTTACCTGGACAATGGTAAGTACCTCTTCTCATCTCTTTTCGCCCCGAGTTGTCCAACCACGGAGGTGGCTAGGGGTTCCGCAGACTCAGTGGTTGCTGCCTACTACGGGCTTCGTAGTTTGTACCTAATCCCTCCACCACTCTGTAGCAACCTCACTAGATTACCGATCCCTCCAACCCCACCATTGGTGGGTATCAAGTAGGGCCTATGGGAGTCAAACTAGCCATTACTCCTGGTGCCGCCCGTGTAAATTCGGCGTACATAGCTCACACGGCTCCCAACATTGTGTGCATCGAGATCGACATGCACTCCAAGTATGCCGTCAGTGAGTCCTCCGAGGATGGAGACCAGGACTTTGCGCCAGCGATCTACATTGAGGCGGACGAGAGAACCCTCCATAAGCATACCAGATTCAAGAGGGATACTCGGGTAGCCTTCCCGGAGTTCAAGGGCTGGAAGATTTACCTCCAGAGTTGTTGTCGCTACACATGCCGTGTAGTTTTGGTTCGAGGAGCGTAGGTTTATTTTTATGCAAGACGTTTTTTGGGTATCCCAGCCGCCGCCAAACATTGGAATTCACCGTAACATCACATCTCAACTAATTTCAATTCAAGGTATCCTTTGTGCTCTCGTCGTTCCGACCCGCGTAGCGATCCTACAGGCTATCGCGGAGAGCCCACTCACCATGGGCGTCCTCGCCAAGCGGGTGGGGAAATGCCAAGCTACCATTTCAAGTCATGTGAAAATTCTTGAGGCTGCTGGGCTCGTCACGGTGACGTGTAAGGGGCGAAGGAGCTTTGTCAAGGCCAGATACAAGGACATCAGGCTCGTCTGCGATGTGATGGTGTGAAACCAGTTAAGAGCCACTCTCAAGAAAACGTAGGTCTCAATATGAGCAATCGTAAAGACTCCCAAGGCTTCGATACGAAGGTGACCTTTCTGGGAAAGGGTTACGGGGTTCGAGTTCTCCGAAACGGCAAAGTCGTGTCGGAAGCTACGGCACCTACAAAACTTCAAATCGGTTCGACCATCAAAGACATGCTCCGCATGATCGACAAGTGCGGGAACCCAAGCGAGATGGCTAGCTCCTCTCGCGACCGCAGAAAGACTGCTTGATGCTCTTTAGAGATATCCCGCCATTCACTAGGTCATCCAGCTACATGGTCAACGTGGGGCTGGATTACCTGTCTGCTCACTACGCTCGGTACGTCATACATTACGGGCTCGACGTGAATCCAGACTTCCAACGCAACTATGTCTGGACTCCGGAGCAAAAGACTCGATTCATGGAGTACTTCCTTCGAGGGGGTACGTCAGGGTTGGACATCTACGTGAACTCCCCAACGTTCCACGGTGGGAACTTGGGTCCAGAACACCCTGAGTCCTGGTGTGTTCTCGTGGACGGCAAGCAACGTCTGGACGCGGCCCTTGGGTTCCTCAACAACGAGGTCCCTGTTTTTGACGGACACTATTTCCGAGACTTCACGGACAAGCCAAGGTTCACTCAGTGCAACTTTCGCTGGCATGTCAATGACTTGAAGACTCGCGAGGAGTGTCTTCAGTGGTACCTGGACCTCAACTCTGGTGGGACGGTCCACCAGCCTGAGGAGCTAGACAAGGTACGAGAGCTTCTGGCTAAGAATGAGCCGTACGCTAAGCCGTCTCACGAAACCATCCTAAGTCAGTCTCGACTCGACCGTCCATCGGTCCAGGAAGAGGTCCAACTGATTGCTGTAGAGCAGGAGAAGTACCGCCTCACGGCTGAAACGCGAAAGCAGAGCCCACCTCCCATCAAAAAGAAAAGTAACAAGAGGTGAACCAAGTTATGTATAGGAGCCTCAGAGGTCGTCTATGTGAGGCACAGAAAGAAGTTAAAGCGCTGAAGGCGGAGCTTCTGGCCCTACGGGAGGTAGTATGGGAGGTCGTAAACGACATGGCTCCCTCCGAGGCCTATGTCTACTACACTCCGCAGAGGGAAGCCCTTCGGGCCGCTCTCGTCAAGGCACCTAAGTCCACTGACCCAGCAAATAATAACGCAGGTTAGTTAAGTCTCCACTCGCTAGTTACGTAGGGTCTAGCATGAGAGTTAAAAACCAGATCGTCGAGTGTGAGCTGACAGAGGAAGACATGGCTGTTCTGAGGGACATGGCCTTCGAGTTCAAACGACGAGCTTGGAGGCTTCTCAAGAACTCAAACCCTGACTTGAGTGGGACGGCTACCGAGTCGGTAGCCACGCACCTATGTAACGACCTGATCAAAGAGGTTCAATTCCGATGAGCACCTCAAAGTTTCGAGTCTGCGTTAAGCTACACAAGACTGAAGAGCGAAAGTCTTACTTCGAGGGTCCCTGGAGGAAGTCTCCTGAAGCTGCCCTTGACTCCTTTACGAAGGTGCTTGTAAAGCACTCCTTGCAGGAGAAGACCCTCTACGAGCCATTCATTATTGAGTGGGATGGGGTTAAGGCTTCAGTTCGAAGTCGGGGTGTTGCCTCCGGTCTTACCGATCGTGGGTTGGTTGTAGACTCCCCACTGAGCAGCAACGAAATGAAAACGGTCCCGTGAAAGTACGTACAGTCAACCACATCCTAAATGACTTGCTGGCAGCTCTCATTGCTGCTCAATGGTCTGGAGGTGCCTACCCAGGACCAAGGTGTTACTGCCATGGGGATGGTTCACCTTGCTGCCCCTCCTGTGAGGCACTCGCAACGAGGTGTGCAATCGATCCTAGACGTACCGCAACTGAGCCGAACGAGCACAAGCCAAACTGTGCCTACATGGCCCTCATGCGGGAAGCTCAAGCCTATCTGGATGTTGAGAACACTCTCGCGAAGGAGAGAGGCGAAGAGCCGATCGAGGAATCTCATCTGAATTGGACTTAGGGGTTAAGTCTAACCCTCAGACCTACGTAGGTGTTTACATGGGCAGCATCAAAACCTTCCGAGTTGAGTTCACTGTTGAGACCCGTAAGGGAAGCACCAAGCGGGTCGCTCTTGAGGGCAAGCGCCTTGAGCCCCTCCTGAAGAAGATCGCGCAGCGTGACGGATACAACGTCCTGACAAGCTACGAAGTGTAGAAAGAAGAAGACCAAATGAAAATCGAGATTTCCCAGGCCGAGCTTTCCGAGTTGATTCTCCAGCTGAAGGCCGTCCAGAGTGACAACGTGCCCAGCAACCCAGAAATGGACGGCTTCCAGCAGAACAGGAAGACCGCTTTTATGCGAGAGTTCTCCTGCTTGGTTAAGGCTATCAGCAGCAAGCATAAGATCTCTGCGATTCGTGCCGTTCGAGCTATGAGCGGGATGGGACTCAAGGAGGCGAAGGATGTCGTGGAGAGTGTTGACGACACGTTCTGGTATCCGCCTCAGGGCTAAGAAATGAGTTTCCCAACGTTCGTCGCCTACCACGAGCATGGTCTTGGTCGTGCAGACAAGTACCGAGTTGAAACCAGCAGAGAAGCTGCAATTCAACACGCTACAACTTACGGCCCTGGTCGTATCGTAGTCCTGGACGAGAGTGGGAGTCTTCAGGTCTGGGTTGTCGAGGCAGTTATTACTTACAAGGCAACCCAGTGTAACCCTAATGTTGAATGATCGGATAGACGCCCTCGCTGCCTACCTCTCGCGTATCCAAGAGATTCGCGAGAGGCGGGAAGAGTACAAGAGAACTGCTATCGCTCTCTCCAAAGAGCACTGCCCGGTGTACTACATGGAGAGGGAATGCTCTGACTGTGCCCTCAACATAAGACTTGCGGTAATGACTCGTGTCCGTAAAGACACTGGGTCTACCTGCCCCTAAATCCACATCAGGATCCATGTTCACCATTGAGAAGACTGAGCCTAGTGTGCGGTACCGATTGCTCTTGGTACCCATCGAACAAATTTCGCCGTCTATGTACAGAAAGGACCGGCTACATGTTACCACCTCTGTGGCTCAGTATGCTACGCGTGAGGACATAGTTGCGCTGATACCTGAGGACCGAATCAGCCCAACAAGCCCTCCGTCACCCGAATGGCACGCATGGCATCAGACCCAGATGGCGATCGATTACCACCGTCGAGTTGACGAGCCTGGATCGGATACCGTACGCCGCCTAGCGAGGGAGCGAGATACAGCTAACGTTGAGGTGAAGGCTCTGAAGGCAGAGGTGAAGGCTCTGAAGGCAGATCTTGAGCGTCAGCAAAGTGATGCTAAGCTTTGCATCGAAGACCTGGAAAGGTCACTCGATTTCCAGACTAAACGTTGCGAGTGGCAAAGGTCAGAGATGGGGGTCCTAGAGGACCGGGCGGCAAAGGCCGAGCGGCAATGCGTAGATCGCATTGCCGCTATTCGACAAGAACAATGCCTTTTGACGAAGGCTGTCTCATTGAAGGTGGCCCTAGATATCGCACCTTGCTCTGAAAATCCATATTGTTGGAGGATTCTCTACAACAATAAAGGGACGCACGGTATTTCAGCAGGTGACCCCTCCGAGGTCCACAGTAAAGTGGCTTCAATCCTAGCTAGATTCGAAAACAGTTAAACCTCCACCACCCAGTTACGTAGGGTTCTACATGACAACCCGAGTAAAGTCTGCTGAGGAAATGGCGCTTGAAACTGAATTCCAGCGTCGACGGAACATGGTGAGCTGCAACGTCCTCTATGAGCAGGGGGGCAAGCGCTCCACGTCCGTTACCCTTACCGTTCTTGGTGTAGAGATCGGTACCCGTACCGAGTTCACCACTCGCGGTAAGGTGTCCTCGGTCCTCATCACTCTCCCTTCGCTGGACCGCCTTAACGCGCTCCTTTCCCTTCCTGTCGCTGGCACGGAAGCTTAGCCACTTGGGTAATTACGGGAACCGGGTGTGGGTGTACCACTGAAGTGTGTCCCGGATCTGGGAAGCCCACCATTCTCTAGGATTCTTGGAGGGGGAGGTTAAAGACCTATGAGTAAAGTGAGGCAATACGTAACCACGGGAGCCAGTTTATACGATACGGACGATCGAGGGTATAGGGTGTACCTAGAGCCAAGGATGGTACCCGACCCCGTTCCTCCTGACTTTACTGACACCTGGGATCTAAAGTCGTCCATTGAGTATGACGGCAACGTTCTTTGGTTTTGGCAAAGGGATGTGGAGTCCAGTTAAACTTCCCCCTCCCATACCCGTAGGTGCTGCTATGTGCGAATGTTATCAAGTTGGAGGTCCGTGGATTGCAGAGGACCCAAACTGCCCTACTCATGGAGATGAGGCTCGATCGCGAGCTACCAAAGCTGCCAGTCTTGAGGATGAGGTCGAGCACCTTGAGGCCGAGGTTGCTCATCTTACGCGAAGACTCGAAGCTTTGGAGCGTGCTGTCTTTGGGAAGACCTTATGAAAGCTCGTAACCCGTTGCCATTCGTCACCCCTCCATCCAATGGGAGCCGTATCCTCCTGGAGGGTACCAAGGAGGTCCTTGGGTTGTTCTTTGGCTCCTACTCCAGGGACTATCACCTTGCGAGGTATACGCCCTACGGTGGAGGCCCTAGAGACACTCTCTGTAGTCAGTACGTTGGCATACTGACCTCCTCGGCTAGTCCCGAAGGCCTCACTTGCAAGATTTGCATCAAGAATGCAAGAAAGATTATCAATGCCTGACACGAAGCCTTGGCACCCTATGGATGCCAACCTAGAGCCAGAGAGGGCCGAGAAACTTACCCCTGACATATCTACTGAAGTAGGTTGCGAGGAGGGGAGCGCTGATACTCCTGAGGCTGGGGTCGGTTTGGAGACAGTTGCGATCGAGATGCCAGTTGTAATGCTGGAACTGAGCGAGGGGTACGAACAGTTCCCGTTGCCGTATGATAAGTGGGTTATCTTGGTGACTCGGTTTACTAGGCTCCACAACAAGCTCAAGTAGTCATGTACAAATACACAGCACACATACGCCTACTTGATACTTCAAAGATCACGTACCGTCCTGAGCTGCATGGAGAGCTTACGCGAAGCTCTGTGTTAGCCACGCGGCTCAGTAAAGCCCTTGCCAAGGTGATTTTTGCCTCCAAAGCCCTCCAACTTCTAAAGACTGAGGAAGCTAGAGCCGCACACAATAGGGCGGTTCTAGCTCTACTCAAAGTGGAGGGAGAGCTGCTCGAAAATGTAGAAAAGTGCGGGAGTCAGAGGCGCTCGGTAACCACAACCCGAACCGCAGTTACTACCACTAATCCAACGTGGCCTAAGCACAAAGCCCCTGACCCAGTCCGTAAGCATGCGAAACTTCTAGAAGCTGTCTTCCAGCCAGGGGATGGCCCACAGGATCTTGTGGGTAAGCTAACGTGTGAGGCTACCCAAGGGAAGCCTCTCGAAGAGCGCTTCTGGAGAGAAATTGTAGGCTTCCGTAGGCTACGGCACGACACTCGTCTCACTGTGGCCAAGAAATTCCTGGAGAGATCCGTGACATCCCAGATTACTCATGTAGCAATCAAGTTTGGTCTTCGGGTAGAGTGTCTCCCCCGACCCAATCGACACCACCATGTGCTGCATGCCATCAACCTCAAGGGTGGTCGCAGAGAAGAGCGTGGGGTGGAGGGGTTTCTCACAAGCGATGGAGACTTTCTCACTCGGGAAGAAGCGTACACGCTTGCGAAGCGAAATGGGCAGTTTGCACGTCAAATGAGGCCAGGTTGCTATGACGGCCCCAAGCTTTTCTCAGAAGACCTGTGGTAGTCGTTAAACTTCCAGCTTGGGCTACGTAGGAGACTACATGTACATATACCTATTGAAGCAGACCTCTCAAGCGAGTTTCGACAACAACGAAGCCTTCGTTGTTCGAGCAAAGAACTTCACGGAAGCTCGCGAAATCGCCTCAAAAGCATGTGGAGATGAGGGGCCTCATCTGTGGTTGGATAAGAATCGGTCTTCCTGTAAGCGCGTCAACCCAGTGGGTAAGTCGGAACTTATCCTGAATTCCTACAAGAGCGGATAACCCTACGTGGCTGCCATAGAAGAATCATTCAAGAAGCGTGGATTTAAGCCTCAGGACATCCTTAAGGTTGCTGAGAAGCACGTACGACTCTACGAGCGTAGAATCGCCCGAGGTGGGTCTTGGGTGCGTATTGACGAGTGTCAAGCACTCCTACAGCTTTGGCAAGGCGTTGTCCGAGGGCAAGGAGAAGTTCTCACGCCAACCCAGATGTGCGAGATTTTGGATGCGGATGACGCAGGTGAATTCGAGGAATTCACCATAGTAATCAAAGAGTAGCCATGCTCCCCCCTACCGTTTTATACTACTCACGCTTTCTGCGAGAACCCGGCCCGGTCTTTGACGCGCTCCGGGTTGCTTCGGCTTGGGAGCAGAAGAGCGTCACAATCTATGGGAAGTCGATTCCGCAGCCTCGCTTGATCGCGTGGTACGGGGACCCTGGTACCTCGTACACCTACTCGGGGCTCAGAGTAGACCCCAACCCCTGGTTCCCTGCCCTGGCCTCTCTGAAGGCTGAGGTTGAGCGAGCTACGGGAGCCACCTTCAACTCGGTACTTCTTAACCTGTACCGTAACGGGTCGGATTCCGTAGCCTGGCATGCAGATGATGAGCCAGAACTTGGCTCGAATCCTACGATCGCCTCGGTAAGTCTTGGAGCTACACGTAAGTTTCAGCTCAAGCACAACCTTACCAAGGAGGTTTTCAGTGTAGACCTAACCTCAGGTAGTCTTCTCGTGATGTCTGGGAGCACCCAGGAGACTTACAAACACGCGGTTTTGAAGACGACACGTCCTGTTGGAGAAAGGATCAACCTGACGTTTAGGCGAATTTTCAGTTAAGCCTCCCGCAAGGGGATCCGTAGGGACTCTCAGAGGCACTGAAAATGTCGGACTATCGAAAGTGGATCAAGAAGGTGGTTGCGCTTGTGAGTAAGCTCGGCTGGAAGGTCGACCAGAAGAACCACTACAAGTTCAAGTCCCCTAATGGCGGCACGACCGTGATCGCGCCTTGTACTCCCAGTAGTTACAACGCCATGTGGACGGTTCGACGAGATTTTCGTAAGGCTGGGCTCGAATTGGACATGAGCAGCCTCTAGTGTATTCGGGACCTTAGCTCAGTTGGTAGAGCTGCGGACTTTTAATCCGTAGGTCGTGGGTTCAAGTCCCACAGGTCCCACTAACTGGATACTGTCTTAGCGAAGGTGTGCACCCTGAGCTATGATCGGACTCCAGCGAGGAGCTACCCGTTCCCACGTAGATAGAGTGAGTCGCCCATCCCCCACTGGACTTGTTAAGCCCAACCGGATGGTCAACGACCCACTTAAACGGTAGAGAGGGGGGCTAGTATGCAGCTAGCCCCCTCTTGTTTTTTCTCTTACGCCTGTGTGAGACTGGAGGTGCAAGTGTCTAACGTAAACGAGGTTACTGGTACTGACCATGACGGGCTGTGTGAGGAATGCGACACAACCTTGACGCACGAGAATCTCATTGAGAGCAGACTGGGTTTCTACTGTTCCGAGACATGCAAGGCTACGGCAGAGGACTACCCATACGCCCCTTACCGCGAGGACTTCCACGCAGATTGAATGCAGCATGTCAAAAAAGAACGTGAGGCAGAAGTTCAGGGACTTGGTCTTCACTCGGGACAAGCATGTTTGCCGGGTCTGTAGGGCCTTAGGTGAGCTAGATGCTCACCACATTACAGATCGCAACCTGATGCCGGGTGGGGGCTATGTGCCGGGGAACGGAATTTCCCTGTGCAAAGATTGTCACTTAAAGGCAGAGCATTTCCACTCAACAGGTGAGAGCTTGCCAGGGTTTTCTCCAGAGGACCTGTACCAACTAATCGGTTCAAGTTATGCCGAAGCTCTTGAAGCTTCGAGACTCCATGAGAGATTTAAGCACCTCTCTGGTTAAGCCGCACTAGCAGAATCCGTAAGGCTTTACATGACCGACTACAACCTATCTAAGATCGATCAACTCTTCGTGTCCGGTTTGGAAGCCCACATCGAGATGATGAAAGCTACTCCTGGTGAGGATGGCGTTACGCGTCAACTCGAAGCTCAAGCTCTTTTGCAGACGTTCAAGACCTTGGGGGCAACCCTAATCTTGCGGGTTGTACACGATGCACTAGCTGCGTCTACTGGGGAGCAAGAACAAACCATTGGTCTTGACTCGGCTTCCGTGGATTGGCACTTGAACCAACTCGTCACAAGTCTGGGTCGGGCACGAACAATTACCTCGAACTTGAGTCGACGCACTGCTAGTGAACTCCAGGGTATTCAGGCAAAATGGTCGAGCATTCTATGACAACAGGAGGTTCGCCGAACCTCCTTCAACCCCTCCCAGGATTTGGGTTTCGGTCAACGCCAACACAAGGGGGTCTGTAAGTCGTGCCACCATGTGATGTTGGAGGTGGATGGGACTTTCTACCACAACGCGGTAGCTGGGGATGGTAAACCCTACCGGTGTGAGTACGTACGTCAGGGTAGAACCCAATTCAAATTCGGAGACCCTGAGGTCCTACCGTTCCTCCGTAAGCGGGACCGTCGCTCAAACAAAAGAGCCGAAAAGTTCTAGTTCCAGTTAAGCTCTCACCTTGAAGGTCCGTAGGTACCCATATGGAAGACGAGAGAGTTTGCAACTGGACGATTGACTCCGAGTAAGACAAGGAAACTAACATGGAAAATCGAGCCACCCACCACGTCACCATTGATGGCGTTGAGACGACCCTCACCTTCGACTCGTTCTCTCAGGGGAGAGGGTACCAGTACCTGACCCCAGGGAACGCTTCTAGTCACGCCTTCAATTGGCCACTGACCCAGCAGCTTGGTCGCAAGTTTTCGACCAACGGCCACGTTTACCAGGTTCTTGATTGAGGTTAAGGACCCCTTCAACCCCTACGTAGAGTGGGACATGGAATCAGTAGAAATTACCTACAAGGACGATCCTGTCTTTGAGTTTTGCGAGTACTTGCGCAAACGTGGGGGTTGGGTTTCGTGTGCGGTTATGGCTAGGGGCCTATCAAATTGGGTGTCCGGCTGCTACGCAACACCTAACTTTGCGCTCCAGGCGGCTATTCGAGAGACCTACGGAGATTAGAGATGGCGAAGCGATTCCGTGACGGACTAGAAACCGACTTTTACGTTCGTGTAGATGGAGGTAGTGAGACAGACTACGAGTTATTTCCAAGGGAGACAGCAGCTCAGGCAGCAAAAGAGTTCTTCCTGACGTTCTACTACGGCAACAATATCCAAGCACCCCAACGATTTCATGTACGGCATCCAAACGGCACTGTGCAGACTTTCGACGTCAAGGCTGTAATTGAAGTCACTGAGGTAGCTTAGCCTTGTGGGAAGTCTACTGGGGAGTTCTTGGGGAGTGGTACCTAGTAGCCTGCAACTCCGAAGAAGAGGCCTTAGAGCTACAGGACGACCTGCTTGGTTACGCTGGCTACGTGGACATTGAGGTCTACATTAGGCCAGCTCTACCCGTGTACTTAACTCGTTACGCAAAGCTACCATGATCGAAGACTCCCGCCCCCCGTCCAGCGTTCGATCTGCTACTGCTCAGGAGCTTGCTCCAAAAGCGTACGAGGTTTTTGTCTCTAAGTACCCAACCACAACTCCTATCTTGGGGTGGCCAGACCTAGCTAAGGCCTATCGACGTTGGTGGGTATTCAAGATTGAAGCTGCTTTACAGCTAATCTCGAAAGAGCAGCTGAGGGGAACTAACGAGGGTCACGTAGCCAGACTTACATTGCTACTTTGGGATAGGTGGGAGGACTGTGGCGCCCAAGGACCGTGTTGGATAGCGGTCGCAAGGTCCCTTTTGGGTTAGGAGTTCGTATGCGATGGTATAAAAACCTATCGAAGTCCCCAACCGGTACACGGATTGTGTACCGGTTGGGAGGGGACGACTACTTCTCTGCGGAGATTAGGGTAATCAGTAGGGGAGTAAGCGTGAACACCACAAGCATGAACGATGCCTACCTCCGAGAGTTTCGAGACATGCTCCACCTTGCCAAATGCCAGTACCAAAAGCTAAGTCAAGGCCTCCCGCCTTTGACCATAGTTGAAGAGAGAGACGTCCTAAGTGACATGCTCTCTCCGGTCATACTTGAGCCGGTAAAGGCTCAAGTATGAGGGCTCTTAACTTTGAGGAGCTAGTGCAGGCCTGCAATAACGTTGGAGTTGACCTCCAGTGTGGAGCTTGCGCAGCCATATTTTTCACTGGGGTTGGGCTACCTCACGACAATCACACCTGTAAAAAGAGCGATATCATGAACATCTGGGATTCTAGACCGAACATTGGCGATGTGGTTTACCTGGAAGGGAACCCGCATGTGGCCATGACTGTTGTGGAGGTAGACATTCCGTTCCCATCGGAGACTACCAACGTAGAAAACAAGGCTACCGTTTTCTGGTTGGACACGCGTAGGGCTCCGTGTAGGGCCATCTTCCCTCTCGTGTGTCTCGCAAAGTATACGACCCGCTAGAAACTAGTTAAGGCTTACAGGACTAGTTACGTAGGATTAGACATGGAAAACCTGAAAGTTTGGCTGGTGTTCTCATCTTACGGGTACGGCGACGGCACCAAAGTGGAAGCTGTCTACACTTCGGAAGAATCTGCTCGTGCCTTTATGGCGCAACGTAACCGCGAGTATGTGGACAATCTCGTGGGTCCTGGCACGTTTTGGGTTGAGCAGAAAGAGGTTCAGTCGTGAAAGACACTTACAAGGATAGTTGGAACACGTCCTTCCGACTGCTCGTGCAACAAGAAGGCGTTGTACGAGGAGAAGAAGATTTAGGTTAAGACTGAACCCTCCTCCACCGTAGGGGTTCATATGAACAACCTGAAGATCTCCGGAGACCAAGCTGCACTTCACATCATGCTCGGGCCGGGCTCTGCTAAGGCCAAGCAGGCAAAGCTGACGCAGCTTGCTAGCAAGCTGCGGGAAGTTGTGACCAACACCATGCCGTGCCCCTCGTGTGATCACACGGGACCGCATGAGGATAACGGTTCCACCCGAGAGTTGACTTACCTATGTGTCCAGTGTGGAGAGCAGTGGGATGCAGAGTAGCTCAGATGCAAGCATGAAAGGGGCGGAGCTAATTCCGCCCCTTTTTCGTTCCTAAATCCAACCCGTTGGTGTAGTAGATTAAATGAAGTTCCAGTGGACGAAGAGTGTGACACGCCCTCAGATTCGAAGGCTTGTGGTGGCAGTGACGTCGCTAGATGACGGTTGCTGTGAGAACCACGAAGAGCTTACGGAAGAGGACCTAGAGAACCTCAACGTGGAGTCAATGCAAGAGCTACTTGCAGTGGTTCGAGAACGAGACACCTTGAAAGATAGGGTAAATCTTCTGGAGCTTACAGCTACGCCTTGGTTGAACAAGCCACTCCCAGAGGACGATGAGATTATAGCTGCCTTCCCAACTCGCTCAAATCGACATGACCTCTATCAAGAGGCTGTGCGGCTTGTAGGGGCTAGGTCCTCGAAGGCGTCGCTTGTGGCTCTGGTTACTTGGCTACTACTTCGTATCGAGAAAGCAAAAGGGTAAATACTATGTGTGTCTCTATACATGCAAGCGAAATGCGTGCGACAAAAATCTACGCTGGTGAGGCGATTCGAGATGGAAAGTACGTACACGTACTTTCCTACCAGAACGAAGCCGTGAGCTTAAGCTCAGGTCCAAACGCCATGATCCTACCCATCCCAGCAGTAGGAGAGTTGGGACCTAAGAACGCGATCGACACTCGACAGTTCCCCAAGTTCATCGGAGACATAGCCGAGACTACTAAGCTCCCTATGCGTAGCTTTGGGGGAAAGAGCCTACATAGTGAAGCTCAGGCAGCTCAGGTATTTGACGTAGGGAACTACACGGTTGCTTTGGGCTCAAGCATTTGGAATGCCCTGGAAGCTTGCCTTTCTATCCCTACGGACAAACGCCCTACTGGAATCAACCCAGAGATAGTCAACAACCTGGCCAAGCTTTACAAGGATTGGTCTTTCGCAATTTGTTGCTGGAAGGGTGACATCAAGCCAGAGCCCCTGCTTTGGTGGTTTGAGCCCAAGTACCCTCATGTCTTGTTTGCCCCTGGACTTGACGCCCATGACGGCAACCCACCTTTGGCAGGATCTCCAGTACCTGTAGATACCATTATCACCTTTGGCTCTACCCTGAAGCCGACAGGGTTTGCCCCCATTCGGTACTCAGGGAAGATTCCCACAGAGGTTGCAAGCCTCCTACCGACCTACGCGGTTGGTCAAAAGATCAACTCGCTACTCCTCAACGGTGACTACTCTTACCCTACGGCGAACTTCACCGGGACTGTAGGGTGGGACACTCTCCCCTCCCCAGCACTTCGAGTTTTCCCCGAGTGGGGAAGTAAGGGGTCTGCCTCCACCCTGAAAGAGCTTACGCTTAACTCCTGGTGCTAGAATTTAGTTAAGCCCGGACCCTCTACCTACGTAGGTCTCTATGAAGGGCAGGTTCCAAATGAGTCTTCAAGGTTATTACGACAACTTCCGCTCGGGTTACTGGGCAGACTCTGACCCCTCCAAGTGCGCTTGTCACGGTCACGGTTACGCTCTTTCGGAGGTGGATACTTGGCACGAGTGCCCCATCCACCATGTGAAGGGGCAGCGTCATCCGGAAGATGATTGCGATGGCACGGAGGAGGGCTGCTACGAGGTTGAGGCTGCTCCAGCCTACAAGCCAGAACCTGTAACGTTCGATGACGATTCTGTTCCGTTTTGAAACTTAAGAGGGGTGGTAGTTAGTACTACCACCCCTTCTTTCACATAAGGTAATGTATGGCAAGTCTGAGTCCTGACTGGGAACCCTATCTTTTTACGAACAGCGTCCTATTTCGTAAGCGTGATGCACGTAGTAGTGCCAAGGCCGGGAAGGACTTCCTCCGGTTGTGGGGGCATGTGCAACCCACTCCTAGTTGGTTGACCCCACCTCCCCTCCCACCTCTATCGAAAGCTGCTGTAACCAAGCTGACTCAACTTTTTGAGCTAGCCAGCTCCGTGGTAGTTGTAAGGAGCCCTGTCTCAAAGAAGGAGGGCACATGAAGTACGAAATCAAGAACGAAGTCAAAGACAAAATCAGGGACGTCGTCTCCGATTGGATGGGTCTCAACCTAACCGAAGCTCAAGTGGAAGAGATTCTGTGTCCCCTCCCTCCGAGGCGAAATCGAGGAATGGGGTATCAGCGATACCGTGACCCGAGAGAAGATCGGGGACTTCCTAGCTCGGAAGATCGTAGGTCGTTCCTGGCCTATGAATGGGGAAGACCAGAAAGGCAAAGATGCCTTCTACGCGTCCTTTGATACCCGAGCCAAGGAGCTTGGGTATCAGCTTCGTAGACAGTCCCAAAGGGCCAAATGAGTAAGTACTCAGTTACGGTTCGTCAGTTTGAGGACCAATTGGTGGAAGCAGAAGCTCGGGTTCGTAGGTTGGAGCTAGAAAACGAGGAGCTAAGGTGCTACATCAAGGACTACAGGATCAACCTGCAACGTGCACTAGACAACCTGCAACGTGCACTAGACCTTATAAAGGCTCCAGGTGTAGGCTTAAAGTGAGTACTTCAACTACCATTGACTCTCGTATTGACGGCATTCAAACCAACTCCTATCGTGACTTCCATGCTCGCGGACTCGACTACCTCTGTATTCGTCGAGATCTTGAGCTAACACTCAAGGTGTACTTCTTCGATGGGGACGCGTCGAAAATTGGCGAGGTCGTAAATCCGCATGACCATCGTTATCACTTTGAAAGTCGTGTACTTGCAGGAGAGGTAGAGAACGTTATCTACTCTGAGACGAATGAGCCAGCCGAACACTTCGACTTGTTCCACTACACGACTCCGCTCAACGGCTCGACACAGCCAGGGTTCAAGTATCTGAGAACCGCTCAACTCAAGCGAGATCGCACGGACAACCACCAAGCTGGAGCTGTCTGGGACAGCAGGTCGGCTGCAATCCACACGCTATCGATCCGTAAACCTGGTACCGTTTTGTTCCTTCGTCAGTACGTTGACGTGCTTCCGATTGGTACACCAACCCGAACCTTCGTTCCTGCTGACCGTGGGGCTCCATCGTTGCAGGGACTCTATCGACGCTTCACGAGAGACGAGATCGTAGCCAAGGTAGCAGAGTTGGAGGCACGTACAGGTAAGACTGTTGACGACCTCCTTAGGCATACGGTGTAGTATCGGTATGCCTCAAGACTCAGCTTTCAATAGGGTTGTACGAGTGGACCATGCGTTGTAAAGATAAGTGGCATGGGGAACTTGTACTGACGTTCCAACGACTTGCAGGTAAACCTCCTAAGGGCTGTCGATGGAATCGTGCTTGGAGACGTAGATTACTCTCAAGCTTTGACTACCACACGGATGTTGCTGCGAGAGTTATGGCTGCGGAAATGGAGCGGGTCGAGAATGGCCGGATATTGAACGACCTAATCAGCATGACTAAAGCCCATTGGGACGACACTCATGCTGTCCCGTACGACCTAGAAACTGCTGAAGGTTTGTACCTCAACTATGACTACCAAATCGACTAAACCAGGCGAAACCATCAAAGTTGCAGTAGCCAACAACGTCCTTCTAGAGGTTCCCATTTGGGAGGCTCACTTTCGAGGATCCAATTGGATGGCTGTAATTAACGTAGACGGGTCCAGTCCTGGAGGGCTGAGTCGTAGGTTTATGCCAAGGGGTAAAGGGGATTGCTTCTACTTGATTGAGCAACTCCAGCTCTTCGACCCGATCGAATTTGGTGCGGACTACACGACCTCGGTTGGAACTAAGAAACGAGACCGTTGGTACGGTGTGGTCACTGCGGTCACAGACGGGCACCTAAGCATCGAGAGGGCCTCGACAGGGGTAGCGGCCGTCCTGAGAGCCAAAGAGGCTAGAGAGTCCCCTAGAGATAGAGCAATGGCCCTTCGTGAGACCCTTCAGGCTCACCTAGACCAGGTGGTTGCCATTGAGAGGGAAATTCACGAGCTTGACCGGACCCCCGTGGAGTCTGAAGTGCCAGCAGATCTACCTACGGTACCGTTTTCCGTAGAAGACTACCAAGCGCCTGCGGTCCCACCTACAGCTGAGCAGCTAGCCGATTTGTTTAGCGAAGTCGAGCGTACAAAAGATTGCGTTGTGAGAGTTTGGGTATCCCCAACGAGTGTTCGAGCCTTGAAGTCACTTCCAGGCTTTACCCTGTGCTCTAGCCTCACCCCTGAGGTCTTTGGAAGTCTCTGGGGAGCAACGTTTTTAGTATCCCCAAAGATCCCACATGGGAGGGTATACCTTACCCCAGGCAAACTTGAGGATGCCGATCTGGTACCAGAGTGGACCCCGGTACCAGAAGAATTGCAATCTTGGGGTTAAAGATTCCTGACCCTCTCCGTAGGGTAGAGTATGAAAACCACCACGAAGTTTACGGTTGAGCGCGACGGGCGTGAAGTTACCCTCCTGGTGGAGGCGGATTACTACCCTGGTTCTCCAGGAAGGACCTACGGACCTCCTGAGAACTGCTATCCCCCTGAGGGGTCGGAACTCGTGATCTCCAAGCTGACTCTGAACGGCCAGGTTTGGGATGACGCCCTCACGGATGAGGAAGAGGACGACATCGTTAACACCATGTTGATGGAGGCGGACGCCGCTGAGGAGGAAAGTCCGGAGTACGAGGAATACGAGTACGACGATCCCCCCTGCGAGGACTACTGCGACTACGAGTGAGCCTCAAACAAAAGCCGAGTGTGGGAAGTCCCACACTCGGCTTTTTACGTACTGGAAAGAAGTATGAACCCTAGGAACCCTAAATCCAAGTCGCCTCTTTCCTCCTCAGCCGAGGAGGCTCGTGAGGAGCTTCTGCATAGACTTCACACAAAGCGAAGAAGGGGGAGGTTGCTAGAACAGATCTACACTCTCGCTGGGGAGCTTCTGCATTTCAAGAAGACAGTCCCCAAGAACGACTCGCACGGATTCAGTGGAGGGTTGGTTGGACATTCGCTGCTCGAAGAGCCTCTAGGATTTTCTCGGCCTGGTACTTCACGAAGCCAGCTTGAATTACATCCTTCGGGGGGAGGTCTAGTCCTTGGGTAAGTAAACAACTTACCGTCTCCTGGATGTAGGACTCTCGTATACGTTCTGAATCTACCGCCCACACCCCATCAGGGCTCGTAAAGCCTACCCTTGTGCGCGATGGTAAGGTAGGGTGGACTTTGGATGCACCATGAATTCGGCATTGCTCTGTAAGCTTAGTGAGGAATTCCTCGAAGGTGTAAGTGCTCACTTGACCAGCCTTGTATTGGCTACAACCATAGCCTCTTTGTGCGTTAGACCTTCAAGATAGCCAGGACTAGCCCCCACAACCAAGAAGTTACCGTACATTGCTCTCCCGCTAGGTACGAAGCGATTGAACGGTAGGCGCTGAATGTCTCTGTTTGAAAGGACACTGAACACCCCCTCTCGAATAAGCTCTAAGTTTGCACCACCAAGGAGGAAGTGAGCTTCCTGGAAGAGACGACCGTCACGTCGACCTAAGTCAACGATTTTAGGCTTATCGCCAACTCGGTATAGTACGGCCTTAGACTTGGGACTAGGAGTTGAGTTTAGGTTCGGGTTGGTTTTATGCAAGTCAATGCCTCAGTCTCGATCTGGTAGCTTACCGGTCACTGCCAACAACACCCAGGTTGCGAACATGAGAGCAAGATACATGGCCGGAGGAATGAAAACTACGTACCCTCTTACCATAGGGATAACGCCTACGACAAGGAGAGCTACTAGGAGAAAGTTGGTAAAGTACGCAACAAAGAAGGTTGAGATGACCCACTTAACAAGCGCATCAGATTCAGCCTTGCTTTGACTCATGGGTAACGGTTACCTGTCCAGGTATTTGTTGTAAGATCCCACTCCATCGGGGTGTCGATAATGACCTCTGGGTCCTTCCGCCAGGTAGAGAGCCGAAAGGTTCCTCTGGGGCCTATAATCTGCCTAGTCTTTTGACTATCTCCTGTATCTAGGTTGAAGAGACCAACCCAAACCCGTTGAGCTACTGGTAAAAACCCTTCTCGTGGGGCAAGCTGTTTGGCTTCCCATTCGAGTAGCTTCTCTATGGTCACGTCAGCAAACCCTGGTAGTTCTTGGATGTTGCGGTACCGACACTCGAAAAGCTTTGGGCGGAGCTTTAGCGCGTCAATAACCGCCTGCTTGCACTGAGGGCACCAGGTGCTGTCATTCAATGGAGCGTCACAACCATGCCCACTTCCTTGGTAGCTGTATCGAGTGCCGCAATGAGAGCAGCGCTTGAGCCGATGAGTTGTCATACACTCCGTTACACCAACTTTGACTCAAGCTCCACTGGAGTTGGCTGAAAATTAGGTTGAGATGCCGTAAGCACCCAATTCAAGTAGGCGTCATACCCGATCGTACCAAAGGACTTCCACGCAAGAGCTTCACGGGAAGGCTTCTCATTCAGGTTCGGCTTCGGGCAGTCGGGTCGAGTAATCATACCAGTAACTACGAACATTGGACTCAGCTACTTAACTACTTTATAGGTAATCTACTTAGCACATGCAGAATAGGTGCGGTTCGACACGCCTAGCCACTTTTGCAGTCTAATGTAGAGCTTCACCAAAGGGGTTGCCCCCCAACGCACGGGTCTAAAGTAGGAGCCGTAGTAAAATTCGTCTAACATCCGGGACTACTTACGCTAACTCCGCTTGGTAGTCAAATGCTAGCATGCAGAAAGGCCTACCCGTTTTTAGGTAGGCCTTCTTCCAGGCAGGTGAAGAGACTTGTGGTCTCTTCCGAGGAGCCTAACTCTTGATCAGAAAGCTAGGGTTCCTCTGCAAGCGGACTCCCTCCGCACGATTATATTCATTGAGGTCTCTTTCATCGCTACAAGGTTAACCTCAGGTAGGACCGAGTCCATACTCTAGAGGTGCTCTGGTTAAGGTGGCCAACCTCTCCAGTCATGTTACTTACGTTCGTCTCGTCCTACGCTTTAACCAAGATCTTCGATTTTATCACCTGCGGTTAGCGTCTCGATCGTGTCTAGGATCCAACGTAGATCTCTACTGGGGGAGTTTAGCTCGATGTCAGACCTATCTTCAAGGTTTGAGCCAGACAGTCGAGCAGTCTCAGAAAGGAAGCAAAGGTCGAACGACCAACTTTTGGTTGACCATTCTGCTTGAACTCCACCCTCTGGCGTTGGGTAGATGTAAACTCTGGCCTCTAGGATATCTTCCACACGGGGGAGATACTCTCGTGCTGTCTCTACAGCTGCCCTCGAAGGTGCGAACCCCCAGCCATCTAGCCACCCATCTTTGAGCTTGAGCAACTCAGTTAGCTGAGCGTTGATCGTTTCCAGGCTCATGACTTACCAAGCTTTGCTAAAGCCAAGGAGTAACCTTCATGTCGTTGACGTTCCAACTCCAACTGAGACGCAACGTCCCAACCTTCGAGAAGGGCTGACTCAAGTCGAACGATAGCCTCATCCGTGCTCGCGAGAAGCCTGGAGAGCCTTTCCACTGGGGAGCCGCGTTGAATCAACCTTGAAGTTACAGTGACCATACAATCCCCTACGGGTTCGAGGTGATCTTGCTTAACTTTTCTTTCAGCTCTTGAGCAGAAATGTCGAGTTCGATCAAGCTGCTAAAGAGTGCGAGAACTTCGAGTGTCTTAGAGTGACTCAAAGTAACCTCGTCGAAGGCTGTCTTTGTCGTAACCGCTAGGTGCTTCCACCTCTCGGTCTCGGATCGCCAGTAGCTAACTTGGGCGCTTTTGTACATGTAGGTCAGCCCGATAGTTACAAGCAAACCAGCGAAAATCAAAACTACCACTTAGGCTTCTCCTCTAGACTCAGGTATGTACCGTGAAGTTCACCGAGTAAAGACACGTCTGCCGGATCCCGACTTGATGATCGACTTGGGCGATGGTGACGCGTGTTGCCATCCAGCAGCTAAGGCAACAGACTACGATCTGCATCGGAACTAACCTCTGGACTCAAGTATACCTCTGCCGGGTCCTCTAGAATCAGACTCAGTCTGGACCTACCTCGAATTTGAATAGGCGGGTTAGGTCCTGGACGAGTCCAATCTAGGGTCTGAGTCGCCATTGTAGCTTCGAGGTGGTCAAGGTCCCACCCAGCAGCTAAGGCCACAACAACGCCGACCCGAATCGCAGACAACTTCAGAGTATCACCTTCGCGGGGGTACCAGCTAACTACTGGACCCCTCGCATACTCTGGGAAGGCTGCGAGTACAGCGTTAAAAACTTCAGGGGGCAACTTCATTACTGGCGGGCTCAACTTCCTCGATGTCGTTGATATCTGCCATACACCAGTAGCGACCTCGACCTACCCAAACAATTTGAGGGTTTTGTGCGGGGACCGTTTGACCGTGGAGGGGGTAAGCATCACTGCCAGGCATAAGATGATGCACGCGCACCTTACGTCGCTTGGTGTTGATCACGGGGTCACCGTAACCCCCTCGACCCATGTCCACAATCAAGATGTCAGCCTTAAGGGTCACAACATCCCCCTTCTTAAGGGGGAGCTTACGCTCGTCATGGTAGCCAAGGTACTTTTTGGTGGTGCTCATAGAGTGTAGTACGAGATGGAGGGCTAGGCCCTTAACCTAGATCGACGGAGACAGGAAGGGCTTGATTTTTTCAGACAGGTGCTGTAAGCTAACCCTTAGAAACTCTAACTGAAAAGGTATTTGTGTACTCAGAAGACGCGTATATTTCCGTGGGTCGACCTGGAGCTGGATCTTGCGTAGTGCGGGCTAAAACGTGGCCTGGAGACGAGAAGCTAATAGAGAGGTTCTCCCGGAACTATCCACCAGGCACTATTATCGCGCACAAAGGTTTGCGATGGGTGATTCGGTCAGGGGGAGCACTGGAGGCGGTGGCAGCGACCCCAGCCCTACCAACGACCGTGACTCCGAGCTACGTACCTCCAAGCCCCCAAGTAACTGGACCTGGACCTGGACCTCAAGTGCAGCAGCTACCCGTCCAAGTTGAAGTTGACGAAGAGTTCTTGCTTGAACGCACGAAGCTCCACAGACCTTACGCTCCAGTAGATGTAAAGCCTCCAGTTTTCAGTGAGTACCCTACGCTAGAGGGTCTGGTGCGCCCAGATACTCACTACCCTCAATACCTCAAGGGTAGTGAGTTAGTGCAGCTAACTCAAAGCGAAGCGCTGGCTCGAATCAAAGAGCTTGAAGCTAAGGTTAGCCTACTTGAGGCGTATATCCAGAGGTTGGACCCTAATACGAGCGTTGAGACTCCGCCCGTAGCAGATGTTGTAAGCGCTCAACCTACAACCATCAACCCTGGTGAGGTGTGGGTTTCCAAGGACCCTAGAAGGTCGACTCCATTTACCGTGCAGTCTGTAGATGAAGATAACTTCTACACGACCGCTGGCCGATCAATCAACCTTAGCCGCCTCCACTGCTACCGTAGGGTCAGCTAAGTCTACCCACTCATAGTGGTTCTGAGGGATCAGAGTAGCGTCAAGCTTGCTAAGGTAGGACTTGACGCTACTGATTTCTTGAGCACTTAGATGGCCATACCACCCAGGACTTCCGAGGTAGACCCAGTCATCCAGGTTAATCTGTTTTGAACCGTACGTACCGTAAGGTAGTGGGACGTAGTTGTCGTGCGCTCTCTCCAGGTCCGATGGGTTTTGATCTGGTCGCATCCCATAGGGGATCCCCCAGAGCACGAGATCCTTACCTCGATAGAGCACTCGAATAGAAGCTAGCTTCTGGTCCATGCCTACCCTACGTAATGCAAACGCCAGCGTTAACTTGTTTTTGTGTACACCCTAGGCTTGTACACCCAGTACTCGTTCGACACGTAACCTACAATCGCAGTACCTGTAGCTATCTTATCGTAGGCGATTAGCCAGTCTTTGATCTTCCTCTCAGCTAGCACCATGGACAACTCAGACAAGCTCTCGGCTTGGAGCGTAACATCTCCCTGTAGGCCTCCACGGTAGTCGGCGAACACCATCACCGCTCTTCCCGTATTTCCGACTTGGCGGCTCTCCTGGCGGCCTTCCGTGGTTTCCGCCTCACCCGAGCCCGCTCCGATGCTGACGTGATGAACACACACCCGCCTCGGTCCGCGATGCGCTCGGGCTTGGACATGTCCGTGTTTGGTTTTGTACCGTAAGCCTTCATGCGGTTCGGCTTTGAGCGTTTACGCTTTACTGGCTCATGCTTTTTCTTGGTGTCACTCACGTCCTCACCTCAACCCCCATAGGAGAGTCTGCTAGGCTAGAATTCGTGTACCGAGCATCAAGAGTCACCTCTTCTCCGAGCCACCCTGGAAACGAGAACGCTTCATACTCACTAGTCAGCTCAATTTCAGCCATAACTAGTCCCGCGTTCGCTCCATGGAACTCGTCAATCTCCCAAATGTGACCCTCTGGTCGGTGGGGTTGGTGGTGGTAGCGGTACCGAGTCTTAGATACGATCGACCGGGTACAACGAGCTAACAACTCCTTTGCATCCCGTATTGGAATCTCGTACTCGAACTCAGCACGCTTGAGCTTTCCTGCTCCCTTGATCGTAAGGTACCCAGTGCCGCCCCACTTACTCCCAACGGTTCGTATTCGCAGAAGGTGACGGTTATCTTCTAGAAGATAACCCTGCTCGTAGAGCTTTCCAGCCTCTGCAAATGCTCTCCAGGTGTCGTTCACAACGAGGAACTTGCGTTCAATCTCAATTCCCACGCCCACCTCCAATGTCAAACGTCAAAGTGTTACCGTCAACCTTCGTGATGAGGGAGGCTTTACCTCCAAACAGGAGGTAAGACTCAACCAGAGTGGGGTCTGTAACCCCATAGGCCACGGACTGAGCAGCCTCGTAGAGATCGTGGTCTGGAAACCTAAGCCCTAGTTGCACCTCAGCTACGAACTTCATTGCCGCAGCAACCAGGAACTGCTCAATCACACCAGCGTTCTCTAGTTCTCTAACTTGTCGCATTTTCCTCTTTGGAGTCAAGCTCAATGTCCGCCTTCAACAGCTCAACGAATCTTGGCCACACTCGCTCACAGAAGTGAGTGCATCCAACGTGGTCGTGAGTACTGATCTCCTCATACCAACTGGGACGGTAGCTTGGCAAGGCTGTCTCACCATTTCTCCAGTCACTAATACCAAGCTCCGTAGAAAAGTCAGCTGCTTCTAGCAACCTCGTCTCTTTTTCGTACTCTGCTGTACCCTTCGGCCAGATACCCGAGATGAGCGTAGTCATGTTACGCTTCGTCTCCCGCTCGTCAATTCGGTCTGGCACTCCAGTAGGCTTCAGCTTCCCGTAGAGGTAAGTACTATCGCACTGAGTAAGGAACTCTCGGAACTCACAGCCTGGTTGGCTCCAGACGTAGACGTAGCTGCCATTATCTGACATGGCAGAGAAGAAGCCAATCGACGTGTCGATAACAATGATAGCCCAACCGCTTCGAGCGTCTCTCGGCAAGAAGAACCGTTTCAGATTGGGTTTTGCTAGGTCAGCCATTAGCGCCTGCCTACCTCGGGGTAAGTGTGTTCCGTTTCAGTAAGCAATGAGGTGAAGCTCATGTACTTAGCCTCTGGTCCAAGAATCCTTAGTAGTACCATGAACGCAGGTTGACATATCTTTAAGCAGGCGGGGCAAATCCACTTGATATTCAACCCATCGTAGGCAACGAAGATAGACGTAAACCCAGCTGCCTCGGCCTCTACGGTAGGGTAACTGCTACCACTAAGAGATGTGAAAGACTTCCCACAATGACAAGAGTGGGTCACCATTTTTTCGGAGTGATTCATGTTTTCGCCAGTATCCGATCCGGTCCTGTAACGTTCAACGCTGTGAGCTGCTGAAGGGCTGAGCTGTAGCTCAGTTCATTCGACTTCCACTGTCGGAGCACCTCCCGTACTGCATCGTTAGCCCAGCGCATCAGGGTAGCTCTTCTGAGCTTCACGGTAACCTCGTAAGGCTAGGCCCTACTATCTCGGATAGTAGGGCCTAGTTCTGTTTCAGAGTTTGGCGATTCCGTCTCGAATGGCCTTCTGAGTGGCGGCATTCCAGCGGTAGGACTTGGCGTCCATTTGAAGGTTCATGAACGCATCGCTCTTGCTCATCCCATCGAGGGAGCCGAGAAAATTCTGGACCGCGATGGTCTTGACGTCTTTGCGGGTAGAGAGCTTCTGGATGATTTCTGCGGTAAGCATTGTGTGTCTCCTTGCCTGATACTACGAAGTGAGACCAGAAAGCTTTAACCGACTTCTACGATTTTCTTCTTCGGCTGGTAGGGTTGGTGGGAGTCGAACCCACTTGGTAGCTGCAAAGTCATGAGGGAAACGCGCTTCCTTCTATGGGCAGGTATCGGCCGTACCCCCAACTGTTACCAGGTGGGGCCATAGTCAGTGCATCCGCAACCTCACTTCAATTCTGAAGCTCCTCTCCGAGCTTCCTACTCCAGCTATGGCTTTCGCCCCTCGATCCGTTTTTGAGTGCCTTTCCGTCAGGCTCCAACCCTAAAGTGCCGGTCTTTCCCGGCTGTCACTTGACTCACCCAATTCACCGTACGTCAAGAGTAAGGACGAAGGAGACTCAACACAACCACTTCCGTTGGGTGCCCCGATTCCACTACCCGCACACCACCACGACACCACACCACTTAATTAGTCCCGCCTACTTTACCGCAAGCTGTACACACTCCATGCTTCATTGCTGAAGCCCCGTCATGGTACACATGAGTGCAACGCACCTGTAGGTGTTTTAGCTCTTCCTCGAAGTCCTTTATAGCCTTCTGGAGGTGCTCCTTCAAGGCCTTAGCCGACTCAGCCTTCAACTTGGCCTCGCTCGGTAATGACCCTACTCACCTCTTCTAGTAGGAATCGCAGTACAAGATTGGACGCTGGAGGGATGACAACTCCTCGCCTCCAACGACTTACAATAGGCCTACTTGTATCGAAGACTATTGCCGCCTGAGCGTCGTTGAGTCCTAACGCATCGCAACCTCTAGTGAATAAGCTAGTAAACACCTCATTTGCGGACGCAGGACTTACAGCTTGTAGATCAGCTCGCAAGGCTTCCAGAGGAGTCACAGGCTAATGACCCCCACAATCCAATCCCCATTGATCTCCACATGGCCGGTAGGGCAAGTACACCCGTAGGGGTGAACGAGGGGGAGATCTGATGGGTCGTCAGGGTCCACGTAGACCATGACTACCGTTGGGTTGACTGGGTCGTCAGCACGAAAGTGACGACAAGTGCCAACAACTTGACGCTGAGTCACCCCAAACTTCAGTTGCATTCCAGCAAGGGACGATGGGGGGTCGTTTGCTTTGAACCACCGGGCTCGAATCTTCGAGCCCTTGGTGATGTAGGGTGCTTTGCTCATACAGACCTTACGTACCTCGTACTGAGACCTTTAAGTGTAGCTGGCAAAAAGACGATCGGCTGCCTCTTTTACCGAGAGGCCTTCCTCAAAGACAGTAAAGGGTTGCCCCACTGGGACTTTCTTCCGCTTGACTCTCTTATACTCTACCACGTCCACGCACATAAGTACCTGAGCAAGGTCGTTTGGAGGGTCTTGGGGGGCTCCAAAAATGAACCGGGCGTTTGGGACTGGAGCGAGCATCAAGCTGTGGTGAGACTCGAACATCTTCTTTATAGCCTGGAACCTAGGTTTCAGGTCTACTTGACTATCCACCTTGAACGTCGACTTTGAGGGCTGACGGTCTTGCTCAGCCTGTTCGGCTATGAGCTTCAGACAAGTCTTGCACTTCGGTACGAGGTGAGGGGCCACGTACTTAGGGTCAATGTTACGACCACACCACATGGCGTCCTCGGTTTCAAGTAACGCATGAGCAACGAGGTGCCCCGAGACGATACCTAGAATCCACTTCATTGCGGCACCTTGAGTCCTTCTACGAGGTCTTTCGCCTCTTTGAGTCCACACCCTGTGAGCGATCGAACAAGGCGAATCTTTTCAAGCTTATTGTTAAAAGTCGCAGATTTTACCCAGAGGGTGAGCAGGTCACGAAGATCCGAAAGCTTCTCGGTCTCCATTCTCAATAGAACGTCAATGACCTCCTTAGGAGCCATACGTACATACACGCTCGTATCCGTGAAAGAGTTGTCGGCAAGTCCTTTACCGACCCGCCTCAGGTACTCTTTTCCACCGTCCACTGCGATGTTACCGCAAGTGCAAGTGAGGTAGTGGTGAACACTTACGCTCTCAATTTCTGAGAGGCAAATGTGGCACTTGACCGAGTTGCGAGAAATTTTGATACTATCGTGGTCTGTGAGCATAGTCTTTCTTTAGCCCCAAGTGAGGGCGCCAGCCCCGAGTTCATCAAGGGGCACTCTATCGAGAATAGGTTGTACGGCTTCGATGGCCTTCGTCATACCCAAGAGCCGGGACAGGTTGTGCGGGTCCTGCCTGAGGCTTTCGTAGGCCCTTTGGACCCTAAGCCAGGGGAGTGCTCGGGTACCCCCGAGTTCGAGTCCACGGTCTACCTGGGAGAAGTAGAACATCATCCAATCCGTGACTTGTTGCACATCGCGCAAGTGCTTGGTTGTCCACACCAGAGCTACTGCAAGCCTGTGCTTACAGTGATTACCCCGTTGGGAGTCTTCGCAGGTGCAGGTAGATCGACTTCCGTGCACATGGACGAGATAGTCTCCCTTGACCCCCTCTACAGCGTAACAGCCCCCCATGTCGTAAACCTCTCCGACAAGAGCCAGAGCGCGTTGGATACGACCCTGCAACTTTGGGTTCTTCTCCGTCCAAAGTTGAGCTAGCTCGTTCATCTGCTTCGCGGGGTTACTCATGGCAGGTACTACGTAGGTTGACGTGGGGTCTTTAAGGCAAAATGCACTCCTCAGCTGGATCTTCCAGCAGCGGCTCTAGCATAAATCCAGTCAAAGGTGTCCCTTTAGCTGGGTGAAACCTCTTCGCTGCTTTTTTGGCTTCGTGCTTCGTGCGGAACACAGTTGCGTTCTCGACGAACCCAGGTTTACAACCAGAGGAGTGCACCTCTAAGTAAGAGGCAGTGCCAATGATTCGAACGAGGTACCCTACTTGGGTCATATCGGACGGACATTCTCAGGGGCGAGTCGAAGGATCCTACCTGAGCGGTCCATCTTCACATGGACCAAGTTTTTCTTGTCCAGCTTACGAATAGTTCCGAACCGGTCCCCTCGCATCCAAGCATCCGTGCCAGGATGTAACTCAACCCTCTGAGGGGGGAGAGTCTCTACTACAGGATCACTTGCCATGAATTCGTCCTCATTCAAGGATAGGCTTTACACTGGGATGGGAGCAAGCGTACCTGCTGCTCACGTCGCACTTGGTTCCCATCATGACTGCGCAAGATGGTCACACACAGGGATGCCCCGAGTTCGATGTACGGGCGCTCACTAAGGGGGACGGCTGAGAGGGGCATGGTTGCGATAGCTTCCTCCCCCTTAGATGAGACCGTTCGGAGTCGAAGCTCGACACCCTCGATAGCTTCGATGTAACACTCGAAGCACTCCTCAACCACCTCAGTGCTTGGGGTCTTAGCTACCGCTTCTCGCAGTTCACTGATGCGCTCACCACCCTTGCGATGACTCCGACCCCGCCAAGCCGTTCGCTCAGGGTTGTGCTTAGTCCTCTTCATGTGAAGTCCTACGTAGCGGAGTTGTGGGGATTTAACCTACCGTTTCACTAGAGTTCCAGGTCGGACCTGCAACGCATTGATACAAGCGTCATCTCGCCTTACGTCGGGTCCCCTCACCCACAGAACTTGGTTAAACAAGTCGCAGCGAGTTCTTGCTTCCGAGAGATTTTGAGTATTCGGGGCTACATTTCGTTGCAAGTGGGCGCACGTTCCACAGTGGGTAGGATCGAAACCCACTTCAATTACCCTCTCTACCCAAATCTTCAAGGTCCTCTGATCGTCTCTCAACTTCGACCTCTATTTCCACCTAGCGAGTCTCCACAGTCGAGGCAGGTTGCTCCACCATGGAACATTGGTTTCTGGTTCAGGTGCTTACAGTTTGCGTCTGCCACCAGGGGCAGGTCATCCAGTCGAATTCCTCGTGGCTTCGAAGGCAAGCTGTTGAGGTCACGGACGCCTTGTCGAGTCACTTTGCTTTTTTTGCTCATTGTCTTCTCTACGCAGCCATCAGGCTTTTGATTTGCTCCCGAGTGGGGTCCTCTACTACTACACCCCATTCCCAACTGTGAAGGTAATTTCCGCAGTTGCCAGCGCAAGTAGTGTCGACCGTCGCAGTGGCCTGAGCATCTTCTTCCGTTTCGCCTTCAGCAATGGCCTCCAAGTAGGCCTCCTGTACCTGGGCATCACACAGGAGACCAGGGGCGTTATCTACAATCCAGTCGACGGCAACGTCCAAAGCCGTGTCCAGACTGTTCCCCCAGACCATAAGCTGAGTGCCACCGTAAGCCCCGAACCACAAGATGTATCGGTGCTTTACCCAGGATCGATCCGTACCATTTACAATGTGAATCATGCTCATGTCTCAAGTTGGAATGTGAAGAGGAGGGGAAATCCGATTGACGTGGTCGTAGAAGGATGGGCCCCTCCGACGTCCCTTCCCCGCAGTAAACGTACGAATCCAAGCCCAAGCTTCTCTGGTGCAAGGGCCACACACAATGAACGTAGGGCTGTAAACACAGCCTGTTGCGGGATGGGCTGGTCCATCACAGGTGCGGCAACGATGACTTACAAACTCTGAGTTGTCCACTTTAGTCTCGGTATCTGGAGTACCACACGGTGAGGTAACCGTTTACGAAATCTCGACAAGACTTTGTAGCCTCAACCATCACAAGAAAGAGGTCAGCTTCCTCGTCGCTATCGAACACCTTCTTGAAGTCGTAGTGCTCGCCATCGATCTTGTACATAACTAACTTACGGATGGGACACTCAAACCCTTAACGAGAAAGAGGCGTAGGTTTTTTTCACCTACGCCTCTTAACTTTTCAGGTAGTTACTTGCCTTACCCAACTGGGTCCGGTCTTTCTCCGGATGGCATCATACAGTGCTCCTCGCGTTGTTACCTTTCGGGATACTTTTAGCTTACTTGCGTCTCAGCTCAAGTCAAGTGGATTTTGCCTCTTTTGGGGCGATGTTCGCGTTATTGACTGCCTCTTGTACGATAGCGTCAGCAGCGTCCATGATGCCAATTCCAGTTGACCAGTACATGGGTACAGCACGCTTACCGAGTTGCTTGCAAATCCAATACTGAAGCTCAAGACCTTGCGTCTCGTTGAGTTCAGAGGTTGAGTAGGTTCCACGAGGAAGCAACTTCAGGGGTGGGCGTTTGCCTACCATGGTGGCAATCGCATCCCCACATGGGTCCTTGATGCCCTCGAAGTAGTAATGGGTTCGCACAATCAACCTCCCAGCTTTAGGTGAGTCTTCGCCAGCAACTTTGCCTGGATTCGAGTCTTCCCGTCACGAGTACTAATCTGAATCCAAGCAGGTTTTCCTGGGATGGCCCAGAACCAGAGGTGAGATAGAAGATTCCACCAAGACTTTGCATGCGTAAGCCAAACACCCCCCTTAGCGTCGATCACAATCATGCCATGAAGGGCGTAGGCTTTCGCTCGAATGATTTCGACTGTCATGACTCCTCAAGAAACGACCATCGGTCGGCTAACTTGTTCCTGGCAATTTCTTGGTGTGACCAGTGGTCGCTTGTAGATACGTGATCTTTTCGAACCCACTTGGCGACTGAGGTGGAGAACTCCGAGTCGCCAAAAGAGCCAGCAACCCGAACCACTACTCCCTCACGGACTCCCCCTAAAGCCGAGGGAGCTGTAGTAAACCTATCGGTAACCTCCTTGAGTTGATTCTCGGTTGTAACTGAGAACCTACCTAGTAGCGGAACCGTAGCTACTTCTAGTTGCTCTGCCCAGTCCTCAACCAACTCCCAAGGCTCCCAGCTACGGGTAACTCTAGTTGAGTGTAGCCCGTCGACCAAGTCTAAGTGCCGCACCCCAAAAAGTAGTAAGTAGCTTGGTAGTCTTGTGTACTCAATGCTATGCTTTGCGTAGCACCACTCTCCAAAGATCTGGATCCCCTCAGGAATACCAGATTTCACTTGAGCGTGCAACGCCTTCAAAGCATCAAAGCTTGGGTGTTTTGGGGCCTTAGCATGGCTCCGTGCGTACACTGCGTCATGCTCAAGACAGACGTTAGACCCATCCACCTTCTCAGTGATAACGATCTCTCGGTTGAGTAGCCCATCAAGGGTTACGATCCTCTTGTCGTCGTTAGTCCCGCCAGGAGACCAGGTGAGATGAGGAGTTCTATTGTACTTGTCCATAACACTGGCCTTTCTTACTAGTACCTACGAAAAGCCAGTGCTTGGACTTAACTACTTTCTACCGATCGTTACGGGTACAACGGAAATTGCGCCTTCACCTCAGGAGGCTCGCTGGGCTGAGTGGGCATAATGGCCTCGACCATCACGTCGCGCTCCGCCGTCAGGTCCTTTTCCGTAAGACGCCACCTACCAACCCCAAAGTTCTGCAAAACCCCCCTATTGCGTAGAGTGGTGATGAACCCTCGAACCTTAGGTAGGCGAAGGGGGTCAGAGGGTCCGTAAACGATAGATGCAATCTCGCCTACGCTTGCCCCCGGATTGTCTCTAAAGGCTGTGACAATCGACTTTACGATAGTACCCTTAGGTGTGTATGGCTTGTTGGCCTTCACCTTACGAGCCTTCTTGGTAGCCTTGGGGGTGGCCTTCTCTTGTGTACTTGGATTAGCGCCCTTCCTCTTGAATACAGCAAGAGCCTCAGCCATAATTGCTGGGACTTTGAGAGCCCCACAACCAGCAATTATGGCAAGTACTTCAGCATCCTCTCGGGTCAGAAACGGATGGTAGCGACTCGTAATAGCATTCAGGTCTGCTACCACATGAGCAGGCAGATTTCTCTTCATTTGATCCTTCTTCATTTTGATCCTTTTTTTTTCCGCTAGGGGACTTGTGTAGGTTACACCAACCACCTAGCTAGCCCAGAACTTTTCAGCCATTTTCATGGCCCTTTGAATGTTTGCCAAACCCACCGGGTTTGCCGAGTGCACTCTCCACGTTATTGAGCGTAGGGTCCCAAAGTAAGCTCTCTTCTCGATAAACTGGGCTACCAGGTATCCTGTACCTGAAGTGCTTCCGAGGTCATGATCAAAGTCGATCTCGGTAACCTCACCTCTTGCCAAAATTCGACAAGCCTCCATAGCGGAAGAGACTCCCACCCAACCCTGAGGTGGGTGCCGGTCAGGGGTCGACGGGTCCTCAATTTGGTCATCAAGCCACAACTTCATGTTATCGACTCATTGGGTCATGAGGGGACGAGAAGTTCCCTACTCGGAGACCATTCTTCAGGGTGACAATGGGGATGCTCATACTCACGCCTACGGATTCTTGCAGGTTAGGCTTAAGGTAAAACTGACGTGCCGATCACTTCAGCTTACGGTAACGGCTCATACGACTCAGTTTGATCGTCCGGTGGTCGGAGGTGTGGACCTCCCCATCCTTGAGGTTTACCGAACGTACCGTAAAGTAGTTGGCACGTCTACGATCTTTGGAGATCCAAACCTCCCCGAACTTCGGGATAAGGTTAGAGTCAGTCTCGTTGATTTCTATCGGAGACACTACCTCGTTGTCCTTAACGGTGGGGTACTCAAGGTCAAGAAGGTCATTGAATTCTTGGAATTCTTGGATGGGCTTCTGATCGAGCTTGCCACCTACGGTGCCCTCCTCCGCTGGTGCACCTGGGTCGACCGCTGTAGCCGCATCATCATAAACAAGAAACCCCTTGTCAGTGGCGGCCGTTGGGTCAGTAGCCGTACATACGTCCAAGTCATTACGGAGCCATGACGTGCACCTATTGACCCCAGCGAACTCTCTCACGTCCTCCTTAAGAGGGCCACCTACGAGCCGCTCTAAGCTGGCTCGTTTATTTACCGTGACGGCCTCATCTGATAAACGAGCGTTCCGCCACTCGGTAGGGTCTTCTCCAGCCAACCAAGCAGCGTAAGCTCCCGCTGCACAGGCCCACTCCATGAGAGTGAGCCCCTCAGAATTTTTCTTATTGCGCATACCTAGTACTACACCTACCAGCGACGCCGCTGCTGCTTTTTGGTTTTCACTACAGGACCTTTACCCTGAATCCAAGCATCAAGATCCGCCACGGTGCAGAGCATCGAGTTGTAAATGTCTTGCTGCATAGGATTGAGCCAGAACTGAACAGTACCATCCGTCGCAAGTCTCGGGGACAAGGCAAAGTACTTCAACCCAGCGGCTTTGATGCGATCAGCAATCCCAGTCTCTTCTGCGGCCTTACGAAGAGCGTTTCGATCTTCGTCCGCCTTTTTCCAAGCTTGCTTGACTTCCGTAGGGAGGTTCGATGCCACTCCGATGCACAACCCTGCGTTATCGAAGACTCCCCCACCCCCAAGCCAAATGACAGCGTCGTTTGACTTGATTGCCTCGTAGATCACAAGGAGCTGCTTGATGATTTTGGGGTCTCCACTGAAAATCCCAAAGGAACCCTCATCCCATGCGCCCCAGGTAACCGTCCCCTTCATGGGTGTAGGGGGCTTTTGGTCCCTCCAAGTGGGGAGGAATATACCCTGAAACCCCTCGCCATTGAACCAGGTGAGTGCTGCTGGTACGGTATGCGTAAGCCGGGACGCTACACCGCACTCATCATCCTTGCAGTCAAAGTATCGCCTCAGCAGTTTGATGCCCCACTCGTGCTCAGCACACAGGTCTGATCCAAGGTTTACTGCGACAACCTTGGATTTGCGAGCCACTACCTCTGCTTTTCGTCCGATTCTCATGTCTAGCCCTACGGAAGTAGAGAGAGTAAGCTTAACTAAAATCTCGCCTGTTGGGCCAGGTCGATACACAGGCCGTCTATTCTGTGCAGGTCTGGCTTCTTAGGGAGCTTCGACACCTTAGCCAGCTCGGTTAGCTCCACGTCTTGCTTCGCTGCCCACTCGACAAGCTCGTAATAGTTCCAAGCCCCTGCTCGAATGCGTAGCAGGTCCTCAGCGTCCGGACGTCGCACAACAACCTTACCTTCAGTGAGGATTTCGCGGCACATTCGTAGGAGTCTCACTAGGTGCATGGCATGTTTCGTGTCGTACCCAAACTGCTCTTCTAGTTTCGCACGATCTGGATTGCGATTCTTCTTCCAATCTTGAAATTGCTGCCACTCTCGCAGTTTACTCGTGTAGCGTCGCTCCAAGTCGAGCAACTCAATGAAGTTCGTTGAAAACCCAAGGGAGTTCGCTGCTGCGTTCCAGGTCTTCTCTTCGACGTCTTTCCAGGACCACTTGGTGATCTCTAGCAGCCTACGGTAGAACTCGTCCTTAATGGATTGCCGGTTGGCTGGACCAAGCTCCTCTAGCTCGTGCCAATTCCACTCGTCCATGCGCTTATTGATTGTAGCGGAGGCAGCTGCAAGCTGATCTGCCGGGATAAGCGTGTGCTCAGGTAGATTAAACTCTGCTCGTGTTGGAGGCGCTACAGGAGGAGTCTTAATCCATCTGTAGTGAGTGTTGATTCTCTTGAGTTGTTGAGTCGCATACCCACTGAACGTGTGCTTTGCACGCTGAGAGAGGAACAGCTCGCGACTCCCCAGGAGGGTTGTCCCCAATGGGGACACGACCAGGTGGTCACTTTCGTCCGTGTAGAGGATCTCAAGAACGTTTGGATTACACTCAGCCGCAAGTTTCATGAACTTGCGGAGTTCGAAGATCGTCAAGTCAGGCTCGGACTGAGTGACCTGCTCTACCGTGTTCAAAAACCCTAGGTAGTACTCACGCGGAGCGATCATGACTCCGCGTAGATCAAGATCGCTTGTAGGGAGGTTCGTCCCATAGGCGTGACTACCGTGACGAGTCAGGTAGATTGTCCGACTCGGTACCCACGATAAGTTACCTGAATACACGGGCTTCCAATCAAAGAGAAGCGTACTCTTGACTGGGATCAAGTCACTCCTTGGTGTATCCATGGAACCACCCTTCTCCACGCGTGTCCGGACGCTGGCAGTGGGCCTGAGCCTCAGCTAGACTCAGGCCTCGCTTACCTCGCACAGCCTTGGGTGGGCCATTGAAGGTAAACTTGACGATCTTGTATGTATCGTTCGAGGTAGGCTTGCTGCTCATAAGCCCACCTACGGAAAGTAGAGCTGGGCTCTTAACTCCTTTCTCCACCTCAAGTTTTATGTACGCAATACATGCCGCCTGGAGCTTTGAGAGGTACTTTCCACATTCTAAGCCATGGAAATGTAAGTCTTTTTTGGGGGATCCTATGGCTGACTCTAGAGTTACAGCCATCTGCATCGCTGCCTCCACAAGCTCTTGCGTAACGGCACGTTTACGGTTCGGAGTTAGTCGGAGGATACGAGCGGCTGGGAAATCTTCCTGGGCGACTCGGCAAACATCTTGAGCTTCCTCAAGTTCGTGCGCTCCCCAACGTTTCGGCTTAACCTGCATCCCAAAGTAGGGGCCCCCAGGCTTCCCCGAGTAGGACAGAACGTAACCTAGTAGTTCTTGAGACTTGCGGCCCATAGTTGATCCGTTAGCGTGGGAGCCCAAGGGGACTCTAGTAAAAATCTAAAGAGGTTGAGATTGTACTCTCGAAAAGAGCAAGCCTCCCCCAAGAGCCGTTTGGGATGAACCCAAGAGACAAACACCCCTGGCTCCAGTGTAGCAGGGTCCCCTTGCCACTGAGTAATCATGTAGGTCCAAACCAAGCATTTACTTACGGAGTCTACCCGAGTAAGTACATGCTCAGCCCTGAGGACCTTTACTCCAGTCTCCTCCTGGACCTCTCTCACTAGAGCGTCAAATGGCGTCTCGTCGATTTCTAGCTTACCTCCAGGTAACCCTAGATCGTACTGGTTACCTCTTCTGGAAACAGCTAGAAGAGCCTCCTCGTGGAGGAGTAGCCCAACTACAGCGATAGGTTTTTGCATTACCGCAGCCTTGTTGGGTTGTCGGAGTTGACTGCGTCTACAAGGTCATCGTAGAACCGTAGCTCGTCGAATCTCCCTGGAATAGCCACGGCGTCCCGACTTTGACCTAGACTGTCTGCGTACGCTAGAGCTGCTTCCTCGGAGTAGAAAACTCTTCGAGTAGCTAGAGTGTAACGACCCAGACTATTGTCCTCCTTGCGGTCTTCTCTTGCAATTACGATAAACTTCATTTGACTAGACACTGACAATCCTCGCACCAACCCATACGACCCCTACGATTTTCCCACTTAGAGGTTTAACCTCGCAATGTTAGGATCGTAGTTACTAGTATGAAGCGAGCTAGTACAAAAGCGTCTCGTGCGGTCGACGCTATGATGGTAAAGAAGGTGGACGTCCACAAGCTCTACCTTGTCGAACATCCGAACATATACGAGAAGTTGGTGCTGGAACTATCTACGGAGATTGAAAAGCAGCGCAGCGGTCCTAATTACACCTGTGTGTCATGGACTGCTCAGATGGAGGCAGCGAACTACTTTAACGAGCACGGGTTTTCTGACACGTTGACGCACATGCTCAAGCTGCGAGAATCTTCCGTCCCAGTAAGCACTGAGACGGAAGAAACCTAACTCTCAGTACTCGTCTCGCTCGTTGTTCCTGCGACCCTTCGTCGATCGGGGCTTCTTCCCCTCTCCTCCCACAAACTCTACATACTTGGACGTAGCTGGGGTTGGAGGGGCAGATGTCGAGTAGCTCCCAAAGGCTGGAGCTTGAGGCGTCTCACCAGCTCTCCGCGCTTTGTTGGCAGCCACACAGGACTTACAACGCTTCGGAGGGGTGTACCCCTTCGAGGCAAAGAACTCTTGGTCCCTTACCGAGTGGATGAATTGCGCACGACAGTTGGGTTCAATGCAAGTGAGAGTGAGATCAGACGGAGCGTTCATGAACGTAGCGGTTCCTTATTTGTGGAGAGTTTCGAGAAGTTGCGTAACAAAGGCGTCTCGTTCGCTTTCAATTCGAACGAGGTCCTCACTGAGTCGACAAGCCCTGCTTAACATAGCCTCAATTTCCTTAGCTTGCAACTCTACGTCGAGAGATGTAGAATCTGCTAGTCGTTGTCGAGCTTCGTCCAACTCTCGGCCCTTCTCCTCTATTCGAGTCGAGTACAGACCTAAGGTGGACATTGCTTGGCTATCGACCTTACCGAAGAAGTAAGAGTCAAGGTGCGTAGGACCCATCCTTCCCCATATACACTAGACACTAGCGCTCGTCTAGGTTTTTCGCACTTGTTGGGCCTAGACGGTGTAAGAGTACCCATGCCACTCGACTTTGACTTCAAGTATGATGAGCGCACTGACGCAATCCAAAGGCTTGGGCACTACTCGTCTGCCAGTAATCGTGAGGCAACCCGCGAAGAAGCTTTGATGTGGGATCGTATTCAGGAGCTAGAGAAGCTTCTAGAGAAGGATTGGCCAAAGCCGTTCCGGTCTCTCTTCGACCAGATTCTTACGGTAACCACTCCTTGCGTTGAGCTAAGCGCTGCTGATATAGGGAGGCTCCTAAGGTACGCAGCTCATTACACCCAGACTGTAACTGACCTTAACTTAACTCGTAAGCAGATTATATGCTCCATTCGACTCATGGTGGACGGACACCCCACAGTGATTTGGATTAAGCCGAGCACGGAGGTCCCAAGTGGTACGATTCGTGAGGCACCTGGTTGGTAATGTCAACTCCTAAGTTCCAAATACGTACCGTCATTGTTCGAGGTAACACTTACCTACGAGTCGAGGACGTAGCTGAGTATATTCGGGAGTGTGGGTATGGAGAGGAGACTGATGTACGTAACCGATTGAAGAAAGCTGCCGATACCCTTACCGACCAGACCTGGTACTTAGATGGATCTCAAACTCCTACTTGAGATGGGTATTACAGTGGAGAGTCTACGGGAGGTAGATCAAGCTCCATCTCTAGCTGTAGCCAGCTCTAAGCTAGAGGCCCTTAAGCTTCGATTCAAGAGGGAGTTCAATCGGCTTGCCCTAAGCCTTCACCCCGACCAGACCGGAGGGGATCCCAAAAAGACGGAGAAGTTTAAGCGCCTCTGTCAACTGAAGGTGGAATTTGAAACACTTCAGGCGAAGGAGCCTACCGTAGCTCCTACGGAGGATGACCTAACCCCTCCTCCTATTCGTATTCGATACTACCCAGTCGCTCGGAAAGTTGATCCAGTGAGTCCAGACCAAAAAGCCTACCGAACGGCGAACATGACTCCCTCTGACGTAAGGCCTAAACGTGACAGATGAGCTAAGTACCCCAATCGACCTACCAGACTTTACACATCTGTCCGTGCCGGAGCTAACGTCCCTCCGGAATCACATTGCGATGCAGACAAAGGAGGCCAGAAAGAAGGCCAACGTAGCCATAGCTAAAACAGGCTCACCTACCCTCAAGTCTCTTTGGATGAACTACGTTAGCCTACGTTCGGATACGAGTGCTGAGGATCGTCGAGCCACTAGTAAGCCTTTCTACAATGAGCTTTTGCGGCACCCGATAGCCTTCCTTGCTTACTCCTACGTGAACTCTCTCCTGATCCTGGATCAAGCGATCGTTCAGGACATGCTACGTAGGTCAAAAGTAGGTTAAACCTTCCACCAAAGATTACGTAGGGGTTAGCATATGCGAATTCGAGTAGTGTCTGACCTGCATTGTGAGATGCACAGGGACCGAGGTTGGACCTTGGCCGTAGAGATTTGCCAAGACCTTGCATTTGACGTCCTAGTTCTTGCTGGGGACATTGCAACGGATGCGACACTAGATCCAGTACTCACAATGTTCTGCGAGCTGGTTGCACCTAAGCCCGTTCTATTCGTACTAGGAAACCACGAGTACTACGGCGGTTCCGTAGCTGGTACCGAGACAAAAGCTAGAGCGGTAGCGGAAGTGTTCCCCAACCTTCACGTCTTGGAGGGGGATATCGTAGAACTCCAGGGCCAAAGGTTCCTGGGGTGTACCCTTTGGTACGAGCACCCTAACTGGCTTCCCTCAGACGCAGACTTCGGGGACTTCAATCACATTGAAGGGTTTGCTGACTTTGTCCACCAGCAAGCAATGGACTCAGCAGACTTCCTTCGGTCCTCGATTCAACCTGGTGACGTAGTAATCACACACTTTCTACCTCACCAGGATAGTATCGCACCTAAGTACAGGTTCTCGTCCTCGAATGGGTACTTCCTGCACAACGTGTCAGACATCGTAAGGTGTGGGGAGGCCAAGCTCTGGATCCACGGTCACACGCATAGCAGCGTAGATTACACGATTAACCAGACTAGGGTAATCTGCAACCCATTCGGGTACGCTACAAAACCATACCCAGGAGAGCCAAATCCTGAGTTCAAGTCTCTACTTACAGTGAGGGTTTAGCGATGGGTATTTTTTGGGAAGCTGCTTTCAATGCTGCATTGTCAGCGTTAGTCAGCAAGGAGTACCATGACTCCCCTTCAAGCAGGGAGGCGCTGGTCCGGAGGGCTGGTGAGATTGCTACCGCAGCAGAAGCCGAGAGGGACCGACTAACGAGGCTCTTACTAGAGGACACGCCTTATCGAGGGTGAAGTCACTTACAGTAACGGTGTAAGTTAGCACCAAAGGGGAACTCCACGTCCTCGGTGCTCGGGATTGGCCCGTGGACGAAAAGCTCCATAGCCTCTGGATTCCCACACCTACCTGAATTTAAGCGATGGGGGTAATGGTAGGCACCACACCTGCAAATTACCCCTTTCTCTTTACGCCTCCACCTACAAAGCGGTCGACCCAAGCGACACTTCGCAGAGTGTCGCTTGGGTCCATGGCATTTTGTTGGCTTGGGGTTACTTCCCAATACGATCAAACCTAGTGGTGTACTTAGCGGTAGGCTTGTCAGACTTGTTGCGTTTAGCTCGTTTGCGTCGAGGTACCTCAGCGGCACCTTCCGCAGTTTCAGTCCCCTCAGCCACCTCCGCGAGTCTAATCTGTTCCTCGTAACCTACACGAGCGTCTGCTAATCGCCTCGCCTCCTCCTGAGCCTGCCGTTCCCGCCTCTCGTAGCTTTTCTTGGCTTTTTCGTAGTTTTCTCTAGGGATCGGGTCATACTTTGGAGTTAACCCCAGTAAGACTAGGGTTGTCCAACAACCCCAAATGACCGTAACCACAAAGACAAAGTTGGATGTTACAGGTGTGACCTCGAACCACCAATGGGGGCAAAGTCTGGACTTGAGTAGCCACAGCACGATGGCAGTTAGAGTAACCCACAAGTAGGTTTGTAGGTACTCCACCAAGTGAGTCTTCAACATGTCAGCTCCATGGGGATTACGTAGATTGGCTTACCTGACTTTGACGCCATTTGCAAGGTTTGATAGGTGCCAGATTTGTAATCCTCAGCCCGCCAGAACCCGACTAGGAATGCGCAGTTGTCAACTAAGTATTGGTTCCTAGTCCTGTAACTCGACTTCAAGTGAAGTGGGTTCTGCAACTCTACGATGCGATCTGCCTTCCTTGACCACTCCTGAGTAGCTCTGGGTTGGTTCTCAAGGACGTCTGGGACGACAACGACAAGAGAAGGAGTTGCCTTCCCTGAAAGGGCTCTAATCTCTAATGCAGCTTTGAGGGCCTCCGTGTCCGCACCTAAGGCACCTCCAAAGTAGATGGCGTCTACGTTCGTATTGCCGACAAGACCTCGCATTGCGTTGAATATCCTGAGGGTATCCTTGTAGGTTACCTGTCGATGTCCCGTGATTGCAGCGACTCTAGGCACAGCTACCTCGCAAGAGCCAGTTACTCTGTATGGCAAAGCGCCTAACCTCTAGGGGGTCTATGGGGAGTACTAGGTTGGACTTGGAGTGTAACTCAAGGTCCAACCTATGTGGAAAGCAAGCATGTTTTTCCGTGAGGAGGGTCCAGAAGTTACATCGGGGACACTTTGTCATCGCTTTTCAAATCAGCTTGCAGCTTGAGCAGGGCTGCAACAACCTCGTCAAGGTGTTTGAGAGCAAATCCGCTTCCCTGGTCACACCAAGAACCTCGCTCAGTTTCTCCTGGTTGAAGGTAATCATGGCGGAAGTGAACTCCATGAGGGGTAGTCTCTATTACGAACCAATCTCGCCACTGCTCCTCGGGTGGGAGATCGTCATGTACTGTCGTTGTTTCAATGTCCGCAAGAATCGTCACTTGAGTTCTCCTCCTTAGGCTCTTCTTCGTCGGGTAGTAAGAACACACTCTTACGCATAGAGCCTAACTGGAGGCTGGCTATTAGCTCAAGGTGAGCTTTGGCAAGCTCTTGTACACCAGTAAGGCACTCTGTAAGTACCTTACTGGTGGCTTCGAGGTAAGCTTTCGCTACTTTGTTACTCTTCTGGTTACTCACGAGATGCCCAAGTATCGCATAGCTACTCGCGTCGTTAGGGGTTCGGAGAACTTACTCCCAAGTTCCACCTCAACCTGAGCTTCAAGGGCTTGGGGGTTCAAGGTAGGGTTTGCGAGTAGTTGTTGGCGTGCCACCTGGAGTACTACGTTTCTCTCTTTCGGGGGAATCGAGTACTTGGCGAACAGCCTCTGTTGGTCAACAGGAGGCTTCTTGAGAGCCTCTACAAGAGCTACACCGTCTGAGGGGGGTAGCGCAAGAAGAAGCACCCTCAGTCGCTGCTGAGCAGCTCTATCGAGGAATGATAGAGGGGTTCGGATAACCCAACCAAGGTCAAGCAAGTCCAGCAACAGCTCAGCTTGCTTGTCATTCACATTCCTGCCAAGGGCCGCAGCAAAACCTGGCTCTGCCTCCAACATCTCCTTGATAGCGTCCGACAACCCCAACTGCACTAGCAGCTCAACGCTCTTCCTTGGGGCAGGTCCCCCCAGGATATCCCCTACGAGGATTGAGCGCACAGCATCCCACGGCATTTTCTTGAGGCTTGGAGCATTCTTTCGAATGCTGGCTACCATGTCCGGAGGAATCTTGAATCCGTACTTCGCTACGAACTTGATTGCACGTAGCATTCGGGTGGGGTCGTCTGAGAAGGTCTTGTCTGGATTCACCGGGGTCTTGAGCAACCTCTCTTCGAGGTGCTGCTTCCCTAGTCCCGTGAGGTCCAAAACCTCAGCTCGATCTGGACCGTGCTCAAGATCCAGTAAGCGCCACAACAGCGTGTTGAAGGTGAACTCACGCCGCTTGAGGTCCTCTTCGATGGTCGCAGGTTCCACCATGTGGGGCTTGTAGCCCTTACCACCCTCTCCGCCATAACTCTCCTTACGAGCGTTGGCAATCTCGATTACCTCGCCCTTTAGGTCATGACCGTCAAGGATCCAAGATTCCGAGATAGAGAGGATTGCGACCCCGTACTGATTGGTCGTCAGGTTGCATCGAGCGGGAATGAACTCCGAAACCTTCTTGGCAAACCAATCCGAGTCTCGGCCCTTCCCAGCAGCAACGCTGTCAAATACAACGTCGATGTCCTTGATGGGCTCCTTGAGGATCCAGTTTCGGACTGCCCCGCCTACAACGTAGACGTTCTCTGCAACACCCAAGGATCGTGCCACCTTGGACAGGAACTTCATCAGGGCGACAGATCGATCGTGTAGGGAAGATGCGGTAATCATCATCGTAGTTCCAAGCTTGTGAGTTAGAGCAGAGGCTACCGAAACTGGTAGGAGAAAACCTCTCCCTCCTCCTCTAAGAGTCTCTTATAGTACTTAATTTGCTTTTCGACCCCTTGTACAGGGCACCCCTTGAAGTGCTTACCTGCTACACTCAAGGCTGGGTCGGTAATCCCACACTGCTTACATTTCCAGTAGGGGTTACCCTTACCGCTTCGAACGTGGTTCACATCCAAAAAGTATTGAAGGTCTGTTATACGAGACCTCAACCGAACACTTCTGGGGATGTGGTTCTGTCTCATATGGTACACCCTACGAAAGGTAACGGTGTAACTTAACCGATGGCTCTAAGAATTCCACCAGTAACTCAACTAATTCGAGAGTTCCTAGCTGAAAACCCAGGCTCTACCGCCACTCAAGTTGCTAACGGTATTGGACTAAAGTCCGCCAGCATCTCGTCTAAACTTACAGCTCAAGTTAACGAGGGGAAGCTGATCCGTGTAGCTGGAGAAGGGGTACGTGGAGGGTATGGGTACTATCTACCCCCCCCACGTATCCGCCTTCTAGTCCCCCGTACCCTACTAGGTGGGACAGACTTTTCAGCGCTGACTTTGAACAAAGTCCCAGTCACTCTGAGCATCCGCCATCGTCATCCCAACGATAGCTGACTCGAAGAAGTGCTCGTTCTTGCGCTCAGCCTCCATCTCAGCGCTCTCGGGCTTCGTCTCCGGGTGGAAGATCTCCCGGTAGTACTGCTTCGTGGCCTCTCGCTGGCTCTCAAGCGTCCCAGGGGGGCACTTCGTCACGGAGGCGCTCACCACCCCATCAACCTCCTGGACCTTGCCGTTCTTGACGGAACGGCAGTAGGACTTCGCAAGAGTCTCCGTGGGGAAGGTTGCGGAACCGGTGGAGCCATTCTTCTGAGTGAACGTAACGCGGAAGGCCATGTGGACACCTCTTTCAAGTCTCCCTACGTAAGTCACGGCTGACGAGTTAACTACTTTTTAGAACCCAGATCAAAACCAAGCCTCAGTAGATGCAACACGAGCCACTCTGCATCCGCCCATTGGACCTTGGTCTCGATAGCTGTAAGTTGAGGTGCGAGACCAACGCGAAGATCTCCTACCTGTAAGTAGTTGTAGCTTCGATCCTCAGAGCGACGGACCACTGCTGAGGCTACGTCCCGCAGGGGAAATGGTTCGTTTGGGGTTAGAAACGACTGGAGGCTCTTTAGAGCCTGGTCTCGTTCGGGGGAGGGCTCAGACCCTGGGGATCCCTCGGCAGTAAGGGTGGAGATGAGGATTTCTAGTTCTTTACGCATCCTAACCTTATACACCGGTTAAGTTTGCAGCGAGGCCTTACGTAAGGGTACACATGACCCCCCAAGACGAGCCTGAGTACGCTTCGGTTGAAGCTTTGGCAGAATTTCTTATGGACGACAATCGAGACAGTTTCTCGGTTGAGGATGTCATCAAGCTCGCGGAACGTACCCAAGGCTCCAACCTCAAGATCATTCACGAGTTGAAGGCCTACGGTCTGAAAATGGTAGCAAGGCAGCCAGTGAGGGTCGTTCGAGGCTTCAAGTCGAACTCCCATGATCGTTGGACTGCCTACCCATCTCATGGCGGATCAGGTTGGGAACAAATTACCGGGTGTGCGGGTAAGCCTGGGTGATTAGATTTCATCCTTTTACTATTGACCGCTACACCTAAGGAGGTACAATGGTGGATGCCTCTCAAAGACCCAGTCAAGCGCAAAAAGTACCTTCAAGAGTATAGAGCAAAAAGGCAGGCGGACGCCCCCATTATCCTATGTGGTTGTGGGTGCGGTACCTCGATCTACTCAGCCGATGGGAACGGAGTGCAAAGAGGGTTTGCATTTGGTCATAAAACTCCTCTCCCGGCTGATCACATCGCGAAACGAATTGCCAATGCAACTCTAATTCAGTGCGGGTGCGGGTGCGGAGAAACACTTCGCGACCGTAACAAACACGGAAACAAGCAATTGTATATCTATGGTCACGTTGCAAACAAGCAGTATGTGACGATTGCCCCACCGATTTCGTTACTGGCTCGCTCTGGAGGGGCTAAGCAGGTAAACCTTCGAGGCTTAAAGTGGGCTCGTAAGATTACGATACTAACCTACTACAGCGGAGGTCAGCCAACGTGCTCTTGTTGTGGGGAGACAGACCCTATTTTCCTAGCTTTAGATCACCTAGACGGTGGCGGCAACATGCACCGTAAGGCCACTAACACGAAGGGTGGGAGTGGTACTTACAATTGGATAGTAAAAGCGGGGTTCCCGCCTGGATTTAGAGTTCTTTGTCACAACTGTAACATGGCATTTGGTGCTTACGGTTACTGCCCGCACTCTCCTCCGATACTAGATGGAGTCGAACAGGCAAACGGCTAGCATCACTTAGAGGTAGGAGTCTTCAAGATTTCCGAGTACAACTCCTGAAGACGCTCTCTCCTACCAACACGCTCTGGGTGCTTGGCTAGCTCCTCAGGGTCCGTTTGAAGGAAGTTGTAGATCTGCTCCCAGTACCGGTCCTCTATTTGATTGAGAAGTTGCTTGGATGGGGTCTGTGGGGTCTGCCAGGTCATCCTTAGTTTTCTCGTAGGTCTCCAAGTAAAGACGGATGAATTCTGGTGGTACTGGTGTAGCCATAGAGATGCTCCATCCTAACCCTAAGATGCTGTTACGCATAGCCCAAGGTGACGCCTTTGGTATGGCGTGTGAATTTCGAACCGACAACCTGAAGGCAGCGTTGGAGTTCGATCGGTATATCCGTCATCCTGAGTGGGGTCCGGAAGCAGGTCATTACACCGATGACACTCAGATGTCTATCGCAGTAGCCGAGAGCCTTATCCACCCACAAGGCCGTCGTCCTCCGAAATACGCACGCCCTGAAGACCTAACAAAAGAGGCTTTTGCTGAGGCCTTCGTCCAAGCATACAAGAGAGACCCACGACCTGGGTATGCGGTAAAGTTCCAGGCCTTCCTAGACTCAGTAAGCTCTGGTGCCGAATTCCTCTTGAAGATAAACCCGGAGTCAGATAAGAACGGTGCCGCAATGCGCTCCGTTCCGCTTGGCGTTATCTTACACGAACCCAATCTACTAGAGGTAGCTGCAACGCAAGCGAGCCTGACTCACAACACAGAGGGAGGTATTACCTCTTCTCAGATGGTAGCCCTTGCATCTAGGTTCGCCTTGTACGAGAGTGCTCCACTCACGGAGATTTTCGATTACATTGGAGACTGGCTACACCTGAGCAACCTACGGTGGGAGGGCGGTCCTGTAGTAGGACCTAACCTGGGGATGCTCACTGCAAGGGCAGCTATTACCCTAGTAATTGGTGAACCTAACTTACTGAGTATTGCAAAGAAGGCTCTTATCTGGGGTGGAGACACTGACTCTGTGCTAGCTATCGCCTGGGGTATTGCTAGTGCTCGAAAGGACGGAGCGGAGCTTCCCGACTTCTTCCATAGAGACCTAGAGAACGGACCTTACGGTCGAGACTACCTAGCAGGGTTAGGTAGAGCCTTGATGGGTTACTTTGCTCCACCTGGGTTTGCTGCTGAGTTTGTTGTAAGCAAGAACGCGGTCTTGCCCCTCAAGAAGGACTGAGATGAGTATACTTACCGGTAGCAAGATCAAGAGTGAAGTTGAGGCTGGTAACATCCGTATTACCCCATACTCAGAGGACCAACTCAACCCAGCTAGCTATGACCTTACCCTTGGGGATGAGCTTAGGGTCTACAAGGATTGGGTAGGGTACAATGAGCACGCTAGCCCCCCAAGGGCTGGTCAGGACATGTTCCCTTGCGCCAAGGTGTGTGATGTCAAGCAAGAGCTTGAAACGGTAAGTTTCCAGATCCCACCTACGGGATGGGTACTAAGACCAGGTATCGGCTACCTCTTACACACAGTAGAGCAAGTGTGGACACGGAATTACGTGCCAATTGTAGATGGGAAGTCTTCGATTGGTAGGCTATTTGTCCTCATCCACTTCACGGCTGGATTCGGGGACCCAAACTTTGACGGCCAGTACACTCTAGAGGTGTCTGCTCTCCACCCAGTACGAATCTACCCAGGTATGCGTATAGGTCAGATTCGATTCCATACGGTTGAGGGGGAGTTGGACCGACCGTATGAAGGTAACTACAAGGAGGGTACCGCGAGGGGAGCTGTAGCCTCAAGGTCGTGGAATCAATTCCCTAAGAAAGATGACTAACATGCTCATGCCCAAGCGCTTGCCTATCCGATACTACCCAGATGCCATCCTCCACCAGAAGTGTGCACCCGTAACCGAGGTTACGGAGAGCGTGAAGCAGCTAGCTTCCGACATGCTTCTTACGATGATGCAGTGTCGAGGGCTGGGGTTGGCTGCACCTCAAGTTGGGGTGCCTATTCGACTTTTCGTTGTTGACGTAGAGTGGCCAGATGGCGTAGAGAACTCCACCTCCTACATATTCATCAACCCTACTTTGAGGTTGCTTGAACCCACTGTAAAGTCTGTCGAGGGCTGCATCTCGTTCCCAGGAGAACGATTTGAGCTGACTCGTGCAAGTCGCATCGAGGTTGACGCGCTAGACCTCGATGGTAAGCCCTTCACTCTCGAAGCAGAAGGGCTCCTTGCTGTAGCTATCCAACACGAGTACGACCACCTAGAGGGAAAGACTGGAGCGGAAAGTCTTTCCTGGCTAAAGCGGAACCTACTACGTAAGAAGGTCGAGAAGCTTACGAAGCGTGGCTAATCCAGCATCACGCAGCGAGTACTGCCGTTGTGCCCGTGAATCTTCATGAGAGTCTCTAAGTTAGCGTAGTTCCCAGTGCTTGCGTGCTCGGTCAACCAAGACAGTACGCAAGCACCTGTGGAGAACTGAACGCCCTCTGCGATCACGCCTACCCCACTGATCCCGCTATGGTCGTGGTCTCTAAGTAGGTAGAACCGCTTAGACTTTGCTTCGGGTAGTGGTGAGATTGTCTGCGGGTAACTGTACCTTTGAACTTGAATTGGAGCAGAGCCTTCTTCAGGCTTGAACCGCTGGACTACCAGCGTGTTGGCAGACCGCACACCTAAGGACTCGTATATGATACGTTGAGCCAAGTCGGCATCGAAGTCCTTACAGGAGAATGCATCCAAGGCGAAGTACTTCTGAAGGGGCCAGGCGTGCAAGCTCAAGTGAGAGGTGGAAATCACCTGAACGGTAGAAATCCCCCCCTCATCCTCGAAGTTACCCGTGAGCTTCACTCTAGCAAGTATCGCAGGGTCTACGGGTACTTCGTAGACCTGAATCTTATCCAGAGCTTGCATACCTAAGGCTTCGACTATGCTTGCGAATAGTCGAGTTAGGTGTTCCTTCGTGAACACAGCTGAGTCTTCCACTCTAGCGTCCATGATCAAGTGGAGCCCAGCCGAATCATTTCCCATTGCCTACCTCACCTCGTTAGCAATGGACCTGAGATAAAACCATTATGGTTTCAGAACTCTGTACCGAGAGTTGGAACCCAAAGGTCAGAGGTGTTTTCCCACGTAATGTAATCTGGAGTCAGTAGTGCGAACCCACCATCCCTCCAGTGCTTACCCCATGAATTTTTCACGAGGAAATTGCCGTCTACGTACCCTACGATCATCATAGCGTGCCCACCTGCGGTAGCTCCCTTCGGGGGGTCTACGATCGAGGGTCCAAGGCGCTGCAAAAAGGGGTGGTCGACAAGGGTGCCGAAAACAACGGGGTGCTTTGCTTGCAGTGCCGACTTGATTGCCTCAAGTCGGTCATCTCCAGTCTCCCTGATTCGGTAGTAGGAGTGGATGCGATGACCTACCGCCTGACGCATAGCCTTGATGCTAGGGGCCGTGTAGACCTTAGACTCGTCGTAGGCCCAAATGTTCTCGTCGCAGACTCCAAAGCGACTGAGCACCTCAAAGCAATTTCGGATGTAGGTCCCCTCATCCTTGTCAATGTCACCCTGGCCATCCCCGTCATCGTCCATCATCCCACGAGCTAGAGCGTAGATGAATAGACGAGAGACCTGAATCGTAGGGCGAGGGCTTCGCTTCTCAGAGACAGCTAGAGTAGCCTCTCGGATAGCGTTAAGTAACTCAATGCTATCTGCTGTAGCGTTTCCCGCACAGGAGGACAGCCCGAACTGATTGGTCTCAGTGGTGAAGCTAGATAGGTCCACGTCCCCATCCGCCATCACTAGACTTGGCTTGAGGTTGGTGGTGAAGTCCAGGTCCTTAGCGAGCCAATCGAACTCGTTCCCATTCTCATCAATACCTACAGTAGGGTCTGGCTTATATCCGAATAGAGTGGTCATGCCTAAGTACCTCTGATAGAAGAGTTAGCGGTCTCAGTAGACACTACCGTAAGTTCCAGTGTTTTCGGCGGGGCTGGGGCAACTGAGCCGGGGACCTCGATTGAGTGGTCCGTTACTAGCTGTATGCGACCCTCAGTGGTGCGTAGAGCGTCATAAATAGTCCTAGCGATACCCTCAGGGATCTTTGTACTCAGGGCAAAGTGTTTGACTCTAGTTAGCTTGATACCCCAAGATGGGGGTTCGGATTCGCAGATTCCGTCATAGTCTGGATTGAGACATTGAGTGCAAGTACAGTCCTCCTTTGCCCCCCATGCAAGGATCAGTTGCTGGGGTTGGTCTGCAAGCTCAACCTTACCTCCAGCTTTCGTGTAAGCTCTAACGTCACGTAACAACTCAAGAATATCCGTGTACATTGTCAACATGTGGTTAGTATACTCTATGTTAGCTCAATACACAATCCTTTCATACCCTATCCAGGGTTATGAGAACCCTACTAGCAGTGGCCACCGCCCTAACTCTACTTGGCTGTCCCGGTCGAGAGGCGCCTGGTCCAAATCCCGTCACACCTCCGGATACGGATCTTTGCGGAAAGATGTGTAAACACCTTGGACCAAAGGTTGACGGGGGGCTGGGATGCGAAGAAGGCATGCCAGTGTATGACTCCGACCGTCCAGGCCCCAAGGATGTCCCCAACATGAGTTGCGAGACCTTTTGCCGTACAGCTCAGGATCGTGGAGCCTTCCTTAACCCTCGATGCCTGACTCTCGTGAAGAGCTGTGAGGAAATCGAAATCGCAAGGAAGCGCAAACCTGAAACTTGTAATTAAGTCGCACACTTAGCTCTAACTTAAGCTAGGTGTGGGTAAAGACTACCCATTTCAAAACTTCTACTTATACCCTACAAGGAGTATGGCCTTCGACCATCTATTTGAAGGTATTGTTACGGCTCTGGTGTCAGGGGGTGGTACAGCTTCGTCCACAATCCTATTTTTCCGCGACTTGAAGTCTCGCGTGGAGGTTCTTGAGAAGCTTGTAGGGACAGCCGACCATAAGACTGGACTCAGTCACACCGTACACGAACTCTCTCAGAAACACGATAAGAGTGAAGATCAACACGACTCTATGGGTGGGCGAGTTGAACGTCTTGAGGCTCTATGCAGTAGAGTTGATCGTCTTGAAGGGGAGTCTTCCGCCAATAGGCGGAAGTCTTTCCCAGGGGGGGAGTCTCTGGAAGAGGCTCAAATTAGAGAGCTTAATCGTCGACTGAAGGACGCAGAAGAGACGATTACTCGACTTGAAGCTCGACAGAAACGATATGTACTTGCGGATGATCTTGATGCGTCTGATCGTCAACGAGCTGACGAAATTGGACATCTCAAGAACACTCTCGCCCAAATGCATGGTTTGCTTCAGGGGCTGCAAACCGCACTTGGGTACCATCACTTGAAACGTTAACCAACACTGGAGATTAAGAATGTCAAGCCCGGAGCCCAAGCTATTTAAGCGTCAATCTCAACAGATGCGTGCAGTAAGAACAGAAGCCACGCATCTCGTAGAGGAGCTGACAGCGTTCCTTGAGCGAGCTAAGACTGAACCCCCTCCAGTTTACGTAGACAACGAGTATCAAGAGTACGGTAAGTCAGCCTAGGCACTGGCAACTCACTCTCAGTCATTGCATTGCGCCTACGGTGAAACGCGGACCATTTTGACGATGGGCCCCCGCACTCATCACACTTGCAATACTTCCAGTAGTTACGCCCCTGGTCTGACCTGCGGACCCAGTGATTCGTTCGCTTGGGTCGTCGTGCCGAGCGGCTCACCGCTATGTCGCTTTCCAATACAAGACCGGTAGTGGAGTCTCCACGTCTTCAGGGGTACTTACAGCTGCGAGTACTGATCGGAAACTCTCCACCTGATCTCGACTCATGTCCACTTCAAGTACATAGTGGGCAAACACCTCAGCGAACGCCTCATCAATGTTACTAGCTCCGTAGGTGGAGACGGGTGCCACTGGAGCGGGGTTGTTCTCGTAGCTCTCAAGCCAAGCTTTTGTAGCAGGGTCGTTCTTTGCTTTTTGATGTGCTTGCTCGTTGTGGGCTACCACAGCTGAGTCTAGGTAGATGAGAGCCTCGGTCACCAGGGTACGCACCAAGACTAAGGCCTCTGCTGTCCATGTGGCCTTCGTTTCGTCCGTAACCCCGTAGAAGTCATCTACGTGCTCGTGGAGCTTCGCACGAGTACGGTAAACCTCGTCTTTAGCCTTGTCTACTTCTGGGGTCGTATCGAACTCTGGAGTGGTTATAGCGTCAACAATCTCGTTACTGAATTGCCGACTCAGGTCCGTAAGTTTACTCTCATCCCCTAGTTCGCTGTACTTCATTACCGCGCTCTCTAGGTTACTACCCCAGGTGTCGACAGCTTTACGGTAAGGTTGGATCGTACTCTCACGTACCAGCTTAACCTCAACTGGTTTCGAGGGTCTTGATACCGTGTGCGTCTTTACTAGAGACTCGAACTTTGCTCGCTGCGAAGTTCGCATTTGTTTGAACCAGTACCTGTGTCCAAGCTCATGTACGACAAGCTCAACGATAAAGGAAGATGGTCGACTGAAAATTGAGACAGTGTCCTCCCCAATAACGTAGTGACCGCCAACCCCCCCTCCGTTATTGGAGTTCACCCCTCCGCACTCACTGCACTGGATGAACACGGTACCGTACCAAGCCTTTGCGAACCCCTTAGCCTTCAACTTGTTGAAGGCTGCGTCCAAATGGCGTACGTACTTCTTGATGTCGTCTGGGAGTAGGGTAGTGTCGTCTACGACAACTTTCATTCCGTACAGGTCGAACTCCCTGAATCCAGCAGGGGAGTTCTCGATAGCCTTCTGAGAGTAGTTCGCCTCCAACATTACAAGTATACGGTCGACCCAGTCGGTGAAGTCCAACTCAAGCTTGGTTCGACTTAGAGCCTTCAATGCTGACGCCTCAAAGTTGATGGACTCTAGGAACGCGTACTTACGATGGTATTGACCCTCATCAGTAAGGGCCTCCATTTGACCTGGAGTTGCAGCCTTCAAGGTCCTAGCTACAAGCCGATCAACCATCTTCTCGTCGATATACCAAGAGTACCTGAACAAGTACCCTATGGTCTTGGCTGACGCTTTGATCTTGCCGAAGATAGCGTTTATCGCGTACCATCGAAGGTAATCTACAGGGTCGTTGAAGTTGACGTAACTATGGTCTTTGGGTAGCTTCTGGGCCACTGCTTCAATGTAGCGTCTGATGGACGCTACTCGGTCTTTGATGGACTCCAACGCCTGAGCGGCTATGGGCCCAGAGCCAACCTGCTTCCGAAAGTCATTTAGGAAGTCGTCGAAGAAGAAGATGAGCTTCTCGTCGATGATGTTCGGCCAGTCGTTGACGTCGCTCGACAGAGACTTTTGGAGACGTTGCTTAAGGTCTTTGCTACGCTCCTTGAACCAGGATTGAGGTAGCGTAGCCGCTACCTTGACGTAGTACCTAGTGGCAACTCGAAGGGCAATACTCACACCTGGGATCATTCAACAAGAAGGTTAACCCTTCGAGATTAACCCCTCAGCTGCCAACTCTTCTTGGAGTAGTAACCTAAGCCTAGGTAGAACCTTCTCGACAAAGGACCAAGATTGACCTTCGCGTTTGCATACTAGAATGTCAACCCAATCCTGGTAGTCCAGGTCTGAGTCACTAGACCAACTTTCTAGACTAGACCAGTCTTCTACCGTGGAGAGTAGATCACGAGCCCCCTCCATAATCTCTATGTCTATCTTCCCTGCCACTAGCATGCCATCAAGCTTTAACTGCATGGCTTTTTGGGTAGCGTCTACGTCCCAAACCCAAGCCTCACGACCTTGCGTAATTTTTCCCCAGAAGGAGTCAGGAGCCGTACTACATAGGAACTGCCTAAAGTCCAACCCCTCCCCGATGTTGGGCCACATGTACGAGTAGTTCCCCCAGTCGCTCACGGTGGAGAAGTACCCGTCCTTCAGATCCAATACAACGACAGCCCAACCCTCGCCATTGATCGAGGGGATGTTGTAGCGACGAAAAGAGGTCATCCTAGGTAGGACACCAATTCAGTGACTGTCTGCCAAGAATCTACCCAAAACTCGCGCCTCAATCTGACTTGAGGCCACCTTTACAGCTCCAGGCATAGCCGTGTCGAGCCACCAGCGTACCTTCTCGTGGACCGCCCTAGGGCCGTAGGCTACGAGTAACCCAATCGCCTCGCAGAAGGCTTCCTCTGGATTCTTGTCGGCATAACCAGTGATAGGAGTCTTCGGAACTCGGATCTTACGCTCCCCCCTATCGTAGAGCTTTTGGAAGTCCTCCTTGGTGTTGAGGTGATCATCCTTTATCGACTCGACTTGGAGCGCTAAGATAGGGTCAGAGTCTCCTAGGTACTTCGTGAAATCGAAGGACCAAGCGCCTTCAGGCCACTTATCCAATAACTCCTTGAGGTCAAGGTCCCCGTAGTCCCCTTTGATCGTCTGGTACCAAAAGTCCTGAGCCTCTTTGGCGAGGTAGGACTTCCAAATGTGGTGCCCCATCTCGTGTGCCATTACATGAGCTACCCAAGAGGGTCCTTTGGATACCGAGGACATGTACAGGTTAATGTACCCCGCAGAGTTGTACTCGCCTCCCTTGTCTAAGGTAGACTTGAACTCACACACTACCGGAAGTTGCTTCCTGAGGAGGATTGGAGCTACCATCCCTGCCCGCTTACGGTACAGACTCAAACCAGCCTTAAGAGTTTCAAGGTCTTGCTGGTTGTGCTCATCGTCTGGCTTAAAGCCATTCATGACAAGCTTGAAGCCCTCTATGGTGGCATTCTCTACAGTAGGAAGGTCGGTCTCCAAGTCACCGTGGACCCGCTGAAGGTACTCAATAACATCCTTCATCGCCTTCCAGAAGACTTGGGCTTTACGTTGCACCCTAACCTTCCATTGAGGGTACTCTCGCTCAAAGTTGACGAACCTAGCCCCCTCCGTGTAGTACTCGTCCTGATGCCCAACGGGGAGTCTCAGATCTGATGAGAATTCCCAAGCAACTGATCTCAACTTATCGTTGATATAGGAGGCGTGATTAGCTAGCTTGGGGTCCTCTTTCAGACTCTTGTTCAGGAACGCCTCGAAGAAGACCGCATCAAACCTATTCCGGTAGATTTGGAACGCCTGCTTGACGGTGTGGGCCGTCTTGTAGTCTTTTATCTTGGGGAGGTTCTTCAGGAGCGTGAGGAAGTCCTTTCGAAGGCCCTCTACCCAAGCCAAGTCCAACTTATGCGTAGCTGCAAACCGTACAACCACGTTTGAGGTAAGCGTATCCATCGTAGTGGAACTAAGCATCAAAAGTTAATCTCCTGCTAGGAGGGCCTTACGAGCTTCCACTATCCCAACCTCAGTTACAAAGCAATAGGCTAGGTCGAAGGCATCTCCACCCCTAAGGAGGATCTCCCCGTTCCTTACGTGCCGCCAATCAATGACGAACCCACCTCCGCAAGTAACGTCGGCTGCCTGGAGGGTGCGTCCTCCAAGCAGAGCTACTGCACAATCAAAGGTGACTGCGTACACTTACCAAGTAACCCCAGACCGGTCAATGTGTTGACCCTCGTGGCCCATTAGGTATTGACAGATATCGAAACAACCCCGTACAAAGAAGTGGGACTCGTGAGCCTTAACTACATGAACTGCATTGCAAATCTTGAAGTGTCTAGAGCACTGGGGACAGAACCCTGTACGAGGGTGATCCTTAGGCTCCACTAGAGTTAAGGTATGCAAACACTGAGGACAATTCACACAAAACCTCGTTAACGTAGGAACATGGGAGGTGGTTTGGGGGCCTCACCCACCTGAGGTAGTTCCTGCTTTTCCCAACTATCAATCAGACCGTCGAGTAGTTTGATGTCCTTCTTCAAATCCGAGATAAGACCCGTGGTAGTTTGAATTCGATCCTTGACTCGGTCATCCCACTCTCGCTGACCTAGGTCCTCAAGCGTTAGCTTTCTCCCCTGCGTTGTGTACAACACAAGTACCCTGCCAGCTTGGAGGTCACGTAGAGAAGACTCGGAGTCCCGCACGGAGTCATGCAAGACTTTCACAAGGTGCTGCGTGCCCTTAGGGCTCAGCTCAAACGGCTGGTAGCCAACACCAAGACACCTACCCTGCACTTGCCCCCAACCTGGACGCTCGTACCCGTGTAGGACGACCATGTAGTCATCCCCTTGACGTTTGAGCTTGATGTTCCGAAAGCAGCAAGGACACGTACCCGTGTTCTCACGAGTGCGAGGCTTTGACTCCTCACGCTCCCGCTCATACGTGCTCACTCCAAGTGCATTGGACACCTGAGTTAGGAAACTCGTACTCTCTCGCAACCACTTGCGAATCTCGTAGTATGGTATCTTCTTAGGATCCGAATACTGAACGTAGTAACTCCTACTTGGTAGTAGCTCAAAGACAGCGCCTTCAGGTGATGTAAATCGAAGCCCGTTTGCACCTACCCACTCAAGGAAGGAGTAGCCGGTTAGGTCGAAGTTAAAGCCCTCGGAGGTAGGAGCAGTTACATCCATCGTGTAATGCTTCATCGCTTGCGGGCTGGACGGTAGAGACCTTACCTCTAAGTCCTTAGTTAGCTCCCATCTTGCTTGAACCGTTAACGGATTAGAGTCGGTTTCCAGATTTGGAGCATTAGGATCTTGCGGGTACCCGTGTAGTTGAACCAAGCCGACGAAAGGCTCTACAGTCCAGCCTCCAAGGTACTGAAGAACTTCAAGTAGTTGCTTCATCGTAATGCTGGAGTCAGCTCCCTTACGGAGCTTGACAAGAAGCGCCTTTACCTTCTCCTCGCTAAGAGCGGCAGCGTAGCGGGAGACTACATTTTCTATTAGAGCCATACACTTAAGGGTTAGGTATCAAATGACTAGGAGACCACACTACGAGTAGGTAACACACTTATACCCGTAGTGTGGGTATGGGTAAACTAAACGACTTGACCGGTCAAGTATTTGACAGACTGACTGTCCTACAGAAGGTGCCAGCTCCTCCCACTAAGCCAGGACGTAGGCAAAGAACAGAGGCATTTTGGGAGTGTGGTTGTTCTTGCGGCAATTCGAAAGTCGTAGCAGGTCCCAATCTTCGCTCTGGTAATACTCGTTCTTGTGGTTGTGCCCACAAAGAGCAGTTAGCTGAGCGAAATCGAATTCTACTTACTCTAGACCCATGGGAGTCCGACATGCGACTATACATTCGGAGACTGGGCTACCGTAAGTTACGAGCTAAGTTGGGTTCCAACCAATTCCAAGTGTTAGCCAAAACCCCACAACAGGAAGTACACCCTGGGAATGCAGAATCTTGGGCCCTCACTCTAAGTAGCTACAAACGATTAGTTTTAGGTGTTTGCTACTACTGTGGTAGGGCTCCAGCTCAACCTGTGCATGGAGCTGCTAGTGCTCTTCTACTTAAGAATGGGATCGATCGCGTAGACAACACTAAGGGGTACGAGGAATCAAATTGCGTGTCTTGTTGTAAATCATGCAACAAGGAGAAGCGGGCTCAATCGTTAACTGTTTTCGTTGAAAACACTCGTAGGCGTTACCAATGGCTCAAGTCTAAGGGGTTAATCACCAGTTGAAGTCACCCTCTGCCTTCTTGTTTCTAAGACGAGCAAGCGTTAACGGCCCGTATGCCATCATAGCATATACACCACCAGCCCAACGTTTTTTGTCATAGTCGCTACCAGTAGTAAAGGCCCGTTCACGGCGCATCTTAATGTTGAAGGCCGCTGCATCAATCATTTTCTGGCGATAGGGCTCGTAGATAGGGGCGTGAGCTAACACCCATGTTGCATAATCGACTTCCCCCTCATCATAAAATGGCTCGACGGACGGAAACTGGCTCAGTGAGCCATGAACCATCTCGTGAGTCAACTTCTCCAAGGTCTGTCCTGGATTACCCTCTACAGAGGAGCACAGACTAATCTGCCCACTCACCATGTCGAAGCTCGCTGTAGCTCCACTCATGTGCATCCCATCTGGGAGCTTAAGTATTCTAGGTTGAGGTTCCGTCCCGAAGGGACCTAGAGCCTCAACCAGAAAACTGTAAATGCGTGGAGCCCAGTCGACCACAAACTGGTCCCAATCCGAGTTGAACACTTGGCATTGAAATGCCTTGCTCGACGTCTTCATGGAGGCCGACTTGAGGTACCTCTGAGCTTCAGGAGGGAGCATCCCTTAGACTTCAGCTCTCTCGTTCTTGACGTCGAAGTGCTTGCGTAGTACCGACTTGATTTGGTCCTTGTACTTCAACCAAGCTGGGTGCGACATCGGGTTGTTCTTTAGGAACGGGATCATTTGGTCTCGAACAATCTCGGCGTCCGTATACCCCTGTAGGAGCAAGTCAAAGTAAAGGTCCAGGTCTGGAGTGACCCTGGGGTTTACCTTCCTAGCCAATTCATCTCGGATGTTGTCCAAGTCACTCTCTAGAAGGTACTTGTCGAGGTGGTCCCAAGCCCCTGGGTCCTCAATGACCCTCTCAACGCCTTCCAGGTCCGTCATGGAATCCGTGATACTCTTGTCTTCATCCCCTCTGGTGTCATGCCTAAACTGGTCGATAGCTAGCATGTTGAGGGCCGTAAGGATATAGCTTTCTGCTCTCTTTAGAGGTTGACCTGATAGGTTCCGTAGGGAGTCAGGCTTAGCTAGAAACTTGAGCATTAGCTCCGTCATCAGGTCTTCTGCTCGGTTCGGATCGCGATGCTTCATGAGTAGCATCTTGTAAGCCTTCGAGCCAAAGTTGGCGCCGTAACCACTAGGGATCTTACGGTCCATCTCTCGTGCGTTCTGAGGCTTGAAGTTCTCAGCAGGTTGATCCTTGATGGGTGGAAGTCCCTCCACCCCGTTCATCAAGAATAACCCGTAGATAACTCTCCCGAACCCAGCAGCGGGCCCAGCTGCTAGCTTCACTAGAAGGTTAGCCAGCCTATATCCCCATGGAAGGCTGGCATATACCTTACGACCTAACTCACTAGCGACTCTTACTAAGGCGTGTGTATCCATTACGGATAGTCTACGATAAAAGGATTCTACATCCCCCGAGAGACCATCCGCTGAGTGCCCTTTACGGACAACCCAATGGTGGTTGCAATCTCATTGAGATTGCAACCTTCGCTGAGAAGCTTAAGGATCTCAGCCTCACGCTCCTGGTTCCCCTCCGCAGACCAGCCCAGAGCCTTGCGGCTAGACTTACCAGAGGCAATCAGCTTCACAGTTTGAGTAAGGTCCACAATGACCTCTTGCTGGCATCCATGAGGGTCGACGATAGCACTCTCCCATGAGACCTCTTCGCTACCCTCTCTTGGGGTGACAACAATCTCCTTGTGCCTACGAGACTTGGTTCGCAACCAGTTCACATAGATATTGAAGACAGCTCGGTACAAGTACTGCTTGAAGGTACCACGAGTCCTAGGAAGGTGAGGAGACCCAGAGGTATCGTAATCAACGACCTTCCGACCTTTGATTCGGAACTCCTCCCGAATCGCCTCGTACTTCTCAATGTCTGCCTTAGAGTAAGTAGCCTCAGAGGACATGCAATCCCCACTAATAGGAGATGGCGCCCACTGACCCTTTAACCTAGGGCAACAAAAGAGGCACAAGGTGTGCACTTCCGAGAGGGTAGGTTCAAGACTACTCACTTCCGCATTACCCGTACGGTACAAGTAGAAGTTTTGGAAACGAGAAACCACCCAAAAGACTTGACGGGTCTTAGGGATCCCGAACTCCCGCTGAAGGTTCTCTCGTTCCTCCTCTTGAAGGTCCTTGGACATCAACCTAAGCTTGCTAGCATAGGAATTCATGTCGGTACCACAAGAAGAGCATACTCCGTGGTCCCTACTCTCCACTTCCTCTAGAAGAGCCTTAGAGGGACGCTCTACCTTCAATCCCTTAGGAAAGACTCCCAAGACGTATCGGTATACCGCCATCTTGAAAGCACTTTCTTGCATCTTCAGGTAAGCAGCAGCTGAGGAAGCTGTCACAACCTCAGGCAACCTTACCGAGTAGGAGTTGTCATACTTCCTTAGGAAGTCGGCTTCAAACAACTTGAGCCAGACATGCTGGATGATATCCGCCGAGTTATCAGCTACCTTGTTAGCCTTTCGGATCGCACTACTCACAAAGGTGGAGTAATGCTTTACGAAGTCGTTGTTGTTCTTAGGTACGTAGTCTTCATCAGTCTTTTTAACAAGCATCGTCTTCCTTACGGAAGTTGGAGGTGAACACTTAACCGAAAACTTGATCCCACACACACACACACACATGACTACTAGGTAGGATTGAGGTACTGAGGAGGGCTGCTCTATCTAGGGGGGTAGGGTTAGGATGACTGGTTAGGTTGAAAGGGATGTTCGTATCAGGATGATTGGTTTTTGAGTTAGTTTCGCTACACTATACCAAAAAGAATAAGATCTGATCGGTATAGGAGGGGTTAAGGATGGTGGTCCTAGGTAGTAACCCCTATCTGAGTCTACTGAGTCCTTGAGGGACTCTTTGGTCGGAGTGAGTTATGAAGTACCTACCTCAATGCTCACTTACTTACGGGATCTGCCTAACTTTCCACAACTTCATGTTAGACTGGAGCGACTCATCTTTCAGAGCCTCCTCTCCAAGGAGAGGACCTTAAGAGACCTTCTAGAGGAAAGAAGCTGACCCCTCTAGACTAACCCACACAGGCTTTTCAAGTACTGATCAGGAAGTGCTGTCACTACTTGTCCTACTTTCTAGTAGGTATGGAACCCTATAACCCATCCCTCGGTCACTGAGGTTGACCCCTCTCGTATAGACCTGAGAAACCCCTAGCGCAAGTCATTTTGTTCTGGTACCCTCTCATTGAGGTATTTCATGTACTTAGCTAGTGTTGTCGAGCTATCCGATGTGAAAGATAGCCCAAAACTACGGGTCAACTTACCTAGCCCTCTACTTATCGGCTCCAAGGTGACTTTGAGCTGTAAAGTGCAGCGTAGGAGGGGACCTAGGACAGAGGAGCTTTCGATCCAAGGTGAGTTCAGGGTGGTCTCTTGTGTCTTCGATGTCGCCAAACAGCGTCAGTTAGTTTCTATCGAGACTACCCAGGTAGCTCCAGTGTGGAGGTCCATTCGAAATCCTCCTCAGAGGGGGTTAGCTCCTACTCACTCTCACTCCATAGTTGACGGTAAGTTATGTCCGACCTGAGTATAGGTAAGCTCACTGATGCGCTACCTCTTGCGATCTGGTTACCTCGTAGTAGCTACGATGTTTACCGGGGGAGCCCATCGGAGATCATCCAAGAACTTACTGGGAACAAGTCTACTTCCATGCGGCAAGCCATCAAGAAGGTCACGAAAAGTCTTGAGGTGACTCGTCGAGTGAAGCTGGAACTTCCCTGGGGTGAGTCCGATGACGTCCTTGCTACTCTTTTGGTTCACGCTATGCTTCAGTTGAAAATCAGTCAACCCGTACCATCCGCCTAAGAGGCTTCATGAAACTAGTCAATGCGATTGCTCTCTCCGTTGTTTTTCTTGCCTTGGTAGGTTCCTGCGTCGCAGGCGTCTACCTCAAGGTCCAGGGTAAACTTACTTGGGCTCCCTTTGGGATCTGGATGCTAACCGCAGGGTGCCTGCTTGCCATGGTTGGTTACATGATTCGAGGGTTGAACCAAAAGTGATTGTTCGGTTGCCTCTACCTCCTAACTTGGTAGAGGCAACCGACAGAGCTTAGGTTCGGTTGACGGCAGCTTCGATGCTAGCTTTGAGTGCTGCAAGGAGGTCTGTCATAGGAGCCTGAGCCTTCACTGGGGTGTCGATAGCAAGACCTTCCTGCTTCTTGGCTACAGCCTCCTTCACCCGTTTGGCGTAGTTGTCCTCGTACTTCTGAGGCTCGAAGGTCTTGGTAGCCAGAGCTTCCACGAGCATGCAAGCAACCTTCTCTTCTGCTTCCATCACTTGAGCTTTGGCAGCAGGGACCTCCCCGAAGTCTCGCACTTCGTTGGCGTAGAACATTTGGTGCATCACCAGACCACCCTCGTAGGGGCGGACAAGCACCAAGTGCTCTCGCCCTCGGTTGGACCACTGAGCCACAGCGATCTTGCCTTGCTTCTTCATGACCTGACTAAGCAGGTAGTAAGACTTGTCACCACCCTTGTTGGGACCCAGGTAGTAGGACTTCTCGACCTGGAAGACGTTGAAGGCTTCTGCGGGGATAAACTCCTTTATCTCCATGCTGTTTGCGTTCTCGCTATCGAGAACAGACAGCTCTTCCTTGCTGAAGCGAACAAGGGTTCCGCCCTTCTCGACTTCGTAACCTCGCCCACATTCGGAGTACTCCACAGGGGCTCCCGTGATGGAGTCGGTATACTTCTGCTTCACCTTGTTGCCAGCAGGAGTGACCATGCACAGGCTTACGGTCTCTGCACTTGCAGAGAGGTAGATTTTGACCGGAACGGAAACCAGCCCGAAGGACAGGGTTGCACTAGCGATGGATCGAATGCTCATATTATCTCTTACGGAAAGGTTTAGGTTCGACTTAACGTGAATCTGCGGAACCCAGGGTCACAGGTCTTCACGGATACTTTTGCGATCCCAGTTGTACTTGACAGCAAGTACAACCGCCTCTTGTAGAAGCTCGGAGTTCTTGAGAGTGTTGTCCAACCCCAGAACCTGAGGTGGGCTAGAGACAAAGCAAAATGCCTCAATAGCCCTTTCGTAGGACTCCCATCGGTAACTCAGGCAGAGACAGTTGATGATTTGAACAAGAAGCTTTCGACGCTCCTTGTTCCCACCCTCCGCGTTAACCCAGGCTACCCAAACGCCTTCCAAGTGACTCATAGAGTACTATACGGAAAGACCTAGGTTCGCCTTAACCCTTACCGACCGTACTCATACACAAAAACAGGGATGTCCCGAAGCTGCTCCTGAATGATTGGTTCAATTACACTCCAATCTATCCTCCAATCGAGTTATAGGTAAGTGATTGGCATCAATCAGGACTTTCTGAGTTGAAGTAGCCTCGGAGGACGTTGAAAGAGGATCGAAGGTTGCGGTAAACCTGAGCCCAGATTTCTTGGACCTTGTTAATATGCTCAAACTCACCATCCTCCCCATTACGATGAGCTACCTCATGGATAAGGGTAAGCAGGACTTCGTCTTGTTCGAAGCATCTGTGAGAGATGAGGACCTTACCGTTATTGTACTGACCCAGAAGGTCCGACCTGAATTCGACGATACTGACGTCCGAGAGAGTTACAGGCTCAACTTCATTGACGACTTTAATTACGTCCAGGAGCTTAGCTTGCTCATCTGTGCTCAAATCTCCCCAAGAGAACGTACGAGTGACTTCCTTCTCCAGGGACTTCAGGATCTCTTCCTTGGTTCCAAAAGTCTGAGCCAGAACCGCCCCCAGAGGCTTGGAGACAACGATTCCCCGCTTACCCAAGTGTTCTACGCTCTTGCTTTCTTCCAAGTTGGAGACTGGGATCGCATTTGAACCATAGCGCTCCTGGAAGTTTCCTTGTACATCGTTTGCAATGGACTTGGAAACACCGTAGTTTGCCGTAACTTCGTCCAGCCCCTCAGTCTCCAAGGTTGGCAGGTCCAACATCTGGATAAACTTAGGGAAAAGGAGGGATGGCTCCTTATTTACCGAACTCAGGAAGATGTTACGGCAGTGGTACTTCAGGTTCCACGATTCGACCATCCTACGGTCACGGTCAAGCTCCACATCCTTCAGGTCATACCCAAAGTTGGTCTCAGGGGAGTGCATCACGAAGATCCCCTTCACGTAGATTCGACCCTTGAGCTTGGGATCGAGCAAAAGAGTTCCGTTACCCGTGACCACTTCAGACCGTTTGGCGGTACTCAGGAACAGGAAGCAGTCTCGAAACTTGTCCCATTCAGACTTGGAGATACCACCCACTTCCACTCGGACGCGGTTCTTATCTTCCCGGCCGGTTTCGATTCGGAACGTAAGAACGTCCTCCTGGAATCGATCATCATGTTCGATGGTAGGAACCCACACCTCGCTACCGTTTCGAATCTTGACGTCATGTCCAGCCCGAACAAGAGCTAGCACGCCCAACTTGAGACCCTCCCCAAACTTTCCAATCATGTTGGAATTACCATACTTGGTAGTATGCCCCAACAAGAGGGCCTTGAGGGGTAGGGTGCACCCTTCGTTCTCGATACGAAGGTTGTTGTTGTACCAGTCAATCTTGACTGGCGCGTTATGTTCGACCTCTGCGTCTCTAGCGTTCTGTACCAGCTCTCGGATGCCCTCGTAGGCCCCCCAGGTAGGGAGGTAACTCGTTTTAATCGTGAGCGGAATTTTTGTAGCCATGCCAAACATACGAGAGAGGTGGGGCCAGAGTTAACCGAAAAATTCTTTCGTTTGAGGTTAAACCTTCCTCGTTGGCCTCGTAAGTAGTGGTATGGATACCGCAGCCAACCTCGCAAGATTCCTTCAGGAAAACACCGGGTCCGTCTGTGGGACCTGGGAGGGCCACATGCCCGCTGCAAAGCAGCGTGAGCTTCTCGGTCGCTTCCTCGGCAAGGGGAAGATCTATATCGAGGGGGATCGTGAGGTGGTGAGCTACACAGTGCGCGTGTGCTTCGGTACGGACTACAACAAGACCACTTTTAGTTGGAGGTCCTTGTAATGAGGTTCCAAGTTGGGGACGCTGTCAAGCACATCGAATGGCCTGACGAGGGGGTTGTAGTCGAAACCCTCTACGGGAAAAACGACCAATCTCACAAAGGAGTCGGAATGACCGTACGTTTCGCGTACGGAGAGGTGTGGGTTGCTGTAAGTAAAGCAGCCCTTGTGAAAAAAAAAACCCATGATGGGTTAGGTTTCGGGGTAGAGTGAGTGTGTGGATTGAGAGTTGAGAGCGGGACCTGAGTGTACCTGATGTCACAGGTACGGGCACACATCAGTCTGATGTTGACATGCATCAGACGGTGCACGGTTCGATCCCGTAACCAGGAAGTTCTTGGTAGTGGCTCGGGTCGCGCTTTCAGCTCTCAATCGGCACTGAGTATCCCCTCCGAGAAAAAAAGACGTCAAGGTGAAAAAACACCTTGACCCCTCCTCGGAGCAGTACTATAGGTAAGGGGAAGGTGCACTCTTGCACCTAAGTGGAAAGTCTAATGTCTTCAATTGCCATGAACCTACAAGTCACGAAAGAAGCTCAGCAATCGCTGAAGCTCTCTCATGCTTGCATTCAGGGTAGCTTTGCAGCAGGAGATTTGGCCACCCCCTGGTATCCCACCTCTAAGCGGAACTCCAATCCAGAGGTGGGTAACAAAGGCGACTAGTAGAGACAGGAAACTCCTGACTCCTCTAAAGGTCGCCTGGGTAACCAGAGCGGCCTAAAAGCTTTCTGGGGTACGAGAAAACGGTTAAGGGTTCGAGCGGTGTCTACGTAGGGTACGATGATTCGGGGTTGTCCGGCTGGGACCGGAAGATGTCTGTAAAACAACTGGTTATACCTAACTAGGTTCAATTCCTAGCAGCCCCACTGGAAAACAAGGAAAGTCATGAAACAGAAGTCCATGCCCGTGAAAGACGGGCCAAAACAATACGGGGTGTTAGCATCAAGGTGATGCAGGAGGCTTTTAACCTTCGAGAGGCCGGTTCGATTCCGGTGCGCCCCACTCCAGCTTTGCTGGTATAGGTGCGTAGTGGTTAATGGTTAACACACTCGACTCTTAATCGATGAAATGCGGGTTCGACTCCCGCCGCACCTACGATTCTTCCGGGTTAGCCTAATGGTAAGGCAGTGGTTTCTGATGCCACCCACGAGAGTTCGATTCTCTCATCCGGGACTAGGACCTACGAAGGTAGGTTTAGCCTAACAAGGCGAAGTTCTTTGACAATCTAACAGGACCTTGAGTGACTACACTGACGAGTTTAGGCTCGTGAAGCAGTTAGCCGTGATCGACTCCCGATTATACTGGGGGGCTACAGCGACTAGTATGTGAGTGTGTTGCTCTCTCCTGCTACAAATGAAGTGAAACCTGACCTAGGCCTCACAAGGGCTCGGGTTGGGTTAGGTAGGGGGTTGCGAGCCCCCTAATTTTTCACGGGTAGCCAAGTGGTAAGGCAGAAAGCTGTTAACTTTCCTATCGCAGGTTCGACCCCTGCCCCGTGAGCCGCCTGGTTGGAAGTCTCTGACTGGGCCAATGGGTTGTTAGTTCAGTGGTTAGAACGATAGGTTGTTAACCTATGTGTCGTAGGTTCAAATCCTACACAGCCCTCTCGTGCGTGCCCTCAAAGCGTAAATGGTGACGCGTCTGTTTCGTAGTCAGAAAAAGTCGGTTCGATTCCGACTGAGGGCTCTATTCTGCGTTGCTTCTTCTTTCCCCCCTCAGCCTAGTAGTGTAGTACGAGGGTAGACGGTAGATAGAGCGTAGGAGTGCGGTTGTCCGTAAGGTTCGGCCTATCGTTGCCAACGACAGGTAGGTGGTTCGATTCCACCCGATCGCTCTTGTGCAGGATGGGACGGTCCCAGTCAGGCCTCATAAGCCAGACTCTCTAAGTTCAATTCTTAGTCCTGCTCCCAACGTTTCGGTGTAGGTGAGGTAGTGCAAACGTTTCTACCCTACACAGACTTCCTGAAGACAGCAGAGGTTCTTGATTACCGTCGTCTAGGTAAGCAACGAGTCGAAGCTCTTCAGCTCCTTCGAGGGCAATGGAAGAATCACCCGGCATCTAAGATGTGGCAAGGCTACGAGTTCCACCTCAGTGTTTACGCTGAGTTTATGTGTCGAGAGTGGATTTCCCGTGGGTACAAGGATACCTGTCTGGGGAAGATTCTAGCTGAGCGTCAGAAGTTCTCTGATACGGGTCAGCCTCACTGGTTCGGGGATGATTCGTTCCATCGCGCACACCGGAGCAATCTGCTTCGGAAGCAACCCCTCTACTACCAGAAGTTCTTTGATGAGCCTCTAGACCTACCTTATGTGTGGCCATCTGCAAGGCTCTGAACTTTTCGGTTAAAGTTTTTCCTGACGGTACGTAGGTTACGGTGTAAGACACGATACGGAGAGTGCCTTAGGCAATGGAAGCCTTAGCTGACTGTAAATCAGTGGCCCTCAAGCAAGTGGTTCGATTCCACCACTCTCCACCAGACTTGACCCAAACAGAAAGGTTAATTACCCCTGATTGCAAGTCAAGTCTCTAACTCCCATAGCTCCCCTACCCTATGATAACGAAAGTTCGAGGGGTCAAATAGTGGAGCGACGGAAGCTCACTGGTCCTTGAGTTGAAATGGTCGGACTACCCTCACGGAAGGGTTGTAATGTCTCTGGTACCGTGCTCTACTAGAGACAAATGCTGGTGTGGCGAAATGGCAGACGCAACAGGTTTAGGTCCTGTCGAGTAAAATCGTGGGGGTTCAAGTCCCTTCACCAGCACTAAATACGTTGAATCAGCAGAAGGTCTGTTGAATCACAGCGGAAGTCGAGAATTCAACCGGCTACTGGGGCCGTTTCCGTACCAGTGCTTTCTCGCTCAAGTGGTGGAATGGCAGACACAGCAGGCTCAGAACCTGCCGCCTTCGATGGTGTAGGGGTTCAAGTCCCCTCTTGAGCACAAAGAGCTACGGTGAAAACGTATCAACGTAGATCTTAGATGTCAGAGTCCCGGCTAGGAGTCCGGCAAAAAGATACTCGGTAAGTGTGGATAACGAGGGGCTTGCTAAGCTCCTTCCCGTTCGACACGGGATAATACGAGTGGGCGTTTGAGGTGTGTCGCAACACGCTGATATCGAACCTTTGGTTCATCTAGGAGAGCGGTTCAAGATCTACTTATCGCTTACGCCTAAGTATGGGTCATCCTCGAAAAACCAGAACTTTGTGTCCGATCTGCGGGAAACTTGTAGGTAACTTGAGATCTACGTTCTGCTCGAACATCTGTCAGAATGAATCTCAGTATCGCTCGTTCATTGAGCGTTGGAGATTAGGACAGGAGATTGGTAATAAAAGTTCCGGTCGAACCCTTCAAGTATCAAGTCATATTCGCCGTTACCTCCGAGAGAAGTTTGGAGATCGCTGCACGAAATGCGGATGGGCTGAGCGGCACCCTACAACGAAGCGGATCCCTCTTAACGTTGAGCATATCAACGGAGATCCATTTGACTCATCAGAGGGTAATCTCACGCTACTTTGTCCAAATTGCCATTCTTTGACCGTTACATTTGGGATTCTGAATCGCGGACGTGGTAGAACAAGTCGACATGGGGCTGTCGTCCAACGGGAGGACATGAGACTGGCAGTCTCAGAATAAGGGTTCGATTCCCTTCAGCTCCACTCTTGAACGATAGGATCAAGGAGACCGCCCCCTTGCCAGGGAGTCGCCGAGTAGGCTGGAAGTGCATGGGTCATATCTATGCTCGTTCAAGAATCATCAAACTCCAACTGGAGCAATGGAATGCAAGGGGCAGATACCCTTTCATGAAGGTGTTAAATAGGTGTACGGAAGGCTTAACCGTACCCTGGGAGTCCAGTTTAAGCCTGTTTTCGGCCCCATAGACTACTGGCGCATAGGTCGGCAACCTCTCACGTTGCAGGACCGGGATCGATACCCGGTGGGGTCACTAAAGATTGGATACGGTACCTGAGCTATGCTAGTGCAGGTCCAAGTAGGTAGGTTCAAGATCTCCTTTTCAGGCTCCGAGTTGTACTACATGACCTTCGAGTGTGTGGACTACAATGGAGTCATTCTTGCAGACTCTACGCAGAGGTATGAGGTTCTGAACGGGGCTCTTGGGGAGAGATTACTCATTACACGGAAACATGAGTTTGGTTTCTGCCAAGACCTACCCTTTCACTTGGGTACTGCCCACTTCCTCCCAGAAGGAGTGACTGTCGATTTAAGTTAAGACCTGGGTCCTACTTGACGTAGGCACCTAAGACAGGTAAACCACCTACGTAACTAGGTAGGTGCTGACCGAACCAGAAGAGTGGTTTCATTCTGGTGTATGTATGGAGGTCTTAGTGCCTCTCGGGACAACGGACATCTAGGGTTATGGCTGGTCTGAAATGGTGGGGAGTTCCCCAAGAAAGACTATCCTGTACCGCTACCTAAGGGTAGTAACTAGATGTTGTCAGTGTGAAACCAGAACTCCCTCTCTTCACGAGAGAGCCTTGAAGGATGCGGACGGGGAAAGTAACGCGGTCAAGACAACTTTCTTGTAATCAGGCGTAGGTACGGCCTGAGTCTCCTAAGGGAGTACGAATAACGACCTGTTTTGCAGGGAGGGACGGTCCCGACTGGGCCTCATAAGCCTAGTTCTGTTGGTTCAATTCCAACCTCTGCACCTTTCTGGTCCTGTCTGCTAGCGGTTAGGCAACCGGCTTTTCACGCCGTGTAACACGGGTTCGAGTCCCGTCAGGATCACTTAGTAAGTTACGCTCAGGTAGCTCAAATGGTAGAGCATTGGACTGAAAATCCAAGTGTAGTCGGTTCGATCCCGACCCTGAGCACCAAGGGTTCTGAGCTAGTTTGGTAATTCAGCGATCCCCTGAAGAGGGATAGAACTCGGTTCGATTCCGAGAGGACCCACCGTTTACAGGCTTGTGCGTCACTAGTGACGTTGCTGATAATCTTGTTGTCTAACCGTCTAGTCATGACGGTGAAGTACACAAAGGCAATTCTTGAACAAGCAGTCTCCAGAGCTTACTCTCTTGCGGGGGTGTTAAGGGCCCTTGGGTTTGAAAGCTACTCTGGTGGGACAAGTAGTCACCTTCGCTCTCGAATTGAGTTGTATGGGATTGACACAAGTCATTTCCTAGGGTTGCATGTTGGTTCATGCCACGCTCAGATTCGGGCTTGTGTAGAAGGCTACAGTTTTCCCTTGCACGGAGAATTTGCGGGAGCGTTACCCGACAGGTCCACTGCGTGATGTAGTATCGGAGTGTAGCGAAGCCTGGTATCGCACTGCGTTCGGGACGCAGGGATCGGAGGTTCAAATCCTCTCACTCCGACTGGTTCTGGTTGGGTAGTTGACTTCCAGAATCTCTTTGGGCTTGTGTAGAAGGCTACAATCACCCTTCGCACGGGTGGTGTACGGGAGCGTTACCCGTCAGGTCCACTAGAAAACGGTTAAAGGTTGAGGGGCTGGGTACGTAAGGTAGGGCGGGCCAGGTCATTCGGGTGTCGTTCAAAGGTAGGACCTGGGACTTTGACTCCCAAGATCGTGGTTCGATTCCACGCGCCCGAACTAGTGAGTATTGAGTAATTTCGGGGCTGTAGCTCATTTGGTAGAGCGCCTGGTTTGCATCCAGGAAGTGGGGGGTTCGAATCCCTTCAGCTCCACTTCAACACATGATTGGTCGTGGGAGATATCCCCTACGAGGTTCGATTCCTCAATTTGCCTGGCGGTTAAATGAATCCGTTCGACTCGGCAATGTGTTGATCTCGGCATGTATATCAACGGTTAGATAGCTGCTCTGATAAAGCAGAGGTTGGAGGTTCAATTCCTCTCATGCCGACTTGTAATGGCCCTATGGTCCAGCCTGGAGTGGACGTCTGCCTGTCACGCAGAAGATCGTGGGTTCAAATCCCACTAGGGTCGCGAAATAGTAGTTAACTCCTACCCTCTGGGTGACGTAAGGTCTAACAGAGAGAGGCGGTACAAAATGGGTTGTGGTTCAGGTCTGCCAACTGCGTTGGGTGTTGGGTTCACTCCTCTCAAGGGGGAGCCCGAGGTTACGATCAAATCCATTCTTGGGATCAACTACGTATGTGTACGTAGGACCGAGCACTGGAAAGAGGTTATTGCGGAGTTCTCTCAGCTTAGTCATGCTGAGTTCTACGTGATGGCTCTTCAAAAGGGGAGGTTGCAGATCCCTATGGACGCTGAAGCAAAGTTGCAGGTACCTAGAGACGCTGAAACCCTTAGGGGTTTGGCTGAGTAAAGGTTGTCGGGTGTAAGTCGTTCAACAGATCGGTGTTCATGGAAGGACTGGATGACATGAATGCTTCGGCTCAAATTGGTCAACATTGCTAGGTAAGCCGAGCGCCTAGAGTAAGATCAACCAGTCATAACTTGGGTCAGAGGCAAAGGTTGCCGGGTGGTTTCCAAGTCCACCGTCGATAGGGTTCGATTCCTTACTGGCCCGCTAGTGTTTTGGTGTAGTGTGTTGTGTCTCGGGGTGTAGCTCAGCCTGGTAGAGCGTCTGGTTTGGGATCAGAAAGTCGCAAGTTCAAATCCTGTCGCCCCGACTGTGGGGGATCATCGTCCTCCGGTCTTGTAGAGGTAAGTGGCCAAAACAAGGGAAGGTTGAGTGTTCTCATCACTGAGAGAATCTTGACTAAGATAGCACCCATTAGGACCTCCTGATCAGAGGTGTGACCGGTGCGATTGTGAGGTATCTAGGCTGGTGCTTAGCCCTTCTTGACAAGAAGGTGTTGGAGGGTTCGATCCCCTCACCTCACACCTAGCTTCTTATCTCTACCGTCAGGTAGATTCGTGACTCCTCGCCTTAGGAGATGTTTACGAACTGCATTATCTGAAACCCCAAGAGACTTTGCCACCGCCATGAAGGATGATTTACGTAGCTGCGCCAGTAACTCTTCTATAGATGGCCACACAATTACAGTAGGGCCCATCATCATCCGATGACTGGAGTTGCAATCGTGACAGCAGGCGCTGTGTGGGGATTTAATTTTGTCGCAGTTTGGGCAAACTAGACCCTTCCACGTAGCTACCTTAGTCTTGACACTACAGGGACCACAATGTCGAGATTTCTTACTAACAGCTACTTTCTGACATAACTCACAAAACCTAGGCGGTAGCTTAAGTTTTCTTCCTGCGAAGGTGGGTGTCTGAGAGTGACAGTTGGGACATAGTAACCGTAGGTTGTCAATACGGTTATCGTCGTGAGATCCGTTGATGTGATCAAGTTGCAACGAAAGTGGTGCCCCTAACCATTCGGTTAATCCGCATACCTTACACTGGTAGGCTAGAAAGCCTTCCCTCACAAGCTGCACCTTCAAACTTTGAGTGTTAGAGTAGAGGCTATTTTCGACTAGGATGGCCGTGAGTGGGATTTTTTTACTCCGCTTATGTGTTCCCCCTTTCATGTGCCCCTGACCAGTCCAATGGGTAGTGTCTAGTTGTAACTTCTTAATCTTGACCTTCGCCGTAGTGTAGTTACCCCCTGTAGCTTTCAACCCAAGTGCTCTGAGTACTTGAGCCATAGTGAGACTGGATCTGACAGCTTCAATGAAGTCTGTTTCTGTATATGGTGTGGGTTGGACCATCTGAACCCTCTCTGTAGTAGACGTACAATGTAGGGGGTATAAGTAGAAAACTGAAGCGCGAGTGGTGGAATGGCATACACAGGACACTCAAAAAGTCCCCCGAAAGGATAAGGGTTCAAGTCCCTTCTCGCGCACCATAGAGAGTACCAATCCTGTCAGGCAGGGGTAATCTCTAGTTCAACCTTGAACCTGGATATAGGGGTTGGACCTTAGGTGGGAGGTAGGCAATATCTCCCACCTAAGGCGTTTCTCTCAACTCGACTCGCTTGAAGCGAGTCACTCACGAGACATAAATCAGATGAACAAAGAAAATCTAGGCCCAGCAGAGCGCATTCTGCAAACGTTGCTTCAGTACACGGATCATGCTGTCCACAACCGACCAGGGTACACCGTAAAGGACACCTCTGTTGTCGGAGTGAAGTGGCAACCTGTCACTCACAAGGTAGAGGGTGACGAGAAGGTAGTTTACACTCTCTCGAAGGTGGGCAAGAAGACTGTCCGTACGAGGTTGGGTGTCCTTCAGCCGGACAATCGAATCACGGGCCCTAGGGGGGCCTTGATTGGGGAGTACCGACCAGCCGGTCTGTTCCCTGAGGTCGTGACCTGGATGTACCGTCAGGTCACGGAGGTGTGGAAGCTGGATAACGAGTTCGCTGCCCGTTGGGCGAGCTACGCTTTCAAGCAAGAGCATCGAGACCTGAAGGTCATCCTGGCAGCCCTGATGCTTGTACAGTCCCGTAAGGGAGATCCTGTTCTGGATCAAGGCAAGGTAGCCTTCTACGATGAAGACTTCCGAGACGTTGGAGAGGCCATGTTGCTGCTCCATGACAAGGACAACAAGGCTGGGTTGAACCCCAAGCTACTTCTTCGTGTCCAGGAGATTCTGACCCTTCCTGGAGTGGTTGCAATCAACCGAGAGCTTGGTTTCTCTCGATCCCTACGTAACCCGGCTCTGGGTCGTTGGCCCAAGGCTGTAACTAAGTGGCTTCGGTTCCGAGAGGAAAACCCCAAGCTGCTTGCAGGACTCGTTAAGGCTGGATTCAAGTCCACCGTAATGGAGTTGGCACGTAAGGTAGGGTACAAGCCGGAGTCTTCAAAGTTCTTTGAGGCTCTTCGGTGGAAGCAGGGACAAGCCAAGGACGGTCACCGTTCAATTGCCATTGGGCAAGCGGTAACCGCTGCGGAATCCTGGAATGGTCTGACTGAAGAGCAAGTCTGTCAAAAGATTGCGTCTACTCGACCTAACTGGAAGCGGATCGTAGGTCTTCTTCCCAAGGAGGTTGGAGTTACCCGAGCAATCGTGGCTGTAGCGATTGAGTCTGGGTCGTTTAGCGACAAGGACTTGATCATTGCAACCCCGACGCTGGAGGAGCTTGGTCTCCTGGATGTTCAGGACATTCGAGCCCGCTGGGTTCGAGCCACGAAAGAGGCGGATGACATGCGTGCGGCGAACATTGCCACACGAGTCAAGAGCCAAGCGACCAAGGAAGTTCTACAGGATGCTGCGGACACAGCAATCAAGAAGGTTGTAGAGCAGGTCATGAAGGGGATTCGAATCTACTTCATGGTTGACATCTCGGGATCGATGGAAGGCGCTATTGAGTCCGCAAAGGGCTACATCGGTAAGTTCCTTCAGGCGTTCCCGAAAGACAAGGTCCATGTGAGCGTGTTCAATACTTCTGGGCGAGAAGTCCAAATCCCACACGCGTCAGCGGCTGGGGTGGAGAATGCGTTCAAGGGCATTAGGGCAGGAGGCGGTACGGACTATGGGGCTGGCGTTCGAGCCCTCATGAAGTTCAAGCCTCAGGCTGACGAGGATGTCATCTTCTTCTTCGTGGGAGATGAAGAGGCGAGTGAGTTTTCGACTGCGGTTAGAGATTCTGGCCTTTCTCCAGTTGCTTTCGGATTTGTAAAGGTTCGAGCAACTACTGGAGCTGGGGCTTGGAGAGCTACACAGTACGAAACTTCGGCAGTACGAGACACTGCAACGAACTTGGGAGTTCCTTGCTTCATGGTGGACGCAAATACGTTTGACGACCCCTACGCAATTCCACGTACGATGCGGAATCTCATCTCAGCTACCCCTGTTGGTGTAGCTCGTAAGCAGACCGAGACCACGCGAGTGGGTCTTGTGGACCTGATTCTAAAGACCGATATCATGCAGAAGCCGACTTGGGCTTCGTGAAAGAGTAGAGCGCCATGGGGTGGAGAGACTTGCTTCCAGAAAAAGAGGAGACTGTAATCTTCCCTTGGGTTGGAGGTAGGTCTCTTCGCTCCGGCTCTCGTACTTGGAAAATTCAAGGTGCGCTACCAGACGAGCATGGATGGTATGCGTTTCGGATAGTGGGGCGTAATGCCACTCTAGGTGGACCTAGTGGTCCCGTAGTTGGGATGCTCGATCCTTACAAGGATGTTGGTTACCTAGTAGGGGACCACTTTGTATCTGACTCAATCCAGGCTCAGAGTACTACTCAGGCGTTGCGCCAGATGAGCCCAGTGGGGCTAGTTGAGCCAGGACTAGATCGGTTCGCTAGGGTCTCCGTAGGGCGAGCGTTTGAGGGCGGCCCTCTTATCTACATGGGACTAGAGTTCCCTTTGGGCCCGGAGGAGCAAGTCCTTCAAATGTTCCTAGACCAAGCTCCAACCGTTCGTGAAGTCAAAGGAGTTACTCCAGCGCTCGAAGCTGCCTTTCAAGTGGAAACTTGGCAACGTCTGGAAACAGAGAGGTTGCGAGTAGAAGCAAACGAGCGTCGCCGATTGGCGGAGGAGCAACGACGTAAGGAAGAGCAACGTCAACAGATTTTGAACCAGCTTGGGGACGCAGTTGGTCGCCGTCAAATGGCTCAACTCGACTTTGCAGAAGCTGCAAAAGCCTCCCTTGCGGTAGGGGGCGCTACTTACCTAGACCATCGTAGAGCCGTCACGAGAGGTGAGATGGTTGTAAGGTTCCGGTACATGGACCGTAGGTTCGAATGTGTGTGCGACGAGAAGACACTACAGATCATTGACTCTGGAGTGTGCCTTACTGCACACAATGATGATGATGGGTTTGACGAGGGAGTGAAAGGAGACCGTTTCTTTACTCTTGAGTCCCTGCCATCCGTGTTGAAGGAAGCTCAGGATCTTGGCCGTCTTGTGGTGTATAGGCACGTAGATGGCTAACGAAAAAGACCGCTCAGTTTGGGTTTTCAGGCTGAGTAACGATCCAGTAGGTGTGCGCCCCATCGAGGATGAAGTGCGCCCCATCGAGGATGAAGTCGCGGACGCACTGCAACGACAGGACAAAGCCCTCATGGCTAGCAGAGAAGAAGAGCACGTCTCAGCTGTCCCAATCTATGGGGCTCCACTCTACGTGATGCCCGCCAAGGTACCCGTAGGTACTGGATTTGCAGACCCAGCTTACGAAGAAGAAGTCAACATAAACGTCTCAGCCGTTTCAGCCTATGGCGGGGCTCCACCTTTAGATGATGATCATGACTACGAGTTTGACGTCTGCTTGGAAGACTACTCTCAAGCCACCCTTACAAAGGTGGTCCAAGTTGTACGTAGGGTGCTCCCCATGGACCTAGCGAAGGCTGTTACTCTAGTAAAGAGCACTCCTGTGGTTTTAGCCTCTAAGGTTAGCATCTCAGATGCTTTGGAGCTTGAGTCAGAGTTCACTAAGGTTGGAGCGCAAGTACGAGTTGTAAACTCGTACACCAAAGAGGTGGTACGAGCATGAGCATAGAAACAGGAGTGGTGGTAAACCTTCAAGGGGAGCCGATTCACTGGCACCTCCCACCAGGACGGTCTGCTGGGTACCTACCGGATAGTAGAGACCTTTGGGATGTGTTCTGGGAGAATCGTGACAACCTACTCGGGTTTGCACACAGCCACCCAGGGGCAGGCTACCCTCACCCTTCTCACGAAGATCTTACAACCTTCTCAGCGGTAGAAGCTGGCTTGGGTCGAAGGTTGCTTTGGTGGGTTATGAGTAAGACCTCGGTAGTGGTGTATAGCTGGGTCGGTCCTGGTTTGTACGACTACCGAGTGAACTCTGACCGAGAGGCTAAGTATGAGAGTGGGGACAGCTCAAGCCAACAGGAACTAAGTTGGGTTGCGAGGTTGTACTCTCTATCTTACCTAAACAATGAGGGTAGTCCAGAGATGGACTACATGAACGTAGACCTTGGCGGAGATAGATAAGGGGAATTCAAAATGGAAGCAAATGAAGCACGAGTGAATGTTACTTACGCAGGTGCAAACGGAGACCTGCCCGACCCTGTATCGTTTGATGCAGCGGACGGAGACATCAAGCAGTGGGTCACTGAGTCTGTAAGGACCGGGGGAATCCCAGGGATTCCTGCCACGGCAACGGCCAACTTCGCAGACTTTGTGGTGGACCGGTTCACGGCGAACGAAGCAAGGCCTTACAATGCAATTTTCTTGAGGCCGAAAACCCCATTTGGAGTCTAGTTCTAGTTGACACTCAAGCGGCTTTGGTGAGGCCATTCTTACCAGAGTGTTTTCTCTATAAGATTCAACATGTTAGCCACATTAAGCCCAACCCTTGGTGGCAGCGCTCCCGAAAGCTAACCCCTGAAGCTGTTCGGGTTATCCGGGCTAGCGGAGCGTCACTCTCGAAGTTGGCTAAAACCTACTCTGTCTCCCGTAGGGTGGTCCAACTGGTCCGTGCTGGGGAGACTTACCAAGACGTGTAAAAACTCGTTAAAGGTTCCCGTCCTTGGTACGTAAGGTTAGGTAAGGTAGCCAACATGAACTTCCAGACCCTTACGACTCGATTGAAGACAATCGGGGAGATTGTGGAGCCAGCCAACGGACCTAAGGTAGGGGATTCTTACCTAGACCTTCACACTTCCTCAGAGGGAGTAATCTGGAAGGTCATGGAGGTTGACTGGGTTCACGACACCGTCAAGCTGAAAGGCTTGAAAGGCCATGTTGAGTGGGCTGGGTACTACTCAGTTCTCAACTTGATGAGAAAACTCTGATGAAAAACATAGTAGTAGTGGGAGTAGGGGCTCTTGGTTCACACCTTGTCCCTCTACTCCGTAACCTGGACGCAACTGTAAAGGTTGTGGACTTTGACCGAGTAGAGACAAAGAACACGATGTCTCAGTTCCACGCAAAGTCTTCTGTCGGTAAGTCGAAGGTTCAAGCCCTTCAAGCTACCATGCAGTTCTTGTGGGGCGTAAAGCTGCAAGTCATACCCCACAAGCTTACTACAGACAACCAAGAGCAGCTCCTTGGAGGAGCAGACCTTCTTGTCGACTGCCTAGACAACGGCCCTTCCAGGAGACTTGTACAGGACTATGCGAAGCGTAAAGGTGTCCCATGCCTACATGGGGCGTTAGCAGCGGATGGTTCGTTTGGTAGGGTAATCTGGACAGAGTCCTTTACCATCGATGAGGCTCCTGGAGTTGGTACTCCAACCTGTGAGAACGGAGAGCACCTAGCGTTCATCTCCATCGTGGCCTCCTATCTAGCTCAGGTTACCAGTGCTTTTCTTGCTACTGGTACCAAGTTGGGGTATAGTGTTCATGCAGGTGGTGCGGTTAGGACGTAGGAAAAATCGCACGCTTAGCAAAAGAAAATCTTGCCCGCCCTCTACTCCTGGTGTAGAGGTACTTAACAGGAAGAGGTGACCTAATCGGTAGGTACCTCAGGCTGGTTCGAATCCACCCTCTTCCCCTGCTTCTGTCTACTACCTGAATCTTACAAGCAATGTTGGTTCGAATCCAACTGCCCCTTCGGGGGTATGGCGGAATGGAAAACGCAATCACCCGATAAGTGATCAATACCCAGATTCAGGACTCAGTCAGAAGCTACTTTCGCCGCATATGACTCCAGGTGGGGTCACTCCCGTTTAAAGGAATAAACCGACACTCCGCTCTCAATCCTCGCAAGAGGGTTAACTTGAAGTGTCTACAAGAATGGTTGGTTCGAGTCCAACATGCGGCACTAGAGACGGTTACTACGAGGTGTTTACAAGCATAGTCCAATGGTAGGACATCAGCCCTGATAGCTGACTGTATAGGTTCAATTCCTATTGCAATCAATCCAACACCTCAACTCAATCGTCTCTTATATCTATGTTACCATTCAAGATTACCTCTATCTTGCTCTAGGTCGTGTGGTGCAAAGTTAGGAGCAGTGCAGAAAAACCGTATCGTTGCTACTTAGTTACTTAGCCGGACATAGAGGGTGGGTCCCCTCATTCGTAATGAAGCACGAAAAGCACCAGCATCTCTTCTCGCCCTCTTTACCGAGGGTTCTCTGAGATGCTTACAAGAAATCTTGGTTCGAGTCCAAGGTCCGGCGCTAGAGCGATCACTCTGGGATGTTTACACGCTAAAATTGCTCAACTGGTAGAGCAGCCGCCTCATAAGCAGCATGTTGCTGGTTCAAGTCCAGCTTTCAGCATCAAAACAACATCCAATCTCGATCGCTCTTACTACTTGGAATGGAAACCTATCGGGGATAGGCTTGGTTTTGAAAACCAAAGGAGCGAGAAATCGCCTGGGGGTCGGGACCTCTTCATTCCTCTCTTGCGTGGGTGGCGAAATGGCAGACGCAGTAGATTCAAAATCTACCACCCTTAGAAGTGTACGGGTTCAAGTCCCGTCCCACGCACCGAGGTGACTTCATGGAGCCTGTAAAGAAGGTACACGGTATCGGGTACGCCTCTCAACCTGATCATCAATTCCGATGCGACGGTAAATGGGGACAGCCTGCATGGGCTGGAGCTAATCAGAGCATGGGGTCGGATGGTCGTATCCGAGATGGCTCAGGGGAGCCTCTCACTCCAGAGCGTGTGTATCTATCAGATGAAGACGACCGACTCTTCTCGTTTGATGAGTCCCTCGTCACATGTGAAGCTTGTCTCGGTAAGTAGGGTAGGGTTTGATTGTGTGTAATGCGAACGTGGTGGAATGGCAGACACGCCAGACTAAGGATCTGGTGCCGTAAGGTGTGAGAGTTCAAGTCTCTCCGTTCGCACTAGGTGTTTCAATGAAGCTGATAGCTGCTATGGTTTTGAGTGACGAAGGAAAACTGCTTCCGTATACGTGCCAGAGTTCCATGTCTGCTTGCGAAGAGGAAGCAGCTGTAACTCTTCCTTGGTACAGGATGAAAGCACTCGGGGCTAAGGTGGTTCAAGTCGAAATCCGCACCTTAGATTCGCCAGAAACCGAATAATTGGGTTGGTAATCCGTTAGGAACGGAGCCAGTTTCGAAAACTGTGCAGGTCCCGAAAGGGGTCAGGGGTTCGAGTCCTCACCTTCCCGCTGGTTGTCCGAGAACCTCATCTCGGAATTAGGTTCCGCCAGTAAGCCTAGAGGGATAAGATCCTTGAAACCTGGCCTCTTGGAAGGTGAATCGATCAGGGATCGGCGCGACTTGGAAAGTCGTTGGGGCTCGAAAGGGTCTGGAGGTCGGGACTTCCTCCTTCCGCTTTAGGTTTTACGCGCCTATCAGGCCTTCCTCGGCCTTTGTTCAGTGCCCCATAGGTCGGAGTCAGTGAGTGGCAATTAGGGCATAGGAGGCGTAAGTTCTGTTCCGAACTATTGCTCCAATCCCCGTCTATGTGGTCAACATGTAGAGGCACCTTTTTGGTGGTTGGGTTTACCCGCGACCAGTTACACTCAGAGCACTTTGAGCTATACTTCTCGAAAAGGTAATGGCGTACTCGATACGAGACTGAGGCCCCCTTTATACCCCCTGAGACACTACCGTTCCTCCAGAGCACAATAAATTCTCTGTACTTACCCTCCCAATGGGCGGGTACACACTTTTTGGAGCAGTATTGCCGGTCCTCTTTGAAGTGGGTCCTACAAGTAGGGCACTCCTTCTCTTTAGCTCTACCTTTCCCTTGGTCCTTGACTCCGCCCTTAGGCTTTAGTTGTCGACATACCTCGCAGTATGTCCAGTAAGACCGAATGGGTGCGCTACATACCTTGCACTTGTTCTTGAGCTTTATTTTCGGGCTTATTGAGTTGTTGTGGCTGTTGGCACAGCTTCTAGAGCAGAACTTGAGGTTACTCGAAAGTGAACCACATACGGGACATACTATTTGACTCATTGCCTATCGTGCGGTATAAGTTGAATCTCCAACTCCGCATCGCAGTAGGTGTAAATTCTTGCTTGGGGAGAAAATCGGGCAGGGCCCGGACTTGCATGCTAGGCAAAGTGGCGGTAACACGCTGGGGATCAAGACCTCTTCTCTCCGCTAGTGGTTGTGTTAGTTACGCTAGAGGAAGTCCATGAAGTCTTTTCTACGTAAGCGAGATCTGCTCGGTCAAGTTATGAGTGCTCACATCAGGCTCTCTAGGGCCATTGAGCTAGAGGTACGTCGTCGAACACCCGTCCAGCAGATCTCCGATGAGATGCTTGCCCAGTTTGAGGTCAACCGACAAAACGAGATTAAGTAGTGGGGAATAGTGGTTGGTGTTCTCTGGTAGATGAATCAGTCGGGGACTGAACCGGTTTACTAAACCGAGGGACGGTAATACGTTGGGGTTCGAGCCCTCCATCTACCTCTTGTGTTATGGTGAGTGTACTCGTTTGGTAACGAGGGTTGTCTGTGAAACAACGGAAGCGGGTCCGATTCCCGTCACTCACCCCATGCCCTTGTAGCCTAGTGGATCAGGCGACACTTTCCTAAAGTGTTTTACGTAGGTTCGAATCCTACCAAGGGTGCTAAGTTAGCGGTGTAGTAACAGGCAATGCTGTCTAATCCTGAAGAGCCTATCCCTGAAGAACCTAGTCGAGATGAGCCGGGGTCTCAGCTCCCCCTCACCAGAAGTGAGTGTCTACCCGATGGGTCCAACAGCAGTAGGCCCTGTGGGTACGTCAAATGTAGGCACCACTTGAACAACTCGAAGCACTCCTGCTCCCTAGATCTAGCTGAGCTTGGAGGAATGACCTTAGACGAGGTAGGGCAGGTGATGGGGGTAACCCGAGAGCGTGTCCGTCAGATGGAGGTTGCTGCCCTTCGTAAGTTTAGGCTTCGGGTAAATTGGGACCCCTCCGATTTTTAGTTAAGCCTCTCGGTTGGGTTTTCGTAGGTTCAAGTGTAGGGCGTAGAGTTCCTACATTATTCGGGTATCGTCCAACGGTTAAGACGGTTGACTTTGAATCAATAGATCGTGGTTCGATTCCACGTACCCGGACTATGGGCACTTAGCTCAGATTCTCATATACGGTGGCGCCGCTTGTATGTGGGTGGTAGAGCGAGGGGCGAAACCCCTAGGTCACTGGTTCGACCCCAGTAGTGTCCACAACAGATACGTAAGCCCCTAAAGCATTATGGCGATGCACCGCACTTGTAATGCGGAGATGAGAGTTCGATTCTCTCTTGGGGCTCTAGGTTACGGAGGTTCGCATGACTAAGAAGAAGATTCAACCCAAGGCAACCCCGGAACCGCTTGATGTGTCTATGGGGTGTCATTCAGCCACTCGGTGTGACCACTGCGGTCACGGAAAACACACGGTGGGTCGTTGTCCAGATGAGACCATGAACGGGTACTCGTGTCGGTGTAAGTTGTAAGACTTGCGGACGTAGCTCTAAGGCAGAGCAGAGGGTTTCCAACCCTAGGGAACGAGTTCGATTCTCGTCGTCCGCTCTGGTGTATTCAACACATGGAGAGATGAAAATGAAGCTGAATCAGATTATCGCGGTTGAGAAGGGTGTTCGTGGTCGAGGAGTGGAGCGACTCACTGGAGTGTACAAGACCCTCCAGCGACAGGACGTTTTTACTGGTCTTCAACGTCGGTATACTCCGATGAACGATGACGTGGCAACTCCTCAAGGGGAGATGCTCCCTCCGGAAACCAAGAACATCCAGGAGGATGTTCACCTGCTTCTTCAGCAAGTGGCTGAGGCGTCGAGTGAGATCATCGACGTTACCTGGCAGCGGGACTTGACGAATTGTGTCGCAAAGGCGGATGTGGTTGTGGATGGAAACGTCCTGATCAAGGGAGCCCCTGTTCCGTTTCTCCTGTCCCTTGAGAAGTACCTCAATGACATTCACAGCGAGGTGAAGAAGATTCCCACGCTGGATGCTAGTGAGAAGTGGACGTTTGACTCGCAGCAAGGCTGCTGGGTGTCTGAGGTTACGGAGACGACCCGTACCAAGAAGGTTACGAACGTCCTGGTCCTTCATCCTGCCACGAAGGAGCATCCTGCTCAAGTGAAGGAAGTCTCGGATGATGTTCGGGTTGGCACTTGGCGTACAACGAAGCAGGCGAAGTCTGTTCCGGTTACCGTGAAGGCTGCCTACCTCTCCCGAGTGGAGACCCTCCAGAAGGCTGTAAAGTTTGCTCGTGAAGAAGCAAACCAGACGAACGTCGTGGAGGACAATGGGCCAGGAAAGGCGCTTTTCGAGTACCTCTTCCCCACCTGAAAGTTTTGCTTGACCTAGGTTTCGGCCTGAGTTAAGCTGAAAAGTGAGCACTAAGCTCAAGTTGAAGCTGAAGATAACTGGTTGAGTTTTTCGCCGCAAGGTTTGTAGGTTCGAGTCCTACCCCTCCAACCAAGATTCCGAGTACCCACAGGGTGGTTCGGGGTTTTGGTTGGAGGGTGGTGAAACGGTAAACACAAACGACTCAATCAACACGAGAATTAAGCTATCGCTCAAATCTCGTAAGACATGCAGAGACTCCAATCGAACGGGACCTAAGTAATTCTCATCATGCGAGTTCAAATCTCGCCCGAGCCGCTACTCACGTAAAGTGAGTCTTTCAATCAAGGCTCGGTGGACTAACGGTAAGTCGTTGAGGCGTCAAGATAACTAGGGACCTTAAAAGTCTGTGGAGACTCAAAATAAGCATAACAACGTAGGGGAGCCAATCTAGGCTAGTGTTGGTTCCCCGCTTATGCCCACCTAGCTCAGTGGTAGAGCACTTCCTTGGTAAGGAAGAGGTCACGGGTTCAAGCCCCGTGGTGGGCTCAATGAAGTCCAGGTACAGCTTAGCAGGAAAGTTAGGGGCAGTAGAGTCTGCCAAAACAGCTTCGCTTCGGAAGCAGCAGCGTACTCAAGCCTACGACTTAGAGCCTAAGTTCTGTAAGTACTGTAAACTTCCTATTGCTTACGAGCAAAGACGAAATGACTTCTGCGGTCATTCCTGTGCAGCTAGTGTCACTAACAAGGGGGTGAAGAGGTCCAAGCTAAAGCCACCACCTTGTAGGTTATGCTGTGCCACCTTGAAAAGGAACGCAGCAAAGTTCTGCTCTCACACTTGTCAACAAAAATTTACATACGATGCGTTCGTTATTGCTTGGAAGGCTGGGGTTGAGGTTGGTGGATCTTGGTCGCATGTCTCTAGGTATGTTCGCAAGTGGTTGATTGAGGAGTTCGGGGAAAAGTGCTCTAAGTGTGGTTGGAGTGAGCGACATACCGTAACTCAAAGAGTTCCCGTTCAGGTGGACCACATCGACGGAGACCCTAACAATCACAGACCGGAGAATCTTCGGCTGCTTTGCCCTAACTGCCACAGTCTTACAGCGACCTATGGAGGGTTGAATCGAGGTAGAGGTCGAAAAGAGAGGTACCTCAGCGATTCAGGTTAAGGTTCCCACCTCCCGCTTCGTAGGGTAGGTTAAGCAGGAAGGACCTGCAAAAGTTTAAGCGCCGAGTTAGGCGTAGGTCTTCTCGACTCACACTTCGGTGAGTTGTGAAGTGGTGGAGGGTGGCCGGGAACGGTCGCCCCTACGGGGCTCAGGTAGACCCTGAGCCCCAATTTTTCTCCTTGAGGTAGTTGTGTGGATTCGATTCTGGTACAAGGTAAACTGCTCCTCAGGGTCTACCTCAGTAGAGGCAGATTACGCATGGTACGCCACTCGACCTTCGGAGGAGATCTTGGAGGATACCGCAGAGGAGAACGTCCCCTCCTGGTGTAGAGAGTCTGAGCGTGGTTACCAGTACGGGTACGATGACGTTGAGGTTCTACTTGACCTAGATAGAGCTAGGCTTGTTGCCAGGTATACGAGGCAAAAGGCTTACGCGGAAGAGATGCTACGAGTCCTGGGACAATAGATCAATTGGTTAGATCCCCCGGCTCATAACCGGGCTCGTTTCGGTTCGAATCCGAATTGTCCTACTAGATAGTGTGAAGACTTGCGGGTGTAACTCAGTGGTAGAGTTCTTGCTTGCCAAGCAAGTTGTCGAGGGTTCGAATCCCTTCGCCCGCTCTAGTGTATCGACCATGCACTATAACATGAGTATAGGTTGGCAGTGTAACCTACATGTGAACCGAATCTAGATCGGAAAACTGCCCAATGCGGGTGTAACTCAGTGGTAGAGTGCTGCCTTCCCAAGGCAGTTGTCGAGGGTTCGACCCCCTTCGCCCGCTCGAATGAAACAGGAACACACGAAGGCACCGGACCCTCAACGGTACGAAAAGTTTAAGGCCAGACTCGATTGGTGGTTCATCCTTTCGAGGCATGCTTCAATCATCATCGTGGTGCTAGGTACTCTGTACCTAGCTCACGCTTTGGCCGATGGCCGTCTGGAAGTGTTTAGACTTACGAAGGAAAATCAACAATTACGTGAAAAGTGTCACTGATACCTGTCGAGATGGCTGAATGGTAAAGCGTGGAGCTGCAACCTCCATTTTCATCGGTTCGATTCCGATTCTCGACTCTCTTTGCCCTTGTGGTCTAACGGATTAAGGCACGACACTTCTAATGTCGAAGATGGGAGTTCGATTCTCTCCAAGGGTGCTATAGTGCAGTGCGGGTGTATTTACCCTTGTAGCTCAACAGACAGAGCAGGTGGCTTCGAACCACAAGGTTGTAGGTGCAATTCCTACCAAGGGTACTAAGGTTCTACTTGTCAACGGACGGTTAGTATGGCCTACTCCTATGACCGTCGTGTTGCTGCTGGTCGTGTGACCTTCAAACCGTTTAGTCGAATAGACCCCAACGGTGGTATGGGCTCATCTAAGGTCCTACTGGATGGCGTTGTTGTGGCTTACATCGAACGCGATGTGGTTATGGAGTCTGTTGGAGTGATGCAGAAGAAGTACACGGTTAGAGCGTACGTTCCTACCTTGCAGGGGCCAATAGGTTACTTACCAGGGTCAGATCTGTTCGAGGATAAAGAGTACCCAGACCTCTCGGAAGTGAAGCGACTCCTTACTGCGTTCCTCAGTAAGATTCCTGAGGTGGTCCCAGAGATCTACACCCTCTACTGGGCCAAGAAGATTAACTCCACTGAGTGGAAAGACCGTGTCCTGGATGCCTGTAAATGACCACTAAGCCCTTTGACCCGAAGTTGGACCCGAAGGTTACTCTAGCCCAAGCTCAAGAGATTCTCCGAGAGCATGCCATGAAGGGGAAGGGTGCGGTCTGCCCTTGTTGTCGGCAAGTTGTGCAGATCGACAGGAAGTCCATTACATCCTCGATGGCGTACGCTCTCATGGTTCTCTTTCGAGAGAAGACCTTGGAGTGGGTAAGCGTAGCGAAGTACCTGGGTGACATGCAAAAGTTAGGCTCTCTGAGTAAGGGGGGCGACTGGGCTAGGCTTTGCTACTGGGGCCTCCTCAAGGAGCAAGAAGGTAAGTCTGCTAAAAAAGGCTACTACCAGCTGACTGAAAAGGGTAAGCTCTTTGCGAGTGGTCAGGTAAAGGTACCTAAAACAGCTCTCTTCTATGACGGGCGCTTGCTAGGCTTCGCCCCAGGAGACACCTCTATCCAAGAGTGCCTTGGGGATCTTGACCACGCGAGCTTACTGGAAGGTAAGTTCTTGCAATTTGCGGTGTGACTTTTTTCGAGGGTGTTTGTCGATTGTGGTTGAAGAAGTTCCAGCTACTACGTACTAGTAGTAGAGGTGAATTTTTATGACTCGAAAGACAATTGCATTCTTGTTTACGGTACTCGGGGTTGCGCTCGTGGTTGCGTGCTCTTCCAACCCTGTTGTTCAGGTAGGTGGAGGTCAGGACCCACCACTGACCCTAGACTCTGTGGAGGGTGGAGGGTCGCCTGAGGGGTCAGTGCCTCCTCCGGATGCGGGGACCTCAGACGCCAACCCAGAAGACTCAAGCGTAGATAGCTCTCCTGACGCTGCTACTGACGGCCCCATCTCGGATTCGGCTACCGATAGCTCTCCTGACGCTGCTGACAGCGCTTCTGCTTCAGATGGAGGTGCTGACAGTGGGGATGCGGCTCCTGTTTGTACGGTGGGTGACACTCAGTGTGTGGGTAAAGTACCTCAGACTTGCGAAGGGGTGGATGGGGGAGTGGCTTGGAAAAGTCAGGCTGCTTGCTCATTTGACTGCTTGGATGGTCGATGTATTGAGTGCAATCGTGGAGCCGATTGCACCCTACCTTCTGCCCCCTTCTGTGTTGATGGTGCTTGTCGTGAGTGTAACCCTGGTAGTTTGAGGTTTAGTAGTGTGGGGCAGAATCGTCAGAAGTGTATGGGTGGAGCATGGGAGGTAATTGAGATTTGCCCCTTTGCTTGCCTACCCTCTTCTGTTCGGTGTGACGGGAATTGTGTTCCAGGGACTCGTAGGTGTAACCCAGATAAGGTAGATAATGGAGGAGTCTTCTTAGACTCTACCCAAGAGTGTGACCAAGGTGTGTGGGTGGAGCAACTACGGTGCAACCGTGGCTCCTCTTGTGACATCGCTCGGGTGGTCTGCCTCCCGTAAGTCTCTCATGAGGTCTTTAGCTAGTATTCCTTTTATCATTCAATGTAATCATGAAGTTCGCTCCAGCTGAAGACCGTAAGGGCCGCTCTCTAAACCCAGGAGACAAGGTCAGGTTCAAGACTTACCCTCGTGGGGATGCGGAGGGTGTTGTCATTGTGAGCTTGCGAGCGATGGAGGTCATGCCTGATGGCTCTACTCTCCCCGCACTTGCCATCGAGGTTGAGGGTGGTCGTTCCTACGGAATGCCGTCCCCAAAGGGTGTACTAAAGCTAGCCTACGACTACGATCGTCGATGACTTACGGGTCCTTAGCTACTACCTGTAAAGTAGCTTACGTGCTCATAGCCTAATGGATGAGGCAACAGTCTACGAAGCTGTATTATGTAGGTTCGAGTCCTACTGAGCACACAAATTGTTGTGGGATTAGATGTAGACCCGGTGTAGAGAACTCCCATGAGTGATCCGAAGCCTTTGCGTATCTCGTTCGACATAGGGGGCGTACTCTCAAAGTACCCCACGATCTTTCGGCCGATGGTTGCCGCCCTTCAAAAGGGTGGTGCAGAGGTCTTCGTCCTCACGGATATGCACGATCACGCCCAGAGTTGTCGGTTCGTGCAAGGCAACGGCTATGACATCCCGGCCGAGCGCATCCTCAACGCCGACTACAAGGAGCATGGCGAGGAGTGCAAGGCTGTAGTCATCGAGAAACACTTGATCGACATCCATGTCGATGACTTTCCTGGTTACTGCGCCCACACCAAGGCATTGTCCCTCTTCACATGGCCGAACCCAGAACTCCCTTACTATCACGATGATTTCAAGACGGACGGGTCTGAGGGAGACTTCGGGAGGCGGCGAAAGCGATGAGCGGCTGATATCAAGGGTGGCAGCGAGAACTTACATGCAATTCATCAAAATCACGAATGCAGATAACCGGCACGGGCTCCCTTTGGGTGCTGTAGGGGTGCGTACCCCAGAGGGTGGGCCAGCATGGGCACGAGTTATGATGCTCCGCCCACGTCGTCGAGCTTACTACCTGAGCGAACGTGACATTGTAGACGTTGAAAGGCCAACGGACCTAACGACGGAAGAAGTTTTTGTTGTGGACAACACCAACTGGGGTATCTGAGTGTGTACTACGCGGTAACCATAGGATGGACGGGCCTTTCATACGGGCTTCGGTTGAAGTTCGAATCTTCTTACCGCGACAATTGCTAGGGGGTGTCTGTGAGCATCAAAGTCGGAGATAAGGTCTGCCGTAAGTCCCACCCAGAGATGACCGTTACGAGAATCGTGGATTTCGGGGTTCTTATGGCGGAGTGTACGTGGTTTCGAAGTCTCGTACACCCACCACACCGTGCGTTGTTCGACATTACCACCCTACAAGTCGTTGTAGAGCCAGAGACCTCGTTTACCCGATGGTTGCCTCTGCGATAAAATCTGGTTAAGCCTTCCTGACCGGTGTACGTAGGTAGGGCATGGACATCACGAAGATCACTTGCAGCCAAGCAGCGAAACTCCTCTACTTCACGGAGAACGGCACGGATAAGCCTACGCGGGAGATTGCCTTCACCCTGGCTGCGTTTGGCGAGGTCCCGCTTCCTGAGGTCCTTGTGGAGCGGTACGATTGGGAGCGCATGAACTCAAACTTTGAGCGGCAAGTTCAAAGGGACTCGCAAATGCGAGCTGCGGAAGGTACTCCGTGAAAATCATCCCCTACGTTCTCGTCGCTGTTACGTTACTTGCCATCCTCTTTTCTTTCCCCCTCTCGTGTACAAACGACCCAGATTCTCATCGAACTCTGGAGAGTTCTGGGTACACTGACATCGCACTTGAGGGTTACGATTGGTTCGCCTGCGGTAAGGACGACGCCTACCACACGAAGTTTACTGCCATGGTTAAAGAGTAGGAGGTCTGAGACGTAGTAGAGGTGAGAGAGGCTTAGGGTATCGAAGAGTGAGACTTACCTACTTGCGTAGACTTGTAAGTCGTGTTATGCTCCTGTAGATCAATGGTAGATTGCCGCTTTTACAAGGCGGATGTCGGGGGTTCGATTCCCTCCGGGAGTACTGAAGTTGGAAAAAATCTGCCCTAAGTGTAAGCTTTCCAAGGCGTTAGCTGAGTTCCACTGGAGGAATAAAGCTAAGGGTACTCGACAAGTGTGGTGTAAGCCTTGTGCAATTGGGGCTCGTGTTAACCACTACAAGAAAAATAAGCCTCGTTACCACACCTACAACATCGAACGTCGTCGAGACCTTCTTACTAAGGTGTACTCCTACTTGGAGGGGAAAAGCTGTCAGGATTGCCCAGAATCTAACCCTATTGTGCTGGAATTCGATCATGTTCGAGGGGTGAAGCTTGCTGGGGTAACTGTACTGGCTAACCGAAATTCCAGTTGGGAAAAGATCCAGAAGGAGATACAGAAGTGCGAGGTAGTTTGCGCTAACTGTCATCGTAAACGTACTGCGGAGCGTGCTGGGTGGACTAGGTCTGTCCCAAAGATTGAAGTGTAAGTGTGTTTGGCCTAGTGAGGGTAATGGCAAATGGAACAGTCTGCGGATTTAAAATCCGTCCCTTTTGAGGGTTCAATTCCCTCCTGGGCTACTGAGGTGAAAAAATGAGTACGCGTTGGTATAGAATGTTTGCGGCTGAGTTCATGGTGTCTGAAAGCGCTTCTGAAAGCGCTAGCTCGTCACGTCAGTGTGATATGTGCGATGAAGCAGATAATGACTACTGCTTTAAGTGTGGTACTCCACACGGCACAATGCGTGATCTAGTTGAAGGGGAATGGTCGGACCAACTCGACAGGATGTACATGGGGTGAGCTATGGAAGTCTGGAAGAAGCTTGCGAATAGGAAGCGTAACGAAGGTGCTCGCGAGTTACGTCTCTCCTCTAGGATTGGGTACAACGCGCTACGCGGGCGTAAGCGGAAGTTCAATCGGGCGGCTTTACGGAAAGACGCTAAGTTGGACCTCCAGTTGGGTTTGAACTAGAGACTTGGGACTGTAGCCTAACGGTTAAGGCACCCGGTTTATAACCGGTTTAGCGTCTGATAAGCGCGAGATGGGGGTTCAAATCCCTCCAGTCCTACTAAGGTGCAGGAATCCCCAAAGGGTTCCTCAGAAAGGTAAGCTGTAAACTTACCAGGTTGGAAGTAACCAAGCACCTCGATCCTTGACATAGTGTGACCTTAGACTGTACTTAACTTGTGTTTGAGAGACGGGGTTGAAATAGTTTCGACGTTGGAGAGAAGTAGTGCTTGCATGTAGGCGGTCCTTGACCCGCCTTGACCAATCAAGGAACGTTAATTGCGAACGATAACGCATACGCGACTCCCGCTCTCGCAGCGGCTTGAGTAGCTGTCCTCCAGGGAGATCGTCCTGGTACCTGAACGGGGGCATCAATCACTAGGGCTGGTCGAAGAGCTGGGCTAACCGAGCACGAGATGAGATAAACAGGGTAGATAGGTCCTAGCCGAATCGAGGAACTCAGTTGACGGGGATACGTCAACCAATCATGTGGAAGAAGGCACTTACGTATTTCTGGCGGACCCGAGTGCGATCCTCGGCAACTCCACAGTAATCCCACCCGAAACGGTGGGGTTGAATTTGTAGCAGGCGGTTAAATTGGTTCGATACTTTTACGTAGAAGAGAGGGACTAGAAGTTCTAGCCCTCGAAAGAGGGTACGGACATGAGGAAGAGGCAAAGGTAGGTGTAACATGAGCGGAACGTTACTTCTGAATACGTGGGGTCTCCCCCACGCCATCCTTAGTTGGGAGGAGGCGATTTGTCTCCTCTACCAAGAGAAGGCAATAGTCTTGGAGGATTACGAGGAGACGGTAAGTTCACCGTCAACAGCGTACTTCATCCCAGCTGTTATGCAGCTCAAGGTACCAGTAAAGGGGTACAAGAAGGGCGTTAAGTTCTCGCGCATCAACGTGTTCACACGAGACTCGTTCTCCTGTCAGTACTGCGGGGAGCGGAAGTCGATGAAGGACCTGAACTATGACCATGTGCTTCCTCGGAAGCAGGGTGGTCGTACGAACTGGGAGAACATCGTCACTTCTTGCTACAAGTGCAACGAGAAGAAGGGTGGTCGTACTCCTGAGGAGGCTAGGATGAAGCTCCTCAAGCGGCCAGCAAAGCCCCACTCTCTGCCACTCCATGCCGTGTTCATCCACTCCATGGACGTTCCTGCTCCTTGGGTGCCGTACCTAGACTTCTCCAAGGCCTACAAGCATGGGGATGGGTTCTACATGCTGGGTGGGGTAGCTGCGTAGCTAGTCTGAGACCGAAAAGGGCGAAGTGGGGAAACCTGCTTCGCCCTTTCTCGTTTTGTGGTGTATAAAGTTACGGTACTCGATGCACCCTTTTGACCACTCCTCTAACCATACTCTTCGACCTTCTAGCGCCAGAGTAAGTATCACCCCTCCTGTAGGGGGGTGTGTATTGGCTCTTCAAGCTGAGATTAAGTCTGCTCTCGATCGCGCTTACGACCTAACTAAGGCTGGTAAGCCAATCCTAGCTACCGACCTTACCCTAGGTGTTGTAGACCGATGGATTTGGAATCGTAAGTTCGATCAAGTGTCGCTCTTTCTTCAAGAGGCCGATCCGTTTCGACTTCCTCCTGCGAGTATCACTGGGCTCCTGTGTTTAACCTTACCTAAGAATCTTGGAGCCGATGCTGAGGTGCTGGGAAAAGCTAGGGTTGACTTCTTTGACCGCTCCATGTTAGCCTTGACGGAAGTCTCACACTGGTCTGAGGAGTCCATCCAGCTCGTTACGTTGAGGTTGAGGTAGGTACATGACAACTCGCTATGACGTCTCCAACCGTGCTCTTGAGAAGCAGCGTTCTCGCGAAGAGGATGAGCGCGCTCTAGCGTCCGGAGAGATTGACCGCGATACGCTCAGGGCCCGGAACGGAGCGTTTGCGTTCCCTCGCCATCGAGCTAGGCCTAGGTTTGACTTGATCAAGCGCTTCGGTTGAGGCGTGTATGGAGATGACTGTGGAAGAAATCTACGTAAGTACGGATATTGAGACGGACGGCCCAATTCCTGGACCGAACTCGATGTTGTCGTTTGGCTCTGCTGCTTTCACGTTGAGTGGTGGCTTGGAGGGTACGTTTGAGGCTAACCTTGAAACCCTACCTGGGGCGACAATGGACCCGATAACAAAGTCTGAGTTCTGGGACAAGAACCCAGAGGCTTGGGCTGCTTGTCGGAAGGACCTTAAGCCTATCGCTGAGACGATGAGGCAGTATGTCCTGTGGGTTAAGTCCCTACCTGGAAAGCCTGTGTTTGTAGGATACCCAGCAACTTTTGACCACGCCTTCATGCATTGGTACCTCGTGTACTTCACTGGAGGTGACCCCTTTAGCTGCTCAGCTCTAGATATGAAGTCCTACGCGATGGCGAAGTTGGGGACTTCATTCAAAGAGACTACGAAGCGAAATATGCCTAGGAGTTGGTTTAACTCGAAGACTAAGCATACTCACGTTGCGTTAGAGGACGCTATCGAGCAAGGGTATCTCTTCCTAGAGATGCTTAACTATTAAGCCATTTGTAGCAGGAGAGGCATGATCACCCCAGAGGCCGCATTTTGGGATATCCCTAAGCTCATTCAAGAGATAGAGGCGAGGTTGCCAAGAGGGTTTACTCTGGTATTTGGTCAAGACTCCCAAACTTACGTATGGGTGTCCGCTATCATGCAAGGGGAAGCCAAAGTTTGGACTATTGAATCGGTAGCTCCAAACCTCGTCCTGTTGGATACCCTAGGGTGGCTAGAGACCAAGATGATTGATGTGTCGTCCCCTTGGGCTCCTCGAAAGCGGGAGCTAGGCGCTAGAGACCTACAGGCAGCCGCAGCTCGGTTCACCTCAGATTCACTGCCAGACCTTGACCCTACAGAGATTGACGTGGTATACGGGTCTAACTCGAAAAAGTAAATGGAGTCACACTAATGTCGATTAAGTCTGGGGATGCTATCCGCAAGTCACTTCTCTCCGGGGTCAATCAGCTTGCAGATGCAGTAGCTGTAACTCTAGGTCCCAAGGGACGTAACGTCTGCCTAGCAAAAGCCTTTGGTGCTCCTCTAATCACAAAGGATGGAGTGAGCGTTGCAAAGGAGATTGAGCTATCGGACCCATGGGAGAATATGGGGGCGAGGCTAATCCGAGAGGTATCGTCAAAGACGAGTGACGTTGCTGGGGATGGTACAACGACTGCGACTGTCCTTTCCCGTGCAATGTTTGTTCGAGGTATGCAGCTGATTACCGCTGGGTACGCGCCAATCTTCCTCAAGCGAGGGATGGATAAAGCCTACCTCTACATCGAGGACTCCATCTACAACCAGACCTACCCTGTTCGAACGCAGGATGAGGTCGAGGGGGTAGCTACGATAAGCGCCAATGGGGATCGCAAGATCGGTAAGATCATTGCTGAGGCGGTAGCCAAGGTAGGTAAGGACGGGATTGTCAGTATCGAGGAGGGCAAGACGATGGACATTACCATCGAAGCCACCGATGGTATGCAGATTGAGCGGGGTTGGATTAGCTCTGCCTTCATGATGGACCCAGACACCTACTCTTCGACTCTAGATAACCCTTACGTACTTGTTACGGACATGCCGGTTACTGCAATCGGACCCTTTGTCCCAGCGTTGGAGGCGATCATCAAAGAGGGTAGGCCTGTTCTTTGGATTGCTCCAGACTTCGATGGTGAGGCTTTGGCAGCTCTGTGTCAGAACTTTGGCGCTAAGACGCTCATCTCTCAGCTAATCGAGGCTCCTGCGTTTGGTACTCAACAGTCAGAGATTCTGAAGGACCTTGCCACGCTTACAGGGGCCACCTTCATATCGAAGGAGCTTGGGATGTCCTTTCAGGATGTCTCCTTGGCTATGTTTGGCTCGGCTAGACTCGTGAAGGTTACCGACCATCTAACAACGATTGTAGATGGTGCGGGGTCCCCTGAGGCTATCGACAGTAGGATTGATCAGATTAAGTCTGAGATTGAGCGTACAGGAAGCGAGTATGACCGAGAGAAGTTGCAATCTCGGATGGGCAAGCTCCTTGGTGGAGTTTGTTCGATCAAGGTGGGGGCTGCTTCGGAGCTAGCTCTGAAGGAGATCAAGGCTCGCATGGAGGACGCTCTGTACGCCACGAGGGCTGCGATTGAGGAGGGGTTGGTCTCTGGGGGCGGCATGTGTCTCGTAAGGGCTGCATGGGACGCTCAGGCGCAACTGGAGGGGGGTTCTACCGACCTACCTGGACTAGATAGTGAGGATGAGAGGGCTGGGTTCAACCTGGTCCTAGAGGCGTGTGCTGAGCCCTTCCGAGCGATCCTGAAGAATGCTGGAGTGCGGAACCCTGACAAGTACCTGGACCAAGTACAAGGGGCCTGCCAAGAAGAAGGTAGCGAGTACCTTGGATTTGACGCTCAGACCATGACGGTAACTGACCTAAAGTTGGCGGGAATTCTGGATCCGACGAAAGTCGTGAGGTCCGCAATATCTAATGCTATCTCCCTTACGGGCACGCTACTCACAACGGAGGTGGCCCTTCGTAAAGAGACCAAGGTGACTACGGGTGTGGTGCAGTAGTGGAGGATCCTGAATTAGGTTCAACTAACTACGGGCGTGCAACACTGGTGAACGGGGATTGTCTTAGGTGGATGCGTGATCGTGCTCCTAATTCGATTCATGCGGTGGTTACTGATCCGCCATACGGCCTGCGCGAGTTCAGTGAGATCGAGAAGGTTAAGCTCCGCACGGGTCGCGGTGGAGTCTGGCGCATTCCACCTGAGTTCGATGGTTGCAAGCGCATGCCTTTACCAAGATTTACTACCCTCACGGCGAAGGAGCAGCTCGTGATGAGGGACTTTTTTGCAGAGTGGGCTAGGCATGTTCTGCGTATTTTGGTTCCTGGTGGGCATGTAATCATTGCTGGTAATCCGCTCGTATCCCATCTCGTCTACATTCCCATGTTGGAGGCTGGATTCGAGAAGCGTGGGGAGATTATTCGACTTGTTCAGACATTGAGAGGTGGGGACCGTCCCAAGAACGCACATGAAGAGTTCTCAAATGTGACGGTCATGCCACGATCAGCTTGGGAGCCTTGGGGACTCTTCAGAAAGCCCTGCGAGGGACTTGTCCAAGATAATCTTAGGAAGTGGAAGACCGGGGGTCTCCGTCGTGAGTCGAAGGAGCGCCCCTTCACTGATGTGATTCAATGCTCTCCGACAAGACCAGCGGAGCGTAAGATCTCCAACCATCCGTCACTCAAGCCGCAGAGTTATATGAGACAGGTTGTGAGGGCATCCCTTCCACTTGGTGAGGGTGTAGTGCTCGATCCATTCATGGGAGGTGGTTCCACCATCGCTGCCGCAGAGTTCAATGGTTACCAGAGTGTTGGTATCGAACTTGATTCAATCTACTTTGACCTTGCGACAAGAGCGATACCTCGTCTTGCACAATACACTAGGCCGTAAGGATCAAAGTGCAACCTAAGATCAAAATTACCAAGGACTCTCAGGGCAAACGAGACATCATGTTTTGGTGCCCTGGGTGTAACGGGAGAGTTCACTGCGTTGACGATAAGTGGTCGTTCAATGAGGACTTGGTACTGCCTACAATTCGTGCAAGTATCCTAGTGACCTATGATGGGTCGGATGCGGGCGTGGACGGATCACCTCCGGCAAGGTGTCACTCTTTTGTGACGGACGGTAAGATAGCTTTCTGTAGTGACTCTACCCACGAACTTGCAGGCCAAACAGTGGACATCCCTCCTTGGGAGAAGATTCCCTGAAGCTCAGGATGTAGTTATGCTCCTACGTAAGAGTGGACCAAAGACTACTCGGGAATCCCAGGCCTCATGTGTTACGTAAGAACGATACTCCAGCTCTAGCTAGAGCTATCGTTGCAGTTCAACGAGGTAGGGCCATCGTTGGACGGTGTGCCATACAGGGAACGGATTGCATCCTCTTTGAGGATAAGCGTACCCACATAAAGCTGCTAGTGCTTGCACAGGATTGGTTGAAAGTGGTACCGTACTTGAGTGACGGCACCTTCGACCCACTAGTGATTCCGACTTACCATTGGGTCACGGTAAATCAAGACCGTTTTGATTCTGCGGTTACGGACATTAGAGACCAAGAGCTATACTCAAGAGTCCTTACAGTGCTAGAGCGACTTTTCCCCGTTGAGTTTCCAACTACCAAGATCTAAGGAGTGCAGGCAAGATGAGTTTTGACCCAACAGGTACGAACCCAGGAGTAGAGTCCTCAACCCCTGAGCCGAAGACCCTGAGTTTGAAATGCATGAATAATGGGTGCAAATCCATTCAGGCGATTGAGATTGTAGCCGCAGGTACAGACTCAGCGGCTACTCACAGCAGACTCTACCAGTGCGTGAAGTGTAAACACTCGTGGGCTGTTCCCGTGGGAGGCAGCTTCAACTTCTGATCGCTAGTTCACTTCTGAGCTTCCCTTGGTATGTACTTGCAAGATTTAAGGGCGTTCGAAGCAGACACGTCTAACGCGATTCCAGGGTTCAAGGTATGTTGGAAGGACACCTCTAGGTTACAACGTGTACTGGGTTGGCTGGTCAAACCATTCAACCCAGACTACCTAACGAGGTACACCACAACTTTGCATCCTAACGTGTGGTTCCCCTCAAGGGAATTTTACGATAGGGACCCGACCCAATCCTTTCTCGTGCTGGCGCATGAGCGGGTCCACTTGTCGGATACGCTGAAGCGTTCCGTGTGGTTTAGGGTGTCCTACTTACTACCTCAAGTCTTGGCTATCCCTGCTCTGGTTCTGACTCTAGCTCTAATTCCGGTCGTTGGCTGGAAGGCATTGGGGTTGCTAGGGTTGGTTGCCCTGTGTTTGGCTCCCTGGGGATCTCCATGGCGAACACATTGGGAGCAACGAGGGTATGCCATGACTCTCGCCTGTGCCTATTGGATTAAGGGTGAGTTCAGTCAGGCGACAAAGGATTCGGTCCGTAGGCAGTTTCTGGGTTGGAGTTACTACCGCATGGCCTGGAGATCTAGCTCTATCGATGCCTGGTTTGTGCAGGTTGAGAAGGATATCCGGAGTGGGGACATCCTAAAGGAAGACGTTTACAACCAAGTCCACGAGTTCCTTAAAAATAGGGGTATGGCCCGCAAGTGATGACCATGCGGTGTATACGAGAGGGTTGTTCTGGCTACCTTTGCACAAGCGGGCAGGAAGTGTATCGAATGATTTGCGATAAGTGCGGTCAAAACTACATCGTACGACTCACGTTAGACCCCGTAGAGCCTAAACTACAACCCTTGGTGCTCCTTGCTAAGTGACGTCCTGCATCAAGAATATGGCGTACAGAGTCTACAACGTGTAATCACCGGCCAATCCAAGTCCCCTCTACTATGCGTAGGGGCTGAGGGGGTAGGGAAGAGGTTTGCAGTGATCGAGGCCTTCAAGGAGGCGCTTCAACTCTCGGGGGGCACTGACTCGGACATCTTTCAGGTGGAGCATGGGGTCCATCCGGACCTGTTGATCGTTGCACCTGAGAGTAAGGGTAAGAGTCTTGGGGTAGATGAGGTACGAAGAGTCGTCACCCAAGCTCTGATGTACCCTACAAGGGCCCCCTATCGTTTTTTTGTGCTCGATGATGTCGACCAAATGACCGAAGCAGCCTCGAACGCGCTGCTGAAAACCTTGGAGGAGTTGACGGCCAAGTCTCGGTTCTTCCTGTTAACTAAGGACTACAATCGAATCCTCCCAACAGTTCGGTCAAGATGCCATCGTATCGACTTTCAACGACTACCTGAAGCCTTTGTCGTGGATTACCTAGTTAAGGCTGGCACCCTCAACGCAAGTGATGCTCTAGTGTATGCTCGTATGAGCGATGGGTCTATTGGGAAGGCGATTCGATACCATGCCTCCAACCACCTTACCCATAGGGATAGGGCTATTGAGGTTTGCCAATGGGTGGGTAAGGACCTCGTCAAGGCCTTCTCAATTGTAGACGAAGAGGAAGACCTTTCGACCTTTCTAGAGCTACTTTGCATTGTCGTACACGATTGCCTAGTGTATAAGGTAGCCTCGAAACGAGTCGTCAATCAGGATCGGTTGGCATCCATCTCAGAGTTACATGGGCAAGTAGGTTTTGAGGTGTGGGTTGCCCTTTGGTTAGGTCTCAAGAAGCTGACTGCCCAGTTGGTTCAAACCCCATTGAACGTGTCGTTTCAGCTCAAGACAGTGCTAGCTTCATCTAGGCTTCAATGAAGGCCTACGGTTTTTGCCATAGCTTGTACCGTCAAATCGAAGATCGTAAGCGAGGTAAGACTCTTCGTAGGCCTAACGCTCCTGGCAATCTTGCTATCTATCGCACCCTTCGTAAGAGGGAGCGGCGTGCTTCAAACTTAGAGACAAAGACCCTCACCGAAGACGCAAAGTGTGCCTAAGCCTCAACTCAAAACTCCAATCACCGTATCATTCGGAGCCGAGAGCTTCTTTGTAACTCAGGACCTACTCCAGTTCCGCAGTCAACCAGGTAGGACGGCTATTCTCTTGGAGGGCTCGGACCTTACGGACCAGAGCTTAGTGAACCTATGCTCAAGCCCTCCTATGGACTTTCTGGACCCTGCTACAACGAAGCCTTGTGTAGTTGTGGTAGACAATGCTCATAAGTTCAAGCCTGGGAAGGCGCTGAAGGCTTACTTGGAGGAGAAGGAAGACCTAAGCTGCATCTTAGCTTTGGCAGTGTACGGTAAACTCCCAACGTTTTGGGCTAAGTTGCCAGAGAAAAAGGTAACTCTGATTGAGCATCCAAAACTCAAGACCTGGGGTGCCAATGAGGTTGTGAGCTGGATTGAGGTCACAGCGAGAGAGTTGGGGCTAACCCTAGACTCCACAGTCGCAAAGGCGATCTTTCACCTTACGAGTGGAGATCTATACCGCATAAATAGTGAACTACGCAAGTTGCTCCTACTCGTAGGGGGGTCCACTCCAGTAACCGTCGAACACCTGCAATTGGTCCTATCTCCAGGCACTACAACTACGCCTTGGGATGTTTCGGATGCAACCTTCAGTAAGAAGCCAAAATCGGCTCTCAACCTAGCGTCTTCGCTCTACCAACATGCCCCTGAGGATCCTTCTATGGTCATCCTAGGAGCACTCATGAGTCAGGCGGAAAGGCTTTTGATTGTAAGGTCTATGTTGGACTCGGGGGTTGAGTCAGAGGCCATAGCCTCACGACTGGGTATGCACCCCTATCGATTCAAGATGTCTCAGCTTCCGGCACAGGCAACCTTGTTTACACGGCATAGCTTGATAGCTGGGATGCAGTTGTTGTGCAATTTAGACGCCAACCTAAAAGGCGGTAGCGGTTGCCAACGGCAAACGAATGTGGAATTAGCGATTCTTACTCTCTCAAGTTGAAATAGGAAGCCATGCCAAGCACTGAATCTACTGCACCTCAGACAAAATCCGAACGGCTAATCACCCGACGCTTCACTCAAGATGGAGTTCCTTGGGATTGTGTTTGGGAGAAGAGAGAGGCAAAGATCACGGACCCAGACGGTACCGTGGTTTTCCAGTCTGATGCTGAGGTGCCATCCACCTTCTCTCAGCTAGCTACAGATATCGCAGCTAGTAAGTACTTCCGCAAGGCTGGTGTTGCTGGGGGCGGAGAGGTGTCGTTCAAGCAGGTCGTGTACCGTATAGCTAATACGATACGCAAAGCTGGAGAGAGTAGGGGTTACTTTTCTGACCTTGAGGAGGCAAACGCTTTCGAGGCAGAGTTGTCCTACATGCTAACGACTCAAATGGGTGCGTTCAACTCGCCAGTATGGTTCAACTGTGGCCTATGGCAGCGGTATGGGATTAAGGGTGGGGCAGGTTTGTGGGCTTACAACGAAAGCTACAACCCAAGCCTTAACGGTCAAAACGAGCACCCAGAGATCATGGGGATGGAGAATGCTTACGAGCGTCCCCAATCCTCAGCGTGCTTTATCCAGAGTGTGGATGACGACCTACGGAGCATCTACGACCTAGCCAAGAATGAGGCAATGCTCTTCAAGTACGGGTCTGGTACAGGCTCAAACATGAGCTACCTTCGTAGTAAGTACGAGAAGTTGTCCGGAGGCGGACTATCTAGCGGTTTGATTAGCTTCCTAGAGATGCTTGACCGGGTAGCGGGCTCCACCAAGTCTGGTGGTACGACTAGGCGAGCTGCCGTTATGCGCTGCCTAGACATGGACCACCCTGAGATCGTGGACTTCATCGAGTGGAAGTCTAGGGAGGAAAAGAAGGCTAAGGCTCTTATTGCTGCTGGTTGGCCTAGTGACTTCAACGGGGAGGCCTATCGAACCGTATCAGGTCAAAACTCAAACAACTCTGTTCGGGTTACTGACGAGTTCATGCGTAACGTTCAATCGGACGGTGACTGGTCTACTGTGAGTCGTACTACTGGAGAGGTTTTACACACCTACAAGGCTAGAGACTTGTGGAGTAAGATTGCTGAGGCGGCTTGGCAGTGTGCAGACCCAGGATTGCAGTTCGACACCACCATCAACGAGTGGCATACTTGCTCAAATACAGCGAAGATTAGGGCAAGTAACCCCTGCTCTGAGTTCATGTTCCTTGACGAGTCAGCTTGCAACCTGGCCAGCCTAAATCTGACCAAGTTCTTGCAGGATGATGGGACATTTGATGTCGAGGCTTACCGCCACGCTATCCGAGTGTTTCTACTGGCTCAAGAGATCCTGGTAGACTTCTCGTCTTACCCAACAGAGCGTCTTTGTAAGACGAGTCATGACTATAGGCCTCTAGGTCTGGGGTACGCTAACCTAGGCACGTTATTGATGGTATCTGGTATCCCTTACGACTCAGATAAGGGTCGAGCTATCGCAGGGTCTTTGACGGCCATACTCACGGGTCATGCCTACAAGGTAAGCGCTCAGATTGCTGCTAAGCGAGGCCCCTTCGCTGGCTACCTTAAGAACAAGGAGCCCATGCTCCAGGTTATTGGTAAGCATCGCTCAGCAGTGGCAGCCATCAACGATGGACTCACTGGAGTTCTTTTCTCTGAACGGGCGCCAAACTACTTGATCCAAGCAGCCCAGCAAGACTGGGATGATGCCCTACGGCTAGGGGAGCAGTTCGGTTATCGGAACTCTCAGACCACTGTTCTTGCCCCTACAGGGACAATCGGGCTGTTGATGGATTGCGATACCACGGGCATCGAACCCGACTTCTCGCTGGTGAAGTACAAGAAGCTGGCGGGTGGGGGTACGATCAAGATCGTAAACCAGTCCGTCACTAAAGCCCTCAAGAACTTGAAGTTCAGTGAGGACGATATTCGGTCGGTACTCGCCTACGTAGAGCAGTACGATACGGTTGAAGGTTGCCCGCTTATTACTCCGAGCATGCTTCCAATCTTCGACTGTGCGAATAGGTGTGGAAAGAATGGTACAAGGTACCTAGCTCCGATGTCGCATGTGCTCATGATGGCTGCGGCTCAACCGTTCCTATCGGGAGCAATTAGCAAGACAGTCAACCTGCCCAACGAGTCTACGGTCGAGGAAATTAAGGACATTTACGAGCGTAGTTGGAGTCTAGGTCTGAAGGCCGTTGCGTTGTATCGCGATGGTTGCAAGTCCAGTCAACCTCTGAACTCCCAGGCAGACAAGACTAAGGAAGTCGAGGTAGCTCCTAGCAAGCCTTCAGAGGTGGCCGTCAAGACTCCAGAGGTGAAAGCCAAGGAGCCTGCTCAGAGGCCTACAGGGTCAAGGGTGCGGCTACCTACACGCAGGTCTGGGATAACCCAGGAGGCCAGGGTTGGTGGTCACAAGGTGTTCCTACGCACTGGAGAGTACGAGGATGGTTCGATAGGTGAGATCTTCATCGACATGCACAAGGAAGGAGCCACCTTCCGTAGCATCATGAATTGCCTAGCCATGTCTGTAAGTCTGGGGCTACAGCATGGGGTGCCTCTAGCGTCCTATGTGAGGCAGTTCACCTTCACTAAGTTTGAGCCGTCTGGCCCAGTCCTTGGACACGCTAAGGTGAAGCTGGCAACAAGTGTTGTTGACTATGTCTTTCGAAGCTTGGCTGTTGAGTACCTAGGTCGTGAGGACTTAGCTCACGTCAAGTCCGAGGCTTATGCTGACGAAACCCCCAAGGGACCTTTGACCGAGTCAATCTCAGCTGACCAGCACCATGCGGAGATGATGGGGGACGCTCCTGCTTGTGACGGTTGTGGGCACATTACAGTCCGCAATGGTACCTGCTATAGGTGCTTGAATTGCGGGAATAGTATGGGATGCTCCTAACCTAGTCTCGTAGGTCGAAAAAGAGGAGAGGTGCCCTGAATTTTGAGGGGCACCTCTCCTCTTTGGTGTATAGGAGGTATGTCAGATTCCTACCTAACTAAGGACACTTTCATTGTAGAAGGCATCGTGGAGCTAGACCCTATGTCGGGGCGTTACGTTATCCGACAAGTAGAGGAGGAGTTCGAGTCTCAATCCAAGATGGTAGGTGTATTCGATCCTCAAGCTGCCCTGGCCACCCTACATGGGCAGGAGGTACGAGTTATTGTCGTACCTTTGGCAACCGTTCAGGCTGTGGAGAAAACCCTTCAAGCCCTTGAGGCTTCTTCCAAAGAAGGGTCCTAGTGTGGATACGATTACCGGTATAGTTAGCGCTGTAACCTACGTTAGCGGAGATTTTTTCATCTTCTCAGTGGAGCTTGACAGTGGGAAGGTGTGTACCTGTAAGGGTAATCTACTAGGGGTTAAGGGGTTATCTGCTGGAGTCCCATTAGAGCTTACCGGTAAGTGGGTAAATCACCCGAAGTATGGGAGACAGTTGGAGCTACACAGCTGGGATGTTTACCCACTGTCTGAGTCTGGGGCAGACAAATTCCTAACTTGCTGCTTAGGTCTGGACTACACCTTAGTTGGTGTGTTGTTATCCACGTTTGGTGTAGGCGTCATTCAAGTAATTCGGGAGACCCCAGAAAAGCTTAACAGTATTGACGGACTAGAGGAGGGTCAAGTCGAGAGTGTGGTAGAGGCTTGGGCCCTTGTACAAGCAGCAAAAGACCTAGCAGGGTTCTTCTCAGATCACACGGTGACTTCTAGTCAGGTTCGAGCTATCTTTTCTTTGTTCGGAGCCGACTCGAAGGCAGTTATCACGGAGAATCCATATCGCCTCCTGGAAGCGGACGGGTTTTCCTTCAATCAGGTAGACTCCATTGCCTCGAACTTGAAAGTCTCTCGTCAGGACTCTCGTAGGTTGGAGGGTGCTGTACTGTGGCTACTACGAGAGTCTGCCCTTTCGGGGCACCTTTGCTTGAAGTTGGACTCATTAGCTACACACCTAAAAGAACTACTGAGGCAGTACCCCGAAGTTGACTCGTTTAGAGAGCTTGGTTTGGGGGCGGATTTACTCGTAGCTGTCCAACGCTTAGAGTCTCGTGATGTCGTGAAGGTGGATGAGGTTGGGGTTTACCTAGGCGTCCATTACAAACACGAGAGGGACTCCGCTTCCCACCTAGCTAAGTTCCTGACTCCGCTCAAACTAGAAGTGGATGCTGAGGACTTCCTTAACAACTACGAGATGACGCACCAGATAAAGCTTTCAGATGCTCAGCGAGTTGCAGTAGAGCAGCTGACAAAGCATCGAGTGTTGGTCCTTACAGGATTGCCTGGTACGGGTAAAACTACGGTGATTAAGGCCATCGTAAGTCTATTCGAGAGAGCTGCGATTCAGTTTACTCTGATGGCCCCTACCGGTATTGCGGCAAAACGACTGGCGTCTGTGACGGGGCATCCAGCGGCTACGATTCACAGGACACTACGGTACGATGGGGACACCTGGGGTTACGACCACCTCAACAAGTACCCTATTGGAGCTGTAATTGTAGATGAGCTGTCCATGGTCAGCATGGAGTTGTTCTACCGAGTCCTTACGTCCCTAGATGAGAGTACCATCCTTGTGCTTGTTGGAGATGACGCTCAGCTCCCCTCGGTAGGTCCAGGTAATGTGCTGCGAGAGCTGGCAAATTGCCCAGCGTTACCTACAGTGAGGTTGACTCAGATCTTTAGGCAAGCTGAGCAAAGCTCTATCGTCGTCAACTCCCACAGGGTAAATAGGGGGGAGTCGATCCTTGCTGGCGGTGTAGATTCTGACCTCAGGTTCGTACCCATTGCGGAGGAACCTCAAATTGCAGAGTTGATTGTCCAGATGGCTGTAAAGTTGAAGCATCGGGACGCCAACTTCCAGGTTCTTACCCCAAAGTATGATGGGGTGGTGGGGGTAAATTCCTTGAATGACCTCCTACGAGAGGCCTTAAACCCAGAGTCCTCTTACAAGAAAGAATGGTCAAGCGGCTCCCTGAGGTTTCGCGAGGGGGACCGTTTGATGATCATCAAAAACGACTACAAACTTGGGGTGTACAACGGGGACATGGGTAAGTTGATGGCGGTAAAGACCGACCACTTTATTGTCCGTATTCACGGGATTGGGGAGGGCGGCTTGGATGTGTACGTAGAGTTCCCCAAAAAGGATGTGCTGCAAAAGCTACGTTTGGCCTATGCAATTACGGTACATAAGAGTCAAGGGTCTGAATTTGACACGGTCATCCTACCCGTTGTTAGCAGTCAAGGTAGGATGTTGCAACGCAACCTGTTCTACACGGCCATAACGAGAGCCAAGCGTAAAGTTTGGCTCTTGGGTGGAAGTGATGCCGTACGCAGAGCAATAGCCAATGACCAGGTAGTTCAACGAAATACTGGGTTGTCTTTGGCAGTCGAGAACTCCTTTAAGCAGTTGACAGGAAACTAACCCATGGACTCTGATCGTATTGAGCAGGTATACACTGAGCTATTTAGTATGGGTATTGAGCTAGACTCAGACCCTACAATCTCTGGCCCTCGGTACCTGAATGAGGTTGTGGCTAGGTGCCGCAACTACATGAATAGGGTAACGATGATGTTGCTGGAGTTGCAACGAGAGAATCGTGCGCTTTCTAAGGCGGTTGCTGGTCTGAAGCTGGAGTTCAAGATCGAGTTTGACCAGCTGATAGCAGAGAATGACTCCATTAAGCGGCTACCCAACATCAAAGATAGGGAGTCTACTGCGAATGTGATGCTGGCTGCGAAAAGGAGGGAGATTGCAGATCTGGAGCTACAGATCTCAGACCTAGATACAATCGAGAAGACGGTTCGCCTTAGGCACCAAGAGTTAGTGCGAACCAGCGATAACATCAAAACTCAACGCTCCTTGTTGCAGACCGATCGTAATACCGGTGCAGGGTACGGAGATGAGAGTAGGGGCGACTCTAGGGATACTACCGCTAGCTCTATCGACGAGAGTGAGCTAGATAGGCTACTCCAGGAGTTGAGTCCTGGGGCTGCCCCTGCTCCTGCTCCTGTTGAACCAGAGGCACTCCCAGAGGCCTCTGTGAGGTTCTACGAGACCACCAGAAACGACCTTCTAGACTACGAGCGGACCAGTGCCAATGCTCTAGCCGACGAAGAGGGTAAGGTCATCGCGGCTACACTGAAGGAGGATCCAACTCCTGAGGTCTCTCCTACCCTTGAGAAGGTTGTCACTGAGGCCTCCTCGCGCCTGATTCAGAGGAGGTCATTGACCTCGACAAGCTCTTCTACCCCTGAGGCTTCTATCCCTGAGGTCTCTCCTATTCCTGAGGTCTCTCCTACCCCTGAGGTCTCTCCTATCCCTGAGGCTTCTACCCCTGAGGCTCCTACCCCTGAGGCCCCTACCCCTCCTGCCTCTGAGGCGACCGAAGACTTTGAACTCTCCAGGTTCCTAGATGATGTGGGGCGCGACACTCCTAACCTTATCGCAACCCCCAAGGACTCCCCCAAGGAGGCGACTACAAGCAGCAAGGCCAAGGCCTCTAAGCCTACTAGTAAGGAGGTAACGAAGCCAAATATCGACGACTTCTCAGACTTCGACTTTGCGGAAATCTTAAGTAAGATGTAGTGGACAAAATGGGACTCGTGTGGTAACCTTCGTGTAGAGAGTTAACTGGATAGGAAGCTCGTTCTTCTGCCTTAGTAAGCTCTCAACTAACCAGCCTGTTCCTGGCAATATCCTTTGGAATATCCAGGCGGCACGTTTAATCAGCAAAAGGAAAATGATCATGGGCGATTACGATCTTGAGGATGATGACATTGGTCTTGGCGATGAGGACCGTCATCGTGTCAATAGTACCAAGACTGACTGGTACAAGGGTGAAAAGGGTAGAACGGATCGTGTAGCGATCGTCTACTTCAACTCAGTGGAGATGACCTCTCTACGTCGGGCCCTTCGCGCAGACCCCAAACTAGCGGATGCTCAAAAACGAGAAGTAGTTGAGCAGGCAAAGCTTTCGGTCGCCAAGAAGTTGAACAAGTCCGCTGACCTCTTGGATGAGGTGGACTTGTTGGACCTTACCGAGGCACGCTTTAAGCCGGTATCTGGGTACTACTCTAAGACCCCTGGGTTGGGTTACATTGCAGCGCCAAAGGGTACCCTAAGCGCAGAGGACGCGAAAGTGTTCGAGAAGTTGGGGGAGCGTAAGGATTACCTATGCACTCTCCTTGTGGTTTACCCCACTGACCGAGAGGGTGAGCTTACGAGCAAGGAAGACTTGATCCGTAAGTTCAAGATCATGCCTTGGCGATTCCCAGCCGAGAAGTATGAGGTAATCCGCAAGATCAACAAGGGTCTCGTGGAGAGCAATAGTACGGTATCCTCAGTAGACCTCAGTATCTCTTGTACGGATACCGGGTTCCAGAAGATGACCATTACTCAGTGCGGTCCTGCACTGTACCAGAGAAACGATAACTTCCGTAGGCTGGTCCTAACGAAGGCGATTGCTTCCTACAAGAAGCTATCCCCCTTCCGTGAGATGAGCGTGGACGACCTACGAGAGAAGCTTGGGATGTCTTCCGGAGGAGGGGTTGTGTCCCCTGGTTCGGACCTCTCTACAGAAGACTTCACCAACATTCTGAACAACGTCTGACGTTACCCCCTAAGGGGAAGGGGCTTTAATGTAGCTCCTTCCCCTTTCGCCTTTGTTTGAGGGGTAATGCTGTCTATTGGTTTAGACCCATCGATGTCTGGGTTTGGTTGGTGCGTCCACGACTCAAACGCCCTAGGTAAGTCTAGGGTTCTGGATAAGGGTAGGTTCGCAAGTCCATCCTCTGCGGCATTCATTAGTCGCTATATTGGACTTAGGGCTTGCGTTTGTGACTTGCTGGATGGTTGGCCAGAGGTGACTCATGTTGGTGTAGAGTCTCCTCCGTTTGGGGAGCTGTGGTCAGAGGGTCTGTACGGGCTGTTCTTGTACGTGAATGAGGCTATCTACACGCGTAAGCGGGATGTAGTCTACTTTGATCCTCTCACACTGAAGTACCTAACTAAGGAGGATCCTACCCTACGACAAGGTAAGATGTTCAAGGCAGACATGATCGCCTTGGCAAAGGCCGACACTGGCATCGTAAAGTGGAGTGCCGATGAGGCGGATGCTTACCACCTAGCTAGATTTGCAGCTAGGTTTTGGAGTTTGATGGACGGGACAATCACCCAAGACGTCCTGTTACCCACTGAGCAACGAGTGTTTCTACGTGAGCAAACCTTCACCAAAGGCAAGCATAAGGGGGAGACTCACCAGGACGGGACAATATTTCGTGAGAACGACAGATTCTTTAGATTCTCGGAGCGCAAATGAGTAAGATCGCTGCTACTACGGTAAAGTCTCAACCCAAAGACAAGTCTTCAGTGACTAGGGCGAATGTTCTAGGGGCTTTAGCCGCTATCAAGAAGATAACTGGGGCAACTCCAGTTGGGTCTACTACGGTTACGTTCCCCCATATCCCATCCAACATCATCCAGATAGACAACCTTTTGGGGGGCAGTCCACTACCAGACGGTAGTGGACTGACATGTCCAGGCTACGCAAGAGGTCGCATTATCGAGGTGTACGGTGCTGAGTCTAGCGGCAAGACTACCCTAGCTTTGGGGGCAATAGGGAATGTGCGTAAGATGGGAGGCACGTCCATGTTCCTGGACTTCGAGAACTCCCTGCACCATGGGTACGCTCAGAAAGTCATTGGAGGTCCCTTCAACGATACGGACACAATCTGCTATGCGCCTGACACGCTTGAAGATGGCTTCAAGATGCTGTACATCGCAATCAAGGCTGGATTCGACCTGATTGTTGTTGACTCTGTTGCGGCTATGATTCCGAAGAAGGAGCTGGACAAGAAGCTAGGGGATGTTGCGGCTATTGGCGCCCTCGCACGAGCTATGTCGGAGAATATCTCTAAGCTCGTTCAGTGGCAGAAGAAGGCCCCAAACACAGTGGTTATGCTGCTGAATCAGATTCGGTCTACGATTACATCCGGACCTGGGGACAACGAGACTACAGCTGGTGGAAAGGCAGTGAAGTTCTACGCAACTCACCGTCTCAAGCTCACTCGGATTCGTTCGGACATTATCGAGAGAGTCGATCTAAACACTGGCAAGAAGAAGAAGGTCCCATTCGGAAACGTCACCCTCGTGAAGGTGGTGAAAAACAAGCTGGACGGTAAGCAGGGACATACGGCTGAAGTCTTCATTCGGTACGGGTACGGGCTAGACGAGTTCATGTCCCTCATTGAGTGCGGCATCCCAAGGAAAATTATCCACAAGGATGGTGCTACTTACACCTACAATGGTGAGAAGTTCAAGGGTAAGGATCGACTGCGCAAGTACCTCATTGAGAACCCTAAAGCTGCTGCGGAGCTTCGCGCAAAGATCCACAAGGCCCTACTCCAGGAGAAACCTGAGGCGGCATCTCAGGAGGAAGACGTAGAGGATGACGACATCCAGTCTGACTCGACGGCTGGAATCTCTGATGATGACCAAGCGGATAGTGGCATTGACGAGGAAGCGCTAGATGTAGCTATGTCCGCAGAAGAGCTTCCTGAGGGCTAAATGCTTGAAGTTGAGGTCAGAGGGTTTCAATCGATAGAGCATGTAAAGCTCCAGATTGATGGATTTACCGCACTAACGGGTAGGTCTAACATAGGTAAGAGTGCGTTCGTGAGGGCTATGAAAGTGGCCCTCACGAACTCAGGTGGAGTTGCCTTTGTTCGACACGCTATCGATTGCGCAAGAGCGCTAAGAGGAGCCAAAACCTGTAAGTGTCAATCCTCTGTTCATATCGTAGGTGAAGGCTTCGACTTACTGTGGGAAAAGGGGGATGCCGTCAACCGGTATGTGTTCAATGGTAACACGTACGATAAACCGGGAGCTGGTACCCCAGATTTCCTTATGTCTAGTGGGTTTGCGCCTGTGAAGATAGGGGGTAACTCCGTACTGATTCAGGTGTCGGACCAATTTTACCCCATCTTCATGCTAGATCAGTCTGGCCCAGCAGCAGCAGAAGCTATCTCTGATGTGGCTAGCCTAGGTAGGGTAAATAGTGCTCTACGACTTGTGGAAAAAGATCGTAGAGAGGCTCTCGCTACTCAAAAGGTGCGGGATAAGGACCTAAAGGAGACCCAGGAGCACCTTACGCAATATGTCGACTTAGACCTAGGTTTGAGTTGTGTAGATGCTGTAGTTCAACAGCTCGCTACCGTAAGGGGGAAGCTCCGAGACCTAGATGAGGTGGATGGGTTCATCCTTGCCCTACAGGGCATCTCAGATAGGTTAAGGACCATATGGCGAATCAGCTCAGTGGTAACCCCAGAGTCCGAGTCCATCTCAGGTCCCCACCGTAGGCTGCTACAGATTCAGGAGTTTAACTCGGAGGTTGAGAAGCGAGAGGGTAGCCTAGCCAAACTCCTTCCCCTTCAGGGGCTACTGAACTCGACTAAGCTGGATGTTGACTTGACCCTTGGGCATAAGCAATTACGTCAACTTAGTAACTGGGTACTTCGACTTAAGGACCTCAAGTTGAAGTTTGCTAGTCTTGAGCGAGCTGGAACGACTTGGCAGGGGGTAGGTGCAGCCGACCTTAACCTCTCTGCCCTTAAGCAGCTCCAGCAATTTCAAGTGAAGTTGGCCAGCCTACAGAAGACTATTGCAGACATCGAAGCTCAAGTGTCTAACCTCGATCAAGTGGAGGTCGGGTTGCAGGCTGAGTTGGATGAAATAGGGGCGTGCCCAACCTGCCTACAAGCTATTCACGGAGAGCACCACCATGCCTAGGGTTGCATTTGTATGTAGGACTGACACTCACTTGTCAGATCGAAGCCCCATTTCCTGGAAGGCCGACTACCCAATGGAGGTGTGGTCTAGCCTAGAGCAGGTAGGAGCCCTGGCTAAGAAGTGGGAAGCTAACGCTGTCCTGGATGCAGGGGATTACTTCCACGTAAAGGCTGCTACAAAGAATCCGCATCGACTAGTGGAGCGCTCTGCCAGGCTGCATCAAGGGTACTCATGTCCTACGTTCTGTGTGGAGGGTAATCACGACATAGCCTACAACAACCTTGATACGCTCGCGGATCAGCCGCTTGGGGTACTGTACGCCACGAAGGTGTTCCAGCACCTGCGGGAGGAAGTCTTCCGAGATGGGAACTTACAGGTCCGTGTGGTCGGGGTTCCCTACAGTCCGGTTCGTAAGCTGAGTGAGTTGTTGCAGATCCAAAAAAAGCCTGGAGATACTCACCTTATTGCCGTAGTTCACACGCTAGCATCGAAGACCCCTCCACCTCAAGTCGAGGACTTCTGGAACGAGCCAGTCTTCTCCTACGAGTCTCTAGTGAGTAGGAATGGGCCAGATTGCTGGGTATTTGGGCATTGGCACAAGGATCAGGGTGTCGAAGAGATCTCAGGGGTAAAGTTCGTGAACAATGGTGCCCTATCGAGAGGTGCGCTCGTTCGAGAGAACCTAACTAGGATCCCTAAAGCCTCCATCATCGAGATCGATAACGGCAAGCTATCTGTCACGTCCTCTCTAATTTCCGTGGCGTCCGCTGAAGACGTGTTCGACTTGGAGCGAAAAGCTACTCAAGAGCGAGAACGTAAAGATATCGAGCAGTTTGTTCTACAGTTGATGATGAAGGGTGCTATTGACCCTACGTCTAGCATCGAGGAGAACATTCGAACGCTTGGTTTTGCAGATGAGGTTCGGGATGCTGCTCTACGCTACTTTGAACTTGTTGACACAGTGGGGTAATCGTGTACATTTCATACTCTGGTTACAAGTCTAACGAGCAGTGCCCGTTGTCCTACTGGCATCGGTATGTAAACAAGACGGTGCTAACTGCCCCAGATAACGGTGTGAATGCCCTCTACGGGATAATCATTGGCACGGTTTTCGAGATCTTCTATCGAGATCGAATTTGGAAGCACGTCAACTACGTAGATAAGTTGCAGGATCTCGTTGAGCCCGTCTACCTTGAGTCCACAAAACCTCAAAAGGGTAGGATTATTGACTGGGGGGACGAGAGGTCGAACTATGCAAGTAAAGAGGCCTTACTAGTCGATGTTCGAGACTCTATCCCACGGGGCATAGACACTATCCGACGAAATAGGCTCGTTGGTAGGTATGCGGAGGCTGAGGTAAAGCTTGACACGAAGTTTGGGGAGCATCTTATTGGAGGTAGAGCTGACTTCCTAATCCAGAGGGTGGCTCCTGACGGTGACCTCGTGTTGCTTGACGGTAAGGGGTCAAAGCACAGAGATAAGTATGTCGATGGGCACGCTAAGAAAGCTGGAAAGCAAGTAGAGGGTGTGCAGCTCAAGTGGTACGCCTTCCTGCATAGAGCTAAGCTAAATAAGGTCCCTGACCAGCTAGGCTATGTCTTCTGGAGATTTGAGGGGGACGCTGCTATGGAGTGGATCCCGTTCACCAAGTTCGATCTAGACCAGCTTCAACACGAGGTGTTGTCAACGGTCGACAGGGTGTCCGGGTCAATCCAGAAGCTTGCTAAGGTGAGCGGTAAGGCTCAAGAGCACTCGGAGTTGCTACAGGAGTTGTTCCCAGCTCAGCCAGGTTGGCACTGTTCGTTGTGTTCGTACCTTCCGGTGTGTGAGGAGGGTAAGAAAAAAGTAGCTTCCATTCAAAATCAACAACGAAAACCTAGGCCTACCATACCCCAGAGTGGTGTACTAGAGGATGGCCTGTCTTTAGATGAGGAGTGAGTCATGTTAGCACCCGATGAACTTGAGCGTAAAATTGCAGACCTTATCTCCAGGAACCAGCGGGTTCTTAAGCGTAAGACTGAGCTAGGGGGAGAGTTGAAGTCTAAGAAGGAGGAGCTGGCGAATCTCGTTGCAGAGATCAAAGCAGCTGGGTACAACCCCAAGACTTTGGTGGAGGACCGAGACAAAACGCAGCAGGAGCTAGAGACCCTAATGCTCTCCTTTGAGAAGGGGCTGGTTGAAGCTGAGACCACAATCGAGGATTACGACAAGAAGAAGTAGTCCGATGAAATTTGCAGCAAACATTGCAGACTTATTGGAAGCCGTTAGTCTCGTTGGCATTGTCACCCCAGCGAAGGACTCTGGCTATCTATTCAAGGTAGTGGGCGAGCGTTGCTACGTCTACTCCAGTGATAGTCTGTGTGTGGCAAGAGCTGAGTTCGCTGTAAGCTCTGACGCGGATGGGGAGTTTATCTACCCCGTTGCGAACATCGACGCCTTGCGTTTCCTCGGTAAGCATACCGTTAGGTTTGAGACCGTGGAGGAGGAGGGGAAGTTCATTGTACGCTACCAAGCGTCGAATGGGGCCAAGTCTGAGCGCACCACAAGGAACCCTAAATCCCTATCTACTTGCGACCAGGAGTTGCAAAAAGCAGAGGAAGCTTACACTGTCTCAGCTAAGGTGCTCCAAAAAGCCCTTGTGCTCAGCAAGCCATTCATGGGTAAGGACGCCCCACAGGAGAAGTTCAGGTCCATACGGTTGCATACAGACCTGGGTGACGGGTACCTTTGCGCCTCAGATGGGCAGAAGGCATCCTTCTTTTGGTCTGAGGCCTTTCAGGGTAAGGCCTTCTCCGTTCACCAGCTCCACCTAGACAATCTGATAGGGTTTCTGGCAAAGAGTCCTGGGGAGATTCAGGTCCTCTTTGGGGCCCAGTTTACCTTTGCTCGAAACACGAAAGGTCAAGTGTTTGGCTGGCCAAAGTACGCAAATGCGGATGGTATTTTCAGCACTTACGCTCTAGATATCGACTACTTTGTTCTTGGGGTTGATCGGCAGCAACTGTACGGGACTCTCCAGTATCTGAAGAAAGAGCTGGACTCCAATTACGAGAAGGTGCGGATAGTCTACTCTCACGAGCAATGTAACCTTGAGTTTGTGATTGCAGATGGGTCCTCTAAGATCAAGAGCCCCCCTACAGCCGTGAGGTTAAAGTCAAAACCGGACGGTGAGGTTTGGGCTCTACCTGAAAGTTGGTCTTTCGATATCAGCTTAGACCACCTCATGTCCTTGGTTAAAGATAACCTCAGCCCTGAAGTGGAGCTGCGAGTGTGGTGGTGTCAAGTAGCCGAAGCTCGAAAACCAACTGGGGTGTTTCGCACTATAGATGAGTTTCGATTGGACTCCAATGGAGAGTCAGTCCCTGACTCGGAAGGTTCCGTGCTATGTCGAGTCATACGATTCATGTCCTCCCGAATGTAGACGATCTAACCTTGCGTGTTCGTGCCCTACAGGACAAGGCGTTACGAGCTAAGACCATTCGAGACCAGCTGGTCACTACCGCGACTGCCAGAGAACTTGAGATCCTAGAGCTGAAAAAGAAGCAGGACATCCTAGTGAAGGTGTCCGAGCTGTACCGAACCCTTATGGATCGACTCGTCCTGCATCAGGTGAAGATGACAGAGGACATCGTTACAGAGGGGTTGAAGGCTATCTTTTTCGATCAAGACCTCAAGTTTAAGGCCGAAGTAACGTCCAAGTACAACAAGATAAGCGTTGAGTTCCTTATCTGTATCGGGGATCCGGACAATGGTGGGTTTGTAGGTGCCCCATTGGAGTCCTTTGGGGGTGGTCCTGCTACGGTTGCCAGTCTCATTCTCCGTATCTTGACGCTTTTACGTCTCAAACGACAGAAGTTACTGTTACTAGATGAGACGCTTGCTGCGATATCGGATGAGTACATAGAGCCGACTGCTCAGTTCCTATCTAAGCTTGCAGGTGCAAGTGGATTGAATCTACTCTTAATTGCACACAAAGCTGCTTGGTCGGACTATGCCAATAGCAGCTACCACGGGGATCTTAAGGCTGAGGTTGGCTCTAAGCCGAAACTCCACCTCAAAAAAGTACGAGGCCCTACGTGTTAAAGGTGCAGGTCGAACATAGGTTGAGTGAGTTACTAGCTAGTGCTCGTAATAGCTACATTGCAGAGTTTACCGAGTGCTTACCTCACCACTGTGTGCACAACTACAGGCACTCCTTAGATCAACGAAAGCTGATTGGGTCAGAGGCTAACCCTGATTACAATCGGGTTACGTCATCGAAGCGCAGCTTGCCCGTCCTCCAAACAATTGGGCTGTGCATGTTAGGGTCCGACGATCCTGAGAGTTGGAGTGGGACTATCTGTGAGGAGCCTCTTGACGCCAAGCGTTGTGGTGACTTCACTTTAGCTCGCTCAGAGAGTGAACTTTTAGGTGAATTCGAGGCGTTGCTTCAGGACGATTCTTGGGTGGAGTTGAATCTCCCTCAGGTTCATACCCTACGTTGGGTCCTCTCACTGGAGGGTGGTGCCGACCCTAGCCCGATCCTCGTAGAGGCGCCACAGGCCACAGTAGAAGCGTCACAGGCCTCAGTTCTGTTCCCTTGTTGCCACTGTGGGGTACCCCTTGAAAACGAGTGGTCCCCTACCTCCTGCTGTCCCTCCTGCGACAAGACCCCAGAAGCGCTGCCGACTCTTGTAGAGACGTTGCCCCTCGTACCAGTAAGGGTCACCCTATGGGGTCGAATACTTCAATGGTTTCGGAGCTTTCGCTAGATGCTATCTATCCTATCGCAGTTACTCGTTCCTGATCGACATCGACCTAAGTCTGCAAAGGTGGGCTTAGCAGTGCCGATGATGATTGAGTTGCCAGGGGTAAGTACAGCCAAACAGGCGCTTGCTACGAATACGAGGGGGGACTTCGTTCAAACTCGTAGGACGGCAGATGGTACTTTACGTCTAGGGTTGTTCGATTGCCCCTTGGAGGACGAACCCAAGGTACTAGCTAAGCTTTTCCGAACCCTTCAGAGGGAGGCTAAGTTAGAGGGATGGAAGACGTGCCACCCTGACTTGGTTTCAGCTCTGAGTAAGATGCGGGAGGTTGGTACGACCCCTAAGTCCGTGGTACTGGCTAGTGATCTAGCGAAAGCTGTCACAAACCATGAGCTAAAGGAGGGGGAGACTTTGACCTTGAGTGGGTTGAATGTAATCACCACGAACGGATTAGTGGACGGTCAGGCTATGGTGGCAGCTAACCCTACAGCTCTTGGGGTTTATGTGCGCATTGGAGACCAGCTTGGTATCCAATTGTACGATGTTCAACATAACCTCTACCTTGTTGACCCTAGCTATGTGGGTTGATACGTTTACAGCTCACACTCACGAGCTACTCCTTACCTCAGAGCCTGTTCTGGAGTTTCTTTGGGGTAGAGGAGTCTCTAACGATCAGATTGAATCGTTCAATCTCGGGTACTTTGATGGAGAGTTACCTCCAGCTCAGTACTCCAGCGAGTTCCTAGATTGGGCTAAGGGTGGCCTAAAGCTCAGGCAGACCCTCGTTTTCCCTTTGACGAATGCGCTAGGCAGTGTAAGAGGAGTTCAAGTACGAGCCTTGGACCGTAGCAAGTACTCTGACTTCTTCTTGACTAGCTCTGAGCCGGTACTATTCGGACTGGGGCAGGCAATGCCCCATATTTGGAAGGACGAGTCTACGATAGTCGTAGAGGGGGTGTTCGATTTATTCCCTGTCCAAAGAGTCAACCCCACGGTTGTATCCACCTTAACTGCAAAAGTCAGTGAGTCTTTTGCTCGCACGCTAAAACGAGTCGCTCACACCATTTACCCGTTCTACGATTCGGACGCGAAGGGTAGACATGGTGTAGAGGCTATACGCACCAAGTACGGTAGAGACCTTACTGTACGCCCTATCGAATACCCACTAGGCCTAAAGCTAATTGATGGTACCCCCATCAAAGATCCTGGTAACCTGTGGGAAGCCTTGGGTGATGAACGTTTCGCTCAATTTTTGACCCAACAACTGGAGTAAGTTATGCAAGTGTACGCTGAGGCTGAGGCTGTTCAGGCCATCGCAAACGACCTAATCGCCACCTACCATCCAACCCTGGCTACGGCCAAGTTCAGGTTCCTCTTCAAGGAGAAGGCCTCGAAGAAGGGTGGTAAGGTTCAACCTGGGTCAGTGAAAAAACTCTCTGACCAGATGCTCTTCCTGATTGACGCCAACTTCCTAATGGAGATCCCTCTTGAGACATGGAATGAGATGGATGCCACGAAGCGAGTAGCTCTCATCGACCACCTACTGGAGCGCTGCGTAGGTGAGGAGGATGAAGATGGCGGTGGGGATATGAAGTGGTCTGTTCGAGAGCCAGACGTAAATGAGTTTGCTACAATCCTTCGTAGGTATGGGGCTTGGCACGATGACCTTGCCGCCTTTGTGTCTGTTGGGCAATCCATTGACTTGGGGTACCTAACTGAAGTAGAGTCAAGTACTGAGACCGTGCAAACCACCACAAACTAAAGTTTGCTGGGTAAGCTCGCTAAGACAGGAGAGGGAAAGACTACTTCCCCTCTCCTGTCGTCTATGGTAGTAAAGACTTGAGGGGTGAATTGTGTGGGATACTCGATATCGTCCACTAGTATTCTCTGATGTGCTGGGCCAGCAAGGCACAGTGCAGGTGCTTAGAGCTAGGTTAGCCAATGATACAGCTTTGGATACGAGTTACCTCTTCTCCGGGGCTTCTGGTCAGGGGAAAACCACTCTTGGTCGTATCTTAGCTCGGGCGTTACTTTGCACCCACCTGGACAAGTCTCTCCCAGACCCCTGCAATGCTTGCCCTAATTGCGTAGCTTGCCTCGAAGACACCTCGTCTGCGTTTGTCGAGAAAGACGCTGCGAACCAGGGCACCACTGAGCACATTCGAAAAATTGTCGAGGACCTACCCTTCGCTGTGTTCGGCGCCAGAAAGAGGGTTTACCTCTTTGATGAGTGTCATCGCATGAGTCTAGCTGCCCAAGACGGCCTATTGAAGCCTATTGAGGAGAAGCAGCTTGTAAGTATTCTTTGCACTACCGAGCCTGAAAAGGTTCGACACGCCATTCGTGCTAGGTGTGAAGAGTATGCGATTCGGAGAATCACCAGAGAAGACATCCTAGGTAGGATGGTGTCTATCCTTCAATCGGAGAAGGTGGACTACGAGGAAGATGCAGTTCTTACCGTGATCGACTTCGCTGGGGGACACGTTCGAGATGTGTTGAATCGTCTAGAGATGCTAGCGCAAGTTGGGGCAATCACTGTAAGCAGTGCTCGGGCCCATTTGAACTTGTCAGCAGTCACTACCTACTACAAGATCCTACTTAGCTTGGTCTCCAATACGCAAGAAGCTCTGGATCTACTAGACTCGCTAGGTGATACAAGTACTCCGGACGAGGTTGCTTCAGGTTTGACCGAAGCCGCAATGAACTCCTATCGTTTGGCTATGGGGATGTGTGCTAACTTTAGGTACGCTGACAAGAATCTTGGCTCACGGGTATTCGAAAGTTATGGTGGTAGTGGGTTAATTGAGTTGGTTAGGGTGCTCACCTCCACGAAGTACTCGACACAAAATGGGCTTGTTTGCGACCTAGTGATCCTCGCTGATAAGTTGAGTTCGACCGCTCAAGCGCCTGTCCAGGTTCAGATTCAGAGTCCAATCCCGGCCCCTCCTCAGGTCCAGGCGGCCCCTCAGGTCACTGTTCCTGTTGCTGCCCCTCAGACCCCTACCCCTGCTCCTCAGGTCACTGCTCCTACTCCTGCTCCCGCCCCTCAGGTCCAGGCTCCTGTCACCCAGGATAAAGCCCCTACTCTGAGCTTCGTACCTCAACCCCCCTTAGGGGATTTAGGGTCTAACGACGTTTGCGCATTGACAGAAGTAGATTCTAAGGCAATGCCTACCGAGAAACCTGGAGTGGGTCGGATACGAAAACCACTCATCTTTGAAAAGCGAGGTGACAACAATGCCCCTATCCCTCCTAGTACATGGAGAAAGCACTTTGAGGCTCTTTGGGGCAGGAGACCTAAGTGACTGCTAGTCCCCTAGATGAGTGGGTTGTCATCGAGCTAAGTGCTCAAGGGGAAGAGGAGGACCCGGATACTATCCTACAGGCCATACGACGGCTCCTAAAGAGGGAGGTAGAGATTTTCCTTCCGGTGTCTATACGTACTTCCGGAGACAGTAGGGTCGTTCACAAGCTAATTGACAATTATGTCTTCGTTCGACGAACTCTACCCGATACAGCGTACCTGAGGTTGGAGGGGACACGGTATATCGACTCAGTCCTCACTAGCAACAAGTCGACTGGCACATCAAGAAAAATTACTGGAGTGCGCAACTCTGACATAGAGAAGATGCGACGTCAGATCCATGTGGAGTGCGAACAGGGGATCAATGTTGGGGATGAGGTCCAGATTACTGGGGGCGCTTACCGCAATATTGTAGGTAAGGTGATAGAGGACATCCCAGAAACAGAGTCCGTTCAAGTTCACATTCAGCTAAGGTCAAAGGAGGCGATTGTCACACTCCCTCGATCGTTCCTAAGATTTGTCGCTAAGGGTCAGCAGCAAGCAAGCTCAGACTTTGCCCCTTTCGCCAACAAATTGACCCGCATTAGGGACTGGATTGAAGGGCTAAGGCCACTTGCTATCGTGCCCGGTAAAGTCTCACCTTTACTTGAGTGCTACGTAAGATGGCGGAGGCTAACTCAATGGTGGACCTCCCACCAGAGCCTGAAGTTCGATCCAAACCAGCTCCTACGTGGTACCAATCTCTTAGAGACTCAAATCCTATCTAAGTTGGAGGTACTTAGGCAGCAAGTAGCACTTACGCGCAGTCGTCCTTTCTTTGAGCTTGTGGCTATTAGCAAGGGCTTAGAGCGCGCAGACAACGTGAGGAGTAAGTTGTCCGCTACCTTAGGTAAGGTGCGGCAACTCCAGCGACTGCACCAAAGATTGGCTGCGATTAACAGTGAAGTTCGATGGCTAGAGGCTAGCCTGTTGGGTAAAGGTAGACATATGGTACAGAATGTAGTCGTAGATGGACTTAACTTGGCGTATCGAGTTTACTATGCGTACGCAGCTTCCCGAGGATATATGGCCCCTGCAACTGAGGGTACAGTCCTGGCTCAAACCTTCCTCAAGAGTCTAGCTAGCCTTAGAAAGAAGTTCGATCGCGCCAATATCTATGTCGTGTGGGATGGCTCTTCTCAGTACCGAAGAGGGTTGTTCTCGGACTACAAGAAGGGTAGATCCTCCCCACCATGGAAAGAATCCGAGATGCAAAGTCTCAGAGAGGTTCTGTCCGGACTAAAGGTGCAACAAGTCTGTAACCCTACAGAGGAGGCGGATGACGTGATTGCTTGCCTGGTAAGAGGTCCTCTCAAAGGTCAAGCAAACGTCATTGTGTCCACAGACCGAGACTTCCTACAGCTTGTCACCCACTCCGACTTGTTGCTGGTCCCAAAGCAAGGAGCACGAGCAGAGCTTTTGTACGACCGGGATAAGGTAGTGTCGGAATTTGGCCTGGCCCCAGAGAGACTCAACCAGTACAAGGCGTTCTGTGGGGACAAGTCCGACAACCTTCCTGGAGTTCCACGCGTACCGAAGAAGGTATTCGTCGACCTAATCAATACTTTCCACGACGTCGAAAGTATCTTCGCATCTAGCCTGTCCAACTTGACTGTCAAACAGTGTGCGCAAATGCGAGGTTCCGAGGCTCAGGTGAAGTTGAACCTACACCTGGTCACGCTACGCTCTGACCTAACCTTTGAATACTTCCCTGAGTTGACGCCAGATGAGACTGAGGGAGTACTGACACGACATGGCGTCTCTACTACCCTAGCAAGCAGTGTGCGGCGTAAGTCAGGGTTCGAAAAGTTCGGTACCTCTAACCCATAGCATTCCACGTAGATTGGTGGAGTATCTGGAGATTATAGACGATTAGCTAATTTTGGTTGGATCTTTTGGGTGTGTTGTGGCAGAGTTACCTCTAGTAGCTTTGAGTGGGTACCTTTGTGCCTTGCTCGTTACAAGAGGTCTAAACCATGGCAGACGGATATCTTATCCTTGTAGACCCGACCGAGTTAGCTAATCGATTCTCCACTCAGCCAAAGGAATTTGAGGAGGAAGAAGAGCCCGAAGTAGGCACTAGTATGACTCTGAGCTATGAGAGTCAGATTCAGCCTCTACTAGACCGGATCCCTAAAAGGGAGGCGGATCTCATGGAGTTGTACTACATGCAAAAGAAACGGCAGGCGGACCTTGCCGAGATCTTTGGGGTGACTCAAGCTGCAATCAGCTATAGGTTGAACCGAGGATTGCAGAGAATTAGGTTCCTGTTGTCGATCCCAACCCTTAGCGAAGATGGGTTACGTCAGGACCTCCCAGAGGTGCCCTTCAAGCCGACTGACGTCAACATCCTTGTGGGTATGTGGCAAACAACCTGCCAGTCTGAAGTAGCTTCCAAGTTAGGCCTAACTCAAGGTAGAGTTAGGCATCGTTTTTTTGGGGCTGTAGTAGTCCTAGAGAAGAGGGCTGCGGAGGACCCTAAGTTCGTCCCCTATTCCAAAGTCTTCAGTTCCATTGCGAATAAAAATTTCAACGTGCTCAGGGAGGTGCGTCTACCCCAATGGCAGGGGCGTGGTGGAGATGGCTGTTTTTAAGGTGGTTTCCAGGTACACTAGGCACTACTGGTAAATGTTTTGAATTTGAGTTGCCAAGGCTAAGGAAGTCTGGTATGCTCCACCCATGAATGTGAAACATGGGTATAGTAAACGACCTGAATATGCCTGTTGGTTGCAACTTAAAGCTAGGTGCTTAGACCAAAACCATCGAATGTACCCAAATTACGGGGGGCGTGGTATTACGGTTTACGAGCCTTGGGTTCATGACTTTCAAGCGTTCTTTGATTACGTTGGAGTACGGCCCTCCGCGAAACACTCTTTGGATAGACTTGATAACAACTCAGGGTACTTACCTGGTAACCTAGCCTGGCGGACTCAACAGGAGCAGTTACGTAATCGTCGTTCCTTTGGGAGTGGGTTGAAGACCTCTCCTCGCAACCCAAACAGAACTACTAACTTTAAGCATGGGATGATTCACACCTCAGAGTACGCCTCTTGGTCAACGATGAAAGACCGATGTCTTAACCGTAACTCAAGTAATTACCCTCGTTGGGGAGCCCGTGGGATTAAGGTTTACGAGCCTTGGGTTCACGACTTTCAAGCCTTCTACACCTACCTTGGGCCAAAACCATCCCCGCAACACTCCCTCGATCGGTTCCCCAATCCAGATGGTAACTACGAGCCTGGTAACGTTCGTTGGGCATCCAAGACTGAGCAGAGTCAAAACCGACGACCAACGATTACCGGACCTACTCACGGTAATTTTGACCACGGTTACACGGGCACCCCAGAATACAAGACCTGGACGAGCATCAAGACCAGGTGCTTCAACGAAAAGCACGACCGGTATGTCTCCTACGGTGGAGCTGGCATCACGATGTGTCAGCGATGGAAGAGCAGTTTCCCTGCCTTCTTTGAGGACCTTGGGTCGAAGCCAACCTCAGAGCATAACATCCTCCGAGAGAGCCAAGAGGGGCATTACTCTTGTGGTGGATGTGTGGAGTGCCTTGAAAATGGCTGGAAGCTCAATGCGCGTTGGGCTACACGAACCGAAGTTAACCAAAACCGCCGTCCTTCTACGAGGTCCGGTAAGCTCACTTTAGAGAAGGTGCAAGACATCCGTGCTCGTATCCTTAAAGGTGAGACGCACAAGCAACTCGCTGAAGTGTTTATGGTGGGCGTTACCTTGATTGGAAAGATAGCTAGACATGAAATCTGGCTTTAGAGGTAGCATCCATGCCTACAATCTGGCGTATTGTCCACAACGTAGTTGCTCACCCCCTCTTGGAACTTCTACCCACTAGCTGGGGGAGTTCGTTTCATGATTGGACCGCCCACAAAGCGTGGGGCAGGGAGGAGTAGGTTAAAGGTACTTCAGCGCCAAGCCGTTGATCAGGATGTGCATCAGGTTGTCCGTGATAATCATTAACCACACTGCCATCCAAACAGGCTTTTCTGGGCCGTAACCAGTGGCTTTACACGTCTCCCAGGAAGAGGGCCACCCCGTCCTTGGTGCGATAAAGTTCTTGATCCAGCAGATATACCTTGCAAGCCGCCAACGGTCGATAACAAAGTGGGTAGTTAGGATGACGGCCAGTGCAGGTATGCTGCGAGTTACGGCTAAGAACGGGATAGTGTACGTTACTACATGAGCAAAGGCGGCTAAAGAGCGTTTCGTTTTTTCTGTAGCCATCCAATCGCTTTGAAAAACGTAGTCCCCAATGGCGTGAGCAATGAGTTGGTCGGTAGAGATGAGCATGTTTGTAGGTACCCTAGCTTCATAGTTGAGTCAAGCTCGTATTGAGGTAGGGGTTGTTGAGGTTCCTTTTATGCTATTCTTGTTAAGAGGGACCCTGTGCCACTTATCTCAAACTTAAGGTACCACGACTACCAGTTTGAATTGCCTGTTTCCAGTGGGAAATGGAAGTGGGTAACTCGACTTGACGTGTCGCAGTCCAGTCCAGCCTTCTACATTAGGGATGTGATCTCTCCCTACGGGTTGCTGCGAGACTCGATTCCTATCCCTGGGGAAGTTGTCCAGTCGATGGCTCAGTCCATCCAAGACCTTAAGGACAACTTCAAGCCACACATCCTTGTAGGACCTCCAACCTCCTTGACCTTTTTGGTCGATGAGGGTCGGGGGACCTCCTTGCCTCAGACTCTCATTCTCACGAATGATGGAGTTTACGGTTCGCTACTTGGGATGAGCTTGACTCCGTCAGCTGCTTACGTGAGAGTGACTCCAGGTAGTGTGGGTAACCTAGCGTTCAACGCGTCAGGTCAGATCTCTGTGGACGTAAACTCCACCAACCTACTATCAGCGAACTCTCCTTATGCTGAGAGCATCACAATTCAGGACTCGACGGCAACAAATAGTCCTCGTAATCTTCCGATTACCATTGTGGTTAGACCCAAAGCTACAATCCAGGTAACGCCAAGCCTACTCTTCACCTTTACGGTAGCTAAGCCGCTTACTGGGGACTTCCCAGCTATCCCAGCGCAAACCTTTAACGTGGCCAATATCGGCCTTACCGGGTCGGTACTAGAGTACACGGTCAAGAAACTCTTAGGTCTCTCGGATTGGCTACCGAGCTTCCTACCCTCTTCTGGTACCCTAACTACCGTAACCTCTGATACGGTTACGGTAACGGTAGCTCCAGCGAGTACGTTATTGGTTGGTACCTATACCGAGAAGTTGCGTGTTGCTGGGTATAGCTCAAATTCGTACGTCGACGTTGAGATCCGTCTTGTGATTGTGTGAGGGACTATGACTAAGAACTTCGACCTAGGTCAATTTCAGGTGCAAGGTGCTACAGGATTCGATGCCTTCTTCTCTCGCGAGGGGGCTCAGATCGTCACCCCTACTCACCGTCGAAAAGTAGCCTCTATCCAAGATCTCAAAGAGTTCATACGAGTGGGGGCAGACCAGCTGATCCACAAGTCTGAGCGAGACTTGTGGTCAATCAAAAAAGAGGGGGATGGAAGTCTCTCGATTGAGCGCCAGTTTGACGACAACGGACAACCTCTAAAGTTTTAAGGTACCCACCAAGATGGATGTCCGCAAGAAAGTTCGAGTAATCCTAGCACGGGAGGAAGCTGAAAACCCGCTTCCTCCAGAGGAGACGTCGTTTGTGGGTAGTGGGAAAAGAGACATTCCCCCTAAGCACAAGTTCGACCCCAAGGCTCTTAAGCCCCTCTCTAGGACCCTACTTTCTGCTAGCGTTGCGCTTGGGCACTCTGTCACAGCCTTCAAAGAGTTCACTCGAATCAAGTCATCTAGTATCTCTCCAGATGGTAAGCTTGGGGGTCGGGGTTACGTACTAGAGGTGAAGGACGTACGAGCGAAGTTGCAACAAGCTTGTGAGCTACTGTCTTCCGTGACAGATACGATGTTCGATGAGATCAACGCCCCACATTGGACTCCGAGCCTTGGGGAGTTGGATGTGAATGAGGCTGAGGATATCACGGAGCTAGTGGAGGAGGCTGGGGAGGTTCTGGAGGACCCCGAGAAAGCTGGAGAGAAGGACCTAGACGCCATAGAGAGTAAGAATGATGGGCCTGGAGGGTCATCCAAGAGCACTCTGTGGAAAGATACAGAGAAGGGTAAGGCCTCAGAGGTACCCAATGGGGGAGCCAAGGAGCAGGGAACTCAAGCAAGACCGTTCGGTCAAGTGAAGCAAGCCAATAGCTCTCTTCCCGTAGACACTCTTCCTGGCCCTAGGGTAAACCACTTGGACCGTGGAGACCAGTTGGGACCAGAAGGGTCCTATAATCGAGATGAGCCCCTCGTTGAGGACGCTTGGGGGATGTCGAGCACCCTAGAGCCTATCTACGGGGAGAAGTGGGCTACCGGAGATGCCTGGGGAGAGGCTGCCATCCCTGACGGTAACGATGGCGTAGCTACAGACGCAAATGACTTTGGGCTAGGGTTTGGGGCTAAGGGTCAAGGTTCTGGGGGTTACGGAGTTACAGCTCCAGACGGGCGAGGAGTTTGGGGGCCTTCTAGTGACCTCCCTCAAGACTTGGGAGCCCCTACAACAGCCCCACAAAACGCTCCTTATCTAAATGAGAGTGGGCGGAACGTTTGGGCGTCAAGTGATGCTTGGGGTGTTGCGAAGCTTCCTACGGACAGTCCTGTTGCACGGTCTGATTACTACGATGGGGACAAGGGTGGGAATCAGTTCAACGTTCTAACAGGAGACTCTCAGCTACCTGGACAGGATGTCTCTTTCAAAGTAGATGTCAATCTACCTAACGTGGGCTACTCTTATGAGCACCAAGACGTCCCATACGCTAAGTACGACTCTAGTACGCACTCTCATCGCCACGATCAACAAGACTTGTGGAATGACGAAAACTTTGATAGGGTAGGTAAGTAACATGACTGATCTAGGTGACATTTCTGACCTCCTAAAGGAGGGTTCGGTATCGGACCTTGATTGGCTCGACGTTAACGAAAAAGACTACCGAGCTTTGGACACCCTACCTAAGCAGAATCTCGATATAGCTCCTGACTTAGAGGCTATGTGGGCACATGAGGATAAGCCTGCAACAAACTACCTCGTCCCAAATACTGGAGCACCTCGGACCCTAAGTGACTTGAGCGAAGCTCATATCAAGAGTGCGTCGGTACCTCAAGTTGCCAAGGTGGCTCGATTTGCAATCATGCAGTCGACAAACGCCAATAAGATTGCACATGCCATCACCTCCAGGTTCGATGCAGGTACAATTCTAGTAGCCAAAAGCGCCTTAGGTCAAGTCCTACAGGAAAAAGGCTTGCTAGGTGGGTACTACATTGCGGCATCTGACTTTGATGGGTGTAACCAAGCCGCTCAGAAGGTAGTCGCCTTTACTCGTAAGTTTGCAGGTGGGGCTAGATTCGTACTAGCCAAGGACAAGTGCCAAGGCTGCGTACACAATGCTGGCGGAGCTTGTGGTGTTTTCCAGAAGCAGTTGGTCACTGAGGTTCCCTACACGGAAGAGCTTGCAGTTGCTGTAGAGAATTCTCAGGCTTCTCAAGGTAAGCAGGCTTCTCAAGGTGTCGGATCACCTAAGGCTCGTATCCAACGTGCTCTATTGGCGAAGGATGTGAGGGTTGTAGCTGTTGAGACCCCTAAGCCCATCCTAAATCCAGCTCAGCAACTAAGGGCAGTGAAAGCTACAGGTAAGGTTCACCTACCTGTCGTTGAGAGTCAGAGAGCTAGTCTTGCTGTGGCAGACCAAGTTTGGGTACCACCTCAACCAAGTGGTAAAGTGGCGTCGACTTCGGCCACGTCTCACCACCTAAGCAAAACAGCTTTCGAGGTAAAAGCCCTTCTACAACGAGAGATGCTTAGGGGTCGAGGAGAGCAGGATTTGCTATCTGCGTTGAAGCTGTCCTTCAGTGTGGCAGATCTCAAGGCAACGAGATCGGATTGGGAGCCTCTATTCAAAGAGGCAGGCTTCTTTGGTACCGTGTACTCCACTCAAACTGCCTTTGACGATTGCCACCAGGGGGCAGACTTTCTTGCGAAGCATAATGCTTCTGTCAAGTCGATCGTAGCTGGAGGTAAGTGCCAAGGGTGCATATACAACAAGCTAGCTCGTTGTATGCTCTACGGCCGCCCACTCGTAGCTAAGGCAGAGGACGCCCTAACTTCTGAGGTGGTTCAGAATGTCATTTGGGAGCACAGGCTCGCGGGTCGGTTGGAGACTGGGGCGGATAAGGTTGTATGGGGAGACACTCCTAAGCAGGCACTGAAGGAGATCTACCGTCAGGCTTCAACCAAGCCAACGGTTGACACTACTAGGTATGTAGAGCAAGCGTTTAGAGGTAAGGACCACGGTCACGTAACTGCTGGCCTAACCAAGCGAGAGATCGTCAGAACGGCATCCAAGTACCTAAACGAGGGTTTGTACGGGACCCAGCTAAGAGAGGCTCTTAAGCGTCAATTTGACCCTAGAGATATCGTAGCTGCGAAGCAGGAACTGAGATCCGTCCTAGCTGAGCAGGGACTACAGGGTATATTCTACGTAGACCCCATGGTCTATGGGGACTATGCCAAAGGGTGTGATGAGGGTGCTAGGTACCATCGAGCGCGACTTGTCCCCTACGTCAAGTTGGGGTCTGGTTGCGAGAGCTGTGTACTTCAGACTCGCGTAGGGCATTGCTCGAAGTACAACAAGCCTCTTGTTGTGGAGCCTCCATACACCGATAAGCAGGCCCAGCAGAGAGAGATCCTGGCAACCGGGGAGTCTACAAAGGCAGACCTTGGTAGCCTCATGCACAATAGCCCGTCTATCTTGGCTCAGTTTGAGATGCAGGCAGGAGTAAATGAGCTGACTCTGAACCCAACTACAAGCAAGTCCACTGTAACCGTGGAGCTTGGTGGAATAGAGTTTGACCTATGAGCGATGACACGCTCCTTCTCAGGGTAGCTGCTAGATTTCTTCGTGCGGATCAGCCCTCAGGGCAACGCAAGAAGGACAAGGCCTTAGTAAAGCCCGTGAACAAGCTAAAGGGTATTGGTAAGTCTACCACGAAAGAGCATGGTAAGGCTATGCCCGATGGGCATGACGATACCGTATCGCCAAATCGCAAGGACTTGAGACCCGAAGATCTGTTTATCCCAAAGCCTGATCAGGTCGGAGTGCGAAACTTAGCTGAAACTGGTAAGGACCTCTCGAAGGCTATCAAAAACCAGATACCTAAGGATAGAGGGTACGCTACGGTGCGAAATCTATCCCAGTACTTGATCGAAACAGCAGGTGGGGGAGGTACTCCCCCCGTGAACGTAAAGAAGTAGGAGTTCAAATGAGTAACTCAGGTGATAGGGTAGCTTCGGTATTGTCGATCGTACCTGTACATGGGGCTCCAAGGACAGATAAGAACGACCTGAAGGTCAAGCGAAAGCCTGGACGACCTCGCAAGGTTGAGCGAGCAGCTACGACAAGTGACCTAGAGTATCACGCTGAATTGGTCACAAAGCGTCAAGAGTTTATCGGTACTGACGAACTCGTCAAAGCCGTTGAGGCAAAAGACGGCCCACTCAACATCCTCTACCTCATCAAGAAGGAAGTCGCGAAGGAGGCAGCTAGCCTCCACTTCGAGCGAATTGAGACCGAGAAGCACGGTAGGGATACTGGCCAAGTTTCGACACGTCGAATTGAAGCCCTGAAGAAGATCGCAGACATTGAGCTTAAGATCAAGGAGCTAGACAACGAGTCTATCAACCTATCTAGCGAACGTATGCAGAAGGTCTTCCAGCAATGGGTTGAGGCCCTCAGGGAGATTGCTCAAGAGACTATGCCTCCTGAGATGTTGGACTTGTTCTTCAATCGATTCTCCACGGCAATGGAAGGTTGGGAAGAGCGGGCAACGGGCGCACTCAAGTGATCTATGGCTCAAGATAAGAAACAGGTTGGGATTGCCAACCTCATCCGTAGTGCTGGGCACAGATCAAAGTCAACAGATAAGAACAGCAAAGCGGGGCTTCTCACGACTACGAAGAGTGGTCGTGAGATTCGCATATTCGACATTCTGACCTATATTGAAGCCCCTTGGGGCCTCAATATGACGTTGTACCCAGTACAACGGTTCATAGTCAAGCTCTACTACAACCTACCCCTAGATGAGGTCTTACCTGAGAACGTGAATCGTCAGATTCGGGTCTCAGACATGTTCAACAGTAAGATACTGTACACCTTCACGGAGAAGGAGTACCTCCATTACCTATACAACGAGGGTCGCTGCAACATCAAAGAGCAGGACCACATGCGGAGGCAACTTACACTTCCGATAGGTCGGCGCGCGGGCAAGTGCAAGTCTCCGAAATCTTTAGTGGTTACGTCAAAAGGCCTTTTAGAGCTTTCTGAACTAGGGGATGTTAGTGGGCCTGAGTGGCAACCCCTTACCATCACTGTCGCACAAGCTGGAGGGCGTCAGGCACAATCGTCTCACTTCTACAATAACGGGGTAAGTCAAACCCGTAAGATTAAATTACGCTGTGGCATTGAGGACGAAAGCACTCCCAACCATAGAGTAATGATACTAAGTAAAGACGGTGTTGTTGATTGGAAGTGCATGGGGGATGTCCAAGTAGGGGACTATGTAGCGGTCAGTAGAGGTACGGATCTTTGGCCAACTGTCATGTTCCCCGTACCTAAGGCAAACTTGTGGTCTCTCCCAGATGTAGTTGATGAGGACTTTGGGTTATTTCTAGGGTACTTGGTTGGGGACGGAACCTGGGGGCAAGCTTCGTACTTAGAGCTTACAGGTTTGGAGGCTCAGGTTCGTAGATTCTCTCAGATTGCATCAAAAGTTTTAGGGCACCCTGGTCGTTGCTACCCAGCAATAGGATCTGATAATGGTTGGCGTTGGAGGTTTGACGGGGTGGGCGTAGGGGTTAACGGGCCAGCTAGAGAAGTTAGAGGTGTCTTGCATGACCTTGGATTTAACCTCGACGTAGAACGAGACAAGAAACGAGTCCCTTTCTCCATTAGAAGGTCCCCTAAGTCTGTTGTTTGTGCGTTTCTTCGTGGGCTATTTGAGACTGATGGGTGTTCGGAAGACTCTGGTCGAATTATTACACTCTCCTCATCTAGCTTTGAACTTGCCCGTGAAGTCCAACTGCTGTTGTTGAACTTAGGGGTGATTACGCATATTGGGTCGAAGTGGAACGCTAAGTACAAAAAGCACTACGCCATCCTTTCAATAAGGGGGGCGGAGTCTCGGGCAATTTTCTGCGAGCAGATCGGGTTTGACTCTGACAGAAAACAAGGACCCCTCCTAGAGAAGGTAGCTCAGCAAAAGGTAAGAGCTGACAACAAGTCAGACACCGAAGCTATCCCCAACCAATTTGATTGGTTACAATCCCTACTAGGCCTTATCCCTAAGCGGAATGCTTCTGCTGGCAAACCTGGGTGGGGGCGAAGCCTTCTACGCCAAGAGTTAGGTAATGCTATCAAACCAGGGTCCTCTGAGGACCTTAGTTACCCCAGATTACGTAAGGCTCTTGTTGTAGCGGGGAACTTAGGCGCTGAGGGTCCAGTTGTAGACCACTTCGAGGAGTTGCTGCGGCTCAATTACTTTTACGACCCAATTGTCTCGATAGAGGAGGGAGAAGCTCAGGTTTACGACTTGACCGTGCCAGACGGGGAGGCGTTTGTCGCCAATGGTATGGTCAACCATAACACAACTCTCTCAGCAATTTTCGCTAGTTACGAGTTGTACCGTCTCCTTTCTCTGCATGATCCGCAGGAGTACTACGGACTCCCGAACGGAAACCGCATACAAATCATTAGCGTTGCTACCGACAAGGACCAAGCAGGGCTGTTGTTCAATGACGTGACCGCGCACATGGCTAAGTGCGAGTTCTTCAAGCCGTACATTGCCAACAACACGCTATCCTACGTTCAGTTGAGAACCCCTAGTGACATAGAAAAATACGGACCAACCAACAGGACGACAGACGGCAAGTTTACGTCCTTCAACGGCAAGGCTTCAATCCGCGTAACCTTCAAAGCTAGTATCTCAAAGGGCCTTCGTGGAGCTGGTAACGTAGTCATCATCCTAGACGAGATGGCTCACTTCCAGGCTAATGGATCTAGCTCTGCGAAGGACATCTACGACGCAATCACTCCCTCCGCAGCTGCCTTCTCTCAGAAGGACTTGAACACTGGGTTGCCGATCAATGGTTCAGAGACCGAATCTGAGGCTAGGATCATCGGTATCTCCTCCCCCTTGAATAAGGCAGGTAAGTTCTACGAGCTGTTTCACCTTGGCATGAGTCGAGGTGAAGGTTCGGAGAACATGCTTGTCATTCAAGCTCCGACTTGGGAGGTGAACCCTACCGTACCTACGAGCTACTATAGGGCAAAGTACCATGAGGACCCTACGGTTTTCATGACAGAGCATGGGGCTCTATTCTCTGACCGTGTACGAGGTTGGATCGAGCGTGAGCAGGATCTTACGTCCTGTATACGCTCAGACCTACGCCCAAGGTCTTACGGGCCGGTCCGCTACCCGCATCAGATGGGTCTTGACGTGGGTATGGTAGGGGACGGGACGACTGTAGCCATTACTCACTGCGAGGGTCAAAACGTCATTCTAGACTACCACGAGGCGTGGTACGCAGGAGTGTCGTGGAAGGAATCGAACCCTCACCTCACTGCCCCTCTAGTAGACTACGCCAAGATGCTAGAGACGGTAGAGCGGTTGGACTTTGATGAGATTGCTAATTGGATCGTCACGTTATCCAAGAAATTCTACCTGACGTCTGGGATCTTCGATAGGTGGAACGGGCTACCCTTAGAGCAAGCGCTGCACAAAAAGGGGCTCAAGCAATTCAAGAGTGAGTTCTTCACCCGAGACGACCGAAGTCGAATGTTTCAGGCCATGAAGCTCATGTTGTTCGATCATCGTATTGTCCTGTACGATTGGCCGATAACAGCGGATGGGAAGGCTAAGCACAGCCCCCTGATTGAAGAGCTGTTGAGTCTGCAAGCCACTCAGATGGCTAAGAACCAGATCCTAGTGGAGGCCCCCAAGATCCTTGGGGCGCACGATGACGTTTCAGATGCGTTGGTACGTGCCGTGTGGCTCTCGTTAGAGCAAGTCTCCAACCAAAAGTCTACGGCTCGACCTGAGGGAAGTAGTAGCCTCGCTCGTGGGTCGTCATTACAAGGGTACCAAGTACGCAGGGCCCGTAACCATGGGGTGTTGCTAGATCGTAACGTGCGAGGGTTACGTCGGCGATAATGTCCCTGTACGGAAAGCTATACAATGGATCCAGTAGTTCGGGCAGTTGTAGCCAAGTACAAAGAGAAGCTAATCTCTGAGAAGGGGAATACCGTCTACTTGTACAGTGAGCGTCAAGTCGCTTCTCGCAATCGCCAGAAGGCTGAGCGGGTTGAAAAGCTACGCAACCATATCAGTAAGTTGCGAACGCAGGTCAAGGAGGACCTCAAGAGTGAGGACCCTAAGAAGAAGCTTACCGCTCTCGCAGTTGCTCTAATCGACCACACCTACGAGCGAGTAGGAAATGACGGGTCTGCGGAAAATGGGCACTATGGGGTAACAGGTTGGCAAAAGCAGCATGTTACGTTTGGTAAGGGCTCCGCTACAATCAAGTACATCGGTAAGTCTGGTGTGAAGCACGAGAAGAAGGTCACGGATGCTTCCATTCTCAAAGCATTGAAGGCTGCGTGGGAGTCAGTAGAGTCTGCAAAGTTGGGTATCTTTGATGCAGATGGAGCTAAGGTATCCTCTAGGGACGTGAACTCGTATCTTGAGGCATTTAAGGTCACTGCAAAGGACTTGCGTGGATTTCATGCGAATCGTGAGATGCAGGAACGCCTTAAGGTCTTGCGAGGTAAGGGCGGCAAGCTACCTGAGGACAAGAAGGCTCGGGAGAAGAAACTCAAAGACGAGTTTCAGGAGGCCTTGGAGGGTACAGCCGAGATTGTAGGGCATGAGTCAGCTACTCTACGAAAACAGTATCTAGTCTCCTCTATCGAAGAGGCCTACCTAAAGGATGGTACTGTCGTGGAAAAGCTAACGAAGTCTGCAATGGATTGCCAGCCTGATCCGCCTTTGCTTTTCGCGAATAGGATCATACGGCAGCTTGTTGACCACATGGCATCCTCAGACTTGGTCATTGACGAGGCTGACTTCAACAACCTGCGTTCTGTCTTTCGTAGGTGCCAGGGCAGTTGGGAGAAGGTGTTGAGTGGGGACCCTGTTCACACTGAACTATTGAAGACCATCGTAAGTACCTGGACGCAACTACCTGAGCGTAAGCAGGACATGGAGCGTACCTGAGATGGATTTGCCTCGCACACGAGACTGCATTGTTTTGGTTAAGGGGGATAGTTACCCGGTAGCCATTTCAGCTGCATTAGCCACTGGAGGGTGGCAGGGAGGTCAGGGAGTTCAATGGTCAACTCCTACCCGAGACAACTTCGTGGTAACCTACTCGGATGGTCTCTACGCAGGGTTCCTTCTTTGGGGTAGTGATGAGCTAGGGGACAAACACACGGGTATGTCGGGCAACCAACCCCACTACAGATTTGCAACTTGTGGTGCTGGAGGGTGGTTGATTACGACTCGTACCTACGAGAAGTACACTTACGCTTCTCGTATTGGAGGTGGTCCGCTTATTCCAATCGTGTATTCCGCAAGTGATCGACTAGTTTTCAGTCTGCGGGGATGGCTGACGAAGGAAGACGAGTGGACCCTTTCAGGTGACCCTCGTGCCCCAAACACATACTACATAGCTTTCGTATCCCAACCCCCTACGGCAGCGACTGAGTATTACTTAGGGGTTCAGGTGAGCATATGATTGGCCCACTGTCCTTTCCACGGGATCGAGACTGCTACACTATATTCAAAGGTGATGCCTACCCAGTAGCTATCTCTCCTGCGATGCGGGCTGGAGGGTGGCAGGGAGGTCAAGGTGTTAAGTGGGTGGACTCCTCTAGGGATGAGTTCATGGTGACCTACTCAGATGGCCTCTACGGGGGGATTCTTCTCTGGGGGTCAGACGAGAGTTCAGACCGGTATGCCTCTCTCACTGGAACACAACCTCAATACGGGTTTGGTACCTTTTGTGCGGGTGGTTGGCTCCTTGCCACTAGAACCTTCGAGCGGTACACTTATGCGTCTCGCATAGGTGGAGGCCCTCTAGTTCCTCTGACCTACATAGTCGGTGAACGTCTTGTACTTTCTCTACGGGGCTGGTTGACCAAACAGGACGAGTGGACTCTCACTGCGGACCCTAGAGGAGCAAACGGTTACTACCTAGCTTCAGTTGTCCAAGCACCGTCTGCGGATAACAACTACTACATTACGGTTCAGACCTCTATATGATCATGGAGACCCTCAACAAGACATGCAAACGATGCAGCAAAGAGAAGCCTCTTGACTTGTTCGTGAAACATCGAGTGTCACGTCACGGTCGTGGGTCTTGGTGTCTGAGCTGCTTCAATACTTACATGAAGCATCGGATCCGAGAGCGTCAGGAAATCATCGATCAGCATAAGTCTAAGCCTTGTGTTGACTGTCAACTCACGTTTCATCCCGTGAGTATGGATTTCGACCACGTCAGAGGTTCGAAGCTCAAGGAGGTGAGCCGTTTGCTCACCTACAGTCTTGAGCGGTTCTTAGGCGAAATTGCGAAATGCGAGGTGGTCTGCGCTTGCTGTCATCGCATCCGTACAAGAGCTATAAGCGTGTCTGTCGACCCTAAGTATCTCGCCTTTCAAGCACGCTTGCTCCCAGTTAAAACCAAACCATGTCTCGATTGCGGGTCGGCATTCCCACCGGAGGCTATGGACTTTGACCATGTGCGGGACTTGAAGGTTCGGGACATCTCACAAATGTCTTTGGCCCCGTGGGTCAAAGTGGAGAGGGAGATCGCCAAGTGTGATCTGGTTTGTGCTAACTGCCACCGTTTGCGCACTCAAGCTCGCAAGGAGGCTGCTTAATGCCTGAAATCCTTCGATTCCGAGACTGCATAGTATTCTTCAAGGGGGATTCACAGACTGTCGCTGTTTCTCCTGCTATGGTTGCGGGAGGTTGGCCAGGAGGCCAAGGAGTTCAATGGGTAGCCTCAACCTCAGATGAGCGAGTAGTTACTTACTCCGAGGGCCTCTATGGGGGCTTTCTCATTCACGGTTCGGATGAAGTTGGCGATAGGTTTACAGCGATCACCAGGCAGCAGCCTGTGTACAAGTATGCTACAATGTTCTCAGGAGGCTGTCTAATTTCGACAAGTAGCTACGAGCGGTATACCTACGCGTCTCGCATAGGTGGGGGCCCTCTAGTTCCTCTGACTTACCAAGTGCAAGACATTCTCTACCTGTCGAAAAGAGGGTTGTGGACCAAAGAGGATGAGCTGACTATAACGGGTAGTCCTCTGGCCCCTGCATTCTTTACTGGGTTCGTGGCTCAGACCCCCAAAGCTAGCAACCAGCTCTTTTTGGGCATTCAGACATCAATGTAGGCAAATGAAAACCATAGACAGAATGACAGCTGCTGAGTTGTGCGTAGAGTCAACTCGACTACGAGGTAGTTTGGTTACCTCCATTGAGCAGTTGCGTGGATTGTACGAGCTTCTCCAACGGAAGGCTAAGTTGGAGCTACGTGAGGTTGCAACCACTACCAGAAGTAAAACCGCACATGACCCCATGGAGACGGCTAGGGTACATCTTGCGATTGCTTCTGCTGGGCAAAGATTCACGGGTATGGTGCTGCATGCAACTCGTAGGTTAGGGGCATTCGACCGAACATTGAAACGTGATAAAGTCGCCCAAGATCTACACCCACAAGACCGACCAGCCCCTCAAAAAGCTAAAGCTGCCCCTAAGAGTGCAGGGAAGGACCCAATCCTTCAACAGGTGTTGTCCTTACCTACTGTAGTTGACGACTTAGATGAGTTGTATGGAGATGCTACCTAATGTCCACGTTCACCAACACTCCTAGCTTTAAGTCCACGACTATAGCCGTTAGTCCGTCTCGTAAGGTATACAGCCCTTACGTATCTCAGAGCAGTAAGATGTCGAACCTTACCGACAAGGAACGCGCTGCGAGAAAGCTTACGAAGTTAGGTAGTTTCGGGGGAGGTGGAATGAACACCTCGGTATCAAGTCAATCCCCCTTCTTTAGCGCTCAACTATCGACTGACTTCCTTGAGCTTCCGCAAAACTTACGTGAGAGGCGAGAGCTATTCCGGCACTTCTATGACTCTGACCCCATTGTAGGTCAGGCCATTGATCTACACACGGATCTTCCCCTCTCCAAGATTCGTCTTGCGAAGCCCACTCCTAGGACCTGTCCAAGTCGATTTAAGAGTCCAGAGGACTACGCAAACTACATTCTAGCGTTTTTCAATAGGATGGTAAAGCGGGTCAAGCTATTTCAGCGGTTGATTACGGCTACTCACCACTACCACCTCGATGGGAATGTCTTCATCTTTGCAGAGGATGGTACCGTAGAGGTTCCAGCTGAGGTGGGGCAGACTACGGTAAAGCAGGCAAGTGCAGTCCTAGCGGATGACGGCACAACCAAAGAGGTGGTTACCGAAGAATCGGTAGACTATGAGGATAGGGAGGACAGGGAGTTAGCCTACTACCAGCGACACTACAAGGGTTGGGACAAGATCATCATTCTTCCAATCGATCAGGTTGCGGTTCGATCCATGACATACACGGATAAGGTCAAGTTGAGTCTGATCCCATCCGATAGAGATAGGGCCCTTATTACCCAGGCGAGTGCTGGGGATGAGGAGGCTATGGACATGGTGCAGGAGATCCCACCTGAGGTTAGAGATTACATCGAGACTGGCAAACTCATCCCCCTGGGTACAGACCCTGACGAAGGTTCGTTTTGCTACCACCTGAAGTCTCGGGCAGGTTCGGGGGAGGAGTTGGGGGCGAGCATCCTAAATCGTTGCCTACGCGACCTGATGTACAGGGAGAAGCTTCGACAAGCCCAGACTCAAATCGCATCTAGAGCTATGACCCCGAAGCGGCTCGTGTGGGGCGAGAACCTTTCTGAGGGGGACACTGAAGACCTTCGAGAGCAAGTAGACCTAGCGCTTGTAGACCCAGACTACTCGATTGTCACCAACTACGAAGTGCATTGGGAGGAGATAGGGGCGAGAGACCGACTCCTAGACCTATCGGGTGAGTACGAGATTACCGATAAGCACTTGTATGCCGGACTAGGAGTCACAGAAAGTATCCTAACTGGCGAAAGCACCTTCTCTGGAGACCGTGTAAAGCTGGAAGTCCTCAACACAAAGTATGTCCTCTTTCGAGAGGTCATTCAAGAGTATGTAGAGGAGAACCTATTCAAGCCAGTTGCTAGACGTAAGGGGTTCGTTGAACTTGATGAGTGGGGGGAGGAGGAGGTAGTACTCTTCCCTCGGCTATCCTTTACTCGCCTAGCTCTACGCGATAGCCAGGACACCTTTGACGCCCTCCTTAATCTGTACCAGAAGGGGAGCTTGTCCATCGATGTCATTCTGGAGCTGTTCAACATTGACCCAGTAGACACCAAGGAAAAGATTGAGCGTGACATGTTCACGGTCAACGATGCCCTCTTCAATGAGGTTATTCGAGGAATCTACGGTGAGGTTGGTAGGGGTATTGCAGAGAAGACTGACGTTATGGCAAAGATTGCGGCATACCTCAAGTTGGAAGTAACCCCAGAGGCTCCTGCTGAAGCTGAGGGTAGGTTCTAATACTTGGTTTGTTACTTAGGTAAGGCGACCATGCGAATCTTTGGCACTAAGACCCATGTAGAGCTGGAGAACGAAGAAGCAGAGCGTCTTGTTCGCCTTACGCCTAAGGTAAAGCCTCCACGTAGGGATAAGCGTCGGGAGGATATGCGTACGGAACGCGATCCCGACATCGATGGAGACCCCGACATAAAGCGGGACCAAGATCGATCCCTTAACTACAAGACTGTAGGTGGTGCGGCGAGAGTGGCGGCTAGGTTCCTCCTGGCAAGAGATGAGTTAGTCTCTGTACGCAACAAGGAGACTGGTCATGTGGTGAATGTCTCGGAAGAGACACTCAAAGGGGAGGATGCTAGTAAGTACGAGAAGCTAGAGGATGAGGAGTCACAGAAAGATCCTGAGCAAGAGCTTGCAAGCCAAGGGGAGGCCCTTCGAGACCTAGCGAAGGATAACCCTAAGCTTCAGGCCATGATCAAAGATCTGACCAATCCAAAATCTGACTTGGGGGGTTTGGCAGAGGGTAACCCCTCACTTCCTGCATCGACTGTACTGAAGAACGTTAAGATCCCGGAGGGGTTGAAGACCCTTGGCGATCTAGTCAAGTCTTTAAGGGCCCCCAAGGTAAGTCCCAAGGTAAAGTCGAAAGCTCCAAAAGAGAAGGGACCTAAGCCAGCAGAGAAGGCCCCTGAGGGTAAGGATCCCCGTTGGGATGAATCAGGTGAGAGTGTAGAGCCAGAAAAGGCCTCTACCCCTCCTGAGGCTGGTAAGCCAACAGAGCCCTCAGGGGTTCCAGAGGCACCAACAGCACCAGAGGCCCCAGAAACTCCACCAGAGGCACCCTCTGACGGAGCGGAGCCAGATCCCTTCCCAGAACCGAAAAAACCTCAGGCTCCAAAGTTCCCTCCGACAGATGCTAGGAGTTACCCCCCTCCAAAACGACCACCTCCAACGAGGCAGGAAGAGTTGGAGGCCATGGATGCTTTGCGGGAGTCAGGGTTGCCTCCAAGTGTACGGAGCACTCTATCCTTACTGCATCCAGCTGACCTAAAGACCTTACTGGCAAGTTACTCAAAGTTCCAATCCTTGCCGGTTTACGGTAGTTTGAAGTCTGAGATTCAAAACGCAAGGGGCGGGTACGTCTCTAAGCCAGAGGATGTTCAAACCTTACCTGACGACTTTGGGTCATCGAAGAAGAAGAAGACTGAAGGGGGGCCTGAGGATTCTGAAGAAGACTCTCAAGCTGAGGCTGTACAGCAGCATCGTATGGCTGTCATGGCAGCCAGCTTAGCTTCCCAGGTTCGAGTTACCAAGATGATGACGTCAAGTGGAGTGCCTTCGTACCTGGCAGGTAAATTGGCGTACTTCACTTTGACCACGGCCTCAATGCCACCTGAAAAGCAGATGGAGGTGGCTAGACAGGCTGCACAGACAGCATTTACGCAAGCGGCTACAGGGTTCTCAGGCCTACCTGAGAAGGATGATAGGTTCGGATCTTTCATCGATAAGGCAAAGAGGAGACTTCTTGGGGACCAGGAGCGCAAAGACTTCATCTCCGCCATGGACCATCTAGACCCCTACACTCAGATGGCTGCGGTGGCGCATCTACAAGGAGAGGATTACCGAGCAGCTTCGGATAAGTTTCTAGGGGACCAGGCAAAGAACCCTATCTCTGGTTACGATCCACCCAAGGTCATCAAAGATAAGCTGCAAGCTGCAACAAAGATGATTCGAGAGGCTGGGAGAGACTACCCCTTAGCTGCAAGGGTTGCCCTTGTGGACCCTGCTACCGTTTTTCGGGTTAGGGCTCGTGAGTCCCTTAGCGGCATGCCTCCAGAAAAGAAGGCGGAGCTTACTGAGGCGCTTTTGGAGTCGGATGCGGATGACTACGAGAAGGCCGATGCGGAGTACACCAAGCACGACCTACCTAAGTTTGAAAAAGCTTACGCCAAGTACGAGCAAGAGCTGAAGCGGTGGGAGTCCGACAAAGCAGACTTCGAGTCAGACCTTGACTACAGAGAGTCTGCAAAGCCGTTCGAGAAAGAACCTCCTCAACCTCCACTCAAACCAGAGCCACCCAGGAAACCAATTGGGTATGAGAAGGTCCGCCCACCAGCTGAGCATGACCAAAAGGCAATCCAACAGGAGTTGGACTCTGCAAGAGCTAAGCACACTCCACATGAAGATACTCATGGGGACTCGGAGCACTCGGATGATGAGCATGGCGAGCCAAAGCAAAGCTGGAAGGAACGAGCTAAGAGCTTGAGTGCAAAGGCAAAGGCCACCCTCCAAGCCTCACCTAAGGCAGTGAAGCAATTCATTGAGGATGATAGCTTCCGTCGTAAGACTCTCATGGATGCCCATGCGGTACTACTCAAAGCCCCGGAGAAGATTGCTAAGCGAGCACTTGACACAGCAAAACACGAGGTGAAAGAGTTCAAAGAAGCTGGACAAGGGATCGCCTCTGTACTGCGTGGGGGCAAAATGACCTCTCACCAGAAAAAGGCATTTAAGACCGTAGCTACGCACATGGCAATCAGTGTTGCAGCTGCGGCACTCACAGCTTCCGGCCCACTTGCTATCGCAGGGGCTGTAGGTAAGGGGATGGTAAAGCATGTGGCTATGAAGGCGGTAGCCAACCTCTTTGGGCACCTCCACATACTAGAGGAGGTGGGTCACATCGGGCATGGGGTGAAGCACCTCATGGAGCACCTAGCCTCCACTGAGAGTCCAGATCCAGAAGAAGTGCTTAGTAACTTGGTACTTGCTGCCGTGGCAAAAGAAGTGCCTAAGTTGGATCATGACGGAATTCAAAGCGCTCTGGAGGGTGAGCAGGAGAGTACAGAGAAAGTTGTCGCTAGTATCTATTCTTCTTATCAGTCTTCAAAATGGCAGATGACTTCATCCAATCGCACTGCACTCTACCATGGAGTAGAGCCTAGTCCTCAAACCCCATACTCAGAGTGGCAGCAAGCTCATCAACGAGACTTAGCCCCTGAGGACTCTGCGCTTATTTTGAGTGCGGCTAGGTCTTGGTTAAGGTCACCCGTACTTTCCTCTTCGATTGAGGGGATGGTACCAGACACCAGGTTTCGGGCTGCACTTGATCTTGCAATCCGTGAGGTCAGTGACGGTAGGTACAGTGGAGCTATTACAGCGAACCTGTACAACCAACTCTTGGCTAAGTTAGCTAACTCAACGGATCAACCGCTGGGTACAATTCGCGAGGCTTCAACCTCAACTAAAGGAACTAGGACCATGATTAAGTTTGCCAAGTCGGATGCCAACACCATTCTAGCTCGTCTTGACCGCGTTGCGGCTGCCATCCAAGAAAACCATGCAAAGTGGGGGATGGGCTTCGACGTCGCGAAGGAGCTAGTCAACGACCTCGATAAGACCGCAGACGAGATTGAGAAGGCCTCGTTTGGGGAGGAGTCTCTTATGACTCGTCAAGTTGAAGTGCTCAAGCAAGCAAAGGTGCTTCAGCAGGACAAGGACGAGAAGTACATGGGTACTTACAATGCCCCATCCGCTGTTCATCAGTCGGATAGGGACGAGAAGTACATGAGCCTCTACGATGATGATCAGACTCAGGCAGTTGTGAGTGGCAAGTCCTCTGTTGGTCGCCCTCTTACCTGATTCAAGCTCGGTCGCTAGGCCCAAGGTTGTACCAAAATGGCTATTGACTACTGGCAACTCGTCAAAGACTTCGCCCAAGGGGACGCTGTTCAAAAGATCAATGCTCATAATGGGCAGCTGTCTCCTTACGTAGGTAAGGTTACGGCTGTCTTTCGTGGGACGGGTTGTTTGGACGTTCAGTGGCCCTTTGGGAACGAGCGAGTCTTTTCGGATGATGTAGTCAAGGTCAACCCTCTCTTTCTACGGTACCTACCTCCTACCCTAGATCAGAGCTACAACACGGTTGAGATCGAGAAAGCTAGGGAGGAGGATGCAAAGCTTCGCAAGGCTTCTACTCCTCTTTGGCAGCACACCAAGTTTCCACCCATGCTCTATGTGAAGCTGGCTCAGTACTGGCACAAGGGAGCTAGTGAGGTTGTAGCTTACGATGACCTCTATCGTAGCCATGCTCCCCACATCAATGATGACCTGCTTAGGTCTGAGGTGTCCAAGTTTTACTTGTTCGCTTCAAACTCAGGAGAGCTTCGTATCCAGCAAGCTGTAAAGCAAGCTCTCCGCAGTAAGCAGGGAGCTTACTGGGTTGCTCAGAATCGCCAGTACCGAGCTACGGGCGAAGACATCAAGTTAGGCAAGCCCGCTTGCCCTAAGTGTAGTTCAAGGATGCGCCAAGCTACCTACAAGATGCAGGAGGGGTCTAAGCACAAGATTTTTGCCTGTCCAAAGTGCCTTTACCTCATCGACCCAACCTCTATCCTTGGCCCTAAGGGTGAGCCTCACTCTTGGTTTGGGGATGTAGCTAAGGTGACGGGGCCCCCAGTGCCAGCTACCCCCAAAGAGGTAGTGACTCTAGCCCCTATCCCAATGTTCAAAGGGGATGCATTCTAAATGGCCTTCCTAAAGTACGCGAATGCGGCTATCCTACAACCAGCTATCAATCAGGAGAGCTGGAGTGAGATCCGTCAGGCTGCCTTACTAGGCTCTAGCTTTGAGGACCGTACAGCTGCGCATGTAGTACTACAGAAGTATGACCCCGCACAGTACCTGCTCTCGCACTGCTCCATTGTAGCGTCCGTGGATACGGAGAACTCTGGCCTCCCTACGGGGGCTCAGATGTTTGATGGAGTCCAAATCGAACGGAAGTTCCCAGACCACTACATCACGGTTGAGACTCAGAAGTACATCAACAACAACCAGGATGCGTTCGAGAGAAAACTGCTACTAGCGACGTACAAGACGTTCATTGGTGCAGAGAACTACATGGAGCACGTCCAAATCCCCGAGCTGAGTAAGGGGAAGATCATCGATGCAGCGGCTAGAGACATTGGAGACTCTATCTACATTGACATCCTGGTAGCTACTGACCTGAAGCACAAGTCCCTGATAGAGGCGATTAGTAGCCAGAAGCTCAGTACCCTATCGATGGGTTGCCAGGTCACCTACACCCAGTGTACGAAGTGTGGCAACATTGCTGAGGACGAGCTTCAGATTTGCCGTCACATTAAGTACGAAAAGGGTAACTGGTTTATTGATGCCAGCGGTAAGCGTCGTAAGATCGCAGAGCTATGTGGGCACCACTCTGACCCTGGGACGGTAAAGTTCATTGAGGGCTCTTGGGTAGGTACTCCAGCATTCACTGGAGCTGTACTAAGGAATATTCTAGACCCAGCTAATGCGATGGCGGGAGTGCTTGGTAAGCGGATTCAAGTTGCCTTCTCTCATCCAGCTAGAACGGCAGACCCAGGCTCCCTTCAGAGAGCGGCTAAGTTAGCCCCTATTGGGGTTGGGGCAAAAGCGGTCAATGCTGACCATATGGTCTATCAGTACGAGGGTCCCTCTATTGGTAAGCTCCACGCGACTACCCCTTACTCAAAGGACCTGCAAGCCGCTGCTACTTTGGCTGCAAGACAGCAGACCGTTCAGGGTTTTCGCCCAAGTAATTACGGCGTACAGCTGTTCTCCGCAGAACAGCAAGGGCAGGAGCCTACCCCTCCTGCTCCTGTAGAGGATGTTGACCCCCTTAAGAAGGTTGAAGACGAACTCTACAACACTCTTAAGAAGAAGGTAGAGCGACGGGTCCGAGACGACCTCAATAAGGAAGAGTCGTCCAATGTCCGTAAGGTCCTTGACGAGAACTCTTCCAACGAGTCAATCATCAAGTCGGCTCTTCGATACCCTAAGTGGCAACGAAGGGCAAAGACTATCCTAGCCTCGATTCCAGCCTCAAAAGCAAAAGTGATTTTGGCAGGTTGGATCCTCTATGATCGTGGGGGATGGGAAGCTGTCGTAGAGGCTAATCGATTTAAGGGACGAGACTTCCTTGCAGTCGCTCACATTGTTGATCGGTCAACAAGAAAGTCTAACTTGTCCGGAGGTGGTAGAATCTACTCTACAGTTATCGCTGTAGGGGGTATTCGTAAGTATTCAGATGTAAATACCTATTTGGCGGCTTGTCGTCAAGTGCTCGGTCGGACCCTCTTAGAAACGGAAAAGGTCCAACTCATCGAGAAGGGTAACTTGTTTTCACTAGGACTCTCGGACTTTGAATAAGTTCTTATATGAGTCTACTAAGGAAAGGATCCACCAATGACTCGCGAACGCTCTACTTGGAACCGTAACGAAATTGTCAAGCAAGCGGGTATGGCACGAACTGCTGACCCCTACTTGATGAATCAGGATCACGTTAAGCAGCAACCTGCCTCTGATGCTTATGGCATTGGTGGACCTTCTGAATTTGGCGAAGATGTCTCGAAGGGGACATGGGAAGCTGAATATAGCGGGGGCCAAGTCTCTCGTAACGAGATTGGACTACCTGAGATGCGCAAGGACACCTTCAACCACTCTGAGAAGACTGCAAGTGTTGAGTTCCTCACAAAGAAGGCAGCTCTTTGCGTTGCAATCTCGCGAAGCATTCTCCCAAAGACCGCTTCTGAGTCGGAGATTGAGGATCAGTCTCTATCGCTCATGCACCTCCCAGACAGTGAGGTCATGTCGACCTATTCTCGCCTAGCTGCTGAAGGTCAGCAAGACGAAGATGGTGACGATGACGATGCTCAAGGGAAGCAGGCTGGTCAGCAGGATGATGATCAGGATCAAGCTCAGAGTCAAGCTCAGCAGAAGCAGGCTAAGAGGGCGAACCAGCAGATGCAGGCTCAGGTCCAAGAGCTACAAGCCCAGCTACAAGCACTACAAGCCCAGCTACAGCAGCAGGGTGGGCAGCAGGCTCAGCAAGGTCAGCAAGCTCAGCAACAGCAAGTTGCTCAGATGTTGCAGCAAGGTCAGCAAGCTCAGCCTCAGCAGCAAGTTCAGGCTGGACAGCAGGTTCAACAGGGCCAGCAGGCTCAGATGCAGCAGCAAGCTCAGCAGCAGCAAGTTGCTCAGCTTGTTCAGCAAGCTCAACAGCAGGGTATGGACCCTGTCCAAGCTGCGATGTTTGCAGTACAGCAGATGCAAGGTCAGCAGCAGCCAATGGCTCAAGACAGCCAGATGATTGATGACATGCTACTCGATACCTCCTCAGCCCCTCCAATGATGATGGGCGAGGGAGACATTGAGATGGATGCCCCCTCCATGGATATGTCCGATGCTCAGCTAGGCCCAGAGGATGATGTCCTTAAGACCTTGTTTGCAGCTGACCAGGATGACCAGGGGCAGCAGCAACAGGCTCAGCAGCAGAAGCAAGCCCACGCAGTCCGTACAGCCTCAACGCGTACCGTAGGGACTCGTCCCACTGGTGGCGTCAGTGCAATTGGTGGGAACCCAGGTACAAGCTCCAATGAAGTTGGTAAGCTTGCTTCCTTGTGGGGCAGCTCGCCTGATGTACGCGAAGTGTTCGGTATGAACAAGAGCTGAAAAGCTAAAAGACCGACTCAGCCTTAAGTGGCTGCTTAGATGTAGATGCGAATGTAGAAAAACCCTGCTTTTCCCCGCCTAACAAGGAGTTCGATATGTCGATGCGCGGTCAAAGCTCGGGTGGATTCAAGGAAACGTCTGGCCGAGTTCAGTTGTTCCATGTGGTTACACGCAATAGCGTTGGAGCCCTTGCAGCAGATGCATTCACCCAGGCTAACCCTGTTACCTACACGGGCGCTACAGTTAAGTCTACAACCCTAGCCGGTATTACCAAGGTCGGCGTTCTAGGTGGTTCGGTTGCGTTTACGCGACCTCAAGTTGGTAACAACCTCACGGGAGGGCCTTCTACTACAGCAGGTCCAGCGTTCTTGGCAGGTATCAGGCCTCTTGGTATCTTCATCAACGATGCCGTGGGTAATGCCTACGAAAACACCCCAGGACCTGCTTCTGGTCGTGGACCCTACGTCCATGGTACAGGTACGGTTATCGGAGTCACTCTCTACGAGACCATGATTCTTCAGGCACTAGGCCCTGGCGCCCTAGCTGATCCTCTCACATATGCCGCTGGTGACCTTCTCTACGCGTCGGCAAACGGGCTTCTCACGAAGCAGCCAGACGACTCGTATGAGCAGCTTCAATCGGGCGTGTTGTTCGCAACAATGCCTACCACCACCGTCATGGGCGTCGTTTTGGCGGCTCCTGATGCAACCAACCCATTGCTCGTGCTGAGCATGCGCGTCTGAGCGCAACAGCTCTCTAAGAAAGGATAAAGGCACTAACAATGGTTTCCAACGAAATTAAGCAGCAAATCATCAGCGAGTACATCAAGACTGCGGCAGGTCGCGCAAAGCTTGCTGCCTCGATGATTCAACCCCTCCGCTCGCGTCGTGACTACACCGCAGTGGGTCGTAAGACCTTCTTGGTGGAGCAACTTCCTGACGGCGCACTTCCAATCTACGACAAGGACCCGGACGTTACGGCCTACGTCGTTGGCGAGGAAGGCGAGAACATCCTTGCTATCCAGAAGCCACGCAGAGTGATCTTCCCTCTGTTCGAGGTTGCCTCGAACCCAGAGATCCCTCTCACCCAGATCAAGGAGCGTCGTTTCGACCTCATTGAGCGCTCGCAAGACCTTGCGAAGGCTCAGATCCAGGCAGCTGAGGACGAGCGTGTGTTCGCGGTTCTAGACAGCATTGCTGTCTCGGGCTTCGACACTCTAGCAGGGCAGACGAACCCCGACATCAACGTCGTGGCTCCAATCTCCCCAAGCGTCCTAGCTGACGCGTTCGCTGAGGTAGAGCGTCACGACCTTCGGGTTGCTCGTATCTACATGAACGCAACCGACTACGCGGACATCCGTAAGTTCGGTCGCGACATCCTGGACATCGAGTCTCAAGCAGTCCTGCTTAAGACTGGTCTTCAGGCAACCCTCTGGGGCGCCCAGATCATCACAAGCCGCCTGGTTCCAGCCGGTTTCGTGTACATCTGCGCCGAGCCAGAGAACTTCGGACGCTTCCCAGTACGTACGGAACTAACCGTTCTCAGTGCGGACGACGCGAAGGCCCGAACCATCGGATTCTCATGTTTTGAAAATATCGGCATAGGTGCCTTCAACCCACGCGGACTTACACGCTTGGTTGTCACCCGAGTCTGATAAACTAGCCTAGAAATAGGCACTTCAGAGGACCATCCTGGAAAACCAGGATGGTCCTCTGTCATTTGGTAAAATGCATCCCTTGCGTAGCGATTCCGACCCTTCTGCTAGACTCTCTAACAGGTACCCTAACGGCAAGTGGGGATCTCGTTGGAAGCGTTTTCTATGTTGGGGCTTTGGACTCAACGGCAGCTGGAGGTGCCTCTGTAGCGGTAGACCTACTTATGGGCGAGTTGGGAGCTGTAGACTGTAGCGGATCTGCAACCGTTGTAGCGGACCCTACCTCTCTCATGGCTTTGGGGTTGACTCTAGAAGCTGCGTCCTACTTGGTGACCCCTTCCTTGTGGAGTTCTCTAGGGGTACCCCTACCTTTGGTGTATGGAAGTGATACGAACTTCAGTTCTACCCTGGGTCCAAACCTCATCACCTCTACTGTGCGTAGCCCAGCGTTCTCTACGAGAGGGACCGGGAAGTTTTCAGCCGAGGGTAAGCTTACGGGTAGGCAGGGGTCTATTGACCTTTGGATTACAACTGGGGCGACAGGATCAGCTAGGTCCTTGATTGTACTTACCAACGGGGTAACCAATAACTTCCTAGAGATCCTCCTCGACACAAACAACAGAGTTAGTCTGATTCACCGTTCTGAGGCGACCGCCATTGTAGCTCAAGCTACTGCGCAGTTTGCAGCGGAGCCAGTTGGAACTAGAATGAATCTAAGGTATGTTTGGGACTCTACTCAGGCAGTTGACGTGTCCACTAGATTCGCGGTACTGTACAAAAACAACGAGAAGATAGCCACTTGGGCGACTGACCCAACGGCAGCTTGGGATAGTTTCTTCCCCACCCTTATCTACGTAGGAGTTGGAAGCGTGGCTACGGGCGGAGACTTCAACGGCACCGTAGACAAGGTTCAAGTTGGTACTGCCTGACAGAGGGAGCTTCCTATGCCACCGTTGAATATCTGGACAATCGGACCATTTGTGTGGTGGTTGCATGTCACAGACGCTACTTTACGTCTCTGGGGTTTGAAGAAGTGACCAGTGCAGTGGCTGGGCTGCAACAACTACTCCTCTGAGCTTGTCTACTATAGGTCCAGCATGGGATCCGTACTCACCTGAGGCCCCGCAGTGAGTAGTTCCCAAGACTTATTTTCACCCAGTCGAACTTTTCTGGTTGATTTCGCTAGCGCGATAAATGTACTTGGGTTATATAGTAGGAGTACTTAGGCATTGTTGATGCCAAATATCGTAAGATATCGAAAGGACAAGAGAAAATGACAAAGACAGAGTTGATTTCGGCCCTCGCAGCAGAGATGGAAAGCAGCAACAACAAGTCCACGAAGGCGACCATCCGCGCTTTCCTCAAGGCACTTGAGGCTGTTTCGTGTAAGTCCCTTAAGAAGGACGGAGCGGTTACAATTCCTGGTCTCGTGAAGCTACTTGTCCTAAAGGTGGGCTCGAAGCCAGAGCGTAAGGCTCGGAATCCTGCGACTGGCAAGGAGATGATTGTCCCCGCGAAGGGTCCGGGCAAGAAGCTGAAGGCCCGATTTGTTCGTTCGCTGAAGGTCGGTGTTGGGCAGATTGCGGCTCCACCGAAGAAGGCTTCGACGGCTAAGCCTGCGGCTGCAAAGGCTGCAAAGGCTGCAAAGCCTGCGGTAGCGGCTGTCTCGAACTGAAGTCGGTCCGAACTATCCTCAAAACCCCTCTCCCTCTAATAGGGGAGAGGGGGTTTTGCTTTCCGATAATCTACTTGTCATATACCCCTTATAGATGGAGGTTACGGTAAATGGCATTAGATCAAATCAAGTTTCGACCGGGCACGATGATCAAGTTCTTCTCAACCAAGTCGTTTGCGTTGGGTAGTACTGGGTATAACGTTACGGATGGTATGGAGGTCCTGTTCGATGGGACTACCGTAGAATTTAGCGGCAATCGGTTTACGCTACCTGGACTTCGAGGGGCCATTAGGGCTCAGTGGTTGGTACTTCCAGAGGAGTACGAGGCCATTATGGAGAGTGGGGGTGTGGACCCAGTTTCCGCGAACGTTCAAGTACGGTCTACGAGTGACTTAGGTCAAAACCCTATGCAGCCTGCCCGTAAGGGTATGATTGCGACGGTTGAGTCTGATGAGCGTGTGGTCATGAGTCGAGGGGATCGTGCGGCAAGTGTGCAGCAAGCGAGGACGGCACAGAATCAAGCAAGGGATCAGGCGAGGCCTTCCGGTGGAATTGCTAGGTCCTTTGTTAGCGGTAAGGGTATCGATGTAGGTGGTGCCGAGTTTGGAACCCCTGTAGCTCGTACGTTTACTACCCCAGCAAAGCAAACCCCAGAGGTTACTCCCAACTCGGTAGGTCAAGCTATTATGGCGGCCGACAAGGTGAAGGTGCAACCGGGGCAGGGGATGTCTGAGAGTGAGATGCTTTCTCGTATGTCGGACGATGACAGAGAGGCCTATCTATCGGAGAAGGAAGCTCGAAAAGCAGATGTCCTTAGTCGTACAGTAGGGTATGAGCGAGAAGAGAGGTCCACCTCTAATCTCGCGAGTAACAACCAGTTGGGTACTCAGGTTAAGCAGGCCAGTGCCCCGCGTACGGTAGGGAAGGTGTCTGGGCACAAGGTGAGCAACACAGAGGGCTTTACGACTACGCTGTCTACAGGCAGAGGAGTAGAGATTGCAGACCTATCCGGAATGGATGATGCCCCAGCTCGTCAGGACACGGTCTCTTCTGAGGGTATGACGTTTAGAAATACGAACGGCCCAAGGAAGGCATTCAAGCCGGTTGTAAGCAGTGACTCGGCAGAGGCCTCTACCGATGCAGATTACATTGTACCCGTAAGACACGAAGAGCCTCAGTCTCGTATCGACAAGGATGGGACTGCGGACACTCGAAAGTTGATCGCCAAGTCAATCTGCAAAGAGTTCCCTGACGACTACGATTTCAGTGCTCACTGGAAACGTCGGCTAGCTACCATTCGACTGAACTATGAGGGCAACTTCGAGGTCATTCGAGCAATCTTCGCAGCCGAGAGTGACGACTTCAAGAAGCTCCTTTTGGAGGAGTTCCCAGAGGCGTTTACTTCTTAGTTCGTGAGCTTGAGAAGGGTGGGTAGCCTACGTGAGGTTACTCACCCTTCATGCGTAATTCATTTGTACCTATGTGTAATCGATGACTCGAAGTGCAAGCACTCACAAAGAAGCTGGGATCATCGTTTACCTTCAGGAGGAGTTGACCGACGCAAGAATGCGTTGCGACCAACTGAAGAAGTTCGTTGATCGGGCTGTACGTCACATATCCGACTCCCCTCAGAAAGATCACTTCTATGAGGTGGCAGGGGATCTCATCTACGGGATTCCGGATGCTCTGTTCCGGCTAGATAAGGCTCTTGACGCTACGGCTCTTGCTGCGGCTAGGCTGGACTATGAAGAGCTGAAGCAGAGCCTTAAGCCAGAGAAGGTAGAGCTACTGGAAGAAGTTCTTAAGGGCGTTAGGGTGAGACACCTTGACCGACGCGCCCCATCTGCCATTAAACCGAGTCCAGAAGGCCTAGCCTTCCCCCAGGAGAAAACTGCTATGTTCAAGGCTGCGTCCAAAAATCGTGTTGCTGAGGCTCTTTACCGTATCGCTTCTGGAGTGGAGGCGGCAAGCCTATCTCCAGTGGACGCTACCATGAGGCTACATCGAGTCCTCATGGCTCTAGCTCAGACTCCAAGTCGAGCTGTTCAAGCCATGGGTCCTATCCAGGCAGACTCTCGTGAGAAGGTCATGGAGGGGTTCAAGGGAGCCAACCCAGACCTCACGGATGAGCAGCTTGAGGAGATCGCTGACCAGTGGGAGGCGAACAAGGACGTCGTAAAGGATAAGCAAGCTGCTGGTGAAGAAGGCAAGGCCTTCAAAGAGTTGCTAATGGGGCATAAGGCGTTAGCTCGTGCGCGCTTCTTACTTGAAGACGCGGAATATAGCGAATCGCTAGACGATATGATGGTTGATCTCGATAAAGCCCAAATGTTGGTTGCTAAGTGTCTAGATCGACTCAAGAGTGGTAAGACAGCTCACTCTAACAAGTCAGCTGCTGGTCTCAGGTCAGCAGCAATATCTGAGCAGGGGCTAGTCTGGGACGCAGAAGACTTAGTTGCATCCTCGGATATTCAAATCCGTAAGTTGCAAATCTTTACCCGTGAGTGCAAAGGGAGGGCAGATCTTGCTACCCCTTTGAAGTACGTTATGAAGTGGCTGGTGGATGCAGACGCCTCACTCAGAGGCATTGAACATACACTCAAGAGTGGTAAGAAGACAGCCCGCTACGAAGAAGCTGGTCTCAGGTCAGCAGCAATATCTGAGCAGGGGCTAGTCTGGGACGCAGAAGACTTAGTTGCATCCTCGGATATTCAAATCCGTAAGTTGCAAATCTTTACCCGTGAGTGCAAAGGGAGGGCAGATCTTGCTACCCCTTTGAAGTACGTTATGAAGTGGCTGGTGGATGCAGACGCCTCACTCAGAGGCATTGAACATACACTCAAGAGTGGTAAGAAGACAGCCCGCTACGAAGAAGGTAAGTCCGCAGACCCCACTCAGAACATGTCTGAGGAAGACGCTGCGGAGTGGAAGAAGCAGACTGAAGAGAACAAGGACAACTTCAAGTCCGCTGCTGGTAAGGCCTTCCGTTACCCGGAAGGTCAGATGACGGAAGAGGACTGGGTCGACAGATACGCTGAGTCGGTGGAGGAGTACCGTGCTAGATGGACCGACCTCTTTGATCGTCGGAAGTTCAACAGCCTGGAGGGGTTTGGGGCACAGCAAAAGTACGAAGACGACCTGAAGCTCAAGGCCCAGAAACCCCGCTTCAGAGCTTGGAAGAAGGGTAAGGAGACGTACCAGGACATCTCCAAGGCGACGTTCGAGTGGGCGAAGAAGCGAGGCATCAAGTCCGAGTAAGTCCATCGATGAGCCTTTTTGCCGAGTCCAAACTCCCTGAGGGAGACCCAGCGGGTAGAGGGGTGTCTTTGGATCCTGGGATCCCAGGCACCTCCACCTTTGCTAAACCCTCAGGGGAGCCTCCCAGAGGTCAGGGGGTTGAGGACTCGTCCATCTATCGAGTGGATGATGTAGACAGTCTACTGAAAAGCCAGACGACTCCAGACTCCACTGACCTTCAAAATCTACGGCCTTCGTATGCGACACCAGGTCCCGTAGATAGCCCTAAAACAAGGTACCCGAATCGAGATGGCATCCCAAACGCTCACAATGCGGGTTTGGTGTCGTCCGTAGTCCAACTCTGGTTACTTAAGTCAGCACGGGAGGTTCAAGTCGACCTTACTCTTCCCAGTAGGGTAGCTGCGACCATCGCTGAGATTGAGACGGGGTTGAACCCTAAGACTCAGATGAAAGCCAAGTCTTGCTCCTCTACTTTGAAGAGAGCTGACATAGCTAATTTGAGATGGATTTTTTCGGTGGATTGTGGGAATGGTCCTAGACTTGTTAGGCTGAAGGCTGTACGAAGCGGTAAGGTTGTAGCTCTTACGAAGATGGGTCTATTCTTCTCTTGTTCCTGTCCAGGATGGCAGTGGTTAGGCCCAGAGTACCATGCAAAAGGGGAGAGCTACATTGACGGTAAGCCGAGAGGTACAGCGTCCCCCCCAAACATCAAAGATCCTACCCGCGTGAATAGAGTCTGTAAGCATGTAGCGGCAGTTCTCTCCCAAGTGCGAGCTTGGCAGATACCAAACAAATGAGATGAGGTTAGACCGTGCCAACGTATTCAATTGAGTGTCATGAGTGTGGGACCGTACGGGAGCAAAGACTTTCCTACTCAGAGTACGACTCTGTACGAGGGGGGAGTAAGAGCCTTACCTGTGACAAGTGTGAACTACCGGTTCACATTGGATTCCATCCTGGAGCCATAGGCTTCATTCTGAAGGAGGGGGAGTCCGGTGGTTGGGCGAGTAAGTCCATTCGGGAGAATGCTTACCGTACCAAGCGTAGAGCTGTTATGGCTCAGAAGGAAGCTGACCACGTTTTCAAGAACTCTCTTCAGGCAAACTACGATGGAGCTGAAACTGGCTCTTGGAGAGAGGCTCAAGAGTTGGCTCGAAAAGAAAAAGGTGACGTTGCTGCTGCCACCTATAACCCTCTTGTACAGAAGGAACAGATGACATGAGTGCTCCACGATTGTTTTCTGTTCTCAGGCGTAAGGCAGGTCTAATCGACCTAATTACCCCTATTCTACCTCCGTCAAGTCTGGTTGAGCAGTATCGGATTAAGACCGATATCAACCCAGCAGGGGCCTTCGTGACTAGGGTAGTTACAGCCCCTAGAACGGGGATGGTAGATCCTGACGTAGCTGGAGGGCAGCATGTGATTCAACCGGGCGAGAACGTTCGGATGATCTTCAAGCCTTCCAACTTTGCGTTGTCGGACAATGCCGTCTGGGTAAAGTTGGTCTACCTAGATAGTGCAGGGTTGGAGTTGTCTACCCCCGCCCCTAGTGCGCCAACTTTGATTCTCCCTCCTGTTGGAGGCCCTGAGATGGCCGGGTTTACGGTCTCTGTACCCAACCGAGCAAGCCTTGCTACAGCTCTTCGTCTCGACCTACCTAGAGCGATGGAGAATGTCAGGCTCCTGAACCTGGACACGGGAGTGGCTATCTGGGTAGCGTTCAATGAGGGCGGACCTGAGGTAAAGATCCCATTCGGAAAAGAGCTTGTAGGGTTCCAGGGTACGGTATCCTCGCTATTTGTCAGAGGGGCTGGAGCAGCCGATGTTGCCGCTGTAGGGTCGTTGACTCTTGCTGCAAATGTGGTTGCAACGAACACGGTCACCATTGGCAGTAAGGTCTACACTTTTGTAAGCCCTATGGTGAACGTCGATGGGAACGTACTCATTGGAGCTACGGCTTCGGATTCCATTGACAACTTGATTGCAGCGATCAATCTAACCCCGTCTGGAGCTGGTACTCTCTACGCAGCAGCAACAACATTGAATACCTCGGTTGTAGCCGCTGTAGCCCCTGGGGATGTAATGGGCGTCACTGCTTTGGTGGCAGGAGTAGCGGGTAACTCCATTGCAACTACAGCTACAGGTGGTATCGCAACCTGGGGGGCGGCTACACTTGCGAGTGGAGCTGGAACCCCTGTAGACCTATCAGTAACATTTACTTCGGCCTTCCCACGATGAAGGTAGTCGTCCTTCGTACGTTTTCTTTTTATGAAACGGGTTGTGTAACCCTTCCCCGTTTAGGAGTGACCAAATGCTGAGGCTTACCCACACTCAAGTTGCACAAGGTGCCCACTATATTCCGGACATTGATGACGGCCTACCCCGTAAGACTGCGGGTCGTGGGATTGGGGCCCCAAAGAGATTTGACCGTGATGGCAGCTCGCCAGGTGGCGCTGATCGTAGCGTCAAGCCAGGGGCTAACTTCGACAAGCAAAAGTGCTATGTCCCTAGGGTCAAGGCCGGGGAAGTAACCATTGCTGGGTACATTGACATCGCTGAGAGCGATGCAGTGTTGCTCTCTCAGGCGAGGGGTACAATCAACGGACTCCGTGTGGCTAACCACATCACCGTGACTTCCTTCCTAGCTACAGACCTTGCGGCCCCTGTCCTCACGCTAGCAGATAAGGACACCCCAGGAGCTGGAGATCTTCGTATCACTGGAACTGGGCTAACCTCACTAGCTCCGGACATCACGACGGTCATCCTTACAGGTACCGCAGCCATTACGCTCACCCAGTCTCAAATCACTACCGGAGGTGGCTCGATCAGTGCTACCCAGATCAACATTCCGGCAGCGTTGATTCCTGGTGTTGCTCTGACCACAACCTCTGCTCAGATTCGTGCAGACGGTCAGTTGTCGGCTGTCGTAGCTCTAACATAAAAAGCTATGAAAGCCCCTGCACTTCTCAGTCTAATCGACCAAGAAGCTGGGGCTTTCCAGCGGATCGACAACAAGTGGCGACCTCAAAACCTCTTGTTTGAATTACAGATGAAGACGTTGATGGACGATATGACTCGTAGGTTCAACTTGGTGGTTCAAGCTGAAAGTGAGTTTCAAGGTTTGGTTAGGGCTGCATTCTTTGTCAAGTCCATTCGGCAGTTGAACCTCATCCTCAAAAGAGCTAACTTCGTTCGTCGAATTAACGACCTAGCCTTTATCCAAGCTGTGTCAGATTTCTACTCAGTGTACGGAGAAGTGCTTAGGTATCTCAAGATTGATCAGGCAAGAGGCCAATTACAGCCCATATAGGGTCAAAGATTAGAGGAGTTCCAAATGCGTGTTGCTGTTATCCGAGGGGATCTTTCAAAGGGTCTATACATTGCGGACGTAGACACTAGAGGTCAGTTCGCAGGTAAGAGTAATGCTCGCTCTGTTGGGCGCCCAAGTGTAGCGGACATTACGGCGTACCTAGCTGCTCAAGGACTGGCTGCAAGTGCTGCCACTTTGATTACGGCTACGGTTCCCGTGGGAGGTCCAGTTAACGTATCTTCTGCTACGATTACTGGCGTAGCTGGGCTTGGAGGAGCTTCTGCTGCTCAAGTCCTAGCTCTACAGGATTTGCTAGCGCCTTACTTCGTTGAGACAGATGCCGTAAAGAAGAGCTTCCTGTACGGAAACCTTGCGGGCTTTAGGTCGGCTTCGTTTAATCCTGACCCTCGACGCGAGCCAGCTCTCTCTTCGAGTGCTGCGATTTCTTGTGTGCAGGACGACGGGTCTACTGCATTTAACCCACTCCCTCCGGTAGTTACAACTGCGGACAAGGACACTCCAGGAGCTGGAGACCTTCGTATTTCAGGTACGGGTCTTCTTCCTTACGGTCTCTACTCGTACACCGTAATTCTAGAGGGCGTGCTCACAAAGAAGTTGACTCAGGCGCAAATCCTTGCTGGGGGCGGCTCTATCAATGCAGGTGGGACTCAAATCGACATCCCAGCAGCGTTGGTCCCAGGGGCAACTCTGACGACCACTACGGCTAGGGTCCAAGTGAACGACATGCTGTCCGCAGCTGTCGCCCTTACCTGAGAGAGAGAATGGACCCTCTAATTTGGAAAACTGCGGATGCTCAGAAAGTGGTCGCTGACCAGTGGCGAGACGCTTTACGTAAGTTACAGGTTAGACTACTAGCTGCGGAGGCTGAAGCAAAGTCCCTTTCGGATATGATGCGAGGCTCTTTGGACATGGGGGACGTTCTCTCGAAGAGGGTGTTACCCCCAAATGCCGTAAAGCAGGTATCTGATATCTGGAAGCAGACTTCGGACTTGAGTAATCAGGTCCAAGAAATTTCAAAAAAGCTAATAGCTGTACGGGGTTAGGGTCATTCCCCTAACCCCTTCTAGATGTAGAAACCGATGGATAGAGAGGTGGAGCAAATGTCAAATACATTGAAAGAACGAGCGCCGTTTAGGACCCCAGACCTGTACTTTGCAGCTTACTTGCAGACAGCAGGCGTTACGATGCTGAAGTCTGAACGGGAGAACTCTCGGGTGTTCTTTGTGTTCAGTACCGAGGTTGCAGACATTGAAGAGCTGAAAACAGGTTGGTTCAACAGCACTGCAAAGATTCCAGCAATGACGTTTGCGAACAATATCAAGTCGTTGAAGTCTGTATGTCACATGACCTAGACTACCCCGTTCCCACCTAATCTACTGATAACCTAGTATGTGTGGTGGGAGTGACCCTTAGGAGAGCACGAACATGGCTGATCATGCGGTTGACGCAACTTTAGCGGGAGATTCCACTCAGGTGGCGGATGCGGTCATGCTATATGCTGGAGGGGCAGTAGCTGTAACTGGAGCGGCTGACCTTGTAGCTCCTAACCTACTCTGGGAACTAGGTACAACGCCTCTAGTAGGCGATGCCTCCGTGGCATCGGACTTCATTCTTTCTCTTGCAATTGACTCCTCCTTCGGGGGTGGGGCAGACGTCACGGCCCCAAATCTACTTGCATGTATGGATGCCACCCTTACGGGTGGGGCTGACCTGACTGCCTCCTTCACAATTCTTTTGAGTGCTGCTCTACTCGCAGACGGCTCAGGTTTGACTGTTGGAGACCTACTCACTATCTATGGAGTTAGTGCGGCATTGGAAGGTGTCGCAGACTTCCCTCAGGTCGAGCTAACTCTGATGGCACACCCTGGGACAGTGGCTACTAAGCCCATTGCAAACTCGGGAGCCACTCTTCAACAATTCATTGATGCGACTGGCTCTAGTAAGGCTTCTCAGAAAACTCAGCCCGTTAGCCACCCTGTGGTCGACCCAAACCCACCCAAGAAACCTTTTGCACCACGTTAAGTAGGAGAAAACAATGACTGCTAAGACTGACTATTTGGAGCTTCGTGTTCTTGACCGTGTTCTAAAGAACAACGCTCAATTCGTGTACTCTTTCCCAGCAACTGTGTATGCTTCGCTACACACTGCTGACCCAACAGATACTGGCTCTCTAGCAGCGGAAGCTGCTGGTGGCTCGTATGCCCGCGTTGCAATCAGCTGGGGTACCATCGCTTCGGGTTCGGTCGCGAACTCGTCCGCGATCACCTTCCCAGTTGCAACGGGAGCCTGGGGTACGATCACCCACGTTGGTATCTGCGATGCGTTGACCACGGGTAACATGCTCTACAAGGGAGCCCTTGGTACCTCTAAGGTCGTTGGTAACGGCGACCAGGTCAGTTTCGCAATCGGAGCGCTAACTGTCTCTGAGGGGTGATTCTACCCTTTGGTTAGCACCAAAAGCAGGAAACCATTCTGGGAAACCGGGATGGTTTTTTGCTTTTGGTACCACCCATTAAACGTCTTATTCTTTCTGGTAGATGTCGGGTTGTTCGAGCTACTTCGGAGGTAACTAGTGGTTGATCATGCTGTCGATGCGAGCCTTCTTGGGGATGCTTCGGTAACCTCTGAGGCAGTTGCCATTTACGCCCTAGCCTCCTCCCCTACAGGGGATGCTACTCTTGGGGTAGTAGACCCTACTATTCAATGGGCACTTGGGTCATCTCTTGCAGGAGATGCTACTCTTGGAGTAGTAGACCCTACCGTACAGTGGGCGCTTAATGCCTCCTTAGATGGAAGTGCTGACGTTCTGATCATTCAGAATTTCCATGCAGTAGATGCTACACTTAGCGGGGATGCCGCACTAACAGCTAGCCTTACTGCTCAATGGGCGTTGGGTACATTGTCCCTCGATGCCGGAGCCACCCTTGGTGTAGTGGACCCTACAATCCAATGGGCGGTCGCAGCGACCCTTCTTGCAGATGGCACACTAGGGGTTGTAGACCCTACCCTACAAGGCGCCTTGGCCGCTACTCTATCGGGAGACGCCACCGTAACCTCTGATCTTGCCGGACAGTATCCGCTTGTCGTAACGTTCGCTGGGTCTGGGGACTTTGTTGCGACAATCCTACAGAACCCACTATTCGCAAGCCTAGATGCGTCTGCGGACCTGACAGCAGTACCTACCATGGTACTCTCCCCTTCGGCAATCCTGATTGGAGATGCATCGGTCACCTCCGCCCTGAACGTTTTCGTGGGTCCGGTTACAGCTCTGCGCTACGGGGTCCCAAGTAGGCGAGCTGAGGCGTCCAAGGTAGTCTTCGATCAACTAGACTTGTTCCTTGCAGACGGTAAGACTAGGGCCCAAGATGTTCCTGTCTCAGCTCTCTACCTCAGAGTCTACGTCAATGGTACACAGGCTGACTGGCCCTTGGTGTCAGGGGCTGGAGTCACGGATGTGCAGATCGCTGCGGGTAAGGTCTACTGGACGGAGTTCTCTACCGGGTTCTACAGTGTTCGATTCTTCCCCAACCAGATCGGTATCTGGCGGGTAATCCTGACCTACCCAATCTACGACCAAGCTGTATCGCTAAGCTATGATGTGGTACCTCAAGTTGGGTTCCCAGGTGGTCTAGGTCTAAGGTCTTCTTTCATAGGTTGAGGGGAAATGTCACATCAACTATTACAGGTCATTGATTGCGAGCAAACAAGGGAAATTCGGTATGTGGATAACACCTTGATACCTAGCAGTCATATCAACAACTTCTTAAAGGTGATCAGCCCATCCGGTAAGGAGTACACTCTTCAGTGCTCAGAGGACCTCCTTGAGGAGTTGTTCCCAAGCCCAGTAGAGACTTGATGCTCACCCTAGCCAACAAGGAATGGTAACTCTATGGCCTTCCCAGGAGTGTTCAAACGAGGCTATATCTTCCAAAGAGGAGATCTACCTCTCTTCATTACGGACTCTAGTGGGAATGCGACCAACCCTTACAAGGTGACGTTCACTCTCTACTACCGTGCAGGTAATAGTCCGTGTGAGCTTCAGGTTGGACCTATAGACCGAACCCCCGTTCAAGCTAAGATTGGGGAGTACTATGTCTCTGGGGTTGCTGGGGAGTGCGGTCAGCCGGGCCAGTGGTACGTAGAGTGGAAGTACCAGGAGTCTTTCGGGTCTCAGTGGGTGTCCGATAAGATGGGGTTCAGTGTGTTTGAGACGACCCAATTCGCACCAGTAACCTACACAAGTTACCCTTGCGGCTGTGGAAACTCTTCGGGATGTGGATGCACGATTGCCAACCCCCGTGGAGGGTGTCAGTGGGGCTGTCGAAACTCTTGTCTCCAAGTGTCCTCTTGCGGAAAGTATGGGTGGTGAGTCATGGGCGTAGGTCTTCTTAGGGGTCAGCAGTTGGGTAGGGAGGACTTGAACCTTTTCCTGACCAATGCTTCCGGACACCCCGTCAATGCAGCAGAGATAAGCTACGCTATCTACGACTTCACTACTGGACTAGAGGTCTTGGTTGGGAGCAATCAGCGAACCCCTCTAAATCCAACAGTAGGGGAGTACTACGCGAGTATCATTATCCCTTTGGATGCGAACTTGGGTGAGTACCGTATACGTTGGGCAATCCAAGAGCTAATTGGTGGCCCACTCCAGACCGTAGTTCAAGAGTTTAGCGTTCAAGACCGAGATATGGTCATGCCAACGTGCTTCACTCCTACTCAAACAGACCTGATTCGCAGATTGCGAATGGTTCTCAGAGACCAGTGTGTCGGAGGTGAGGAGCTTGTTGAGTTAGATGTGGATGGTGAACTTATGCTTGTTAGATTGGACGAGCTTTGGGGGGCTATTCAGTGACGGTTCTCCTCCAATTATTGGCAAAGCATGGTATCAGTTTAGATGCCTTCGTAAAGAAAGGTCGTCCCCCACTGGGAGTTAGGGAGAAGAGGGCTTTAATTGTCACGGAGCTACACCTATCTGGGTACTCTTGGGCCGAGATGTGTCAAATCACTGGATTAGGTAATGCTGCTATTCAGAACCTATCTAGAGCAAAGGGGTGCGCTGCGGTAGTTAGAAAACGCAAGGAACTAGGTAGGAATGTTGGGTTGTCTTGGGCTGGTAATACAAGACCAGGTCAGTTAGAGAAGCAGTGGGCTAGAGGGGATTTCGACCGGCTTAGGGGCCGTATTAGACCAAAAGAAGAGAGAGCAGCTTTAGTTCGTGGTTGGACTCCAGAGAAACGAGCAGCAGCGTCAGTACGAAGTTTGAAGTTATGGCAAAGTCCAAAAGTTAGGGGTCACCTATTAGGTTTTCACCGTGACCCACTTGAGCGTAGTAGACGATCGAAGTTGCAAGTTGTGCGCATGCTCCAAACTCCTACAACCTACCTAAGGGGTAAGTTTGATTGGGTACCTACCCCAAAAGGGATAAGCTCCAAAGCAAGAGTTCGGTCGTCCTATGAAGCTGCGGCAATATCTGTACTTGAGGCTGATGTAACGGTAGCTAAGTACAGCTATGAGTTAGTCTTTATGGTTGAAGGTGGTAGGTGGATAATACCCGACTTCCTTGTAGAGTACTCAACTGGAATTACAACTCTAGTTGAGGTAAAAGCGTCTTGGGTTTTGAGTCTGCCGAGTGATCACAAGGTTAAGCAAAGACTTGAGTTATCCCGTCGACTAGCTGAGCAGAACAACTGGCACTTCGAGATTTGGACAGAAAAGGAGCTGCGTAATGCTCTCTGATATACAACGAAGTAGGGTAAGGGCGGCCTTTACTGTAGGAAAGCTCAAGGTCAGATCCGTATCCCCTAGCGGGAGTATGGAATGGAAACGGGTTGTTGATGTGCAACGAGCTGAAGTCCCATGGGAGACTATCTACGAAGTAAGCTCAGACTTAGGATCAATGGTTTTGACTAGTGGTCACCGAGTTTTCACTTCTCCTGTAACCAAGACGGAAACTTCGAAACTTTGCCATGGGGTAAGATTACTGTCCGTGGTAGGCAGTTTAGTTAGTTCCTCAACCGTGGTAAGTGTGCAACAGATTGCTAGCCGACAGTTCATGTACGACTTAACAGCTGAAGATTGGCATAACTTTGTGCTATTTAGGTCTAAGAGTGTCATTAGCAACTCCCCTGACAAGTTTTACAAGTTCCGGCCTCCAGCTCATGAGGAAACGGTCAACCAATTCAGTCGGGTGTTTGGTTATATCTGGGAGGACGCAGAGTTGCTAGAGTATCTTGAGAGGTCTCTAGACATGATCATTGCGTCCCCTCCTAGGACCCCATTCAATGGCATTGACCAGATGACTCAGATCCGACCAGAGTGGAGGACGCTCCTCATCACGGGTGGGATGTTCTGGGCACTTCAAGCCCTGCAAATTAACTGGACGGCAGATGAGTTCTCGTACTCGATCGGCGGGATCTCCCTAGACTTAGACAAGTCAAGTAAGTATGACACCCTGAAACAAGGTGCAAGCGACCAGTTCGATAAGCAACTTGAGAAGGCCAAAGCGACCGTCAAGTTCATCAAGGGGCTACAGCAGCCTAAGTACGGGATGGGCGTGCGCAGCGCCTTCGGCCCGTTCCAAAGTAGGGGCGCTATATCTCCGCGAAAATTCATGGGAATTTAGTTTTTCACCGTATCGAGGTTGACTTTTCCGTTGTGCCGATCCATACTTAGGTCAATGCCAAATAAGGGTCGTTGTGCCTGTCCTGCGTGTGGGAAGAACCTAGCCCCAAAGAGTATTCACGCTCACACTCTTGAGTGCGTTGATTGGAAGACAAAGTACGGTGACCCGTACCCGTACTTCAAGTTCAATGGTACCCCACACCAATACTCTGACGTAGCTCAGGAGGGCATTGACTATGTTCGATGTCGAGTGTGTCTTGAGTATGGGTGGGACTTTCGGTTCAAGCGCATGATGGATCACCTTAAAGGGGTCCACGGTCTTAGTGAGGCTCAGTATCTGCTGAGGTTCCCTGCGGCTCTAGTAAGGTTGCAGTCTACCCTAAGTAAGAGGCAGGGAACGGTACAGGGTAGGTTTGGAGTTAGTAACGTTTTTCAAGCTGACGTAGTTAAAGCTAAGTCCAAAGCTTCTTTGCTTGAGCGTCATGGGGTAACCAGTCCGATTCAAGCTAGTTCGGTACGAGCAAAGATCGATGCTACGAATCTTGCTCGTTACGGGGTGACTAACCCTTTTGCCTCCTCAGAGGTGAAACAACGCATTCGAGCCACCAACCTAGAGCGATTCGGCGTCGAGAACCCTAACCAAGCTCCTGAAATTATACAACAACGTATAGCTACTAACCAGGAGCGGTACGGTGCAGATCACTATCTTGAGACTCCCGAGTTCAAAGAGAAGTTCAAGGCAACTTCTTTGGAGAGGTACGGCACTGTGCATCCTATGCAGTCCCCAGAGGGTAGGTTACCTTGTGAGACTAGTATGCTTGCTAGTCTTGGTGTTACCTACCCATTTCGATCTGATGCTGTACAAAGTAAGGCCTACGCAACATCCGTTGCGAACCATGGGGGGCAGCACCATCTCTCAGACCCAGCAATCATTGAGGCACGGAAGCAGCACCTAATGGAGCTTTACGGAGTTGACAACATCTCTAAGGTACCAGCGGTTAAAGAGAGGATCATCGCCAAGATTAAGGAGCGGTTTCGAGACGGAGCTATCCCACGAATTACGACTCCAGAGAGGGTATTTAGAGACCTTGTACCTGAGCGTGTGGTGTATTCTGGGGACTTTGAGTACTGGGTAACGTGGGCAAATGGGAGACGTAAGAATCCTGACTTTGTGGTACTAACCGAGGAGCAGTACGCAGCGTATAGGGCTGGGGTCCCTTTGGGAGACCTACGGACCTACCTTGTGGTTGAGGTCAATGGTGTTTGGTGGCATACTAAGCACAAGAACATGACGCGCGAGGCTAGGGAGAAAGAGTTTGTAGACGGCTACGCTTCAGTTGGTGTGAGTTGTTTGGTTGTTTGGGAGGACGATCTAGAAACCAAACCAGAGTCTATTCAGCAGCAGGTCAGCGCGTTTCTTGTGCAACCGAAGGTTAGAGGTTAATATGACTCTCAAATCCAGATCAAACAACGTCGACATTACACCAGCGGAAGCCTTTGAGAAGCAGGTCTCTGGGATCGCCAACACTCTCGCAGAGATCGACTGCGGCGCGATCCACGGCGGCAACTGGCGCTTGCCGTGTCAAATCTGCATCGGTCGAGAGCGGGACCTTGGGAAGCAACTCCTGAGCGCAATCCAGGACGAGTCGGTTCGGAGGATGGTGCAGCGAGGACACGATGCACGCGATGGGAACAAAAAGCGAGGCCCATGACGCTGCTTGGTGTATACCCTGTCAATGCAACTGACTTGGGCTACCTACTGGCACCTGAACGAGCTTCAACGCGAGGAAGTCTCTTTCCATGTGAAGGGTAAGCATGTCCATGACCTTGGAGCTGGAAACGGTAACCTCATCTTCGGCAAATTTGCCGTAGGGCTAAGGTTGTGATATACTTGGGGAAGAACACAGATGGTTCCGCATGTGGCCAACCGGAGTTCTTTGACGACCAGCTCTATCGAGAGCTTCTTGCCTACCATAGCGATCGATTCAACACGCTTGTAGTCGTGGGTGGTGTAAGAGATCTCAAACGTACCCCGATGGGGGAGGAGCTAGCTGGGCTCAACCTTAACTCAGGTCCAGTAATGTACTACGACCAAGTGGAGAGAGGAAGAGAAGTGCCTGTAACTCATCGGAGCAATTACGATTTTCTTCCTACGCTCCACGTAGATCAAGTCAAGTGGGAGGGCGAGTGTGAGGGGGAGCAATGAGGCGAGACATTTCAGCTGACTCGAAAGCCACCCACTACTGCAAGTATTGCGGGTTAACAATGCAACCCGACGACGTGATCGAGTGCCCGGTGTGCGACGGTGACTTGTGTGATCCAAAAAAGCGCGAACCTGAGGCGGCAACTACCACCTACCAGAGCAGGTACGAGGGTGTTCAACGAGCAATTCAAACCCCAGAGGATGCACTCAAGAAGGCTCAGGAGTGCGTCCCAAGTCTAAAGGGTGCCAGCGTAACTAACCTTGCGGATGTGCAAGCTGCCCTTGTCACCTTAGCTCGTAAGGTGCTAGAGTTAGAGTACGAGTGGAGCTAAGATGCCAACCTACGAATACATTTGTACGTCTTGTGAGAAGGAGTGGGAGCAATTCCAGTCTATTACTGAGCCTCCCACACAGGAGTGCTTACACTGTCAAGCACCTACTGCGAAGAGGGTGATTAGTAAGGGCACTGGGTTCCAGCTCATGGGTAAGGGTTGGGCAGCTGACAACTACTCAAAGGATTGAGTGATGGAGCAATCTACGCTAATGTGCCCCCAGCATCCCGAGGAAGGACTCCTCAGGGAAGAGTACGGACCTGATGGTCGAACAGGGTTTTGCCTTAAGTGCTTACAGCATTACAAGCTCTGCAACGCTGTCCAGTACATGAGTAAATGCAATGACCTCCTAGGGCACCCTGGGAAGCATGTTGATAGTCGGGGGTCCAGATGGTAAAGCATGACGATCTTCAGGTAATCGAGTTCTACAGCCCCAGCAATGCCTATGGGGCCTTTTCCAACTTCTCTAAGCACGCAGTGAGTCTTGACGGGAAGACTTGGCCTACGTCGGAGCATTACTTTCAGGCGATGAAGTTTGAGGGCACTCCAGTCGAAAGTATTGTGCGTAAGGCCTATAGCGCTGGGGAAGCTGCTAGAATTGGCCGTGACCGAAGTAACCCACTCCGTAAAGACTGGGAGGCAGTCAAGCATGATGTAATGCGTAGAGTTATTTACGCAAAATTCACACAGCATAATGACCTTCGTAAGCTACTACTCTCCACTGGGGACAAAAAGCTTGTTGAGCACACTGAAAAGGATAGCTACTGGGGAGACGGAGGGGATGGGTCTGGGGGGAACATGCTGGGGTTAATCTTGATGGAGACCCGAACTCGCATTAGAATTATGGCCAACGCACACACACTTGAAGAGTGAGGTGTCTGCATGATGTGCGGAATCGCTAGGTTAGTGTTCAAAGTCATCCCTAAGTCCCCTTATCTTATCCTAGAGGCTCGGTCCAAGTCTGGTGGAGGTCCTTGGTCCGTGCAGTTACGTTTATGGTCTATGCCTGACGAAACAGGGACGTGTATGGCGAACTATTCGTTCCTTTCGAATAAGGCTAATGGCCATCTTGGTGATTCGTTTAGGCTTACCCTTGGTAGGGGTAAAGGTGGCGACAGCTCAATCATTCAAGCCCCAACTTTTGACACGGATACAGAAGTTATAGAGCTAGACTTCCTTGAGTCTGGAGTTCCACCAAGGAGACTTTTGCACTAGACTTTGGACTTCGCTTGGGGTATGTGTGATGGTAACTTTTCACTAGGAGATGAGATGACTACAGAAGCTACAGTAACTGAAGAAGTTCCGACCCAGAAGAAGGTCCTGACGATTGAGGACCCCATTGACGAGGAGACCTTGGAGCGATTCAAGACCCTCCAGGGGGTTCGGATGCAGTGTGCGGAGCGACTTTTGGATCTAGAGCAGGAGAAGGTTCGTACCCTCCGTATGGCAGCTGGAATTGACCAGGACCGCCAGAAGGTGTTTGAGGCTCAGTTGGTAGCTCGCGGGCTTCCACCGAACTTCCCCGTCGAGATCGACGCTACCACTGGAAAGATTACTCCCGTGATCACTGGGGACGGGCAAGTTGAGGCTGTTGACCAGCCTTCCTGAATTCTGAAGTGAGACGTAGAGGGGGAGTGAGCTAACGGCTTACTCCCCTTTCTACTTATGTCCTGTACCAAGTATGGTAGGGCAAAGAGACCGAACCCCTCAGCTACTGGAGATGACAAAGCTCCCGTGGCCAGCACCCCCACTAAACATCTTCATGTTAGATGGTACGAGAGGAGCTATAGACCTCCGGTGGGATGACCCCGCTATCTTGTCATTGAACAGTGGGTTTCAGCTTCTTGGGGTGAATGTCTACCGGTCGTTCGACTCTGAGTTTGGACCTTACCATCGGATATCCGACCTACCCATTGGGGCAACCTTTTGGAGAGACCAGACAGACAACGAGTTGATTGTAGAGGAGGATGTATCCTCAAGCTTCATCCTATTTGGCGCCTCTCGCTCTGCAAGTGGGTCTGATGCTCCTAGATATGTATTCAAGACCCTACACTACCCCATCGTTAAATCGGGAAGTGACAGAGGGCAACCTACGAACACTCCTGGGGATGTTCGAGTTTTCGTGGATGGGGTGGAGGCAAGAGTCCTTCGTGTGAGTGGGGCTACGGGCGAGGTTGAGCTTGACGCCAACATCTACACAGAGGTTGGCCGTCAGAAGACCATAGCTCCTATTCTGCCCACCACGACAAGCAGGGTGACGTGTACGTACCTTTACCCAAGGTCTGTACTCAAGACAGACCTGAGTCAGCGTATCTTCTACCGCGTTACCACGGTAGGTATTCCTGTAAGTTGTAACCCGGCACTCGCTACGGCTCAAGACCTCGTGGAGACCCCACTAGAGCATGCTGCGGCTACGAATACGTTTGAGATAGAGAAGCTTGACTATATCTGGAGGGAAGCCATCCGCCGAAATCGGTGGATCCTTCAGCAGGGGGGAGAGAGAGCCAGCGTCTTCCTTCGTAAGAATGTGGGCGTCCCTTGCACATGTGTGTCCCCTCACCACAAGCAGCCTATCTCCGACTGTTACCTGTGCTACGGGGTTGGAGTTGTTGGGGGCTATGAGGGGCCCTATCCAATCCTGATTGCCCCAGATGATGCTGAGGTGGCTATTCGGCAAAAAGAGACAGGTCGTGTCCAAGAGCACACCTATGAGGTATGGACAGGCCCCACCCCTCTTCTTAGTCATCGTGACTTCATCATGAAGGTCAATGGGGACAGGTACTCGATCGGCCCCGTACGGATGCCCTCTAACCGTGGTAACATCCTACAGCAACACTTCTCTATCTCATCCTTCGATGACAAGGACATTCGATACAAGGTGCCAGTAGGTAACCCTGTAAAGTACGCTGCTACTCAGTTTGTCCCATCTGGCCCAGAGCATGCAGCAAGTCAAGAGATTACGAACAACCCCAATGTTGGGGATGAGCGTGAGCTTAAGGGGCGGACTTTGGCTTGGAAGAACCAGAACACGTAAACTACTTATCCGTTGGAGCTGAGTATGGCAAGCAAGTTAACCGCCTTCAAGAACGCAGTCCTCGCCCGCAATGTAGTGGCTCGTGTGTTGGAGGCTACTGAGTTTAAGTCCCCAGAAGCTCTCAAGAAGTACCTCCATGACCATCCAGATGCTGATAAGTCCAATCACTCTGTGAAGAAGCAGGATAAGGAGGATAGTGGTAAGGAGGACAAGAAGAAGAGCAAGGCTCACCTTAAAGAGGTTCATGACTCCCTTCGCACTAGTGGTGCAATTGACAAGTTGAAGAAAACTTTTCGAGAGACAGGTGGGGATTTCGAGCTACAAGAGTCCAGCATTGCTGGAGGTAAGGGTGGCCATCTGGGGTTGGTATCAGGTAAAACCAAAGAGAAGGTTGACCTGGACTACACCCTATCTGATGGCGAGATCGAGATAACCATGAAGTACTCTGGCAAAGACGGGAAGCCCTACACTCAGAAGCTAAAGAAGCCCTACAAGAACGATGGGGATCTAGCCTCCCACGTATCGGATGCCGCAGAGGACCTTATGGCTAAGATCCCGGAAGAGAAAGTGGAGAGTAAGGGAGAGAAGGATCGGGATTACTAGGGACTAAGCTGAGGTACCCTCTTGTCCAACCTAGCTAAAGTATACGGGAAGCCATTAGTCAAAGGGGTAGCTGCGACTCCTGAGCGGGCACTCAAGTTACTTAAGCAGGACATCCTACAGAGGGTCCGAGCCAAGCTACTTCAGTCTACATTCTCGGACAGGGCCAAGAAGGCGTTCTCCAGGTCCTTGTCAGTCAAAATAGGCAGCTCTTCGCTTACCATCCGGTCCAGCCACCCAGCATTTATCCTCTTGTTGAGAGGTCAACGTAAAGGTCAGATGACCTGGCTCGTGAAGGCTAGGGCTCCTATTCCTATCATTACGGACACTGGAGAGCTTATTTTCCGTACAGCCTCTGCAAGGTCTATGTTGAATGGTAAGTGGATTCACCCAGGGAGGGGCCCATTCGACTTTGTGGAGAAAGCTAAAGCAGAAGCCAAGGCTAGGATTCGCAAGGGAATTATGGAAGAGATACGTAGGACTGTAGCTCAGTCCGCCAGACAGAATGGAAGAACTAGATGAACTTAGGCGATATCGTAGTGTGTGGTGTGACCGAAGACATCCTCTTGGATGACATCAAGTTTATGGTGCCCAAAGGAGAAGCTGTCACAGTGCCAGCGGACCTTGTTGTCAGGTCGACAGACTTGTACCGGCAACTATCCGTAGGGGCTATATTCCAGTTGAATAAGAACAGCCGTGGGCTCCGACCGAACTCCCCACCAAAAGAAGAGCCCCTGGAGAGCCCTTCGCTACAGCCTGTAGTTATGGCAGCTCAGGTAGAGATTGAGGCCCTGAAGTCTGAGAATGCTCGACTTGCAGAGGAGAACAACATCCTTCAAGAGAGGGTTTCCGTACTCACCCGAGAGGCTTCTCTACTTAAGGATTCCTTAGGTATTGGGGAGAGGTTAGACCAGATGATGGTCATGTTGAAGAACGGGGTTGCACAAGGGCCCTCCGTACTTCGCACCTCGAACCTTAACGGCGACTCATTTCCATCCTCGGAAGAGGCTCCAGTATTCATCCCATCCCAAATCAAAATGGATGATGTTGACACCTCTAGGTTGAGTACCCCTGAATCCACAGAAACTACCTCAGGAGCTGGGGTGTCTAGGGCTGCAAACGCACTACGTAAGTTGAAGGTAGAGAAGGATAAGTCATGACTATTAGAGACCGCATCGCCAAGTTAGTTCAGGTCACGGCAGCAGCTGCTATCCTTTGGAAGTACGTAGACGAAGACGGCAAGGACTTCTACCTAGCAGAGAAGAAGACTGGCACCGTTCGTAGTCCTTACTCCGGGAAGAGCTTTACTGCGAAGCCTGAGAGGTCCTCTCTTGGGGATGTAAGCAAGGAGCAAAAGGAAGACGGGTCGAAGACCAAGGGCTCACTCTTCAAGTACACGGATGACGAGGGCAACGACTTCTATCTCCCAGAGAAGAAGACCAGCACCCTAAAGAGCCCCTACTCCGGAAAGAGCGTCACCCCTAAGGCGGAGAAGTCTACGTTGAGTGACGTAGGCAAGGACCTGAAAGAGAAGATTGCAAGCTCACCCATGCAGTGGGAGCTTGCCTCGGACATCCTCGCTAAGAAGGAAGCTCACCCTGCGTTGAAGGTCCTCCAGGTCCAATACGCGAAGATTCTGGAGGGGTTGGAGGAGGCCGCTCAACGATCAGCTCGAATGAAGAAGGTGGGCGTAGGGGCTACGGAAGACCCAACTTTTATCATGGCTCATGTGGTCCCAGAGATTCGTAAGCTTGGGGAGAAGTGTCTGCTTGTTGCTAAGCAGCTAGAGGAGAAGCTCGATTGAACTGGAAAACCTCAGCTGACGCTACGCAGGCGATCTGGCAAGACCCATCCTCTTACGACCCCTATACGCAGGGGCCTCCATACCTCCCAGAGAGCCCTTCACGACGTACAGCGTCTCAGAAGGTTAGCTCTGAGTTTGGGTTGCCAGAGGCACTAGCGGCCCTTCGCGCCCTAGCTATGGTCCACCAAACGCACCATTGGCTTACTTCAGGGCCAGCCTTCTACGCAGACCACCTTCTCTTTGAGCGCCTCTACACGGATACGGTTGGTGAGATTGACAGCATCGCTGAGCGAGCTGTGGGAACTGGGGCTGCCTCTAGTTCCATCCACCCCGTGGTTCAAGCACAGCAAGTTCTGAATGTGCTTGGGACCTGGAACCTCCAAGAAGACCCTAAGTCCTATATCGCTACCAGCCTTGTTGCGGAACGATGGGTTCTTGCTCAGTTGAAGCAAGTCGTAGCGACGATGAAGGCCACAGGCGCGCTCTCGCGTGGTACCGATAATCTACTTGCAAGTATTGAAGATAAGCACGAAGAGCACGTTTACCTTCTTTCTCAACGTAGTAAGGTGGGGCGTTGGAAAGTCCAAAGTACTGAGGCTCGTCGGGCTGAACTCGAAGTACGTGGTTGGAAGTATGTTGAAAACCCAAAACCTGCGAAGTTTGTGGTAAGGCTTTAGAGGTAGGGTTAGGAGATTGAAATCAGATGTCAAACGAAAAAGAGTACGGAGTTGGCGTGGATTTGGGCACAATGAATATTTTGTCCGCTCGGCAGGTTGATGGGAAAGTCACAACCAAACGAGTAAGGGACGCGTTCATTGACTTGGACGGAGAGGCTAAAAAAGCCCTCAAGATGACGAAGGTGGAGTACATCGAGAGAGACGGTCAGTTGATTGTCATTGGAGACTCAGCCCTGAACATGGCCAACCTCTTTAAGCGAGAGGTACGTCGACCCCTAGCGAAAGGCGTTGTTGCGGCTGGGGAGTTCTTGGCTCAGGAAGTCTTGTCTTTGATGATCTTCCAAGTCTTACAGGAGCCATTGGTCGACGGAGAGCACTGCTTCTACAGTATTCCTGCGGCACCTATTGACATTCCAGACCAGGACGTCACTTACCACCGTGAGGTCTTCCGCAAGATCATAGCTGAGTTTGGGTACACCCCCCACCCGATGAACGAAGCTATGGCTATCATCTATAGCCAGTGTGCAGAAGAGCAGTTCTCGGGGCTATCGGTCAGCTTTGGCTCGGGTATGTGTAACGTGGCACTCGCCTATCAGACCATGATGGGTATGGAGTTCTCTATGGCTAGGGGTGGGGATTGGATTGATCTCCACGCGTCTAAAGCCACTGGAATGACAGCTTCCCGTATTTGCGCAATCAAAGAAAAAGGAGGTTTCAATCTTGCTAACCCACCGAAGAACAGTCGTGAGGCTGAAGCGATATCTCTCTACATTCGTAGCCTCATCAGCTACAGCCTGGAGAAGATCGCACACCAATTCCGTAGGGACGCAGGCAAGATGGAACTCTCGGACCCAATCCCATTCGTAGTGTCAGGTGGGACCACGAAGGCGGAGGGCTTCATGGATATCTTCAAAGAGGAGTTTGAAGCCATGAAGAAGAAGGGTTTCCCAATCCAAATCTCCGAGGTTCGACAGGCGAAGGACCCTATGACGGCAGTAGCAGAAGGCCTTCTTGTCCTAGCGATGCAAGAGT